CTTTTACCGACACCCGGGTTGGCACAGAGATTGCACTATGCAAGAGTCATGCCAGGATTCCCGGAGCAAGCCAAAGACCGAGCTTTCGCCCAGTCTCTAAGCCGCCAGCCTCTCAAGAGCTTGCCAGCCTCTCAGCACCTCTACCTCGGTGAAGGTGTCATCTGCCCAGCGTCCCTCGTTACAGTCCGTCAGGAAGCCCTCCCAGGACTGGAGGATACCACACTCGATCCCTTCCTCCATCTGGCAGACGATCGCCTCACAGTTGACGTCCAGATCGAACGCAGCGTGGATCCAATCGTGTTGGGTCGAGACGTCGTAGCTCTCATCCGTCTCGTAACCTCGGGCTGCCGCCCAAGCCTCGGAGATCGCCACCCGCTCAGCGACGGGCGGCAGCTTGAAGGTTACTTCCCGCATCAGTAGGGCGCCCCAGCCTTCTCAGCCTTGAGGGCTGCCATGTTGGCGTCCATGCTGTGCAGCGCGAGCAGGGTCATTCGGGACTCCGTGGTGTACCAGAGCTTTACTGTCCGAGTTTTCTTTTTGTCCGAATGATTAGGGTCGGTAGACCGGAGAAACCATGATATACCATTCCTGCGTTAGATCGTTCCACACCAGATCGGTGACGTACGAGCCGTCAGCGGTGAGCATCTCAGCGCACCAGCGGTGCCCATTCTCCCAGAACTCCTCTGGAACGATGCAGACCTCTCCGGGGTAGTAGAGCACTTCCGGCCGGATCGGGTCAGCCGCGTTGGACGCATGGCCCTTGGGGACCGTAGCACAAGCGGTAAGCTGCGCCAGGATTGACAGGAAGAGCAGGAGGGTAGTGATTGTACGCATGTGTTCTTATTACCTCGTCCATTTTCTTTCTGCTCAATCGTCCAGACCACGCTCAGCGCGGGTCGGAGGCCAGCCGAAACCGACGATCAGAATCAGAATGAAGATGGTAGTCATACGACAGACTTACTTTCTAATCTTTCTTTCTGCCCGTGCGTGTTGGTACGCCTCTTGCATAATGCATAAAGCGTGCCAACTTTCTGGGGCACGACTAAGGGGAGCCGAAAGGCTCCCCGTGGGCGCACGACCCCTCTCTCAGAGGGGCTCGATTTCGTAGACCGCGACGGCTTCCCCGTACTCGATGATATCGCGGAGTAGGCGGCGGTACTCTCGGCGTCCGATATCGAGGACCATCTGCATTTTGCGGTCGGTGACCTCCAACCCAACAGTCTGGCCCATCGCCTGGCACCAGGAGATACTGGCCTTGTGCTGGGAGGTCGCGGTCAGCGCCTCATTGAGCACCAGGGCCTCTTCCGTCAGGATCGGGCGCGACGGAGCGTTGGGCGTCGGGTCGGTCTTGAAGAAGAACCGGCGCAGGACGGGGCTCCAGCCGAACCGCTCCGCGAACAGGAAGTGGTAACAGTCGTGGACCTCGAATCCGTCGCCGAAGATCGGCAAGTCATCTGCGAACTGGATCCAGCTCCTGTCGTGCTCGCGAGTCTCGATGATGGTCCGGTTACCTCGGTGATACCAGCGGACCTCGATGATACGCGCCATGCAGGAAGCTCCATAGGGTGGGTTACACCCTGCACTTACCGTCTCAGTTTTCTTTTTGCTCCAGCGATTGGTCGCCCTTATCTCACGCTGGCATAGCAGGTGCATTATGCAAGTAGCGTGCCAGGTTATTCAACACAAACCAATGGCGGGCTGGCCTTTTACCTGGAACCTATCTTGCACTATGCAAGGACTGTGCCAGGTTTGAAAGGCCACAGCACACCCGGAGAGGAGAACGGAGGAGAGCAGCAGGGTCAGGACTCGCACGATGACTTTCCTATGTAGTATGATGATTGGGCACCCTTTCGTTACCCGTCTAGTTTTCTTTCTGAGCGTAGAGGTTGGACACCAGCACAAGGATCAGGAAGCAACAGTGCTCCCACAACTCCATCCGCTCCCCGATCAGGATGTCCCCCATGCAGAACATGGCAAAGACCATCGCAGATGCCCTATGGGCCTTGTCCAGGGCCCCTCGGGTCGGCGGGTAGCCCCGGAAGGTGCGGAGAAGCAGGATCAGGAACCACAGGCCGATCAAACCCTCCATGGAAGCCGCTCCATAGAGCAGAGCAAGGGAGACGGAGCGCGGGGCCCCGATTCGGGCAAACATTGCCGCCATTTTGTTGTCCCGATTGACCCCATAACCCCCAGTGGTTTCCATCGGCTGAATCCGCCCGATCTCAGCCCCCTCGGCATCGTAGATCACACCAGACGACGCAAAATCGCCTTGGAGGGGCTGATAGGTCCCGTTAAAGACCTTGTCACCAGCATTCAGCAGCCAGAATCCCGCCCAAAAGGCGATCAGGAGGGTAATCCAGCTACGGTGCATTTTACGTCCAGAAAGAGGGTATTAAAGGCTCATTACGACCCTGTTTTTCTTTTTGAGCGAAATGAGGCTCTTATTTGGGGCTATTATCCGCCCTTGGCATAGGCCTTGCATACTGCATAAATCATACCAACTTTGGTCGATAATAGGGTCGAACTGAGGGGATGGGAGGCCCTTATCGTGGCTTATAACCCGGTTAGGGTCAGAAGGTGAACAACGTTTTGTAAATAAAAAAACAATAGTTGTTTTGTTTTGTTCGTTTTGTAACAGTGCAAGTTGTTTTTGTTTTTTACAAATAGTTACTTGACAGCTTGACCCGAGACGCGATTTATACGGCTTATACGGCTCTGGCGCGAGTTGGCGACTGGCGTGGAAGTTGCGCACCGCTGGAGGTATTTTATCTTTTCTGAAAACCCATCCATTGGTTTAAAGCTTATTCATTAACTCCTCAATCTTATCCATTGGATCTAAAGCAGTTCCATACGAAAAAACTTATCCATTGGTTCTTCAGGCACATCCATCAGAAAGCATATCCCTTGGGTCCACATATGCAAAAGAATGAACATTATCTTTACATATCACAATAGACTTATGGACTTGATAAATGAAGAAAACAAAACCATGGTATACCCTATGGTTTTTATATTTCACTTCTTCTTTTTACCCCTCGCCTTTAGCAGGGACCATGACTCAATGAATTGCGCTTTCTCTCGTGGACTCAGACTGTTTAACACCTTATCGGTTTTAACTTGCATCAGATAAGCTTTAGACCCTTTAGTCACATACTCAGTCCACATCCTTACGGGGGACTCTTGATATACTACAAGGGCAAAATCTTTTACCTTATAAACCCTTACTTCTACATCCTGTGCTATTAGGAATTCTAGATCTAGTTCTGGTGCATGTTTTAGGAATGGAATTCTATTATACTTATCAACTACCATATCAAATTCTCTCAGAAATAATATTAGCCGGCTTCGTTCTTAATCAGCAGATCAAGATGGTAAAGCAGCGGCTCCTTTTGTTCATTTGGGAGGGACTCAAACACTTCCTCAAAAGAAACTTGGGTGTGAGGATCCGCTTGCTCCATATTCTTATCTTGAAATATGGCTTCGCGGCGGAACCATCTTGGGCCTTCGGAAGTGGAAAATAACCTATAATTTGGTGAGCCCTTTATGGTCATCAGCCCGGGGATTATGCCTTGATTCATTAAAACATTAACCAATGTGTCCAAATGTCCTGGATATGTCATATCAAACTCGGTTAATGCAAACGTTCTTGTCATGGTTGAATTGTACCTTGGAAGTTATCTTTGGTTCAAGAAAAAGATTAAATTAACTTGCTCCTCTTTGGTGCAACGCTCAAATAGCGTCTTCATCAAGAGTGGCTGATAGATCCTTCCATCGCGTTCCTTTAGCGCACCGGACGCTATCTCTGCTTCCTCAAGAAGGCTTTTATTCCCCTCGGTATCAATAAACATAAGATATTGTCCTTGGGCCGCATGGTTTGCTTTCAGCTCTATGTAAGCTCCCTCCGGTTCCTTTAAAGCATGCCGTCTTCTCTTTGGCGCCATTAAACATTCCGGCCAGTCCATATAATTCGATAACCAAAGATCTTCCATTGCATTAAAGTCGTTTAAATTAACTTTGCTTAATAACTCCGCGCCCATCACCAAGTGCATGTGACTCCAGGCGTTCATCATGGTGGAAGCTCCAACCCCTCTTGGCTTGAAACGGTAATGGTTCCCACCGGATAATTTAGAGATTTTCCTCCTGGGATAGCCCGGATATTTCGTTTCAGCTTTGCCATCTTTTGCTCCCCGGCGTACATCCATCTGATAGCCTTATAAATATAGTACCCTCGACTCCAAACCCGGTCATAAAAACCTTCGAAATTTCTTTCACGATGACAATTATGGTTGTTTAGCCGATATCTAAATTCGGCGTCATAAATTTTAGTGCTTTGTCGTTGATAATCAAGTAGAATATAAAGATAAGTTGATGAGCCATCTAAGTGTCCTGTTTTATATATAAAACTATCAACTGCATTTATTCATGATTATCAATAATTTATAAGATTTATTTATACGTGATACCTGATAAATTTAGATCGTAATTTATACGGTCGTTTGACCCTTCGGATTTATATGACCAAGTCTTGTCCAATATCTATAGCTGAATTACCGGAACCTAACCAGGTTTTTGAGGCTATAGACGGCAATATTGTGGTAGTTTATCGACCTGATTTATTCTACATGATGTCCGCCAGAATGGAACTCGCTCCGGCCTTTAGCTTTCATGAGAAGCCGATTATTGAGGACCAAGAGTCTGACAGGTATTTAATGCATGTTGCTACCGCTGATTTCGTAGAGGGTCGCTTCTATATCTTACTAACGGTTGGCTTTGGTCATATAGAGGTCGTATTAGATGCAACTACTGTTAAGATGCATTTAGAAAAGGAGTTTGTAAGTAACTATGATATTCAAAAATAAAAAACTAACTCCCGAACATTTAATGGTTTATAATCAGATGCCTGAGCGAGCGCAGATGGCAATGAATAATATACGGCCCGGATGGTCGTATCGCGGACCTATACGTAACGGATTGATATCTATCAACTTCTATGAGTGGGAGCAGATCAAGCGTAATGAGTCTAGTGGCCGCTGGGCTTCCAAGCCCAAGTCTCATCTGTCAAAAGAACTTGACTTTATTGATGTTAGTGAAAAGAATAAGCTTGATAATTGGATGTATTGCATTGAATATAATAATGAAATTCATCATCATTTCAATACCGCAGATTCCACAAATACTTATCAGTCCGGAGATATGCAGTTACCAAGGCATGCTATGTTTATCAGTGATAATATCAAACGCTTACTAGAGTTATCCAATGAGAACCTTCTTGCCAGTAGCACTAAGATAATGGATGTTAATCTGATTAGAAATGCCCCAGAAAAGTCTATAACTTTTATTACCGAAGATGATGAGGAGTTCGTTGGCACAGGTTCCACTTTAAATATAGCCGCCATTATGCTCTTTGGTAAGACCTTTAAATACAAGTATATGATGGAGCGTCCTTCTATATCTCAATTCAAATGTGACGATATTTCTTTTGATACTTTAATTAGAGGGCAGAATACTGTTGTTATGAAAGGCATAAAATCTTGGTATGCGCACATTAGAAATATGAATCTTGATAACTATACTGTTTTTATGTCAAGAAAGATATTTCAAGAAATACAGGATGAGATAGGGGATAACTTTAATTATCTTGGATGTTATAGCTTCGAAGAGGGCGAATATCATGCAGTAGAAGAGGATAATGGTCTCGGAATAATCAACGGACTGTTCGATAGCTTTTAATGATGATTATCATCATTAAAAAAGGCCCCGCAGGAGAAATCCCGTGAGGCCTTTGTTCCAGCTTATTTGGCTTATACGTCGAAGTCGATTTCTCCACCAGTATAAGCTATCTCTCCCTGCCACTCAAATGGCCCAAGACTTAATGCGCTGTATTGACCGGCATATTGAGAGATGCCTGGATACTGAGACGGCCAGTCAATGCCGGCGACAATCTCTTCCAGAGACTCTTTGTGCTTGGCCGTTAGACCGGGGTTCTCTTGCTTCCCACCTGATGGCTCCGCAACTACTGAGCCAGGAACAGGCTTAGCATTGGTGTCCAACTTAAAGGCAAACTGATAGTTCTTAGCCTGACCTTCAGTTACTTCGTATGGTAAGCCGAAGCCTTCCGCATTATCATAAAACGGAGACTGCTCGCCAAGCGCTATATATCTCTTATAGAAGTCTTGCTGCTCTCTTGCTGGGTCAGCTGCTGCAACTACAGTTTTTTTTTCAGCCGATTTGAGAAGTTCATCTATAGTGAGCATGGCTTCAGCCACCGGAGAGCTTCCAGGCTCGCCAGAGAGTCCCTCTACACCCCAAGCTGTATATGGCTTAGGCTCCTCTCCTCTCATTTCAGAATAGACGTCTCCACCCAAGTGTAACTGCTGAAGACTTTGTACAATCGGTTCTAATTGAGCCAACTGAGCCTTTTCTTCTGGTCCGCCCCATCCCTCATCGATCATATCCTTAAGAGCCTGAACACCCGCCAAAAGATCTTTAACCTTTTCAGTCGCTTCTGCCTCTAGGTCTCCGCCGCTTTCGCCAGCTAACGGCTCTTCGCCCGGAAGCCCCTCTTCAAGAGGCTCCTCTCCGAATGCTTCTACGGCTGCTTCGTCCATGCTATCAAAAGGCGTCTGTGAGGCTGTATCGTCCCACTCATCTAGCGCCTTCTTAGCTAACCGATCTGCTATATCCGCTTCTTTGGTAAGTCCTGCGGCATCCAGATCGTTAGCCAACTTTAATAATTTAACGTGAATCATTATATCTCCATCACTTTAATCTAGTTAGATTTTTTAGTCGTTTATCTGGATTACGCCAGTCCATTCTGGACAGCCACCATTCAACATAAGCCTCTTTATCGAGACCAAAATCAGCAAAGTAAGCGTGCTCCCACATATCAAGTGCCGCAATAGGGACACTGAAGATTGGAACACCAATTTCGTGCAGGTCAATGACGTCGATGTAAATCATCTTTGTCTTAATGCAATAGTTAACCAGTACCCAACCATTACGAGTAAGCTTAGCTGCTCGGGTCAAATCTTTGGTAAAGTCTTTGGCACTTCTAATATATAAGTCACCAAGGTTACCGCTAAGAAACTTAGCTTTTTCCATTGGCGTTGGTCTGCTATCATAAACATCTTCAAAATACATTTCATGAAGAAAAACTGCGTTCTCTGCATTGGAGGTACCACGTTGTACTTCGCGAAGCTTGCCGTAGGCTGGAGTATCTTTCTCATTAGAAGAAAGCAGAGTTTTCTTCTTTTCTTTGGTCAAAGACTCTAGTGCTTTCTGGTACATCTCTGCTAATTCATGATGAGCATTGACTGTACTTTGTTGTACACCGCTCTTATGCATTTCAACCTTGGCAGTTTTACGCATATATGTATCAAGAATGTCCACCTCGCTGGACATTCCTTGCTCGTCAATACGTGCCAAAGCGTGCAATACTTCTTTAAGATTTTCGCTCATATTTGAACCTCTACTATGTTTATCTTTATTAGTAAAACCAATCAAACCATTTATACTTGACGGAACATCCCTTTGCTGGTTAAAAGCCTGGGACGCGATAGGCTTCCCCCGCCCGTTAAAGGCTCCTGGGGCCCCTCAGCACTCCCGTATAATAAAACTAAGGCCCTCGTACTGGAGCGGGATACAAGTCACAGTCAGCGGACCTTACAGGGCCTGCATATCAATGCCAAATTGATTACTCCTCTTCTTCATTGTAAACCCAGGTCTCTTCGGGCAGGTAGATTGTTTCCGATGGATCTTCATCTTCATCACTTGGTAGGAATTCGGATGGAGTTATCCCCTTCGGATGTCTATTTGAAGGATCAAAGTATACTGGTGTATCACCTCTGTATCCCAGGTTTCCACTGTGAACATCTGTATTATCGGAGATTAACTGAAATATCATTGATCGAACAATATCTGGCAACCAGCCCTTGGGAAGAGAAAGTCTTCTTTCTGCTTCTTTAAATACAGGCATAACTTCACCGTATAGACTTGAGCCAATAAACTCGCCCACTAAGCCGTTAGTAAAAGTTTCTATATCTTTCATATCAGAATCAGGACCTGGTTTATTAGGTGCCCTCTGGAATGCACCACTGACAACAACCTCATTTTGAGAATTTCTTTTGCCACCAAAATATACATTTAGCTTTCCAAAGGCTTTCTTAAATTCTCTCAATAATGACTTAGTTATATTAGACTCTTCTTTGTCTTCTATGTTCAGATATTTAGCCAAGTCTTTTAGCTGGTCATCATAAGATTTAACCATACTTCTGATTGGATTTAATTTCTCGATTACAACCCACGACATATTTCTTAGCTTCTTAACATCATATGGCTTCTTAGCTAATGGCACATCGAATATGCCATAGTCGAAAACCATTAGATTGTACTTGCTTCCCTTCTCTGGATCATGAACAGCTGCCGCCTGTTCTTTGTAATAGTCTAGGTCTTTATCATTAGACATAAGCTTAATCACACGATCATCTTCTGTAGTCCAAGCATCGGCATAGCTACCAGATCCAAGAAAGTTTGTAGGCTTGTATCGTTCTAAGACGTCGGCGTTTCTGTTTAAGAAGTCCTTTACCCAGATCTCTTTACTTTCCCTGCTCTTCTCACCCTTAAACGAAGAAAACATTTCGCCTACTAAATTACCTATCACGGTTTCAGCGGAAAATATCTTACCGTACTCGCCAAACTCTCCCACTCTTTGTGGAAGTAAGTGCTCTAATCCGTATTGCTTGGCAAGCTCGGGAGTTAATATAGTCTCATCATAAGCGAAGTTTTCTCTGGCTCCATAATCTAGGTTTCTTCTGATTGGGCCAAGGGCGCTAGATAGAATAGTTTTAAGTCTATTTAGCTTCGCAGTCTTATCCCAGTCTCTAATTTCTGTATATTCTTCTGGTGCCTCATAAGCTGGAGACGGATTGTATGCATCAAAGAAGACCGGTGTAGTTCCGCGATAGCCCATGTTTTCTGGCTTAGTATCTCGGTGACCTCTAGTTAGAGACTTGAAGTTAGAAATCATAAAATCTTCAATCCATGATTTTTCTAGGCCATAGTGCTCTATGCCAGCGACTCTTAGTCTTTCTACTGAAAAATACTGCTTGCGTCTCGAAGGCCTCTTCATCCATCTTTCGAAATGATGATTAATTCTCTTATCAACTAAGAATTTCGCAATATCTTCGTCAGATGTACTTCTCGGGATCTCGTCAGAGCCAGAAAGTATTTTGCTCATTGCTCTGGCAAAATCTGATACATAGCCAAGAAGATGATCAAGCGTAGGCTTACCTTGATAGGGACTAAATCCAGGCTCTAAGAACTTCCTTGGTGTCTTAAGCTCTTCTGTAACTACCCATCCAAGATCAAAATGCTCTTTCATGTTTTCTTTAATTTCGCGCCCATCTAAGCTTAATGGAAGATCTGGCATCCTAAATGGACCAGAATCATAAACTCTAAGGTCTCTCTTATCTCCAGTCTCAGGGTCAAAGGGCACGTCCTCAAGTCTTTTATATTCTTCCAAGGCTCCGAGCCCACCAAAGATCTTAAAGACTCGTCCATCCTCTAGCTTATAAGCGTGACCATGGGCTCCTGCACCAATGCTTTCTACTGGCATATACTCTGTAAATATGTCTGAATTAATATCTATGAACCTTTCGATAAAGGCTGCCGGGTTAGTATAGTTTTGTGACAGTTTTAACAATGGCTCGGACTGCTCGATTAAATCAAATTGTGGCATTTCACCAAATAAATCATCAGCGTCATTTTGGCCAGGACTAAACGGATCAAAAAATACGGGAGTCTCGTTTCGATATCCGAGATTCTTAGAACCCAGGGTATCTACTCGTCCTTGTAACATAGAGTACAATAAAGCAATAATGTAGTTCTTTACAGTCTTCGAGCCCTCTGGAGAATCGTAGCCTTCCGGCTGGACTTCTTCTAATGGATAGAAGGCAATGAATCCTTGGTAAATTATATCTGCTGCTTTAGCCAGATTATCGGAAGTTATTTCCTTGATAGAGTCTGGATCAAAATTATAAGTGATATAATCATAGATGTTTCGATAGAATTCATCTTCACCAATCCCACCTTGATTCGGTAAGTATTCCGTTAGAGCCCATCCTAAGAAATCCACTCCTTTTTGCTCTGGAAGCTCGAATTTACCAAAGTCATAAATCTGAATGGTAGATTGTGTAGCGGCTCCCTGATAAAGCTTGTCAGTTTCTTCCTGATAGAAGCTCATTAGTTTTGGCTCATTAAAGAGCTTCAAGACCCTGCTGTCATCAGTGAGGTAAGCTTCGCCATCCGCACCACCTCCAAGTCGTTTAACTGGGGTATGGATAGAGAAGATGGCAGAGTTCAGATCTAGAAATTTTCCAACCCATTGTTCTGCGATATTTTCATCCATACCCTGAAGCATACTACCGAATAAGGGCGAATTCTGCACGAGATCAAGTCCAGGCATAATGCCCGAAGATAACTTATATAATGAAACAAGCTCCTCATCAAGGGACTCTTCTGTTAAGAGCTTTCCAAGATTATATAGTTTATTTGCTATCCTCGTCTTCACCTACCTGCTCTCCAGTGTCTTTTGTACCAACGTTCCATAACTATTATCGCATCTTCAATCTCAGACTCTTGCTCTTTTACTTTTTTCATGATAATCAAGACAGATTCGACTTCCTTAATTATTCGCAAGATTTGTTTGCACCGCTCCCTTTTACCCGGTATAGCCATAATGTGCGCCCACCGCGTATCCAGATTGCGCGCATAACGCATTGCGTCTGCTCGGTTTATCGGGTATTTTATCTGATGAAGGTTCTTCATGTTGCTGGTCACCAGTAAGATGTTGCGTGTTCATTTGGGCGCATCCTTTGTAATTAAATAGTACCTATCTTGCTATCAAATATTAATAGTAATTGTTTATTAGGGAGAATATGTATGTCAGAATGGCAAACATCGAAATTAAAATCGCACACAATACGAGATTTAAGTCAAAACGTATATTCGTTTGACGAATTTATTGAATCATTAAAAGAGCACAACGAACAAGGTTATGATACCTTCGTTGGTACCGACTCACAAATTCATAAGGGCCAGATCCACATTGCAACTTGTGTAGCCTTTGTACGTAGAGATAAGCCAGACATAGGCGGAGACAGATCCGGTCAGGTATTCTACATTAAGGAGAAAATCTCGCGTAGAGATTATCCAAATCTACGCATGAGAATGATGCTAGAGGCATACAGGTCTTTAGAGGTTGCAATGGAGATAGAACAATATGTTACTGAAACTCTTAGTGTTCACCTTGATATTGGGCCTAATCCTAGGAAGTCTAAGACCTCCGCATTTAAGGTAGAGCTAACCGGCATGATCAAGGGTCAGGGCTATGAAGTAGCTATCAAGCCTGACGCTTGGTGTGCTTCCGGTGTAGCCGATCGAGTATGTCGTTAGAACTGAAGTAAAATAGGTACTAAAAAAGGGGAAGAGAGTTTAAACTCTCTTCCCCTTTTGCTTTGTCTGATTATTTCTCTTGAGATGTTTCTAATAGCTTTACCAACTCAATATAAGATGGATAGTGTGCCTTCTTAAGAAAGGATGCCAAGTGGCTCAATTTCTCCATCTTCCATGAATCAGGAAGTAGACCATGAAGTTCGCCTGGAGTCTCTGTGTGCTGTAATTGAACAAATTGAATTTTATTATCCGGGTATTGTTCCTGAAGATAAGTAAACTCAAAGTTGTCATCATCGAAATGAAGTTCTGAGCCAATCTCTTGTAGCTTATGTGCCTTGTCATTACCTACAAAAATTAGCTCTTTAAAGTGTTATAGCATACCATTCGCTTGTAGAAATTCGATAACTTCGACACGATTTTCTGGTGAGTCCTTTCTGCTGGTAACCATGTATAATGTAGTGCCAGCTGCAGACAAGCGTGTGATAATATCTTTGATAATCGGAGACATTCTATGTCCAGTTACTTCATAATTAGCCCAGTCTTCTGGCACTCGATAGATGTTAAATTGCAGAGTATCATCGAAATCAAAGCTCGCCATAGCGGGCGGGCTGGCCATAATTGATTCGATTAACTCTGCGCTCATTTTTACTTTCCTGGCGCGAAGCTCATACCGCACCCACAGGATTTAGAGCCTGGAACATTAAACTTAAATCCACCATTAACAATATCGTCTGAAAAATCTATCTCCATTCCATTTAGATAAAGATATGATTTTCTATCAACTACAATTGACTCTTCTGTCTCTTGATCTACGACAACCAGTCTATCTCCTTCTGAAATCTGGCTGGTTATTTCTACTTCATACATAAATCCAGAGCAACCTCCTCCACGTAAGGCAACCTTTAAGTGGCCGTCCGGCATTTGAAGTTGATTTCTGAGGCTAGCGATTTTTGCTAGCGCATTAGCTGTAGCTGTGATCATTATTCTATTCCGTGTAGTCTCTCCGCCACTCTAAGTAAAATTAGGTAGCCTAGAAGATCTTTTGTTATATCCTCACTGTTTATAGCATTATTATTAGATACATGGTCATTTGCCATACGAGATAATTTATCATCAATTCGACATTTTATTTGTTCTACTGGAGACGCTTTTGAAAAGATTCTTTTCGGATTAATTGCCGAGTTTCCATAAGCTTGATTCTTCTCGATTAACAAATCTTTAACACCATCGCATTCTTCCGCAATTAGTGCCTGCACCTCATCTAATGTAAACTTTTTACTCATCCGTTTCCTCCATTATTTCTTTCATCATTTGGCCTTTGTAATTTTCAGAATATAAAACTGAATATACAAAGTTTTTAACTCTTTCATCTCCAATGTCAATTACCTCAGAATTATATATTTCGTCTATATGTAATAAGGAAAGATGCTTGTTTTTCTGAATTATCGGACCGTAAGCCTGAACAGCCTTTGGCGATAGCTTTACCAAGATGTGCTTTACTCTATCATAATCCTTTTCATCTTCATTAAACTCAAAGTCGGGATCATCTGTTTTGAGATCTACCAGGGCCAAGCTCCCATATTCATTGGGAGGGAGTTTGATATAATTGTATATTGTCCTTCCAAGATATTCATCATACTTCATATTAGAGGTTTTTGAAAACCTTGGTATATCAAAGGAGGGCGTCGCCTCTCCTTTGTTTATTGTTAATATGTATTCACCAAATATAAAGTAAATATATGTCAGCTCTGCGCCGAACAGTATAATCAGCTCGTCCATATTTTATCCTTTAGCTATGTATTCTTTTAATGTGCTTACCAACCATTTTCCTAGAGGAATGAAGTCATAATTATCAAGCTCTTCTATCGTAATCCAGGCCATATCAGAACTCTCATTATTAATTTTAGCTTCTCCTTCGGATTTTTTTGTTCCATAAAAGTAAAGAATTTTATCTGACTGCTCAATTTGTCCGAAATAATCAAGCTTATTTTCATTAGCCCATAGGTTAGCTTCTTCTTCTAACTCTCTTGCGGCAGCTTGAAAAGGATATTCGTACTTATCTACTTCTCCACCTGGAAAGTTCCATAGTCCTGGCGCGGTTGTCCAATCAGCTCTTTTTAATATCAGAAATTTATCATTACGTACTGGTATCAGTATCGCCACTTTTCTTTTGGTCATATGCTAACCTCTTTTGCATTGTTTCGTAAAGCTCTGTTATAACAGAGCTTCCTGTCGTGGTGAATAAAAACGGAAAAACGCCGTGAACTAATAGAACAACGGCGGTTGATGCTAATATGAATGAAGTTCTGACGCAACACCATAAATGTTCCAGATATGTTTCTCCGACAGATTCTGGATGTTTATTAAAGTCTTCTTTTATTTTCTTGCAACAGCCTTTCATCCTATGGCTCCTTCTAAGTTTACTACTCCAAGTCTATACAACTTTCTTTTTAAGGTAGGGCTCTTTGTATCTGTATATATTTGATACATAGATCCTACTTCTTCAAACTTATATAGTTTATTAACCAAAGATAAATGCGTTAAAGCAGAGACGCAATCTTGATATCTCGTAGCCAACTCAACATATGGCATTGGCCTTTTTCCAAGCTTAGCTACTTGATAATATGCTGCCGAGCCCATATCTGTATAATATGAATGATTGTTTATGCTATCTGGAAAGTATCCTGAAATAAACAAACTGTAATCTCCAAGCTGCCTTAGTCTTTGCATCCTCTCTATTCTACCAGGTGCTCCTTTTGCTTCTAGATATAAATCTACCAAATAGGTCTTTTCTCCTGCCGCCCATACCGCTTCTGAGGTTATAGAATTGGTCATTAAGTCAACAAGGTAAGATAATGATCTTGGGGCTATTGGCCCTCGCCTGTCTAGAATATGAGACAGTTCTTCTCTAAAAGAAGAAGCTGGTTCTTGCATGGTTACTCCGCAAATTCGGCATTCTCCACAACTAATTCATCATTTTGAAAATGTTCTATCATGTAATTTTGAATCTGAAACAGCGTTGCTCCTAAAGATGAGGGACAGCCTGCGCAGCCCCCGTGAAAAGAAAGTATTACCCTATTCTCTTCAACTCTTGATAGTGACACAAATCCATTATGAATGGCCAAAGAAGGATTGATTTCTTCTTGCAATAATTCATTTACATTTTTGTTATTTAATTCCATATTCTGCTTCCTCTTATAAACCTATTATAGATAGGACTTATTAAGTTCGTCGCTAAATATTTCAAATAAAGAGCGAGACTCTCTGTCTTTTTCGCTCAACCTCAAGTCTTTCATCCAGCTATTGATAATCTCAGTTCCTTCTTCTAAGTTAGAATAAGCCTCTGGCCTAGCCTCGATTTCTATAACGTCCCTGCCATCTTCTAACGTATAAAATGATACATCGCAATCTTCAAAGTGATAGATCCAAGCCTTCTTGGTAACTGTGAATTGGAATTCATAATTTGCTAGCTTTAAGAAATCTACTACATTCTCTTCAGGATTGCCCAAGACGTTGATATCAACTTCTTTTCTGCATGAATTACCATTTATCTTTCTCTTAATGGTTATTTCAGCGTATGGGTTTCCACTTCTTAAAGAGACGCCTTTTCTGTGCCTCAGGAAGCCCTGATGCCCGCTACTGGTGTAATAGTCATCTTCTGATATTACAACCTTTGGAACCAAGGTTTCTTCAGCAAGGTTCTCTACGATCTCATGAAACTGGCGTCTATTGACGTGAGCCCAGAACTTATATTCGATCTCAGTATTTATTTTAGTATTAAACATAATCATCCTTTTATAACATGGAGGCTTGAGGGTGGTGCTTATAACACCTTGGCTCATACATTTCTGAGCCTCCCACCTCAATTTCTCCGGACGCCTTTTCGCCTGCACCTTCGAACTTGAAGGTGAAGTGTGCGTCTTCATAACACTCAGTTACGCCACATATAGAGCTACATTTATAAATCTCTGTGGCATAAGGCATTATGAGTGCAATGTCTGGAAATGGTTCCAGGCTTGATGAGAGATCAAGAGAGGAAACCAAAACAATCTTATCTTGAGCATATAGGCTTAGAATTTCTGAGCCAATATTCTTAATCATGAATGCTTCGTCAATTGCTATGACATCATAAAGTTCAGGATTGAGCTTTCTAATATCAAAAAGATTCTTTACGCTTACAGCTTCCAGGGATATTCCTGTATGTGTACATACGTGTGTCTCTGAGAATCTACCATCTACCTTGGGTTTGAGTAGAAGGATTTTCTTGTTCTTATATCTATATCTATCTAATTCTGCTAAAACGCTTGTTGTCTTTCCCGAGAACATCGGGCCAACATAAAGAGCTAATCTTGCCATTGTTCGTCACCTAACTGAATATCTTCCTCTCGTTCGATATTTATAAAATTCCATCCAGTTTGATAAGCGGCTCTCCCACCGTTACTAAAATAAAGCATGTACTGAATAGTTTGGTCAGATAAAATGGCCGTATCTACGTCTTGAAAAGTTCCGTAATGTGGATAAACTTCTGTGACTCGCTTAATTATTTGTTTTTCTAATTCATTAAGTGTCATTTAATTTCCTGTATATCTTCTCTATATGTTTCTTAAAATCATTCAAACTAGCTGTTTTCTTCATCGAGTTACAAGTAAAGCAGCAAGGTACGATGTTGTCTAATTGATATCCAATAGTGCTATCTATTCTATCTAGACCTATTGTCTTTATTTTATCATCACAATATGTACAATTTGATTGCCAATATTTATAAAACTCTTTATCAGACAAAGACCATTCAATATTTCTTTTTTTTGCTCCTATCTTATAAGTTGCCAATCTTCCTTTTTTTGTATTTTTATATAACTTATTCTTCTTATTAGAACAATCTTTGCATATATTAGATATTCCATCTTTAGAACGAGATTCTTTTATAAAGAATTTAAGTAATTTTTCTATGTTGCACGAAGAGCAGGTTTTAATTATTGTATCAAGCTCCTCTTCTGTTCGATAATTATCTCTATAATCATATTTTCTATCGCGCGCATATCTGGCATCACAAGTTTTACAATAACAACTTAATCCATCTGTTCTTTCCAGTACTTTATAAAAAAATTTTCCAAGTTTTAACTTGTGACATTTCATACATTCTTTTCTTTTTTTAAAAATTTGACTATAATTATGTCCACCGCTTTGAATTATTTTATTAACTCTTTTTTCTTTAATCTTTCTTGTCTGAGCTGATCTACATTTTTTACATACATTCCTATATGAATCAGAGTCTTTTCTAAAAGAAAACTTCTCTATATTTTTATCTGTATTGCACTCTTTGCATATCTTTTTCATTATATAATAATTCTCCGGGCAGTATGGTGCTTTTTACTTTAAATTACCATACTGCCCTACTTCTATTTATTAGTATAACGACACTTGGGAAAGGAACTGCATCCTCGCCAATTTCCAGATCCAAATTTTGACTTTCGTTCGATTAATGTTCCTATCTTACATTTAGGGCAAGAAACTCCAGTGTCTTTGCCTCCCGCTCCTTTCTTCTTCTTAATAATAAAATTATCGTTTTCATCCAAGCTTACGCTATTTTTGCACTTGGGATACTGATCGCATGCAGCGAAACTTCCGAACTTGCCACTTCTCTTTAGCATCTTTCCTTTTTTGCATTTAGAACACTTGATACCCATGTCTTTTGCTGCAGATTTACCTGATGCAATCACCTTACCTTCTACTTCTTTTCCGGTAAAGGTGCATGCAGATCCTTGACATCTGAGGTACGATCCATATTGTCCGTTTTTAGCTTCCAGCATGTTACCGCATACTGGACACGGATGACCTGTTTCGACTTCTACATCAACAGGGTTACCATCGGTATCAAAGTTAACGGTATGACCACATTCCGGCCATTTATCGCAGCCCATAAAGACACCAAGCGATGATATCTTTTTAATCATCTTGGTACCGTCTTTGCAAGCCTTGCAATCTATGTCAGTTTTAAATATTTGATTTTTTGCCTTCTTTGCTACATCTACTTCGCTCATCAACTGTGCAAAGAAAGCAGTCATAGATGGCTTTAAAGCTTTTTTACCAGCAGCTATCTCATCAAGTTCAAGCTCCATCTTCGCTGTAAACGCGGAACTAGTGACGTTACCAAAGAAGTGAGTTAGATAGTCAGATACCATAATTCCAACCTCAGTTGCCTTAATGGTTTGCTTTTGACGCTCTACGTAATTTCGATTAATCAAAGTATCCATAGTGGCAGCATAGGTCGCTGGTCTACCAATTCCTTCCTTCTCCATCTTATCGGTGAAAGTTCCGGGATCGGTATATCGTGGCGGAGCCTTGGTGAAATGCTGAGCCGGATTAAACTTCTTTATCTTAATTAATTGCCCATTTTTTAGGACAGGAAGAGCACTATCTTTCGTAGCAGAACCGTAAATCTTCAAGAAGCCATCGAATCTCTGAATAGAGCCTGATGTTCTGAAGTTATATACGTCTTTCTTACCCTTGACACTAAGTTTGATTGAGGCCTGATCGAAAACGGCTTCCGCCATTTGCGACGCCATAAATCTATTTGAGATTAACTTAAGAAGCTTTCTTTCATCAGTACCTAAACTCGCAGGGGTTGGATCAAAGGTGGGTCTAATTGCTTCGTGAGCATCTTGAGAGCCGCCCTTAGACTTATAAGCCCTGGTCTTAAGTGACAAATACTGCTTACCGTGAGCTTTTTCGATTCTATCTCTGATGTCTATAATCTTTGTCGGATCCGATCTAACGCTGTCAGTACGATGGTATGTAATCAGTCCCTGTGAGAACAAGCTTTGTGCTGTATTCATGACTCTCTTACCAGTCCATCCAAACCTGGTACCTGCGTCTTTTTGCATAGACGCGGTAACGAATGGTGGAGCAGGCTTACGAGTTCTCTTCTTTTTGGTATATGAATCTACAGTTACCTGTTTGACCATATCAGCCAGTATTTCGTCAGCTTTCTTCTTAGTTCTGGGAACATACTTTTTGTCGTTAATTCCATAAAAATCGGCTTGGAATCCTAGTTCTGTTAAAGCTTTGATGGTCCAGTATTCTTCTGGAACAAAGGCTCTAATCTCTCGCTCTCTATCTACGATAAACTTTAAAGCAGCAGATTGTACGCGCCCAGCACTAGTATTCTTAAGGCCCTTGGTCCACATAATAGGGCTAACTTTAAAACCAACCAGCCTATCAGTGATTCGTCTAGCTTGCTGTGCTGCAAAAAGATCATCATTAAACGGAATTGGTTTTTTAATACCAGCTAATACATCCTTCTTAGTAATGGTCTTAAACAAGACACGATGAACATTCTTACCCCTTTTAGGCAGAATTTCTCTTAAATTAAAGGCGATCGCAGATCCTTCTCTGTCTCCATCTGTTGCGATATAAATATCTGTATGATTTTTAGCCGCCAACTTAAGGCCTTTAACTACATCTTTCTTACCCGGACTAACTACATATGTAGTATCCCATGTAGTAAGATCAATACCCATTTTTTTCTTTTCCAAATCCATAATGTGACCCACTGAGGCCATCACTACATAACCGTTACCAAGGATTTTTTTAATCTTTGCACACTTATTTGGTGATTCAACTATTACTAACGCCATAGAGGTTCCTTACAAAAATAGCAGAAGAAGATTTATTCTCCCTCTTCTATATATGATACCGGCGTAGGTATAGCCGGTCTCGAAAATGTATGTACTTTGTTATTCCGGAGCTTCTCCCAGGCTGTCACCCAGCGCGGTAAAAACCTCTCTCAGGATCTTCAATTCTTCTTCCGGTATTTCTATCGAATCCGGCAGACCTGTTGCTCCCTCTAAGTTAATATCATCAAGAGCGCCTACTTCTGCTTTTTTATAAGCGATAATTAAATTGGTTACAAAATCTGCATCCTCGGCCAATCCCGCCCTGTCTAAATTATCTGCAATCTTTACTAATCTTTTAATCATAACTTTAAACTCCAAATAATTATTTTAATACTTCTTGCTTTCCAAAAGCAATGCATTCGAAAAAGTCTAAAGAAGTTAGATCATCCTGTATAGTAACTTCGATCTTATCTGTTGTACCTGGAAATAGAACTACCGGAAAGGTTAATTGATATACTGCCATAAAATAATCAACATTGGCACTTATAGCGCCTACGTCAGAAATAATTGATGTATTGATTCTGACTCCACCCCCGCTTTGTCCTGCGTAATTATAAAAATCGCCCAGAACCGTCATAGGATCAACAAATAAGTTTACAATTTCAGAATTAATAAACTGAAATTTAATTCCATTTGTAAGCGGAGTATTATTAGATGTGGCGGTACCAAACCTTCTACTATCCGCACTAAATATATTTAGATTATTACTATGAATAATAAATCTCATTTCATTATTGGGCCGGTAACAACCTCTGGTTCATCAGGGATCGGGGCGTCAGCTATTTCCGCTAGTAAGGCTATGATCCTATCTAATTGCACACCAACATCAGATGCATTATCTTTTGCGGTCTCAAGTATGACGTCTAAATCTTCAAGCTGATTGTCAACTCCTATTAACTGCCCCTCAATCTTTTCATTTGAAACAGAATAATTAGTAGGTGAGTAATCGATAAATAAGTTACCTCCTATTATTTCATCTGAACCACCAGCAATATGAGTAGAGGCATGTACTTTTGGCATTCTGGTTTTAGAAGTGTCATCTAATGTCGCATCAGAAATAATATCATTAAGTTCAGATAAAGTTGCTAGACCAAGATCTTTAAAATTAAGATTTTCTATTCTAAGCCTTAAACCCTCTAGTTCTTGGTCTAATTTATTTAACTCATCATTAAAGTCATCTAGCCTAGCCCTTACTGTAAAAAAACTACTCGAAGACGGAAGGACTCCTAGTTCTGCTTCTATATTTGCAATAGCTGAACGAAGAGTGTTAACACTAAAAGCATTAATTTCAGTTGACCCATCTACTGCAATGGGCAACTGAGCGTAGCCATCGATCGCGTTAGGATATATACTGAAATCTGACATTTATTCTCCTAAAAAGAGTTAAATAATTAATATGCTTATTCTTCCTCTATTTTAGTCAGAACTTCTTTTCTAGCAGAGGCCGTGGTCATGCTCTCTGTAGAGCCAAATCCGCCGATACCTCTTTCGGTAGTGGGAAGTTCACTTACTACATTAAACTTAGAATCATATCTTTTTCGAAGAATTAGCTGAGTTAGAACAGGCTTCAATCTTAAGACCCCATCAGCCAGAGCTGACATGTTTCTATATCTCTTTCCTTCAAAAGAAATGATGCCATTTGCAAATTGCTGGCTTTTACCAACGCCTTCTCCGGCATAAGCGTGATGAACTCTTATTGCCACCAAAACTTCTCCGCGATAATCTTCGTCAATAATTCCAATAGAATTAGCCAATGACAGACCCTGTTTGGATATACGACTGCACGGTGCAATCTCCCAATAGAATCCTTCTGGTGATGCGACAGATATCCCGGTCTTAAAGAATATCACGTCTCCAACAATTTTATGTACTCCGATAAAGGTTAGGTCATAACCCGTATCAGCGTCATGTGCTCTTGATGGCACTACGGCCTTTTCATCTAACAGCTTAATATCAGTAATCATTTGTTCTCCATAAGTGCCCACTCCATATATTTGGTTAAGGCGTCAGCTCGTTCAATTTCCCACTTTATATCATCAATAGGAATCTTTAATTTTTTTCCAAGTTTATAGCCGCGCTTCCAAGCTTCGGCTTCTTCTAATATTACTAAAACCCTCTCTTCTTTGGTTAAGGCTTTCTCTTCTCGTTTTGATGCCGGAAGCAGCTTTATATTTCCTGGCGCACGATGAATTAAAATATGGCCTGCTTCATGCAAAGCAATATATGTTTTATTTTCTAAATCAAGATTATCTGCTCTAAGTTCTATTATTTTAGATTCAGCACACATACAATTATCATTTCCATCTAAATCTACATAATATCCCTTGTCCTCCGCCCAATCAGATACTATATATAAGCAAGCTTCCCATAGCATAGAGTTATCCTCCTTCATATATCATACCTCGGAGAGCAACAAACTACATTTTGAGGTATAAAAAATTATTATGGCAAGTTGTAGAAAAGTACCGAATCTTCATTATCTCCATTTAAACGTGAGCCGACTAAAAATCCACGATCTGTAGAGTCACTATTTTGTATAATAGTGCGAGCGCGATACTCCTGATAATATCCAGCCTGCCTTAGGTGTCCGGCGTAATTATTTGGAGTGCCTTCCTGAATAAATAATATTGGACAAAACACACTTGAGCCACCATTAGTATTCATACGTGGTGAGCCATTACCACTAGCTAATAAACTATGTTTGTCTACATCATCAAAAGTTGCCGGAACTGACGGTCTAAAGGCACCATGAGATACACTAGTATTGCTGGCACTTGAGCCAAAAAATGTATTGACATTTGAACACGTATCACTGCTTATGAGGGCCGTTCCAGACCATGCGATAGCATAGACGCGTCCTGGCGTACCTTCACCATCAGCATCGTCTGGTGGTGCTATAGATGCACCGCCATAAAACCCCCTAATATCGTCCGGACCTGATTCGTGAAACCAGATGGAAAAAGTTTCTTGGCTTTCTAAAATCCAAAATGAAGCAACTGCATCTGTGGTCGGCAAAAGAACTTTTCCATATTCAGAAAATCTTTGCGCTCCAAACGGATTAGACGCACTATTCCATACATTTGGTAGGACGGTTATATCAGAATCAGGCGACATTCCTACGTATAGGCAGTTTGCTATTTTATTATAAGGAGTTCTTATTTGAGCGGCATCCGGGCCTGTTCCGTCACCAGCGATTAAAAATCTTAATGCTGGCACATTTGAGCCTGACTTAGGACCTATCATAATAAAGTCCGCTCCAGATGATCCTTTGATTTCCCAATAAGTTGAGTTTGCCATTTCAGCATTAATTGCAGCTATAACTCCAGCAATGGTATTCCCAGTCGCCGGTACTACTAATGGCCTCTGAAGAAAAGTTAAGTTTGGTAATGTACTCGCCATAATATACTCCTAATTTATGCTAGTATGAATCCAGGAACTGCATAAGGCGTCAGCTGTTCCGTCAGAATGTCCACCCTATTGAGATGTCTGTAACCTGCGACCGCTAGAACATTGGCACCAGCGGCGGCAGTATCACCCTCCTGCTTTGAAAAAAAAAGATCATTGGTTCCGACCACATCTGAGCCAGGATCGCTGGAGCAAACCCAGATAGCATCTCCGTTATCAGTGCCTCTTGTGGCTACTACACTAGCTCCAGACGCACCTTGAGCTGCCAACATATCATATGGCCTAGTCCAAGCTCCTGACTTAACCTGATAAACTCCATTATCTTTACTGTCGGTTTGCGCAGTTAAAAGAACTCTAAATCCGGCAGTTGCTGTAGTTCCATCTATCGAAGTAGAGGTTCCAGACAAAGTTGCAATATTAACAGTTGCAACCAAATCTACTTTGTTTCGCCCACCTTGATCTAAAAATTCTAGAAAAAAGGCTAGAGACTCTGCTTTTGTTACAGCACCATTACCTCTTCCAATTAGCAAAGAATTATCATCGATCAGACCATGCAGCGATAGTGAACCTCTAATTTCTGCCATAGTGGCATAATCTGTTAAGGTAACAGTAGCACTAGCTGCTATCGGTATACCTAGATCTTCAATGTCGACCTGGCTTGCAAGCTGGTTAATTACCTGTAATGTATTTGGTAGAGCCATTATCTCCTCCACTTATAGTATATCTTACCCATAGTACCTGTTGTGGAATCATCAGTCGAAGCACTGTTTATCCCTACTGATAGAATATCATTAGCATTAAAGTCACTATTGGTGGCAAAAACAGTACTTGTTGCGGCAGTGGTCAGCGTAGTTTCAACTAGTACAGTTCCGCCTTTGAAAACAGTATATCTAATACTGCTAGGAAGAGACGCTGGTGCATCTCTAGTTAATGTAATATGAACAACAGTACCGTCACGTATAGCTACTTCGCCTATAGTTGAGGACATAGCCTTGCCATCTATTCCTCTAAAGAATCCGCCTTTAGCAACTGTATTATTTCTTCCAAATGGGATGGAATATGTGGCTACAGATAGCCACTTACTTTTTGCATTATCATAATACATCTCTTCCATAATAGTGGTGTCAAAGTAAGTATCACCATTTGATGCGGCAGGATATGGAGAAGTAGGTGCTGCAGTTTGCCCACCATAATTTCTTCGTCCTGTCATGGCAAAAGTTCCGCCATTTAGGAAGAAGGATTTGTCATTTGTTGCTAAGTTGGCAGTTATACTGTCACTAAATGTAGATGTACCTGTAACACTGATAGTAGAGTCAAAGGTAGCAGCCGCTGTAGAAGTGAAAGATGTACCAACTGTGGCTCCACCATTAAACGTTGCAAGGCCACCCACTGTTAATGCTCCACTGGCAGTGATATCAACGAATGTAACGGCGCCAAGGATGCTTAATGCTCCAGTAATGGTTGTGGTAGATAAGGTGGAAGCCCCACGTACAATTAGGTCCGACTTTAAAGTGGTCGTACTATCTACTTCAAGCTCCTCTTCTATTCTTAAGTTTTTAACTATAGATGGATTACCTTGAGCAACAATACCTCCCTGTACAATAATATTGTCAGGAAAGGTTGTCTTACCGTTGTTATCAACTATAATATTTGTTCCGGTAACTAGCTTTCCAGATGTATCTGTTGCTTTAATTAAACCATTAGCCATTGGAGATGTTATTTTTTGGACATCTTCTTCGACTGCGTTTAATAAGCTATCTAGCTCATCAAGCCTATCTTTAACGCTGCCAAATTCTCCACGAGGTGTGGTCCCAAGCTCACTTTCTATATTAACAATGGCTGAACGCATGGCATTTATATTGCCCGCGTCGATAGTAGTGACGCCATCGACAATCAATGGCAACTGAGAATATCCATCTATTGCATTGGGATAAAGACTATCCATGTTCTCCTTCCTACTTTCGTTTCTTCAACCTTATTATACTCTTTGTCTGAATTTTAGGCTTACGGCCGCCAGCAACGCGCCTTCTCTTCTTGCCTGACTTGGAGTATTTTGCATTCTTCTTTTTTTTATTGCATCCGCAACCCATAAGACATCCCTTCTTTTCAAATTTAACAGGAATATTAGCAGCTTAATTTCTTTCTGTATTAATAATATAACATATAAAATGTGGGAATACGTTTGTTCTCACTTAATGACCAAGGAGATTAATTTGAAAAGAAAGCTATTTAAGTTTACTGTTTACTTATACGCTTTTGTTCTCGCCATTTTAGTCGCTATCAATATTCCGCTTTCATTCACTGAAGAACCTGTTCACGTCGATATTCCTGTTACTATGGAAGGAACTTATTTAGAATTATCTAATAAGGACGCAGATAATTACTTGAAACCCGTTGTTCTGCTACAATTAACCGTTGATAACGGCTCAGGACCACGACTTTACGGATCTGCAACAGGATTCTCTGTTTCTGGTTCAAAAAAAGATAACGAAAGCTACTTATTAACAAACGACCATTTTTGTTCTGATGCTTTGACGATTGGCATTAGTCCATTTAAAACAGCCTCTATTATATATAACCAAGGAGACGAAAGATCTCCGATTCTTTACAATCCATCTGGTGTTGCATATATTGTTTATACAGATCCTTCTCAAGACTTATGTCTTTTAAAGATTAATGAATATATAAAGCCTGTTATATTTGATAAAAAACAGGTTGAGCCAGTTACACCGGTTAAAATTGTAGGAGCCCCACAGGGTATTTTTCCTGTTATTTTTGATACCTATATTTCTAGCACAATTTTAAGGACCGAACTACCGTTCGAAAATCTTGTTGGAAATGGAAGAGATTTCCTATTTATTTCAGGAAGAGTGGTACCAGGAGGTTCTGGCAGTCCGATCTTCAATGAAGAAGGCAGGGTTGTAGGAATCATTTTCGCATCTCCAATGGCGGCGTATGGTGGCATTGGAATACAAGCAAAAGATATTACTGATTGGCTTGATGAACTAGATTATAATTACAAAGAACGTTAATCATTCGTATCTTCTAATCTAGATTTTATAGTCCTTTTAACGCCTTTGCGTTTATCTATTCTTCGTAGATTCGCAATAGCGTTTTTTGTATATAGCTTATAAAATGCTAAATCTAGTTGCCTTCCATTTAGTAAAGAGTCCATGAGATTACTTGCAAATTCTACCGAGCGCATTGCTTCTACTGTATATTCATCAAGTCTTTCTCCGGCATCTTTCTTTTTTTGTACATCCTGCATTATATCAAAAGCAGACGTCTCCACAATAATTTGATCAGGTATTGACTTATCAATCTTCTTCGACATTATTTAACCTCGTTCGTAAAGAAATTAATTGCGTTATTATGGTATCTAGATGTTCTTTCTTCAAAGTTACAGATATTAAATAACTTTCTTTACCTTGCTTTGTTTTAATACCCATTCGGATGGCATTGCCATCTTTTTCGATAATCATATAACTATCTGAATTAAGTGTTATTTTCATCCGGTCCCGCCCTTCCACATTGCCGCCTCTGCGGCTCTCCTTTTTTGGTGACCAGGAGAAGAAACAAATGCCACTGGTATTAGATTTCCAGCACCAGTTAAATCGCCTGAATTAATTAACTTCAGAAGTTTTGACCTGGAGATTGTTCCAACTCCAGTGTTGTATATTATACTAACTAATGCATTAACTTGATTGGTATTTAATGGCGTTGTCACATTTCTCTTAATAAAGCCGAGAACTTTATCCATGTCTTTAGTCAGATACTGATCGGCCTGTGATTTGGTAATTCTCATTGGACTAGTTTGCCCAACTTTACCGTGCCTATGACCATATCCAATTGCCCACCAACCACCATCATCATATGATTCCAATCGAAGGCCTTCAAATTTCTTAATCATATTAGCGCCCTCCTGATCATAAGCGGCTTCCGCATTAGGATCTGGAACTTCTATTATTTGGCCGATCTGTAATTTAGTCCAATCAAGATCAGGGTTTGCATTCTCAATCATTCTTTGATAAACTGGATTACCACCAGAGATACTCCAGGCCGTATCTCCCGATTTGATTGTATATGTTTTTGCTGTTTTCAAAAAAGAAAAGAGAAGACGGGCCTCTTTATGAAGCCCCTCTTCTCTTAAATATTGGTATAAACCTTCTAGCTTTTTCATTCAGCCCTCACATATAGAGGGTGTAAATTAGTATTTACATCACTTTTGCAGCAAAAGTTGCTAACTTACTCCTTTCTCCCCTAACTAGGGTTATATGCCCAGAGCCTTCAAATTCTTTAAATTTGTCAACTACGACGCCCAAGCCAGATGTTTTTATGTTTAATTTATCAGAATCTATCTGGTCCAAATCTCCAAGTAATACAATCTTTGAGTTATTGCCCATTCTTGTAATTAAAGCTTTGGCTTCTTTCATATTGATATTCTGAGATTCATCAATAATAAAATAAGTATTAGGAAGCGTTCGTCCCCTAATATAAGATAATGCTTCGATTTCAATCTGACCTTTCTCGAACATCAGATTGATATAACCACCGCCATGTTTTCCTAATAGAACTTTAATATTGTCCATCACAGGCTGTAACCAAGGCAACATCTTTTCTTCTTTGGTTCCAGGCAAAAAGCCGATCTCCTTAGAAGTACTTTCTGCGGGACGAGATATGATTATCTTTTCATAAGTACCAGCTTGAAGCTCCTGCAAACCTGCAGCAATAGCAAGCAAAGTATTATGTGTTACAATATAATCATCTGTAATATACAGATGATCTTTGCTGTCGATCATGATGCATTGAGTCTCTTTCTTTGAAAGCTTATCGATTTTATCAATATATTTTCTAAGATTAACAGAACTCGTTGGACGCCACCTATTAGCCTTTCTTGATAATAAAAATGGACAAAATTCTTTAGAAAGTGAAATGGTTACTCTAAAAGACTCTTTACCTATTTTGGTTCTTCCTTTGTATTTATAAGTAGTAAATCTACTATTTACAGTTGCTTTGCCACCTAACGAACGAACAATTTCTGCCAAGTCATTTGCAAGCTTGGCAGATGTACTAGTAAATGTTGATTTTAAACCAGATTTGGTCACTGTGCCGTCTGTATCCATCAAGCCTCTGATTATAGACAATCTATCTCCTACGGATGATAGCTTATAATCCTTTGGAATAAACTTATCTTCAGAACCTAAGCCCTGTAATTTAAGCTCAGATAAAAACTCTTTTAGTGGATTTGCAAAATTATTTCTTTTGTTTCCATCTTTAGTAATCCTATAATCATATTTCGAACCATTTATTTTTGAAATCTTACACCCAATTGACGGTAAGTAATCTGCAAAAAAATCTAAAATTTCATTATCTGCCGATGATAAACATGGTGAACCAGATTTTATATATCCGTCTCCAAGTAAACATCCTAATATATATGGATCAATTTTTAACTCTTTAAAATCAAACTCTATAGGAGATACAATTGGAATTGAGTGATTTCTTTTTCCATTTTTATTTCTCAAGGATTTTGAAATCTCTTCTAAAGATTTAACTTCACCTTTTCTATTATAATCACGATCTCTCTGAGTTCTTGTTAGCCATAAATGTTCTATACATGACTCTGCAGATGTACCATCAGAAAATGTTATCTTATAGACATCCTTTTTTCCCTGCGGAAATACCCCAATAACATTAGCCATAGATCCGTCCGGTGTTAATACTTTACTTCCAAGCTTAATATCGCCCATTTTAACCCAACCATCTGGTGTTAAAATTCTCGAATAAAGAGGCTGCGCTTTTCCGCACCCCGCCATGCCAGTTAAGGTCACCATTGAAATACCGGGATCTAATAGCAATTCTAAAGCAAGAGTTTGCTCTTTATTTCTCGGTCTAATACCCTGAACTTTAAACTTTTTAGTAGAGCCGGCATAATGTAGCTTTCTCCAAATGCCATCTGTCCAGACCCTTGCTAGAGCGCTTTGCTGCCCTGACTTTAAAATTAAGAATTCATTTGAATAGTAGACGTCATCTAGATCAAATTCTTTCGGATCTATTTCTCCTTCTGCATAAAAAGTATCTATAATTGACTCTTCAACCGCTAAGGTATGGACTCCGGTGAACTCACCTTCTTCTCTTTGCGCGATTAAATCTGATATACAGCAACAATCAATCTTAAGCGCATCACACTTAACTCGTAAAGCAATATCCTCACTGACCAAGGTTACATTATCAAATACAGCCTTTGACTGCTTGGCTACTGCAATAATTCTATTATCGACTATATCCTTCATATTTGGCGGAAGGACTGATAAATCTGATGTTGATATAACAAAGATTCTTGAATTATTTTGGGTAATGACACCCTTAAAAATACTTCCAGTCTTTCTTAGCGCATCAAGCCTTCTATTTACCTGCCTCGCTGAGGCGCCAGTGACATCTCTATATGTTTTAAGTTTGTCAAGCTCCTCCAAGACTTCTAGTGGAATATAGATGTCGTGGTCTTGTATGACATCTGTTAGTTCTGGAAACGCTATAAGTGATGAGGTATCAACTACTAAAATAGCCCTTCCTAATGCTGAGCTTTTACTCATGAATGTTATCTCCTAAGGATAGTTTGAATACTTTAACTGGTTACTCCATATCAATTTCTTCTTCTATGAAGGTCCATGCCTCTATTACTATTTCATAGTATTTTTCGCCTGTTTCTTCCTCTGTTTTTAAAATAAAATCCGGGCCGGCCCATTCGCCTACAGTCTCTTCTTCAAGATCTATCCGAAGTGCACTAACGCCCGGATATGTAATGATTTCTATTTTGTACTGCTCTATTAAAAGCTCCACTTGCTCTGGCTGCTCTAGACTAGCTAGCTCACCCATATCTACGCCAAGAGCTGTCAGAAGGTCATTAAGCCACTCGTGCTTGACCTCCTCAACATCTTGCAGATAACCTGTTCGATTGGCGAGCAGTCTAATCTCCATTTAAAACTCTATAGTGCATGTGGCCCCATCACAAAACTTGTCCTCTTTCTCGTGGACGCTAAAGCTTAAATCAATATCTTTTAGATTGCTAGATAGTTTCAAGTATTCTTCTCTAGAAATAGTCTCGTAAGGTGCCAATTTATATCCGTGGTCATTCAATGGTAGGAAACTTATGGACTTTAGTCTGGTCTCATACATAGAAAGTGCTGTAGAAATTTGCTTAGCCTCAGTCTCGTTGAATGTAATTGTGGCAGAAACTTGATTATCAGCCCAGTATCTTTGCATCTGAGCTACTAACTCTAATTGCTCCCACATACTAGCATCATACTTAGACTTAACAAAATTCTCTATGTAAATAGGAAAGTCAACGACCATAGAGTCTGGTTGATAAGGGCATGGGTTTACCTGATGTCCTGCCTCAATACATGCCGGAATAATAGGAGAGTCTTTCTGAATTCTAATTCTTCTAATATAGTATTCGCTATGATCAAAATGAACACCAGGAGAAACACCTGGCAAGAGAGAGACTGTACCACTCGGCTTAACAGATGTCATTTTAATAGAGCGAGGTACGCAAAGCCAGTCGCTATATTTCTTGTCCAATCCTCTAATTCTATCGTATCCACTATCACACCATTCCATATGAGCACGGTACCCAACTTTTGCAATATTATTTTGGATACCAGACTGAGAGCAACCAATTCTTCTATTACGCATCATTACCGCATTAGTACGTGGGTCGTGCGTTGGAAGTAGTGTGACCGTTTTGGCATATAAATATGCGTACTTAAGGGTCGCCAGATAATCCTCAAGGCTTTCGTGATTAACAGGGAAGGTCTCGACTAGACAGCATAACTCAAAGCTCTCTAGCGTTTGCTCAGAACAGTTGTGAACAATAATTCCATTTGCCCCAAATCTATGTACTTCATCAATAGTACAATCATATACCTTTTCAATACCAATATAAGTAACCGACTCTACTTCTGCAACAAATCTTTCTCTATTTAGAGTTCGTCTATAATCATTCATTCTAAGTCGTAATTTATCATTTCTTTCCATTTCATCAAAATTAATCTGTAATAAAAAGTGTGATAAATTATCATTACTAATTACTAATTCATGCATAGCATTACATTCATATAGTTTATATCCACTTTTTCCATCTGGTAGCAACCGCTTTCCAGCTTCGCGCCTATTTCTATAAACTGTTGAATTAACTCCAAAATTAAGTAACATTTTTTGAATAATTAATAAATGCTGCTCGTTTGCTAATCCTATTCTAACCGAAAGTCCCTTGGTTTGAGTGCCCTGAACTGAGCCATCTGCATCAAAAAAGCCACGTAAAAACCCTGCTTGAAATTTAGATGATGTACATAATAAGGTGCTTTCATTTATTATATTTTTTTCATGATCAATTCCATAATCTATTGCTTTTTCCCAAAGTTGCCGACTTTTAATTGAGACCATATCTTTTGAATCTATATTACACCCATTTCTATTAGAGTGATACCTAGGATCTCCCCCCAAGGTCTTTGTTCTTTCTATAGCAAGATTAAGCATATCATTTTTTGTAGATCCCCAATATTGCAAAATTCCTGATTTTTGCTCTTTATGAAAATATCCATCTCCTAGCAAGCCACCCAATAACCATCCTTCATTAAATGAGCCATCGCCTTCCCAGCTAATAAGATTATTTTCATTATATCTTGTGTCATTTAATATCAACTTATCACCAGCATCTAAATCACCAGCTTCTACCCATAATTCATATCGCTTTTTTCTTGTAATTTTTGGAGCAGTTAATATCTTGTGATCTTCGGTTACTTTAATAGAATGTCCTTCTTTTGTTTTAACCAAATATACTGGCTTTGTTCCTGTTTCAAAAACACCGGTTTTACAGTTATATTTTTTTCCATTGACTATAGCTATAAATGGTTTATCAAGCATTTCATCTGCTCTAACAGGTCCTTCTTCTGTAAAAATTAAGGTATCTCCGGTAATACATGGGTTGGCACCCTCTGCTCTCCTATCTTTCCAGTTAGGTGGCTCCATCATACGACCGTAAGCTCTAGCGTTATGAAGCCACATAAATCCAGGCTCGCCATTTACTTTGATCATATCAGCAAACTTAGAATAATCTATCCCAATTTCTGCAAAAATAGAATTATTAGAGGCCCAACGACGATCTTCTAAGGCTTCTTTGTTAAGTTTTAAAGATCTAAACTCTTTATCTTCGGGAGATCCGAACATAATTTCGGCAATTCTGCGCACATTACCTGCAACAACACATTTGCCGACATAATTAAAGATGTCCACAATTTGTGTTGAATTAATCTCATAAGGTGTGAACTCTTGTATCTCAATAGAAAAAGATAAAGGCTCTGGGCGTTCTGTTTCTGACATAACTGTAGTAGGTGTAATTTTAGTATCGTTTGGTACCAAAACAGAGATTATATTCTCATGCAAATTTCTTAATGGGCCGGCACCAGACGCAGTTCCACCGAATCCTCTAATTGGGGCTCCGTATGGTCTAATTTTAGAATAATTAAAAACTGGAATAGAGCCTCTTCCGACAAAGGCATCCAATAGAACTCTAACAGATTCTACCCAGCCTTCTCTTGTGTCAGGGATTACCCATTCCGCCTGTGCCATTTTCGGTGTTTTAATAGTAACAAGGCCGGCACCTTTTACATCTCCACCGACACCAACTCCAAGCATTGACATATCCATAAGAAACGTAAATGGTGAGGCAAAGTCTGATGAAATATCCTTAGTACTTGTGAAAGCGCAATTATTTAAAGCAGCACTTCCCATTTTCCATATTTGAGGAACCCCCATCATCCAAAGTCCGCGTCCTGGTGGAAGAAATTTAAACTCCCACATTCTAGTAAACATTTCTTGAGCACTTCTTTGTGATTTATGAGCATTCCAAGGCAGCCTTAGTCTTTCACAGTGTGACCTCTGAATATTATAAACACCTTCAACAACTCTTTGGCAAGTTTGCCAAAATTCTTCGGTTCTCCCGGACTCTTCATCAATTACTCTAGCGTAAGTTCGCTTATAAGTAACATATCCGAGCGGGCCCCACTTCGGTTGCTGGTCTATAAAGTTCGACATGAACTTGGTAGACAGCTTAAACGGGTTCGCTGGAAAAGACAGCATCATTAGCCTCCATATAATCTTTTACTTTTTGTATTGATCTCTTTTTTAGAATACGCACACGCTCGACAGACACGTTCAGCTCTTGGCTTATTGAGGTTAGAGTGTGCTCTTCGAGTAAAGACATGTATAATATTTTTTGTTCTCTATTCGAAAGCATTTTGCAACTTAAAACCTCTTTTACCAGCACAACATTTTCCTGCCATTTTACATTCAAACCGCTAAGATTAATAGACTTCAGTGGTCTGTATTTTTTCTGAAAGTCTCTACTTGCATTAGCAAAATGCCAGTTGGACCATCGGTAAAAGTCAAAATGTCTATGGCAGTCAAAAGTTTTAATGGAGGTCCAGAGGGCCAAGTTAAATTCCTGCTCCAAATCCTCCACATGAGAAAAACTTCTAAATTTTTTTATTCTACTAATAACAAGTGGACGCAGTTTCAAAAACAGATCTGCCTGCCATTTACTAGAAGTACCGTTAGCGTTGTCTGAGAATATGCTATGAACCTCATGATTACTCAAGAGAGACATTTTATTCCTTATCTTCGCCTTGTCTGTATTGCTCAGTGAACGCGCCATCCTTCCACATTCGGACAGTTAGTGTTTCTTCTGACAATGTAAATGTCGCAACCACATCATCCCGTACAGAGAATGAGGCCGCAGATATATGTCTCGTGCCGCTTCCTTCCGGTATTTCTAAGGATGGCTCTTCAACGGTTAGATATATTCCAGTGCCAAGAATTTGGCCATTATGATTAATTACAATGGCACCGTCATCTCCGCTTTCAAAAATCTTATCCACCTCTTGATCAAATTGTCCAAAAGCAACATTCATATACTTTTGAATTAGATTCTTGCCAAGCTGGCGCATACCAGGTACGGCGTGATCATGATATCTATCAAAGGCTCCTAGGACCACTAAAACCCCGATGCGCTTTCCTTTCTTTTGCAAATTATCAGCTAGAGAGCACATCAAGGAATATATTTTCTTTTCCGATCGCTCTCTTGCCATGTTAAATTGATATGAGTAATCTACGTGTGGTTCTTTACGAACTGTTACATTTGTTTCAGCAGATTCAGCCATGATATCTCCAATTACTTTTTAAAGGTTACGTTATACTTTTCGTCCTCTTCATCATCTTGTATGCTGAGACCAAGCTCATCATAAGTATAATGAATTGTCTCACCTTCATTATCGACAGTTTCTAGGTTTATAATCCCTGGCCAGATATCATGTATATACTCTAATACATTTTCAACGTGCTTAGGATCTAACGTACCAATTTGTCCACTCTTGTGCTCTAGCTCGATGCCCATAGCGGAGGCCTTACTTATTGCGATAATGGGGGCACGGTAGTTGTAAATACCCCTTGCTATATATTCTACCACGTCCTCTACATCCGTACTTTTAATTTGTATGATTTTCTCTTTTGCTCGGTTGTAACCCTGCTTATAGACGAACATCTTAAGCTTGTCGACAATGGCCTGTGTCAGATAATTTCTCAAGAAGGAAATATCGTCTTCATCTTCTACTATCTGAAGTATTTTTTGCAGCCCCGTTACGTCTGAGCTGCCTGCTTTATACATTCTATCCCATCGCTCTCTAACGTCATTTAAGATGGTGAAGCCCAAAAAGTATGGATTTATATTAAGCTTATTGCTACCTGGTTGAACAACACGTTCATGAATCTTGACAAACTCAAGATACTCGTGTGGAGATAATTCATCATCAGAAAGCAGATACATTAATTCTGCATGAATGAAGCTGGCAAAACCTTCATTCACAATCTTAGTGCAGTACTGAGGATAGAAGTAAAAGGACTCTTCTCTGATGATCTCAAATATATCTCTTTCCCATGGTTCTAAATTGGCATAATTGGCGAAGAACCAAAGAAGGTCCTCTTCTGGTCGCGGAGGAAACTGGTCATTCTCAACCACCTGCTTAAAAGAAGGCTCCTTGTCAAGCCCGAACATATCGTCAAACTCGTTCTCTTTTCTTTTTTTCCAGACTTTCTTTCGACCCTCATATGGCTTTCTATGTATATCTCTCTTCCAGTTAATATTTTTGTCCATAGCAAATGCTGTGTCCATAATTCTTTCAACTGTATCAAGACCATACTTTGTAATATATTCCTCTACTCTGGCTGCTCGCTCTGCTGCATGATAGACCATCTTGCGATCTGTTTTCTTAAACAAATAGTTGTTCTTAAAGAAGTGCACGTGCCCTATGACGTGAGCAATAACCATTGTATTTGCGATGTTACTGTTAGATTCGAGCAAGAATGCATAGGAAGGGTCATTGTTGAGCACAAGCTCATAAACCTTAGACATGCCCATCTCACCCTGAGTCTTCTGATACTCATAACTTTGACCATAAGACCAGTGACGAGCCCTAGTGGGAAGACCATAGCTCATAATTTCTAGCATTACTTCTTCCGGTACAACTTCCCACATAATCGGGAAGAAATCTAACCCAAGATCCTTCTCGGCCGTTTCTTCGAACATTTTGGTTCGTCTGGCTAAAACTTCATTCATCATCTAGCTCCTCATCAAATAGGTCAAGGAAGTCCTTGGTTGACATATTTCTTGTCTCATCTAAAAATGTATCAAAATCTGCACCGCCACGTATCTTGGTACCACTATATATAATCCTATCTAAAGATTTTGGTACTGGTACGCCATTAGAGTTGGGACTTAATGACGTGTATTGCATCTTCTTATTAAAGACATCCATGTGGTAGATCAATTCATTACGAATATAATCTGGGCACTCATCAAAAACCTCTTCAAATGGTATAGTGACATATCTTATCGACGCTCTTGCACTATTTCTCAAAGCTTTTCTGCCAACAGCGGTAGATTTATCTACCTTATGAGGCCCAGGCGCCCTTCCAACGACCTTTTTCTTCCATATAGCTCCATCTCTTCTGATGGTTACAATGAAACCTGTATGCTTTAAGGTGAATTCTCCTCTTTCCAGAGAGATTGGAGTTAATAGCCCTGTTTTAAAAGCCTTTTTAACTGCCTCAGACATCATGACTTTACTTTTCTTCTTCGCTTCCTAACAACTCGTTTCTTTTTATTAGAAACATCATCTATATTGAAGAACTTTTTAAGAGCGTCAAAAACATCATCACGTTCTTGAAGTCTAAGTGTAACATACCTAGTTCTGGTGATGCCTTTATCTAAGATATCTGATAGTCTATCATGATTATTAAACCATGCACTTTCTCGTTCTACATTTGGAATTATCTCTCCGTATCCTATTGCCCTACACATAGGAAGAAGTCTTTTGACATATTCTAGGCAAATATTATTATCATTTCCCCAGTTATCACCATCACTGAACTCAATTAAATAGTTATTCCATCTATCTGGCGGATGATGTGATGACATATGTTCATAAGCAAGCTTAAAGGCTGAGCTGCACTGAGTTCCCCCCGAAGAGTTAATGGAGAAGAACCTTTGCTCGGTTTCAATCCAGGCCTTAGAATCATGGGCTATAAAGACTATATCTATTTTTTTGTATCGTCTTCTTAAGAATTGAACCATCCAAAAGAAAAAGCTTTTTGCGATGTGCGTCTTCTCTTCACCCATAGATCCTGAACGATCCATTAGAAGATAAACAGCGGCATTAGAATGGTATTCTTTAGTAACGTCCCACTCTCTGTACCTAAAGTCATCTTGGTGAAACTCACCTACTTTGGCATCGCCTTTAGCGGCGTTTCTAATCAGGTTCTGTATTAGAGTTCTTTTGATATCAAGATTTGGCATAATGCCTTTTTTCTCAATAGAGGAAAACTCTTCTAATTCTGACTCAATCTGGGTCGCACCTTTTGGCTCCATCCACGGTAAATCTAATTCTTCCAGGAGAATATCGACCACTTCGTTGATTGACACTTCTGCATCGTAATACTTTTCCCCATCTTCATTACCGGCGCCTTGGCCCTTACCTTGTTGACTCGGACCTTTGCCTATCTTATATTTATCGCCCTTTTTGCCATCAAGACCTTGTCCAACCTCCTGGTTGTCTTTAATTCTGCCATATTTAAACCTATATCTGTCAAGATACTTTACCGGTACTTTAATTTTCTTATCGCCATCGGATCGTATGACATCATATTCTGTGATCAGGTCTTTACCATTTTTACGAATAGCGCGCTTAACCAGCTCTTTATGTCGAGCTGAGTCTCGCTTACCTCGTCTTTTCAACTTCCATATATCAGAAAGGCTATCATACTTTGGCATTATTAGTTCCGTGCCATTAGAGAGCTAACGTAACGTAGAAGCTGGTTGGCGCTTGCCGCTGTGTATCCATGCTTTTCGCATAAGACTTCTACTACTCCATTAACTCTTTTTAGCTCATTAGCATCAGGGTTTCTAGAACTTACGGTCAATCTAATTACATCCTGTCTCTCATCAAAAAGCTGCTTCTCTAAAGCCTCACGGAGATGTGGGTGATCTTGGTAGCGATATTCGCCATGATTTTTGAGGGAGCGAAGCATTTTTCTATAGATCTCTTGGCGGAAAGAGGTTTTGCCATTTTCAGATATCTGAATCTTCTCCTCAACGGAGCGCATTAGTCTCTCATCTGGCTCAGCAGGATTGCCCCACTCATCTTCTAGCTCAGTTCCATCTAGGAAAGCCTCCACTTGCTCTAGGTAATTCTTCAGAAGATTGCCGATTTCCTGTTCGAAGTTAACAAAGAAAGCCTTCTGAACGTCGTTACGGGCCATCTTGTTGTACTCTTCAATAATTAGAACCAATAAGGCCTCCAGCCTTTCAGTTTCAGCTCTGTCAATCTTGGGATTAGATTCAAACCCGTCCCTCAATGATCTTACGATATCGATTGGAGTAACGAAGGTCTTGCCGTTAGCCAGTTCGGATGAGATACGATTGATTACATATCTCGGTGAAATACCTGACATTCCTTCGCTAGCGAATTCGCCCTTGAACTTACCGCTCTCTGAAACAGTAAAGCCTTCTACTTCCTCACCGTTGTAAAGCCTCATTTTGTTCAGTAGGGTTAGTCCTTGATTTGAAGATGTCTTTAGGCGAGATAGAACCGCCAACATTGCGGCACACTTTAGGGTATGCGGTGCAAGATGCCTCTCTCCAAAGTTTGCCTGCGAGATTAGCTTCTCATAAATCTTGACCTCTTCGTCAACCTGAAGATTATATGGAACTCTTACCACGATTGTTCTGTCATGAAGCGCTTCCATTTCATCTTTTGCCAAGAATCGGTTATATTCTGTCTCATTAGTGTGAGCTAAAATGAACTCGTCTGCATAAATTAATGGAAATCTTCCAGTCTTAATGTTCTTTTCTTGTGCTAAGGTTAGAAGAACATACAAGAACTTCTGATCAACCTTTAGCATCTCTACGAACTCCATCATTCCTCGGTTGGCTACATTTAACTCTCCGTCAAATCTGTAGGCTCTAGGGTCTGATTCTGCTCCATAAGTCCCAATAGTACTCAGATCTAATGAGCCAACTAATTCGGAGATATCTTGGCTCTTCTTATCTGATGGTACAAAGGTTCCGATGCAAGCTCGGTCTAATTCTGAAATAAAGACTCTGCGCACTGGCATAGAGAGGAAGTCACCGTCATATTTCTCTTTCAGGTGCAATGCCATGAGCGGGCTCAATTGGCCTTGTATATTTACGCCGTATCGGTCTTTGAAAGTTTGTCGTAACTCGACTGGGATGGCCGTTAACGGATCTTCGTACATTGGTGAATCTTCTAAGGCGTAAAGTGCGCCGGCGTCTGTTTTGGAGTAGGCCTCCAATCCTCTTTTTAGCAAAATAGCCAACTGTGATTTACCCGATGATGTTGGTCCGTAAAGTAGTAATATTCTTCGGCCAACTTCACTCCCAGCCGCGGCAGCTCTAAGATAAGACATAATATGTTCAATTGGAACATCAATACCAAACAAATCTTCTTCAAAGAAATTATAGCTGGTTATATTACCATCATCATCTTTTTCAACACCATGAGATTCAATCATCTCTAAAACTCTCTGGTGTGCGTTTTTATGAAGGCCTGGATTTTCAGTAATTAACTGAACATAATCCTTTAAAGTTCCTTCCCATGCTGTTACGTCGTTATGTTCGACGTGACTTTGCAATAATTCAAATAGTTCAGTCTCAGCCATTCTATCTCCGATATTTGTATGGATTTGGCGTATCGCCATATATAGAGTCTATAGTGTTTTGGTTGCCAGCCTTTATTTTGTCTACAGTTTTTCTAACGCCTTCTTTGATTTCGTCGATTATCTCGGAAGAATCTTTGTCGACTTTATTGGAAATACTGCCTAGCTTATGAAATAGTACCCCGTTCTCGCACTGCGAACACTCTTTTTTTTCTTTCTTCTTTTTCACGAACTCAGATATGGTCATGTTCTGAGTGCCTATAAAATCACATTCTGAGCATCCAAAAGTATATTTAGGCATCGTCTTCTTCGTCCACAAAGATCATATCCGTACCCTCAACTTTTAGATTGCCAGATAGTGATAAATCCCTAAGTAATTGCTTTTTAAACTTTGGATCAGTAATTAAAATTGTTACCTCTAAATCCTTAGTATCAGGACGAAAAGATAAATTTTTAATTTTCCCAATAACTTTCTTCTTCATTAAAAGCCTTCTCCAATGCTGCGATTATATCTTTGTGTTTTAGTCCAACTAAATACATTAAGTTATCGACTTCGTTCTTTGTTATCCTATTATACCCAATTATTTTTGTTCTTGGTATGGAAATTCTTCCGATCAATTCAGTAATAAGCTCGGGTTGATCAAATTTAAACAGAGGCAATACCTCAACGTGACTTTTCTTATTGGACAAAACGATTGCGATGAACTTAGTATCTTCAAGTTCGATGCTGACAAATTCGTGTTTATCAAACGTCATTTTCATCACCAATTTCTTCTGCCCAGTCATCAGGCACACTCAAAATTCTGGATTTTGTAAAGTCTTTAAGCAAAGAGAGCTTGCCCTTTTTGCCGTCCCTATTTTTAACAACATGGACCGCCATATCCTCCCTAAGGTGCTCTTCATCTCGTTTTTCGATTAGCAAAACAATGTTGGCATTATCACCAATCATCTTAGAACGAGCCAAATCCTCCAGATCGTTGCCAGGGTCTTTTGCGTTCTTATTTCTTGCCTTCCTCTGTGATGCAGTAATTACTGGAACATCTTTTGCTCTCGCAAACTCAGCCATATTTTCAGCAATATACCCTAGATCCAGCCAGTCAGAATTATTTATGCTGTTTGGCTTCATAATTCCAAGATAGTCTATGCACACTAGGTCTGGCTTGAATTCTGCTATAATAGTATCATACCTGGCCTCTATATCTGTCATCTTTGAGCCACGAGGCATGTCACAGATGTATAGGGTCTTATCGTATTTACTCTGAAAGGTAAGCGTGCTTCTCCATCTTTCTTTCTCTTGAGCAGTAAGCATTCCTCTAACAAGATGCTTATGTTCCATTCCAGATATGCAAGCGTCTATTCTCTGCTCGGTCTGTGCTTTGGACATCTCTAAAGTGAAGTAAAGAATATTGGCGCCATCCTTTTTGACTGGGGCGCCATGCAGAGGGTTGTTAGTTCCCAGCCAAGCATTTATTCCTATATTTAGCATCAGCATTGACTTACCAGATGACGATGGTCCTGCAATAATCATTAGCTCTTGCTTTTTGATACCCCAAATATATTCGTCAACTTCGCGATAGCCTGTCAAGACACCAGAGACTTCTCCCGGATTTGCCTCAACATACTTATAAGCTTCCAGCCTATCTTTTGCGGAATCTGCGAAGTTTCCTTCTGCAAATACTGCGCTTCTTTTCATTCTTTCAATTTTGGCACCGATTCTCAAAACTTCAGTTTCAAAATCTTCAGCGTCAAATTCGTCTTCATCGACTGAAACAGATTCTGCCAAAGCTCTAGCTAAGAACGCTTGGTATCTTTTTTTGATTTCATCGACGTGAAATCCGACCTCTGCCTCTACACACGTAGATTCTCTAATGACTCCTATAAGTTCAATGTGATCAATATCATCTAATAAACTTTCTTCCATTAATTCGAAAGTAGGAGGAGACCTGTATCTTTTAAAATAATCTCTTACGGTCCTAGCAATGGGCTTATAATTTGGCAACATTGCTTCGATCAATAAATTAGTATCGATCATTCTTGAGACTTGATTGAACTCAATCGGACCCTTCATCATATAATTGATGACCTTTCTTTCTCTCAAGGACATTTACTTTCTCCAGTTACATATGTGTACGGTTTATTTTTTATCCATAATCTCTGCCCGGCATCATAAATTTTTACCAGTCCCAACTCCTTAGCGTGCTCCTTTTGAGATATTTTTCTAATATCCATGTTTGCTCTACAGTGTAGCCTATTATATGTTTTATTTAAATCTGTCCACTTCCATCCTAATATATCATGAGAATGAATAAATCCAATTTGTTTCAAGAAGTTTCCAGTTCCGTATCTTAAATCAACCCAATAGTGTATTTCATTTATAGATTCCAAAGAACCCTCTAAATGTTTCAATAATTTAGAAAAACCGCCCATAACAATGTGATTATTTTTTGAGACCGTTCTTTCTATTTTTAAAATATTATTTGAGACTTTATAAGAAATCATCATAATTAACTTATCATTAATTTTAAGACCAATATGCCTCGCCTTAATCCTACCCATTAAATGATTTTCTGTTAGAAATTGATCTGCATCTTTTTGATTTATAGTGCAAATATTAGTTTTTCTTCCGTGTATTTTTTTTGACTTAAATAACTGGTTGTTTATCATTGATTCTAAAATATCAAGTTTGTAATTTACTTCATCTTCTCTAAACTGTAATATTTTAAGACCAAGATCTTCATATGCTTTTCTCATATGAAAATGATAATATTTGTCATCTTTTACTAACTCTGAATGCCAATATAGCCCATCAACATTTATTGCGAGTTTATTATTTAATTTAAAATCAGGTTTGTATCTAAGATTTGGATACCTCTCTAAATCAAAATATTTATTATGCAACTCTATAGATAACTTGTTTTTTAAAATATTTTCAATATTTGTAATACCTGGCTCATAAGTCTTTAAAAAATTAACAAACTCTTCTTTTGTATGATTCTTATGTGAATATATCCATCTATATACTATAATGTTTGTAATATTATATTCTTGCGCCCATTCATATGCAGTTTTTCCATACAATATTGTATTTTTTCTGTCCTCTCTTTCTTTATAGGCCTTGCTTCTGAAATAACTTTTATGTCCATATTTATTTAATATAGTCTTATTTTTTTTATCTATAACTTCTTTTGTAGAATTAAAGTGCACTCCGCCATATTTTAAATTAGATATTTCAGCAATTCTCGATATTCTTGCTTCTTTTTCATCAGCTTGACTTCTTACAATATTCCATTTCGATAATTTTTCGAATATCAAAGATCTATTTACGCCATATTCTTCCGCTATTTTAATAGGTAATTTCTTTAAAACTACGTATTCTTTATAAAGCTGCTTTTTTGTAATTTTAGATTTAGACGAACGCTTTTTATACTTAGTCAGCATAAACCTATCTTTATATCTAGACAATGTTGTTTTGCTATATCCAAACTCATCAGATATTTGCTTTATAGTTTTATTTTTTATTATATACTGTTCAAATAACCAATCTTTATTTTTGTATTTTTCTAAAGTCTTTTCCTGCGACATATAGCACCTTCATATATTTTGAGAATAATGACTCAGTAGTTCTAGAGAAGTCACCAGATAAAACTTTCGTAATATCTGGTGTATTAGAACAAATTATTGTAGGCATTCCATTTTGAAATCTATGTCTTAAAATAGACTCCATTGTTTGTCCAAATAAAGTTTCCGACCTCTCTGATGGAAATACCCATCGGGAATCATATTCATCAATACATATAAAATCAATATTAGTAATTTCTTCAAAAAAATTCTTATGGTCATTTGATATGCTTAATCTTATTACTTCGTCCATATTGTAATAATGTCCAGAAAAGCCACTCACGAGCGCTTTTTTAAGCATACAAGATGCGGCGTAAGTTTTTCCAGTACCAAGGTTTCCTACAAATGCAAAGGACTCTCCTCGTTCGTAAACTCCTTCTATATCTCGGATCTGGTCAACAACAAAGTTTCCAAAGTTTTTATCTCCTTGAAAGTCTTTAAACGCAAGCATCCAATAGTCGACAGGTATGCCCGCCGTTGCGTACGCAGAAACTCTGCTTACTTTTCCGTGACACTTTCCGCACCCAGCGCCAGAGCAAGGACACTTTTCCTTGATCTTTTTCTTTATGAATTCAAGTTTATTCTTCGGAATCAACACTCACCTCTATTTTTCCTGCGGGAGCGGCAAAAGAGACTGCAAACTCATCTACTGCATCACCTACGGAATCTCCATCCAATAAGTCTGCCGGAAGGATGCTGCCGTATTGATTGTCAGTACCAATGTCATTTGACTCTGTTGGCTCATAATCGCCGCGCTTCACACTAACTCCAGAAGCCAATCTGCTTCTAGGAAAATGGTACGAGGGCGAGTCTTCGGTATCTCGTTGGGCTTCTGAATCTCTTACTGAAGGATCTATTCGAATCATAGAAATTTTAGATTTCAGGACTATGAACACCGAGTTGTCCTTAGTGATTAGTCCCATTCTATCCTGCCTATCTAACTCTACTTTTCCATGAGCACTCCAGCCACCATCCGTATATACGGTGATAGTTTTTCCTTCTAAGTTTTTGATATCATTCATATTAATTTAAGCTCCTGCGCTTTCGCAATTAATTTAGTTTCCGGAGCCGAGGCATCGAGTTTATACATTTCTATATATTTAGATATCATACCGAGATCGTTAATTCTTTCCAACTGGTGGCTATCTAGAACTTCTGGTATCTCGGTTTTGACCCACTCTAGAAGAGTCTCGATACCTGCTTTTTCATCGCTCTTTTTCTTATGTAGATCATACATAACTTCAAACTCGTTGAGCATATTGTGATTTAGAAAAATTCCAGTACCAGTTACGGTCTTGTTTCCATATCTAAACTTATAATCAAACATCCAGTTGACATAGTTATATATCTTCTGATTTACAACATGCCTTACTTCTTTCTTTCTGTCTGAATTAAGATTCTTGTAATCATCTGGTGCAAATAACTTAAATAATTTTGCAAAATCTTTACTTTCCTTGGTTAAGGCCGGATTGCTCTTCCAGCTTGCAGGAATAAAATTGACACCTGATCTTTTCTTGTACTTGTGAAAGAAATAAGCCATCAAAGTGAGGTGGTTCCACCTGGACTTTTCTTGTGAGATCCAGTACTCTATTTGTTGGTAAAATTCATTTCTTGTCATGATTTCTCTCTTATACTATTATACTGTAGTATAATGATAGGTTCCAATAGGAGTTATATATGTTTGGACAACTTGATGCCCTATATTCTATATTGATAATCGAAGGCTTATATTCTGAAGCTTTAGATCTTTTATGCTTAGTCAAGGAAGCAGGAAGTTCAAAGATAATAAGTGATTATGAAGAAGGCGAAAGTATGGGGCGTAGTGGAGAAGGTCGTCAAAGTATGTCTCCGGAAAAAAGAGAGTTTCTTTGGGACCTAATAGAAGCTATTTTAACACATCTTGGAAAATCTCTCGATACAGTTAATGGTACTGACTTTGTTCCTTCTGGCCTTAAAGCTACTAGATATACTGCCATAGCAATAGACTTACTTCGTAACCCTGATATTAAAGCAGTCGCTGATCAATATAATTTTAATATGAATATAAAAATCATGTACATAATGAAGGCTATTAGTTTTATTGCAATGGACATTGTTAAAAAAATGTATTTGAAAAATCCATCTATACCGCTTAAAGAGGCCAAAGAGAGACTTGCAGAGCGCGGATTTTTATACAGCACAATTACAGCTGTTCGTTTTCTTAAACTCGCGCCCGATTATCAAAATATATATTTGGTAGAACGTGACTTTGAAGATGCTTCAGAATCATTCTTACTTAGATATGCAGAGAAGCTTGCTGAGCAAGACCCAGAAGCTCCCGTAACAGCAAAAGAATAATTGATAGCTTTATTACTGAATTTCCAGAGCAACCAATAGATCCTGCAAATGCAATTCGTGCAGCAATTGTATATAAAAATAAGGCGAGTCAAAACTATGAGCCAATGATTTTATCGATTATTATGGAATCTCTAATTGGCGGCGATGGAAAAATAACTGCCGACAAACTAATGGAGCAATTTTATAAAAAGTATCCTAATGCCATTAAGAGACCAAAGACCTGGTTCAATGCATTTTTATCCGATCTTAAAAAACATTTTAAAACCTTTATTGCCGATATTATTATGCAGTTAATAGAAGAGGGCGTTTCAACTACCTCTATATCTTTATATTTATCTACCGCTTTAAACTATAATATTACACAAGCAAATGTTAGTCAAATATCTAAAAAGTTACTATCTGGTACGCCTCTTCATAAAAAGCCTCCAAAAACTGAGTTGCAAGATACAGTTAATTTTGAAAAAAGAAGAACCATGGAAGATGTGGATGCAAAACGAAATATTCTAAATCAAAGATTAAATAACTTATACAATAATATGATTAATGAATATCAATCACCAACTACAAACCAGCCTAAAGACTTTGTTGAGATCTGGATAAAACGATATCAATATTACATTAATGAAGCAATAACTAATGTTGGATTACTTCCAGAACAAGCTGATGATTTGGTTTTAGAAATCATTGACAAAATTCGTGCTAAATTGCAAGCTATTGAATCGGCTCATAGCCAATCTCAGGATGTTTAAGCTCTGCATTTCATCTTACCTCACATTATATCAGTCCAAGCTTCTTGATTAATTTCTGAGCGTCTTTTGAAACTTTTGCGTGTACTTTTGCCGGATCAAGAAACGGACCCTTAGAGCCCTCTCTGATGCGTATAACGTCCATCGCTAAAACATAAAATATATAATCAGTTCCAAGCAATTTATACCTGCCTTTCCACTTTGGAGCCGCTCCATATCCGGCAGTTACATCTTTTAACCTAGTAAATAACTTCGAATCATTAATTGCTCTTTGAGCAATGGATACTGAAGGCTTTCTTTGTCTGCGTCTCGCACCTGCGCCAAAAATACTCATTTCTCGTTCCTCTTGATTTTGAAACCAGGCTCTGATGAATATATTCTGTATCTAGCCTGACTATGTTCTCTTAGATATTTACAGTTATCATAGAAGTCTACAACTGCTGCATTGATCTTTCCTTCATTACGTCTGATAACTCTTCCAATTCTTTGAAGAGCCCTGGCCGTCGACTTACCGGAGCCGGCCAAAATAAGAGCGTCTAACTCAGGTATGTCAATGCCTTGGTCAAAAATACGAGAAGCAATCATGACATCTAAATCCCCGTCTCTCATCTGGCGGATAGCCTTCATGCGGTCCGCTGTGGAATTCATACCGTTGAGACTATTGACCTTCAAATTGGGATCCAAAAAATCTTGAATCACTTTTCCGTGGTCAACCTTCGTCACCAGAATCAAAACCTTTCTTCCGGCATCTGACATTTTTTTAGCAACTTCTGCAATTTTGAAATTTCTATAATCATTGTTAACAATAAAGTTATTGTATACTTCTGGATAAGTTTTGCCAACGCCCCTGATTGTTGGAATGTTTATAAATGTAATGTACGGCCTTACTAACCAGTTGGTGTCTATTAGTTCGGTCGCAGTAATGTCACAAAATTTTGGCCCGCTAACAGCTTCTATCAGAATGTCGTCGCCATTTTCTCGCCACGGCGTACCCGAAAGCAAGAACCTATGTCTAGCGGAAGCTGACTCTTTATGAAGAAACTGCACTGTCTCGGCCGCTGCATATTGGCATTCATCAAGAAAGAAAAGCTCTGCAGATCGGACAAGGTCTTTGACCGCCTCTCTCTTTTGCATATTCTTTGTAAGTGCCTTGCCCTTCGTACTATCTGAATCTAAGAGCTTAACTTTCTTGTTGAATGCCGAAGCAGCAGACCATATGGTTACAATGTTAATCCCATCCACTATGTCACATTGTCCATCGCCTACGATTCCACACTTTACGCCAAGTGATTCTTCTATGGTTGACTTCATTTGATACAGTAATTCTTTTCCAATAACATAAACCACTGTTTTGACATTGTAATGTCCGGCGATCATCGCAATGACCAGAGATTTACCAGAATTATGTGTTACTGTAAAGTCGTCTAATAAATATCTATTATCTCCATCTACTTGGAATCCAAAATACTCTTGAACCCCGGCTTCCTCATAGGAAAAGTCGGTCCTTAGTACGCTCTTCTTCTGAAGTCGCTTCTTAGCACGCTTTCTTGCTAGTTTTGTTGGAATAATACTGCAGTCTCCAGATATGCTAACTCTAAAATATGTTCCAGTAAATCCAGTCGTTCTAATGCTCTTTTCGCATTTTTTTATATAAGCGGCTAGGCCGATACTTCTGGATAAGAAGCATACATCTTCAGCTAATTTTTTTGATTTTGATATATAATCAAATCCACCGTGCGACAAAGATCCATCTGAATCTAATAATCCTGCCAATATAGCGAGCCTATCTATTTTAGAGGCTGTTTTGTATTTTGCCGGAATATACTTATTTTTAGAGCCTAACCCAAGAAGTTTTAAATCTCGTAACTCATTTCTAAGTTTATTTTTATACTTACCACTTCCTTTAAAATAGTAAGTTATCCCGTTCTTTCTTATTTCTAAATTATATTTTTTTGCTATAGTGTGTATATAATTTGATATAACCTCATCTGCTGTCGTTATTCCAACCTGACCTTTTAAGCTTCCATCACCAAGCAAAAGACCTAAAAAATATGGATCGGTAGCCAACTCTTCCCTTGCTTTAAAATCAATTGGTACCCTGAATAATTTATGAATATGCTTAAATGTCTTACTTTTATTCTCCCAATCAGAAAACTTTATATCTATTACATCGCCATTAAACTTATTATTTATAGTTTTGTTTGTTCTTTGTAACGACAAAACATGTTCTTGGTTTATAATAAAACTATCGCCCTTTACAGGGTTTATTTTAACCATTCTGTCAGTTCCGGCACAAAGCTTTAGAACCATTCTAGGGGCACTATCCGGTCCCATTAGGCGATCACCAACCATGATATTTTCTACGGCTTTAATAGAGCCGTCATACATTAAAATCCCTTGGCCTTTAGCATGGCACCCGGTAGCTGCACGTAGGATTCCGCTTTCGGCTTTGATTGCCGCTTCCACAGCAGATATCTGATAGTCTCTCGGAATAAAAACACTGCTTGGGTCAATAGCTATCGAGCTTCCATATTGTAAAGGATCACGCTGATCCACTATCTTATATTTGTACTTATTAACTTTTAGGATGTTCTCAACCACATGAAGCATACCGATTGGGAATACACCATTTCTCTTGTTAAAGAGGCGGTATCTTCCGTCCCATCCAGTATGCTTTTTCATGAACTGATAACTCTGCACCATATAACTAAGGTGCTTGTCAAGCTCACGCAGGACCTTCCCATCAGACAGGCCTGTTAGCTGACACTTTGAGTTATTTACATAAATAGTGAGCATGCGTTCTCCATACCTAGATTTTACTCTAGGCACGAAGAAATGCTTGAATTTATATGTAAATCATTGAGATTTTCGTTTCGCCCGTCTCTTGATATCCCTTAGTTCTCTCTCGGTATCAACATAATATTCCCTAGTACCAAGTAACTTATCGATCCAGTCAAAACGTACTCCCCAATTCGATTCTTGGTTTGGCGCCATGTGATGAGCATAATGCCAAGGAAAATTGCGCCTTCCCCATTCTGGAAATTTATGGCAAAAAGTATGTGCCACAAAATAATGAACAGAGCATGCAAACAAGGCAAGAAATGCCCACGGTGCCAATAACAACAATGGCGTGTGCAGCAAAATTAACATTGTCAAAACTGCAATTTCTTTTCCGGAACCATTTTTAAGTGTAAAGTTTGTTAATCTTTCATAGGCCGGATCTCTAAAGTCATTGGTTCTCGTATTTCTATGGTGATCGTGGTAATGAAAAGAAAGAACGCTTCGTTTGTTCTTTCCTAATCCATGAAGAATATATTTATGTAAAAACCATTCTAATCCAATGCTATATATAAACGCTAGAACTATCTGTGCTATAATGAATGCCACCACTTTCTGAACCTCCTTCTTTTAAAACGCAAAAAGTCCAACCACCAAACAGGTGATTAGACTTTAAGTATTGGCATCGTGAATTTTCATTCCGATTATCTTCTTCTCCTTCTCTTATCAATTATAGACTTTCTAGCTCCGCCCTGTAGACGATTAAATCCAGACTTCTTTTTCTTGATCTTTTGGTGGACTTTGTCTGCCATACTGGCAACCTTATCTTCCTCAAGGTCTAGCGTCATTTGTGAAGCCCTTGCCTTATCCTTGCCAGCAGCCACAGAATCTTGTGCTCTGCTTTCTTTGCGAAGATTTTCAATTCGATCCTGTGGTAGGCCGAGACCCGCGAACCACGTATAAATACGAATCTTATCTTCTGTCATATCAGGATCAGAGTAGATACCCTGAAAGACGTTTGCCCCATTTGTTTCTTGCGAAATCATATGGAAACAATAGTCTATATTGACCGCAGGAAGTTCGTTTAATGCCTCCTCTGGCCCAACAATTATTACTCCGCCGGTACGTGTCTGAGTAAGATTGAATCCTTCTGCTAACATATTCCCGCTTAAACTTTCAATTACTGCTTCAGCTAAAGCTGTTTCTTCTAAGTAATCAGCTACTTCAATCATTCCGTATACAGAGCAGTCACCGCATGAAATTATTTTACCAAAATCAGATGGGTCCAACGATGTGTGACGTGATGCTTGAGCAGTTTTAGTATTGAATAGATGCAGTGGCTCTACAATTGCTGCGTTAGCAGTAGTCCAAAACTGAGCCTGTCCTAATCCTCCGTAGATATTTTCAATTCTTGCATTATCTACGACGACAAGTGAAGAAATCATATTATCGGTTGTCTGGCGAGCAAGCCTCGCTAGCGTTTCGATTGCATTCTTTTTAGATTGCGCATCCTCTGTCGCCTTCGGAAGAACATAAATAACTCCCACCGGCATTCCTAATTCAAATAACATTGGAATCATTGTGCTAACAGAGCTAGAGCCTGTTCCGCCTCCGCCAGACATGGCCAAGAAAATCATATCATTTCCATCGGCTATTCCGTCTACGAAGTCTCTCACAATATTTTCGCTTGCTTCAAATATTTCTCGTCCAAGATCTAGATCCTTACCTGTTCCGCCTAAACTTCCTTCCAAAAGAAGCTTTTGCGACGGTAGGACGTCAATAAACTTTAAGTCCTGAGCTGACGTATTAATTACGCCCGCATCATAACCACATCTATGAAACTCTTCTGCGATCCTTGATCCGGCTTGGCCTACACCAACAATGCCTAAATTAATGCTAACTTCTTGGCTGGCAACTACGTCCATCATTGGTTCCTCCTTTGCTGCGCTAGGTTCATCAGTTCCTTCTTTTTTTGCTTTAAGTTTTGCTAAGATATCTGGATTCATACCAGTACTCTCCTTTTCTTCGCTTGCGAAAGCTGCAAATAGATCCTGGTTATCTCGTGATACCTTGTCTTGTGATTTATTGCTTTCAATACGTTCTTTGGTTATTTTTACTTCTGACATTTTATATCTCCATATGCACGCTTAATTTGCTCATAGATTTTTGATGTACTTAAGACGGCTAACGGAACCAGCCTTTGGTCTTTACGTGTCGATTCTACGGAACACAAATATTGGGTGCCACACTTATTCATTGGTTGTAAATTAGTTGTTATAATCAAACAGTTGCAAGCCTGAGCCTCATAAAGACTCAAGCCCAATCCCTCTCGGGATGAGGGTGCTAAAACGCAATGACTTTCTTTATACAAATCAGCAATGGCACTACGATCTAATACCCCATCTATAGTATGAATATTATCATGTTTTTCAATTATTCTCTGACTTTTTAAATTTTTAATTACACCAGATATTGTAAGTGTGGCGTCCGGATTATCTCTTTTTAGAAATCTATCGAATGCTTGGATCACCAAATCAGTATTTTTTGTTGAATATTCTGGATTTAAGCTGGCGGCATGGAAATACCTCACCGGGCCATCTTCCTTTTCTACCGGGGCGAATAAATCTCGGTCAACCAAATCCCACTCGACTCTTTGTGTGGCCTTATAATCTGAAAAATAATTGTGACATTGCTCGGTAAGACACCATATCTGATCAAACATGATATAAGAATTTCCCTTTAATAAGTTAGGGCTAACCCACTCAATCATAGGAACGTCAATCATGTGTACATGATGCTTTCTTTTAACTTTATATATCCATTGAGATTTTTCCATTAAAGTTTCGAAAGAAATAATTGTATCAGAGTCATATTTAATAATAGCATTAGAAACCTGATTCTCTACTGTCTTTCTTTCGTCAAACCAATGAACAATTTCGCCATCTAATAGAGTCTCGTCGTTTGGCTTTAAATAATTACGATAAAAAATACTTCCGTCTAATAAGTACTTAGACTTTGGAATATATATTACAGTGTGTCCTTGGCTCTTTAAAAGGTCTCCAAGTGACTTTGCTAAATAAAATAATCCAGACTCATGTAAGTATGTTTTAATCAATATCGGTTTCGATGTTTCCAACTTTGGCAGCATTCATTCTCTCCAATGATTCTTCTTTCACAATATCTAAAGATCCGCGATGTTTGGCTTGTAACTCAGCTCTATTGGTTAGGGAATTTCCGTCCTTAACAACTGAGTACTGGTATAATACGCGATGGATATACTTTATTTTATATCGCTCCGAACATCTTAACCACAGCTTATAATCCTCTCCAATCCACAGATCTTCATCAAATCCGTTAAGCTCCTCAAAGACATAGCGCCTCATAGTCACGCTACCCGAGGCAACGTAATTTTGCCTCATTAGAGAGTCCCACGTTATATTAAGTGGGTGACGATAAAATGGGTGACACAATTTTGCTCTATCTACAAGTCTTCGATAATTTCCGCAGGTCATTCCGATTTCCGGATCTCTTTTGAATTCTGCAACACTCATATCTAGCTTGTGCGGCTCCCATATATCGTCATGATCTAAGAAGCTAATTAGCTCCCCGTTTCCAAACCTGGCCCCGTAATTTCTAGCTGCTGCAGGGCCTCTATTCTTGTCCAGTCTTACATACAAAGTTTTGCGATATTTTCTGACCAAAGGCTCAAAATCTTCTGTAGAACCATCGTCAACCACAATTACATTGAAATTTTTATAGGTTTGGGCCATACAACTATTTAGGGCTTCACGCAAATATGGGCCTGGATTGTGTACGGGTATGATAACATCAACCTTCATCTTTATTTTTCCGTGAGAATTATAGCGTTATACCAAGCATATTATTGTCAACAATAACAGATAATCTATATATCCTTTCTGAGCGAGATATTTTTGCCTTTTTCTTTTTGATTTTAATTTTTTGCTTGAATTTTGGTGTAGTTAAATCTATACTACTGCGCGGAGACCAATCTGTTCGGCCTTGATATTTATATTCATATACAAAATCTCGTGGATCGCATCTGAGACTTTTTTTCTTAAATCTGTCTGGATCCAACTTGGTAAATCTCTTTCCACAGAGCACATATTTTGCTCTAAGTTTCGATTCTACGTGGGTCGCCCAAGCCGCATACATGTCGTCCATAGAATACCCAATGTGATATTCTGCGCCTCGTCCATATAAAGATGCCTCAACATTATCTAAAATATATCCATGATCTGATTGTACATAATGAAAATAACTTTGAGAGGCTATTTTCCAGCCAACTTCGGTATTGATCTCTAAGATTAACACTCCAGCTAGCGGATTCACATAAGAATCGATAGCCGCATTTTTGCCGACACCATTAATATGCTGGCAACAACTTGTTTCTAGACCAATACTGAAGTGCAATGAATCATAAGTTCTAAGGGTTCTAAATCTAAATTTCTGTCCAATGGGCGCCCAATCAATCTTGTGAATATCTGGCGATTTAATTTCTGTTTCTTCGTTATACTCAGAATACTCTCCAAACTCCTGAACACTCTTGAGGTCTGATAGGGCCGTTTCAATGAACCGCTTGTTTTCTTCAAAGTCTGGTTGCCCTGGCACTAACTTTGGTGGATTATTGCACAAAGTTATTAGCTTCTTAACTCTAGCGCCAAAACCTCTCTTAATATATCCCTGTTCTACCATAATTTTAGCCACAGGATATATTGTTTCCATTATTTTTCTATATCCACCAAGCCTCTTTAGTTGAGCACATGCTTCAAAGTATCGTCCGACCAAGTGAATCTTTCCCCAGTTTTTAAAGTTCTGGCTCTTGAGCATATTTGCAAAGAAAGACTTTGGAAGACCTTCACCGCGATTATGGACAAAAGCGGCCATTCTAATAGCGGCACTTATCTTCTTTTTAAAGTTTCCCGGCACGCTTATTAGCGTATCTGGGAAATAAGTTTTAACCTCTTCGTACCCTATATTTCCTTCTGCGGCTCTCCAAGTTTGGTCCAAAACATTTCCCATTTCGATAAAATTATTATAGCTTGTAATACCAAGTACTTTGGCAGTTACTAATTTTGCATAGAACATCGGAGGCATATCTCTAGGTTTTTTAGAGACCTCCCTATAAAACTCACTAACATCATCAATTGGATAAAGCTCGGTCATATCTGAAATTTTAGACGGATACTCCATTTCTTTTGCCTTACCTTTTATCATTTCTTTGGCCCATACACTTATAGGGATGCCTTCGAGCCACGGCTTACCTTCGAGCGCTTTAAACTTTTTGAGGATTGTTCTTGGACCTACCGCTTTAAAAATCTGCCCTCTTTTTTTAGCTAATAACCTGTAGTTAACTTCTGCATGCATGAGTCTAAGCTCTTGGGCCAGATTTGGCAACGAATTTTTAATAAATGTTAGTTCTTTATTAAATCGAATGTTTCGTTCTATTTCTTGTCTAACTTTACCTAATATCTCATTAGTTCTTCGTTTTTTATCTTCTTCTCCGAAGGCGTACTCTAACTCTTTGTCTATAACGGCTTGAATGCTTTCATCAGGATATTGCTCAGGTAGTAATTCAAGTTCCGATGTTGTCTTAATAAGCCCTTCTAAATCTTCGCCTCTAAAAGGCTGTCTTGAGAAATAATCTTTATTAAAAATACTAGTCCCTCTATTTTCATTTCTTTTATTTATAATATTGACTAAGGAGCTTTTTATATTTTTATGGATCTTTTCTAAATGTCTCGGCTTATCATATCTTCTTACATTTCTAAATCCAGATGCCATCCATCTATCAAAATCTTTTATCTCATTATTGAATCTGTTATAGCGAGTTTCTTCTTCTTCATTTATATTTCCATCTAAAAAGTCAGAAATTAACCTTTCTTTAGAAAAATAATTGTGACTGACTAAATTTGTAACACTGGAATATCTCTCTTCTAGTGCAGTAACCTGATTCATTTCTTCTTTGGAATCTCTATATGGAAGTTCTCTAACTGAGGCAAAGACCATTTTCTTTTTTAAAACAGTAATTAATCTTGGTTTTAAAAACTTCTTCTTACTCAGAATATGCGTGGTGATATCTGCGATGTCTCTGCTTTTTATAGTTATATATCCTCTTTTGATTAACTTTTCTAATTCAATATTGAAATTATCATCTAAAGAACTTAATGATCCGGTAATTGTATCTACAATTTTTTCTCCAAGAATTTGTGAGCTAGTAGACATCATATCGCCCGAAAGAGTTTTATCTTTAAACAAGAATTTTGGATAATTAAGTGCTGATATATACAAAATTCTATTTTCTGGATCAAACTTAGTCCAATTAGATACTAGTGACTTTGCAACTTCAGGAGATATGTTAGACCCCCTTAGGTCCTCTACACTATATCCCGTTGCTTCTCTGATAACTTCATCTATTATAATTTTTGAAGCTTGATCTCTAGCAGGTTGAAGAATTCTCTTAGTAACATCACTAACCACACTATTAAATATATCAGATATTAAATATGCAAAGTTTTCAATAATGGAGATCTGAGTATGTTTGCCATGTAAAATAGATATCAGATTAAATTTCTTTAAATTTTCTTCGTCTGATCTTCTGTAACTATCAGTTTTATAAAATCCTGACTGATTATGATAATAAGAATAACCTGTTGCTATATCCTTTTCTTTTTCAATTTCACTGGCAAATAAAAGATATTTTTCATGTATTTCATCTTGCATATGCTTTATCACGCTATTTGCTATACGCGCTCTAGCTCCGCTTTTACTTTTCAGTACTTTGTTAAGTTTCTTTTTAAATCCCTTTAGAAATCTCTGGCCTCTCTTGACCGATGCTAACGTTCTATCTAAAGAATCGTCATAACTGTCCAAGTTATTATATTTTCTTGAAAACCAATAAGATATAGTAGATTTTTGTGAAATAGAGTAGCTATACACATTAACTGCGACTTCATTTTTAAAGCTCGGAGCCTCTTCCAGATATTCTTTCATAAGCGCTGGATTATCAAACCAACCTTCCTCTAGATTGTCAAAAAATCCTTTAAGGCCCAGTCTGCTCCAGTCGTCCCCTCGGCCTGTTGAAGCGCCAAAGATAGATATGCCAACAGAATCTATAACAATCTTGTATATTTGGTGGTAAAGTCTATTAGATAAATCTTCGACCATTTCATCATAGCCTTTAAAGTTCATGCTTTCTGGTGGCAGTGGCTCAGATGCTGCTTGTGAAATCTTAATATCATCTAGAATGGTAATTATTTGCGTTCTTTTTTGTGATATAGAGAGGTACTTAGAGTAAAGCTCTCCAACCATCTTCCTATATTCTTCTCTATCAATATTATAATCGACTTGAATATTTTCTGGCTTTAATTTCTGGCGATATCGATAATTACCTTCTTCAACGTAATCATATCCGGGAATATTCATCTTTTCGTAATTACTTGGATTACGCCCTTTCTCTGCAATAAATTCCTCTAGTTTCTCACGATATAGTTTTCTTTTTTCGGTCCATTCATCCTCCAAGGCAGCTCTTTCTTCTTCTAACCGTCTAGGATCTGGAAGTATACGAATCTCGGGCGGCATATCGGGAATTGAAGTCTGTGCCTGCTCCAAGTTATATGAGGGAATTTGTGCTTTTAACTCTGGATATCTATCTCTATATTCTTTTATTGTAACCAAGAATTCTGTATGATCAGCAGGAATTGACATAACTTCTTGCGCCAACTCTTCTTTACTTCTATCTGGGTGACTTCTCATTAAAACCTGAAGAAGCCTATTCCTCATTTTTCTCTGATCTTCCGGAATATAAACTTCTTGACTAGTAGGCCGAGGGCCTGCCTCACTCATTTCCGGCACGACCTCTGGCCGACCTTCTTCCGTTTCTTCACGCACTTCTTCAAACAACTGAAGCTGCTCTTGAGCAAGCTTAAGAAGATAATTATATTCTGAATAAAAACCATTAGTTTTTAGATATTCTGCAAGTCTGCGAATATCGGTCATATTAACTCCAGCATTTTAAGAAGATTCTATTTTAGTCAAGTAAATTAGTAGCTGTAAGAGATATAATTACTCTAAATATTGACATACTCTTTAACCCATAATCTTTGGCCTGCATCGTAAATTTTACACCAACCAAGTTCTTCTGCGTGTTCTTGTTGAGATAGGGATCTATTGTCCATATTTGCTCGACACTGAAGTCTATTATAGGTATGTCGTAAGTTCGTCCATTTCCACCCAAGAGTTTCTTTTGATTCTATAAATCCCATTTTTTTTAAAAAATTACCAGTTCCGTATCGTAAATCAACCCAATAATGGACAGATGAGAACTCATTATGTTTCTTCAGAAAACAGAATAATTTAGAGGCCCCGCCTACTACTACTGCACCACATTTTGATGATAATCTGTCTATTTTGCATATTGAATTTTTAATCTTGTATGACAGTATCATTACCAATTGATTTTTATATTTAAGTCCAATATGTTTAGATTTAATATCACCCTTAATATGAGTTTCTTTCAAGAACTTTGAAGCTTCTTTTTGAGATAAAATAATAGGCTTTGTTTTTCTGGCAAAAATTCTATGTGATTTTCCTAGATTATTTAAAACCATGGATCTAACTATTGGCATTTTATATAGGACCTCATCCTCTCTAAATTGAAAAATTCTAAGACCTTGTTTTTCATATTCCCGTCTCATTTTAAAATGATAGCGCCTATCCGGTTGTTTTAGCTCTGAATGCCAATATAGCCCATCAACATTTACTGCTAACCCACCTTCAAACTTAAAATCTGGCCGATAACGAAGTCCTGGGAAATTCTTTAGATCATAAAAATTATTATATCGTGATACAGAAAATTCATCAGCAAAAATTCTCTCTATGTTGGTTATATTATTGTTGTAATCTGAAGCTATTATCTCAAGATCTTTCAAAGATGTTTCGATATTAATTCGTCTAATGAGATAATCATATGGCACCACAAAAGCTTCTGCTAGCTCTTTAACTGTTTTTCCATCTATAGAAATAGATGTTTGATTTTTAACTCTTGATGCGATTCGTTTTTTGCAGACAATATCAAGTTCTGATGGATTCTGAACTCCGTATCTAGATACCATTGTTTCCTTAAATTTAGCAGCACCTATTTCGCTTTGCATAATGTGTCTCACACCATATTTGTTTTCTATTTTATTATAAATCTTTTTTGATGTTATATGGCTTCCGAAGCCTATACCCCCATATTTATGCTCCAATGATTTGGCCACCTTCTCTGCTATCTTGGCATTTTTCATTGGATTCTCAATACCATATTTTTTAAGATTAGCTTCCTTTGTTTTCTGTCGTATATCGTCATTTAATAGACAACACTCGTGTCCATATTTTTTTAAATTAGTTTCTCTAATTTTTTCTTTTGTAGAATCTAAGGAGAAGGGGTTTTTTACGCCGTATCTGTCTAAATTAGTTTTCTCAAAATTATTGATTCTAGAGGCTTGTGCTTTATCTTTGTCTTTTTTTATATTAAGCCTTTTTATGGCCCTATAAATCGTAGCCTTAGGAATATCAAGTTCTTTAGATAACTCTGATAAACTTTTGTTATTTTTAATATAATGTAACTTCAAAAAATCTTCAGTAAGGATGGGGTATTTTTTGCTCATTTAAAATTTCCATATAATTATTTATAATTACTGATGGAGAAAAATTATCTTCCATGTATTTTATCGCACCATTAGATAGATGATTATACAGTCTATCATCAGTCATTATTTCATTTATTGCTTGGACATATGAGTCTACATCATAACTGGTTATAATTCCTGTTTTATAGTTTTCTCCATGCAAGTAAATTTTTGGATGCGAAACACTCGGCACACCGCTCTGCCATGCTTCTGCCATAGCTAAGCCCATAGTTTCACTAAGAGACGTAACTATTAATAGTTTTGATCTTTTAGCATCTTCAATATGCTCAAAGTAATTATATGGCCTAGGGTATCCGATATATTTAAACTCATACTTGCCCTTTAATCTCTGTTCTATTTTTTTAGCAAAATGTATATTCTTAACAAACTGCTTGCTATTGCCTTTCCATAAAATAGATCCATCAGTCTCTTCTAACGGGCGCCACAAGTCTGGGTCAGGCCCAACTTGATACACGGATATATCCTTTAGATTGATCTTGTGTTCCTTAGCAATCCTAAAAGACAGTCGCTCGTTGACCGCTAGAATTTTGTCGTATCCAATCTTCTTTAGAAAGAAACGTTCCTTTTCTAATTCAACTGTATCTAATACGTTTGGACCAATAATTATTTTCTTATTTAAGCTATTAGCAAAATTAATCGCCCTTGGTATGCCGTGAGACATTCCGCTCCAAACATGTAAAATATCTGAACTAAGAATGGCTCTAGATAATGCTTTTGAGTTGCTAATTGATAAGGCCGGAGCCCATTTGTCTCCTGTTGGCTTTAATATTGTAAAAATGTTAACCTTTATTTCTGGATATATTTTGTTTAAAAACTTTACAAAATTAACCAGACACATTCCCGGCCCATTAACAAAACGCCCGGCATATCCGTAGTTAAAGGCCAGAATGGTTATTTCCATTTAAACTCCTAGTCCTCTGCGTTAGTCTCCTCTATGACTTCTGCTTCGGCATCTTCGTCAGCTTGTGACTGATAAGGATCGACGCCCTTATCAGTATCTGACACTAAATCATCAATTCCATATCTCATTAACTTCTTAACCTTAGCCAGTTTCTTAGTAAAACCACCAAGCGGTCTTTTAAACACTTTTGTTTCGCCATTCTTTTTGAATGCCATTTTATCTCCACCTATATTTAGGTTGCTTCATCTAGATTATAGATGATTTGCCACTTTAATCTATCAGAAACTTCTTCGCTCTTTAATATTTCTTCAACTCCGCCGCTAACGCCAAGCTCTTGACATATCTCTGCAACCACTTCTGGCGGTATATCTGCCATCTGTCTACCTAGAGAGTCTATCTGTCCTTTAAGATTGCCTATTATTTTAACAGCATTTTGAACAGTCGCCTTTTGTAGATCTTTTTTAGTGATCCCGGGGTCCAATTCGGTCGGAATAGTGTATGGCACAGACTCTAAAGTCTTCTCCATGCCCCAAACATTTCGCTTGATAATATTTCTTTTATCTGAGCGATTTATTCGGTCCCTTCTATTCTGTTCTATTTGGTCCTTAGTTAGCTTCAAGCAGCCTCCTCATACCATCCTCAAATGATATATTCGGATTATACCCAATTGCTTTTAATTTTGAGATACTTGCCTGAGATCTCATAACGTCACCCGGTCTTTTATCTGCGTATATGGCCGGCGGTGCACCAGATAATTTATGAACTTTATTTATAGTTATCCTATCTTCGCACCCTACATTGAACGCCTCACCATCAAACCTACCTTGATGTATTGCCACCAAAATGTTCGCTTGGACCACGTTGTCTACGTAACAAAAGTCTCTGTATTGTTCACCGTTCCCATATATCGTTGGCCTTCTGTCGGTCTTGGCACAATTTATAAATGCCGGAATAACCGCAGCATATGGGGAGTCGTGTCTCTGTCTCGGCCCAAAGACATTAAAGTATCTTAGGGACACCGTATCTAATCCGTAAATCTTAGAGTATAGCTTGCAGTATTGCTCTCCCATAGTCTTGTGCATAGCGTAAGGAGATTTCGGATTACAGTCCTTGCTCTCTGGCGTTGGTTGAACTAGTGTACCACCATAGATAGATGATGAGGATGAGAATACCACCCTCTTTACTCCATTCTGCCGAGCAGCCTCTAAGATGTTAATAGTGCCTGTAACGTTTACATCATGTGTGCCTACCGGATTCTCTATTGACTTAGGAACTCCCGGGTGAGCAGCTAAGTGAAAGACAATGTCCGGCTTCTCCATTGAGAATATTTGATACATCCTCGGTAAGTTTTCGATACTAACTTTTAAAACATTGATGTCGAAATAATTCAGATTTGATTCCAAGCCTGTGGATAAGTTGTCGACAACTACGACTTCATGCCCTTTATCCACAAGTTTATCCACAAGGTGGCTGCCAATAAAGCCCGCTCCGCCCGTAACTAACGCTTTCATCAATAGTCCTTGTTGATAAGTACATCTAAATTGTAAGTTAAAATATTTCTAATGTCTTCATTTTCAGAAGTCAGTAGATCTTCTAAAGCATTGTTACCATAACAATTCTCATACTCTTTAACTTTGTTTAGAAGAATAAAGACCAGAAAGTCTTCAATTTTAAATTGATACTTAAAATCCTTTTTCATTTTCATTGCAATAAACTCTTTGATTTCTACTTCTATATTGTGCTCTATAGACGTCTGATCATAAACTGGACTAATGGCTGTATTCATATTTACAGAAAATTGATCTGAGAAAAGATTTGGATTTAATATATCATTACATCCTATTAAACTCTCATATATATCTGCACTTTTTATTTCATCACTTATTTTTATTCCATTGCTCATCTGACCCTCTCATTTTAATTTGCTCACTAACGCATGCTTCCAATACTTCATGTGGAGAATTGCACCCTTCCATGTATCGTAACAAAGCCTTGGTATCCTTTGGGAAACATGCGCCACCGTAACTTAGCAGTCCATCATGCCCAGGCACAAGTGTGTGCATTGGATTAATCCAGTTGTTTTGAAGCATGGCAGATCTTACTTTATCATATTCTGCGTGCGGAGTGGCCTCACACAATGCATATAGCTCATTAAAGAATTGCACCTTTATGGCATAAAAGGCATTACAGGATAACTTCATTAATTCTGACTCTTCATAGGAAGGCGTGCTATACTTAGTATTGCTTCTCTTTAAAGTGAAGTGCTTAGTATATAACGACATTAATTCCTTAACATCACCATATGAACCGTCATCTTGATTTGGATGTCCAATAACAATATGCTTTTGTGTCTCGAAATCTTCTTTAGCTGTCCTTGCAGTTAAGAATTCCGGATTATGTACAATCCTAAGACCATAAGTATCTCTTAGCATTCTACAGGTTCCAGGTAGCACTGTGCTCTTGATAACTACTACACCACGATAATTCTCTATAGACAAGAAGGAGCATACCTCATGTAAAGCGTGTAGGCTGAAGCCTTCAGATTTGTTATATAAGGTGGGAAGACATAGGAATGTTATATCAGTATCTAACAATACCCTTGGATTAATGTATGACATTTTATATTTGTCATAGACTCTAATATCTTCTTTTACACTTGAGAAGTAATCAGCAATCGCTCCCCCAACATATCCATATCCTGCTACACCTATCATAAGTTACCTCAGTAATTCTTTTTTAAAGAATATCTCTTCCATTCTCCAGTCATGTTTTGAGATCAAAAATGTGTTTTTAATCTTTTCGACCTGACCAGTTCTGGGATTAACTAAGTTGTTTTCATTGTAATAATGAACCTGATTACCACCAAGATCTTTTCTTCTATTTTCTCTACAAAAGGAAAATCCGTATATTCTACTTGGGTCTAGCTTGCCATGTATACTCTTTAAAATAAATAGAGTTAATAGGCCGGTGCTGGGACAATGACCTAAAATCTTTGTTAACTCTAGTTCATACTTAATAGGAAAACAATCAAAATTAATGTTTTGCTCTCTAAAGTATTTTCTAGATTTTTCATTACGATCTTTCTTGGCTCTAATAACCACCATATCAAGGCTATCTAATATTTTCTTTTTTTGCTCAAAAGTATAAACCAGATGGTCATTAGTTCCGCGTATCCAGACATTAGTCTTTCTTCCATAATCGCGTCTAAATTTTTTATTTAACGAAAAATCATTAAATCTTATTATTAGATCATGACTATCTATTTTGTGCCCATGACGTTGACCAATTTCGCACGGGCTATTTCCCACGATACAATAATCTTTACGTTTTGAGAATAATTTCTCTATATTTGACATCCGCGGCCCCCACAAGTATTTTGTACTGCAGACTATAATCATGCTCATTTCAAATACTTAATTTTTTGGGACGGCCTCTATTCTAAGCTCTCCCTTTTTTGTAGTCTCTATCCGAACGATATTGAAATATTCAGTGATAGCTCTAGTCCACCAATCTAAGTCTTTTACTGTGATATGAGAATTTCTACCATTCGGAAGAATCTTCCTAGAAAGCCTGGTGGATATTGTAAAGTATGCTGCCATATTAGTTAGATAAGCAATATACTCTAAAGTCGTTTTAACTTTGTCCTCTTCGATATGCTCCATTACATCCATACAAACTACAAGATCTGCTCTGGATGGAAGACTTGAAAATGATTTAATACACGGATCAAAGTTGGATATCTTTAAATTCAATGGCTCATCTAAAATAAAGTCAGCTATTTCAAAGGCAATAGAGAGGGTCGCCTTTCCGCATCCATAATCTAATAGGCTTTCTACATTATATCTGTCTATAATATCATGAACTGCTTTGAAATGCTTATAAGAGTGCCTGCCGTACGCCAGCCGGTTTATATGAAGGTCTTTATTTAACTGTCGTAACTCATCTGATACTAAAATACCAAGTTCTAGTTTCTGGCCATTTATTATCACTCTATCTCCGCAAGATCATTTTCATACATCTCTTTTAATAAGTCTTCACAACTATATGAAGGCTCCCAGCCAAGAACTTTCCTCGCCTTTGTCGCGTCACCCTTTAGAAAGTTAACCTCTGATGGCCTCATAAATCTTTCATCAACCCTGTAAACATCTTCGACCTTTAATCCGGCCAGATCCTCGCAGACGTACTTGAACATTTCCCCAATGGACAGTGGGTTTCCTGTGGCAATTACATAATCATCCGGGACTTCTTGCTGTAACATCATCCATTGGGCCTCAACATAGTCCTTTGCGTGCCCTTCGTCACGGAAGGCTTCAAGGTTGCCCATTCTAACATGCTCCGCTAGACCACTTTTAACTGCCGCAATACCTTTGGTAATTTTTCTTGTTGCAAAGTCATGACCACGTCTTGGAGAGCTATGATTAAATAAGATGCCATTTGATGCATGTAATCCATACGCTTCTCTATAGTTAACTACAGCATAAAATGCCGCAGCCTTTGCTATGGCATATGGTGAACGAGGATGGAATCGGCTGTCTTCATTCAATCCCGCCTCTGGACAGTTAATACCACCAAATAACTCAGAGGTGCTAGCTTGATAGAACTTTGTGTGCGGTGACAACTGCTTAATCAAATCAAGCTGCATAATTACTGCCTCACCATCAACTCGGAAGGTTGTGATAGGCTCTTTGAATGATTGACCAACGTGAGACATTGCGGCCAGATTGTAATATTCATCAGGCTGCCATTCGATCAGCAGCTTTCCAATAAAAGATGAATCTGTTATATCGGAATAAAGCAGCTTAAAATTTTCATGCTTCAATATCTTCTCTAGATTCTCTAGTCCATTGTTAACAGACTTTCGCCTGGTTATTCCTATAACCGTGTATCCCTTCTTTAATAAAAATTCCGATAGGTATGAGCCATCCTGCCCTGCGCATCCGGTCACAATAGCCGTAAGGCTTTTACTTCTTTCCATTAATAATCTCCAATAATAACTTTTTCCAAATCTCTCTATTAAAATTTGTTTTAGCATGGCAACTTCTACATAAAGTAATTAAATTAAGAACATTGTTATTAAACTTATCATAATCTATATGATGTACATCATATCCATTGTTTTTACATATTGCACAAGAAAAATTATCTCTTTTTCGAACTGAAGTTCTTAAGTTATCGTTCCACTCTTTTGGTCTTTCTAAAAATGAAACTCCACCTTTCCAAGAGCCGTTTTTATCTCCCGAAACTTTATCACCATTTTGATACATTGGATTGTTTGAGCCAGAGACATCTGTATGATTTTCAGATATAAGCTTTTTTGATTCAAAAGAATGAGATTTTCCATAAAAGCTATTTTTTGTCCCAGATTGAGCCTCTGATAATTTAGCTTTTATTAAAGAGGCCTTATATTCTCCATGTTTTTTTACATAAGATCCCTTGTTTGATTCTGATAAAATCTTTTTTGTTTCTTCCGAATGCTTTTTCCCATAAAACGGATTATTTTCTCCACTTACTTTTTTAGATAACGCCTCTTTAAATTCGTCCGTTCTTTTTCTTCCAGTATTTGTAAATTTTGAAGCACAGCTTCTGCTGCAAAAACGCCTAACTCTCAATCTTGCAGTATCTCGTACTTCAAAATTTAATCCACATTCTTCACAGATTTTTACAATATATTTTTTTATAAGTCGATTACTCATAATTATCCTTAATGACATTTATATCTGGTATCACTATATTAAGATATTACCAGTTATGATGACCACTAAGTATTTTCTTTTATAGACATTTTCTTCTTTCTCTTCTCAATTTTTGATGCTTGAGAGCTTTTCCTGATTGCCTTAAATAATCTTTTGTGATTTTTTACCAAGAAATCAAATGCATGACCAGACTCTATTTCTGTAATTTCAAATTGGCAATAAGCAAGATGATACAATAAAGGCTCTCTATCTGGATAGATAGGATACTCTATATATCTATAGTCATGAACGGCTATACCTTGCGCAGGGCTTATTTTTTCTGTAAATATAGGCACACCCTCGATGATCGCCTCTATTGAAGTCGCACTAGCCGGGGCTACACATGCCCAAGCACCCTTTAAATCAACTTGAATTGGTCTATCAATAGAGCTGCTTAGGACTTCCGCATTAGATATGCCCTTTACGGCTCTGTAGATTGGCCTTATATCCGTTCCTCCTGGCTTTGGTCTTACTCTGATTGGTCTATCAGTATTCGCTCTGATAATTTTCATAGTATTCTTTAGCCAGTTTGGCTTCATTCCCATTGCTCCAGAAAAAAATCCAGTTGGAGGGCAGACTAGGACGTACTCACCTTCGGTTTTCCACGGCTTAAGCTTTATATTGAATTTCTCAAAGCGATCTGCCGGTCTTCTCTCTATCTTGGTTGGATGAATCCCATTGGCTACTATTCTAAAGCTTGGAGGATTTCCAGAATGAACACCCTTCCATCTATAACCTCTATCAAAATATGCATGGTCTACATAAAGTAAATCACCAGCACCATCTTGTAAGCATGGCTTAACAATCTTGTGAATAGTATCTTTACCAAAAGCTACAGATAGCCCTGGATATATCTGGTCTACATCTTGAGACGCATATAAATGCCCATACCCTCTGGATGTATCAACTAGTTTAAGCATGACATATCGCGGGAATAATTTATGCCTATCCATATAAAAGTTGATATTAAAACGAGACTCGTCCCTATCGCTAGTTTCTTTTGCTACTTTAGCGACCCTCTCTATCCAGCCCGGCTCTAATCTCCATTTCATATTATGCAGGACCCATTATAAAGTCTTTTCCGGCCCTCTCTAAAACTTTGTAACCGAAGGTTTTAATGATATACTTTTTTGTTTCATTATTTATTCTGCCCTCTAACTCTAGTTCAACTATCATGATTGGCTGGCATCTTTTGATTGTCTCTGTAGCACCTTTAATAACTGCATCTTCAAAACCTTGTACATCTATTTTGATAAGATCTACATTTTTAAGCTTGAAGCTGTCAAGCGTTCTTACCGCTGTACCAGTTCCTTTGGTTGCGTATGTATTTCCACTATTTCCAGCTTCAATATTTAAAAATACCTCGCCCTCTTCGCTTCCTAGGGCGATATTGTGACATATAAGGTCTGGGCAGTTTTTGATGAAGCATTCATAACTCTCGGCTGACGGCTCGAATGCCACCACTCTTTCAAAATGCTCAGACATCGCCTTGGAGTAAAACCCAACATGTCCTCCAATATCTACGGACGTGTTTCTGCCCGATAAATATTTTAGAACCTTTACGTAGGTATGGTATTGATATCTATCCGTATCTCTTGGAAAATGGTCGTCATCTTTTGGAAGTGCCATCTCACTTGGCCTGCGCTTACTTGCTATCATAAAGACTCTTTCGCTATTATTTAGAAAGGTATCTATTCTCCAGCGATGCTGAAAGTGTCGCGCAAAGACGCGCTCATTTTTTAAAAACCTGCTGCTTGGCACCTTGGAGTCTATAAGAATAGTATCAGCAACCTTTGGAAGATTTTCGATGATCTTTCTTATATCCACATCCCTGTTTCTTTCTAAGAATTTAGAAACAATAACTAGGTCAAAAGAGTGAGCGTCCAGACTTAGAGCCTCAGATGGTGACACGAACCTAACAGAAGCTGTCGGGAAAAATTTACGTAGATGCATCATAAGATCACCAGTTTTATTTCCATAAACTCCGATTGTCTCAAACCCGTAACCACGTAAAGAGCGTTTAATTTGTTTCAAATTATGCATCTAATATTCTCCAAATCTTTGGTGACTTCATTTCATGAACAGTAAATTGTCCATAGGATAAGTGTCTCATCCACATTTCCCTATTTGGATAAACAGGGTCATTTATTTTTGACAGACGCTTTAAGCCCATTGGCCTAGAAGCATTAGGCCCAAGTGTAAATACCGGAATGCCGTGCATTACCGCCTCAATGCCGGCTACGCTATTATATGTTACCATAGCAAAAACATCATTGTCAAAATCATCCTGGATTATGTTTTCAGTCAGTCTAAGGGTTCTAACTCTAGGTTTCAACCTTACTCTGATCTCTTTATCAGTATTTTTCTTGAGCCTTTTGACGATTTTTTTTGTCCATACTTCAGCATCAATATTAAAATAGTGAGCGGACTTTAAGGATGGGGGACAGATTAAAATTGTTCCGCCTTTCTTCTTCCACGGAAGAAGAATCTTATTCCAGTCAACGCCTTGGTGCTTATATATAGTCTTTTGTGCCAGTTTATATCTATCATTGGGACGTGGTATAATCTTGTCAAATTGCACATCATTTTTAACAATTCTATGGAATAGCTTTCCTGTAGTAAGAATCGGCTTACCCTTTGGATCTGTATAATACTTACTAAGATTCCCAAAGTAACCGGTCTCTACATAATAATAGTCGATACCGTATTCCAAAGCTAAATGCATAACTCTTCTGTCACGAAGCCCTCTAACTAAAATCTTAGAGCCTCTATATTTTTCAATATTATTCATGAAGTCTTTTTTGACCATGATTTCTGCATCACAAGACTTGGCAAACTCACTAAGAATGCTGTCTCCTGGCCTAAAATAAAACGATCTATTCTTCATATCATTTTTCATTTACAATCCCCAGGCGTTTATGAAGCCCCTTATCGTGTCGGAAGTATTCGGCTAGCATGCCTCTTTCTATTACATGTGATTGGCTTCTGCGCTTATTCGAATAATTCGATACTAGATCATTACCCGTTATACCTTCTCTCTCTTTCATTTCAAGAACTACATTGCCAAACATGCCGCCGTCGTCCCACATCATGTATCTTCTAAAGACTTTATTTTTATACTTATCGATCCAGCAATTCAGAACTCGTCGACCTGTTCTGTCCGTCCGAAAGCCTATAAAACCAGACTCCACTCCGAGGCCCTTCTTGGGCCTCTCACTTCCCCAGTGATAGAAAAATGCCTTTCCGCCAAAAGCTTTATCCATGAGCCTTGGTGTTAGGTTTTTAGTTACTTTGGCATCCGCATCTAAAAAAACTATGGCATCATATTGATTTCCATAGTGACTCATTGCATAATCTAAAGTTACAATTTTTCTAAACCATCCTGCCGCTCTAAAGTTCCACGGCAAAAAAGCTTGAGGCACCTTCTTCCTGTCAGCTCTTCCTCCCATTTCTGGCGGAATAACATCAGAGTTTTCTTTTAGCCACTTGACCAGAAATGGATTTCTGGTCATATTGTATGCTTTAATTCTGTGTATATGTTTCTCTCGAATTTTTCGAGACTCCATATATGCTGGCTTCATTGCATTATATTTAAAACCTTCATAACACAATAGGAGATCGCCCTCAGATTCGCTCTTGAAAAAAGAGTTGATCATATCTTTCGCGGACGCTTTCCAGATACGATGGTTGAAGGTGGTTACATATAATACATTCATAAATACCTCTTTATATTTATATACTTGCATAGTAATATAGTGACAAATGAAAAGTTAGAGATGGGGTTTTCGAAATGAAAGTTGGTATATTTTTGGCGACTACTAGTGGTAAGGCAAAGCAAGATATTATGCGAAGTTTTGCCGCTGGTGTCAAAGCCTCTGGTGACCTTGCCAAAATATTTGATAAGCGAGAATATCGCAAGTGTGATTTAGCTTTAATATTTGGATTTTATAATGACCAAAACATGGGAGCAATACAGTCCTTTAGAAAAAAAGTTTATGAAACCCACGAAAGTCGTGGAAGAAAATGTTTGTTTGTCGATGCAGATTTTTTGAGATTTGCAGGAAAAATTAGAGCCGAAGCTCCAGATGATCCAACTCAGCACCTTAGAATCTCTCACGGTTCCATCTTTCCAAGTCGCGCTAATTACTTCAATGAGTTTTCCGACAATAGACGATGGAAAGAATTAAGAAGAAGAAAGCATATAGTTGTAAAAGATTACCGAACCGATGGGGATCATATCCTAATGTTACTCAATAGCAGTAGCAAATATGGCAGAGGCTGGTCTGCTCGCGGAACAGATAGTATGTACTGGCTGCAGAAAAGTTTATCCGAAATTCGTCAGTACACAGATCGTCCTATTCGAGTTAGATTTCATCCTAATGAAAAGAAGGATTTAAGAGAGTCTAGACCAGTCGAGGCCTTACAGAAAATGTATGGAAATATTACCTTTTCTGGTGGCGTTGTCGGATCTAATAAAGCGATACTTCCACCCAGAACTTTGATAGAGGATTGTGATAACGCATGGGCCGCCGTAGTCCATACGACCTCTGCTTCCGTTATACCAATAATAAATGGGATTCCTGTCTTTACAAGTAGTCGAGACTGTATTGCTTTTCCTATCGCAACACATCGTTTATCAAAAATAGAGAAGCCGAGCCTGCCAAAACGAGAGCAATGGTTTTATGATCTATCCTATAGTCTATGGAACGTAGAAGAATTGAGGGATGGAGTTGCGTGGAAAAGAATTAAAAGCAGAATAAACTCTAGCGGAGACTATTCTAAAGCAAAAGCTAAAAAGCTTGGGATTATTTGATATTCTGATTTACAAAGACCCATCCGTTTCTATTTAAGAATGAATCATTTATCTTTTTAACAATCACATCGTCACCTTTAAAGATATAATTAAATCCGCCGAGACCTTTCTTCACTCTCATAGTCGAGTTCGCTCTGACTCCCTGTGTTAATATTCCAGACACTTTAAAGTTATTTTCTGAAAAGATGCTATTCCAATAATTAAAGTGTCTTTCATTAACATGATGGTATCCGCCCTGCCCTGGTCTTGCGTGCGTCACCACTAGATACTTGCAAGCCGAAAACGTTGCCATGAAGTTGCCTATATATTTCTCTTCGACATGTTCCAGAAACTCAACTGACCATCCTATATCAAAGTATCCCGATCTTGGTAAACTTGGTATATTTTTGGCCCTAAGCGGCCCAACAGCGTAGTCATGTATATGCACTTCAGGCTTATCTCTGAAGGTTGGGTCTCCATCCACACCCTGAACTATGAGTCCTAATTTCTTGGCCATTTCAATTTGCCCACCCGGACCACAGCCTATGTCCAAAAAGGTCTTGGCTCCGACTTCATTCTTTAGGTACTCTAGTGCCCCGTAGTCACTCCATGTTTTATTGTTATGTCCACCTAGATGTTCAGCTCGTCCCATTTAAATGCTCCCAGAACAGCCCTTGGCTGAGTTCTTCTAATGTCCACTGCTTGTATGCTAGATCGTAAAGCCATTGCGTTCTATCTGGCGTAATAGGGTCATTAATTTTTGTTAAGTCTGTGTTTGCTATAGGATACGCCATTGAGCCTATATCGCAAGCAAACACAGGAATTCCTTGTATTGCCGCCTCTACGGCTGTATTTGAATTAAATACCACAACAGCTTTAGCTCTTTTTAAATCCATTGCAAGCGAGTTCTGAGACCATTCTAGCCACTTTGGTGTAGCAACCTCATACCACTCCTTTCTTCTTCTAAAAGAGGGGTGTGGTCTAAATACAAGCTTCCTATGCGTATTTTCAGACACTGTCTTAATAGTGTTGCTAAGCCAGTCCATATAGCCCTGCACGGATGCTGGACGCTTTTTATATCCAGTGTTCAAATGCTGAACATTGCTATCCCACGGCACTTGTCCGCAGATTAAAATATTCTTTCCTTTGACCTTCCAATCTCGCACATCAACATCCAGTTTTTCAAATCTATCTTTAGGACAATTTTTAACGACAAAGTCTGCACGACCATTAATTCCATTCCATCCAACAGAGTGATAAATACTTCTATTTATAAAGCCTCTTTCGAAGGTCAAAACTTTGTGCCCTAGCGAGTTTTGCGTATCATACATTTCTTTTCTGAAGCTTCCTACTTTAGACATTCTTTTGTGAAATCCGTATAGTGCGGCAATTTCTGATGGACGATATTCATCCTCATATAATACCTGATAATCTTCACCAACAGCATCTAACCCGGCTATTCCGGCCTCTAAAGTCGCTCTGACAATTCTATTTGTTCCTCTTCTAATATAGACGATGATTTTGGTTTCCATTTTTAAATCCCTAAGTACTTTGACGGTCAAAAAATTCTCTCAAATAGGTCTTCTGAATCTTTCTAAACTCTTTTCTTTTCTTGCTTCGTCCTTTGCCAGCCCAAATTTTACTTTCTGCGCTGTAGTTCCAGTCAATGTATTTTTTAGATAGATTAAAAAAGACTATATCCTCTCTAAGCTTAAAATATTCATAAGTCTTATTAAGAGCCTTCTGATCTGAGTACCAATTTAAAATATTTTCCTCTCTGATTCTTTTACAGTATTCATCCAAGAATTCTAAAGTAACCGGCCTGTTATTTAAGAAGATTATTCCGCTCAAAATATTTCCTATATCTCTCTCTTTTGGTCTGAAATGAAACATAATATGACATTTATCTTGCAGATCGAATGCACCATCTATATTATCTATTAGAACGGAATCTGCATCTATATATACCAGATTATCGAGCTTATCTACAGTCAATAACTCTCGTATGACCTCTCCTCTAATATTTGCACTATAACAGATTACCTCACTTTTTCCCGCCCACTTAACCGGGTCTGTGCTGAGGCTCCAGTCGTTCCTCTCTCTTACCACTACCGGCATATTTCCTACTTGCAAGGTTATCTCGTCTATAAATTCTTTTGAAGCATTAATTAAATACAAATATATATTGACATCGGCTTGATGCTTTAAAAGTGAAGCTATAAGCGCCCTTCCGTAATTACCATAAGACTCTGTAATTATAATTAAAATATTCTTCACAGCACTTCCGCTAAATGCCTCCAGGCACGTCCTCGACTAATCTCCTTCAAAGTCCATTGCGAATAGGCCATGCCGGCCGTCCACTTCTTTAAATTCGGATATGCTGGATAATTAATGCTTCGAATATTATGAACTGATGCAGAGTATGCTATACTTTTATTGCTAATCATGAATACTGGGACACCAGCAACTAAAGAATCTACGGCTATTTCGGAGCCGTAAGTTACGACGGCATAAGCATTTTCTAAGTCTTTTGTAAGACTGTGATATGACCATCTCATATTATGCGGAATTGTATCTTTAAATAATTCTTTATCAGAAAAGCCTGGGGCTGGCCTGAATACTATCTCCATTCTAGTATTCTTTTTTAGAATACGTATAGTTGCTTTAAGCCAAGATAAATAATTATTTATGGCCACATTTTGATCTTCTATATTTTCGTGAAGATCTGTCATATTATAATCCCATGGAATATCACCACATAATAAAATATATTTTCCACTTTTACACCATGGTTCTAGTCTTACATTTAATTGTATACGCCTATCTCCAGCTGGTTTTCTAATATTAAAATTATCTACTCCGTTTGGGTTATACCAACCAGCAGAATGATAAGAATTATTTTTATGAAAGCCTTTATCAAAGATAAGTGTTTTTCCATTATAAAGCTGTTGAGAGTCGCAAATAAATTTCTTTGATCTTCCTGCCTTGGTTGTTATATTTGGATGACCATATATAACGGCTATTTTAGATGGGCGATATTCTGACTCGCTCGCTATTGCGACCTCTTGTCCGTGCCTTTCTATACCACTTTTTGCCGCATTTAAAACATCTATTGATGATGCCGTTCTTTTGCGTTTTGCCACAGCAGTACTTTCGTGATACACGATTATTTTAGATGTTAATAATTTGTTTTTCTCTGGGCTGATAAATAACATATCGAATGCGTTTCGATAACTTTCTTGAGCGATTACAAAAGGACCCTTTTTCTTGCTTCTGCCTTTGCCAACCCATAAGCATGACTTATGGCTGTACTTCCAGTCTATATATGTTTTACTTATATTTCCATAACTTTCTGGATAGTTATGATATAAATAAGATAGAGACATTTGATCTGCAAACCAAGTTAATATTCCATTGTCATTAACTTTGTCATTATATAAGTTTACAAAATCTCTTGCTTCTTGATTATTAACATAAAACATTATGCCGCTTAAAACCTTGATTAGACCATCTTTAGGCCTAGCGTGAAATGACACATTGTACTTTTTATATCTTTCAAATAGGCCTTCTATGCTTTTTGTTATTATAGAATCTGCGTCTATATACAATAAAGAGTCAATATCTTCTGTCTCAAGCAGCTCTTTGATTATGCTAACTCGAACATTCGCACTAAAGGCCATAAGCTCGCTATATATCAAGCCACCAGCTCTTTTATCTAGTTCGTCACTTAACTCTGGACGATCTATGTTTCTGATGTTAATGGGGTATCCAGAAGTTTTATATTTCAACTCTTCTGTAACATCTTTAGGTGTGTTAATAAGATATAAATATATATTAAGTCCCTTTTCATGAATGAAAAAAGAAGCTAATAATGCCTTAGTGTAGTCTAAATAAGATTCTGATGAAACAATTAGAATGTTTTTTTTTATCTCACTCTCCATAGCCAAACTCACGCAGTCTGAGCCATTCATCACCGTACTTCCAGTCTATTCCTCGTTTTGGTTCCCATATATCAAACCAAGGACCACCATTAGTGAAGTGAACGTTCTTAGCTTCTAAGCTTTCGGGAGAATGGCCTGGTAACCAATTCCACTCCTCTGGCAATTCACCTATATCTTTATCCTCTAGCCACTTCAGATTATGTAACCAAGTTCCTGGCTTAGTGCTAACATCAGCCGCTGTTAAATTGTGATGAGCCTGATGGCCGCAATTCCAGAGCATAACACTGGACCAGTTTTTTCTACTATAAAATGTTTGTGGGCATCCGTAGAGCTTGACAGCAACTTTGCCACCATCCTCAAACTGATGCTTAACACACTGTAAAGCTGGCGCGTCTGCAGTAGCGTAGCGATCAAATATCTCACACGGGTCGCTGCGAAAATACATATCGTTATCCATAAACAAAGCAAACCCTTCGTGCTGGTTTAAAAAAGGAACTAAAAATCTTGAAAAACTGAACTCTGTCGAATACGGCTTACCATCGAACCTGTCTACCATATGGTCTACTTTATTTTGCCCCCATACAGTGGATTCTACATGCGGAACCCTAAAATATAATCCACTTCTTCTTAAGCTTGTCTGATTTAAGGTCACAATATTAAGCGGCCTAGAGGCGTGTCTTAGGATTGAGTCTGTTAAAACTTCAGAGGCATGATGATCTCTTGGGTCATAACCGATGTATATTGTATCTAGCTTTCTAACTTCTTTATCATTCTGATTAATGACTTTTCTCATCAGCAATTCTCCTTACTATAGACTCTATAATTTCGAGTGTTTGCGCGGGATCACGAGTTTTATATGCAAAGCCCGTAGGTTTAATAGCGTCATATAAAGCAGCATCATTACCAAATTCTTCGCATCTATCACCTACGAACCATATTTTTTCATAGTCATCGAAATGCTTTAGAACATATGTTTTATCCCAGCCTGACGGATAAATATCAAACGAGGTATTTCCACCTAGTACCGCCGTTACTCTGCTATCTATCCTTTTAAGCCTTCTATTTAACCTTCCCAAAAAACGAACTCTAAGGCCGGTCTCTTGATCTAATTCTCTAAACTGTTCTCGTTGATCTGTATTAGCATTTCTACCGATCGGGCACCAATTTATCATTGAGCCTCTAAGCTCTAAAAAATTACCCGTTAAGGGGATTAAAAGCCCTTTCTCTTTGACAAGACATTTTTGTAAGTCAAAAATAATGGCCATTATTCCGGCCATTACTTCAGCACCTAAATGCTCTTCCATATTATTGAAATAAATCTCTTCATAGTCGTCGATCTTATCTTTATGCTTATAAACCTTTGTGCCATTACATGGTAAAATTATAATTCTATTTAAAAGCATATCTTCAAATACTTGCGGCATTTGCTCTTGCAAGTAATTATAATCGCTTCCTGAAACTACTCCCACTTCTGCGACCCAAAGCAACTCCATTAATGCTTTAGCTATTTCATCTCCCATTTGGCCGCGCGCAGGTGTTAATGTGCCGTCCATGTCGAACAGCACCAGATGATCGGACATCTTAACTCCTAGATTTAGCAACCAGTTCACTACTGCTCTGAACCTTTCCACCGCCAACATTCCACAACATGTAGATGCCAAGTTCATTACAGACCTTTACTTCTGGTACGTTATCAGATTTTCTGTCGCCACCATTGGCAAAGAAATCTGGACATAGTCTTCTTAGTGCTTCACAAACTGAACCATCCGAGTCATCCACATGGCTCACATGCACTACGCCTCTTATCGCAGATAATATTTCTGCTCTCTCCTCAAAAGACATAAATACATAACCTTTCTTTCTCATTAGCCACTCATCACTGTTGGCCACAACAATAACTTCCTTGCCACCCTTAGCGGCATCTAAAATCATTTGAACGTGGCCAACGTGTATTGGGTCAAATCCACCGGAAACAACTACCGAACTCTGTTCGTACCCGTCATAAGTCTTTTTGGTTTCCCAACTTCCATCATCATTTAACGGCATCATCATCTCCTCTGGCTACTTGCCCTAAGTATCCACCATGATGTCTCTTAGCGTACTCCTCTTTCGTAAATTTTTTCTTTTCCATCACGACCATAGCTAGTACGTCGCCAATAACTAACATCACTGTTGTTGAGCATGTTGGGGCCATGCCTAGTGGGCATACCTCCGGGTATCCTCCGGTTTCAATCACTACATCAGATTGTACTGCCAGCGGCGCATCTTTATTAGCAGTGACTGTGATTAGCTTTAAATCACACAGTTGCTTTGCCAAATAAGTAGACTCAATAATCTCTCGTGTCTTGCCAGAGTTAGAAAAAGCAATCATTAGATCGCCCTCTGCTACCATTCCAAGATCACCATGTTGAGCTTCGCACGGATGAAGATAAAAGGCAGGCGTCCCTGTTGACGCGAAAGTAGCGGACACTTTTCTAGCTATTAGCCCCGCCTTCCCCATTCCTATAAAGACAAGCTTGCCTTTACACTTTAGTATCTCCTCTACTGCTTCATCAATTCCGGTCAAAGGAATGGCTTTAATTGCATTAACCTCTTCCTTCAGCACCTCTTTAGCTGTTCTTCGCATCTATCATACCTCGCATTATTGCTCTTGCTTTATCTAAGTCTTTCTGTGTGTCAACTGAAAATTTCTCAGAATCATTACAGTTGGTTGTTCTTATAGTAATCTTATTAAATAGCCAAGTAAGCTGCTCTAATTTTTCAGTTTCTTCTAGATATGACATTGGTAAATTTTTAATGATATCTAAAGTAGGACGTGTAAAGCCATATGTGCCTACATGTTGGGCATACGGATTATATAGTACCCGATCTCGGCAATGCGGTATTGGACTTCTGCTAAAATATATTGCATCATTATTCTTATCTAGAACTACTTTAGCTATAGTATCATCGTTTATAGCGTTTTCTGATAGCTCTGTTACAAGAGTAGTGACGGCTATTTCTTTTGGGTCTAAAGATCGCAAGAAGTCTACTGAATCTTGTACAATTTTTAATGATATTAGAGGCTGGTCTCCTTGGATGTTCAAAAAGTAATCATATCCTGGGTATAATTCCGCCACTTCTGCGACCCGTAAAGTGCCGGATATATGATCATGACTTGTCATTACTACAGTTCCACCAAATCCCTCTACTGCTTTAAAAATTCTGATATCATCGGTTGCAACCATAGTCGTTGGCAGAATTTTAATTACTCGCTCATAAACCCATTGTATCATAGGCCTGCCACAAATATCCGCCAGAGGCTTCCCTGGCAGCCTGCTAGAATCATATCTAGCAGGAATTACTCCAAGCACATTTGCTGACATATTACTCATCTTCTTCACACATCCAAAATGGGTTCATTCTAAATAGCCCGGTCATTGCGTCTCTGACAGTTCCGTCCTTCGCAATACCTCTGGCATGGAAGCCCCTTGTGTTAACAATAACCAAAGAATTCCCATCAATAGCCTCTGCGGTTATGGAATTTCTATAGCCCATTGCCTTGATTTCTTTAGCAGAAGCTCTAAAAGACCCCTCTCTAGTTCCCTTGTTTGATGATTTATATGCATCAATAATTAATTTCTGAGACCACGCCAATCTTCCTGGAATACTTCTATGAGATCCTTTAACGTATCTTGTTGGTCCTTGCTCTAAAGTCATTGGGGCTAAATAAAACCAAAATTTAATAGTTGGATGGAAAGTATCTTCGTGTATTTGCTTTTGTATATCATTATCTCTATGAACTAAGCGCTCTACTCGCTTGTCATGGAATACGAAGTCGTCTCGTCCATTGGCCATTCTAACTAGATCAATTAACTCTGGATTATTAAAGAAGCTGAAAAGCTCTTCGTGATGTTTATTTAATCGCAAATATGAGTGCTTCCAGTTATCAAATCTATCCCTTGGTTGCTCCGCTATTAATCTATAAAATTTCTTTCTAATTCTCTTAAGCTCTTTGCCTTTAATAAAGTCAGGAATTATAACCATCCCATCTTCATAAAAGGACCTGATGTAATCATTATGTAGATTGTATGTCATCTCTCGATCATATATAGCTTCCGCCAGGACTACTCTGAAAATATAGAGCCCCTTTCTATTAAGCTCTTCATCTTTTAAAACTGGAAAGCGTCGAAATTTTTTCTCCTTACTGAAAATCACACTTCTCTCCGCTTCCGGCAGTGAATATATAATATCTAGTATTCCAGAGAAATCTTTTTCTCCAAATACTGAGCAAACCTCCTCTTCGTCATATTCATATTCACTAAGAACTCTTTCTATATATTCTCTCCTCATAAAACCTCACAAAATTTCTATATTTTTATTACATTCAGACAGCCACCACGCCACTTCTGTAAAGGTGCTCATATACGTACCTAATATAGTCTTGCCCTTTGCCAATAAGTATAGGTCAATAATGTCATCTTCAATAGTTCTATCTTCTGAGTTGGAGTAGACTATTATTCTATCTCCAAAAACTTCTTCTAGTCGCCTTATATGACTTAATGAATCTGAGGCCACAAAGAATGTAACGCTCGAATCAAACTGCTTCATTCTTGAAATAAATTTATTGATATCAAAGTTTTTTCTTCTTGAGCTTCCGGCTATATCATACCACGTTCTCATATGTACTGAGATGGTCTCTTTATCAAAGCGCCGCTTATAGAATTTGATTATCTTTCTTTGATATCTTCTTTTTAATTTTATTTGTTTAAAAATATCAATATAGACATCTTGAACTGATTTCGGTATCCTGTTGTATTCTAGATCAATATTTCTTCCGCTCTTATTTCCTTTTTTATCTGAGAACTTTGAAAATCCGACTGGCAAATCATCATCATCCATAATAGCCAGCCTCCATGAGTCATAAAATTTAGATCTCTTCGGAAACGGCTCTGTAACCTCAATGTCATTTTCAAAAAAGTCTGAAAATCTACTTTCTGGCCTATGAGGTGTTCTGCCGTTCTTGTCAATATAGATATTGATGATTGGTCTCCAAAAAATACCATGACTTTTCGGCTCCAATCTCATACATGAAGCTAGGGCCTTTAATCTGTTCGCAATACCTGCATCTTCTGACGCTATTATCATTTTACACCTGAAAAATTTTATAACTTGAGATATCTTTATACTTGTATGAACCACCACAGTCCTCGTTAACCTCTGGTAACGAATCCAAAAGAACGATGCCTCGTGCGGCCTGCTCTGGCGGCATATACATGTTCCAACCGAGGACTGTTAGCTCTTCCATACTATCATGCGGTATTCTTTCGTCTCTTCCTTCGTATCTGGCTTGTTTGAACCACTTCACAGCATCAGCATCATCGGTCAAAATCATCCCGCCCTTTGTTATTGGTAGAATTTTCTTAATATGAAAAGATAGGCATTGATATGTGCCTGGGATGTACATTCCTTTAGTAAACCTTGTTGCCGAATCAATAATTGGATATGGGTTTAGTTGATATAAGCCCCACCATTCTAAATCTGTAAACTTTGGCTTGCAGCCGGTATGAATGATTACCCCTGGAACAGAAACGTATGTCTTACCCGGCACCTCTATTTCTCCAGATGCACCAAGATATTTCATTGATAAAAATAGGGCGTTAGTGCAACTATCGACTGATACTGCATATTTGCTTCCGGCATATGCCGCTACTTTCTGTTCAAAGATATCAACTATATCCCAAGGATCATTAACTTCATAGCCTTCTTTGAGCAAAATTTCTTTTGCTACTTCTAAATCAGAATACATTATAACTTCTCCGAAAACATATGACCTTCAATCGTGGTAAATTCTAATATATCGAGTGGAAATACTTTAGGATCCAAATCCTTAAAGAGTGTATTTTTGAAGCCCATACTTTTCATATAATCCTCTGATTTAAATTTTGCTCTATTGAAATTATTTCTGCTCAACATGACGCCGCCCTTGATCATATTTCTAGCTGCCCACTTTTGTACATGTATTTTTAAGTCAGGAGTTGTTGGAAAACTTCCCATATCGTTGTGACAAAACGCAATAGGAAGGTCGTCTTCATCACTCAGTAGGTTACAGTCTTTTGTAATTACTCGGTCGTGCTCCATTGGATTAAATAAGTCGTATCCTATGCACCTTTCTCTTCCATACATTTCGCATAAAAGGTCTAATGACACGCATCTATTGCTTCCAAGCAAAACTATATACCCGGCATCTGGTATTTCCAATTTCGAGACCAGCCTGTCTATTATCTTATAACCGTAATATTCTTTGCCATAATTACCTACTACGGCATGCTCCTCTGGAGAATCAAACCAATACTTATATTCTTTATTCATTTAAATCTCCTAATAAACTGTAATATTCTCCGATTATAAATCTATTTTTCTTTGTAGCTGTAACGGCCGAATATGTTGGGTCATATTTACTTAATGGTAAGATTCTAAAATCGAAACTAATTCTAGTTGCCCCTGTTTCATTAACTTTATTTCCATGATTACATTTATTTCCATCAAAGATTAGGCAGTCACCATACTTCATATTAACAGGGCCGAAATCACCAAGACCAGGTGCGCTTTCTACCCACACTGTATTGGTATCAAACGCATTTGTTATTGGTATAATAAAATTGATTTCTCCATCTGGATGTAAATGAAGCGCGTCACTATCATGATGCCAAGTTGAAACAGCCTTGTTATTTGGGAATTGTATTCTATAAGATGGGAACGATTGATATAGAAAGGACTTCTCTGCTGATAAATTAATTATTACTTCTGATACAAACCTTTCATAAGCTTCTCTAATCTCGTTCCATCCGGAATTTAATTTCTCATAGAACTTATTATGTAGAATAGAGTGCGTATCATGTCCAATGCCTTTTACGCCATTCTCCTCCGTGAGCTGAGTATGCAATGTAGATAAGTCTGAAACTTGATACAAATCAAGAAGAAGTTCTTGAAACTTGTAAATGTTTGTATCGTATTTTATTATCCTCATCTTTCTTCCTATATTTGAAACTCGTGATTCGTTTCTTTTATAAATTCTTTTATTGTATGAAAAGCTAAATCATCAGGGTCTGTAAAGTGCTTTACTTTCTCATAATTCATATGAGCATATCTAAGCATTTTATTGTATTTTGCTGGAGATAGTTTTAACAGAATATCTTTGAGCTCATCTATTGTATCAAATATTAAGACTCCTCCTATATCGAAGAAATCTCCTATACTTGGACATCCTTTGTAAATTGGAATAGTTCCTGTTGCAAAACAATCGAATATTTTCTCAGTCATATTGTAATCTATAAATCCATTCTCAACCACAAGAGAAAACATATACGGATTAATAGTCGGACCTTTTTCTGGCAAATACGGGCCTACTCCAGAGCCATAATAATCAACAAAATCAATACTTGGTTCTTTTATAAGCGCATTGTATATAATCCGTCTCTCTTTATGCCCCGGAGCATATTTTTTATTCGAAAACATATAAGATACAAGCTTATTTTTATCATGCATAGCTATATTTGAATAGCCAAGGGCAGGGCATGAAGGCATAAAAAATCTAGTATTCTTTGGAAATTTTTCAAGCAGCTCTCTATCGTGTGTTAGGATTAAATCGAAACGATGATGTATTCTTTCTATCTCTTCATGCACATGATTAATTAGATACTTAGGCTCTCCTAGCATGGCGACTCTAAATCCGGCCCCATATCCGTCGATCATCTTATTGTTTATATATTTATCAGTATGGACGGTTATTCCGTCCCAATCCGTCTTGAAAAAAAGATACTGTACATACTTCGGTTTTCTTATTTCCTTCCCGCCACTATAGCACTCTGACTCAACAATGCTCGCACCTTTGAATCCAGTGTCTATCATATTTATAACATATCTATCTTTGGTACAATACCTTTTGGTCCATTGCTTTAAAGACCTTAGTTGAACTCGATCCACTATACGCCCCTAACATTTGGATAGCTTTCTTTAAACCACTTACATGTTTCGGCCAGACCTTCACTTAGTTTAGTATATTTAAAGTCAGGATATAACTCCAAGAACTTCGTATTATTAGACGGCTTTCTGTGTTGACCTTTCGGCATAGAAATATCCCATTTGATTTTTCCATCAAATTCCATCTCCTTCATAATATATCCGGCCACCTCTTTGATGCTGTATTCTTTGGTAAATCCAATGTTTACTGGATTTGAGTCTTCGTAATTATCTAGCAACCATAGCAGGGACCTTGCCGTGTCTTTAGCATAGGTAAATTCTCTGAGTGGCGTTCCATCGCCCCAAAGGATTATCTCGTCCCTTCCTTCTAATTTTGCCTCATGAATCTTTCTAATCATAGATGGGATTACGTGACTACATACTTTGTCAAAATTATCATTAGCGCCATATAAGTTATTCGGTATTGCAACTGTAAAGTTACACCCCCATTCTTTTCTATATGCTAAAGACTGAATATGCAGCATTCTTTTCGCATAGGCATATCCAAAGTTTGACTCATGTGGAGGTCCCTCATGAACACTAGTTTCTGTTAAAGGATACGATGCAGCATCCGGATAAATACAGGTGCTCAGAAGTGACAAAACCTTCTCTACTTTTGTTATTCTAGCTGCTTCCAAAAGATTTGTGTTCATCAAAATGTTATCTCGAAAGAAGGTTCCGACATAATCCATGTTGCCTTTAACGCCACCAACTCTAGCTGCTAAGTGAATTATTCTTTCGACTTGATTTTCTTCAATCATGGCTACACATTGCTCGAAGCTTGTTAGGTCATAGTCAGATGACCCTACCCTTAAAACATCATAATCACCAAAAGCGTATCCCACCATTCCTGTTCCGCCAGTAATAAGAGTTGTCATTTTATTCTCCCAAGGTAACTTGGTTTATGATTTCAGACACCATAAATACATCCGCATCAGTTAATGCGTGATGATTTGGAATATAAAATCCATAATCATTTATCAAGTCACAGTTTTTAAGTTCGTTAATTCCGTATTTTTTAATCCAAAATGGACTTCTACCTATTGAACCAGCAATTAATGGCCTTACTTCTATATTATTGCTTCTTAAGGCAGAAACAATTTTATTTCTCTTTTTAGAGACAACCGGATATGCAAAATTAGATACAAAATCACCTGGACGCTCTAACGTCGATAAAAGATTTCCTTTTATTAATCTATTATAAACATAAAAATTACGCCTTCTTTGTGATTTATATTCAAAAATTTTATCTAGCTGTCTAAGCCCAAGAAAAGCCTGAAGATCTGTTGGTCTCAGATTAAATCCTGGGTAATAAAAAGTATATAGGCAGTCAAAATCATTAATGCCCCATTCTCCCCTTAGCCTCTGCTGAGTCTCAGTTGATAAATTTCTATCCCATCCATGACTTCTTAGGGAGACCAATATTTCATACAGCTCTTCATCATCCGTAGAGATCATCCCGCCTTCAATTGTGCTTATGTGATGGCCATAAAATAATGAGAAAATTGACACCTTTCCGTACGTTCCCAACTGTACTCCCTGATACTCTGCACCAGTACTCTCTGCCACATCTTCTATCAGGACAACATCATACTCTTTACAAAGCGCCTGGATCTTTTCCATTTCCGGTACAAGACCTAATACAGAAACCAATATCATTCCTGCCGGCTCATGCTCTATAAATAATTGCTCAAGATGCTCTAAATCTACAGATAGATCTGATAAATTGCAATCACATAATATCGGCTCTAATCCTATTTGCATACAACTACTGACATCCGTAACCCATCCAAGACCAGGTACAACTATCTTTTTATTTTTAAAGTATCCGCCCTCTAGTAGTCCATATAAGCTAAGAAGTATAGCAGAAGAGCCTGAGTTTACAAATACACTATGCTTTACACCTAGTAGTTCAGACCACTTGGCCTCAAACTCTTCAGTTAACTTATGCATAGTCAAACGAGGAACGGGATCTTGCAATAGCCATGCAGCAAGAGCGTTCGTATCTTCTCGGCTTATTGTATCGCTTGCAAGTTTAATCATTCAAACTCCTTTAAATCCATTTAAAAACATAGTCAAACTCTACGTTTCCAACACATGTTGCGCCCAAATTCTCCAGAAATTTTCCAGAAGCAAAAGGCTCTTGCTTTATTTTACGCGCCCTTAACTTTTCTTCTGGCAATTGTTCTATCACAATTACTGGCTTACTTATTTTAATAGTTTTTATTGCTCCATGTAATACGTCAAGCTCATATCCATCTACATCGATTTTTATATAATCAACATTTCTAAGCTTAAAATGATCTAGTGGCAGAATCGGCATTCTTCCCTCTAAAATATCTCCACTGTACTTGATTGTTTTGGTAATAGAGTTACCTTGCATTGAGCCTATAAAACCATAATGTGCGCCTAAGCCACATGGATATATTGTCACATTCGAAGTATCTACATTTTTTGCCAATAATGGCAGCCACTTCCATCTTGGTTCAAATGCAAAGACATGATCAAATTCTTGTCCAAGGTGTCTGCACCACTCTCCAAATCTGGCTCCAATGTCCAGCGCTATTCCTCTGCCTTCACAATGATCCAGACTAAGCTGCCTTTGCTTTATTTGACCGGGACCCCTACAGACGTCTGCCTTAATATTCGTCTTTTTAAGATAGGCCGATTGCTTGTAAAGATCTTGCTTGGTGATGATCTGATCTCTCATATAAGTATAAGATCCGAGATCTTCTATCGTATAGGGATTCACATTAAACATTATTGTAATTGACCTCTTATCTTGAGAGCTTGTACCAAGATACCTTCTAGTCTATCAAGCTGCAATTGTGTTGCTGAATCACTGCCTGCTGAAGCCGGATCTGGATGTGTTTCGATAAACAATCCATCAACTCCAACTGCTACTGCCGCATTAACCATTGTGCCTATCATAGTCGGATCACCACCAGTTACGCCATGCGTCTGATTAGGCATCTGAAGGCAATGAGTGCAATCCATAATTACTGGAGCAAACTTTTGCATCCTTGGGATAGAAGTAAAGTCTACGATTAAATTGCTATACCCAAATGTCGTTCCTCGTTCAGTCAAGAAGACTTGTTCATTTCCAGTAGAACGTACCTTTTCTGCTGCAAATCCCATCATTTCTGGAGAGACAAATTGACCCTTCTTTACGTTGACCGGAAGGCCCGTCTCTCCTGCCGCAATTAACAGGGCGGTCTGCCTACATAGAAAGGCCGGGATTTGAAGGTGGGTCACGTACGGAGCTACTAGGGCTGCTTCATGACTCTCGTGTATGTCTGTGATTACAGGCACATCATATGTATCACGAATTTCTTTCAAAATGCCCAGCGCCTCTTGTTGATCGATTCCCGTAAATGAAGTTAGTCGCGTACGATTCGCCTTCGCCCATGATGCCTTAAAGATATAATCTATCCCAAGCCTATCCGTCATCTCCTTAACTGCCTCAACAACTTGAAACGGTGTTTTTCTGTTTTCAATTGCGCAAGGTCCGGCCATCAATATTAACTTCTTCATTTGTCTCTCCTGGCAAGTAATGCCTCAATTATTATTAGGTCATCTGGCACATCAACTTGAAAGCTTTCGGATGGGTACATTTCATAAACCCCTACTTTTCCAGATACGCGAACTTTATTTTTAAGCAATAGCTCTTTGGATGTAATATAGAATGCGCCATTTTCTTGGCAGCTTAAAGAAACTATTACATCTTGTCGTCTCGGCCTGTTATCTAGGGTCCATCCGTCCGGAGCCCATCCGTCCTCACTTATTTCCCATTGCGCAGGCCAATGCATTTTTGTGCCAGAGAATATAGAGTCTAACTTTGCATCTTTTAAAACTCTGAGTCCTTCGTTAATATCTTTTGAACGTAAAAGCGGAGATGTAGGTTGTATAAAAACTAGCTTATCAAAATCTATATTCTCTGCAAAATGAAGTAATGCACTTTCTGATGTAGACGTATCTTTTGCTAATTTTGGTGGCCTCATCAATACCATGGCCCCCCATGCTTCTGCCACCATAGCTATCTCTTCATCATCAGTACTTACCCAAGTTTCATCTACGTTTGACATAATTGCCGCTTCAATAGTGTAAGCTAACATGGGCTTGCCTCTAAGCTTCATTATATTTTTTCCAGGGATGCCTTTGCTCCCTCCTCTTGCCAAAATTACTGCTACAGTTTTCATACACCACCTCTAAATTTAATTCGTTGCTCTATCTCTACGTCTAAGATTTCTTTATCTTTATATCTCAAGGCCTGCTCCATTCCTTTGACGTCGCGAACCAACTTTCGTAGGCCATCAGGCTCTAGAGATGCCGCATGATCTGTACCTTTCCACGTTCTATCCATAGTAAAGTGCCTTTCTATATATTCCGCTCCGAGAGCAACAGCCCCCATATCCATTGCGATTCCAAGATGATGACCAGAGAACCCAACGCCCTTTACTGTCTTACCCCAAATGTCTTTTAGCCTCTTAATTTCTAGCAGGCATAAGTCGCCATGAGATACTGGGTATCCAGAGGTGCAACTGTAAATAACCAAATCCTTGGCCCTGTCTTCATCTACAAATAATTTTAGCAGGGTCTTCTCTTCCGCCTTTGTTGTCATTCCAAGAGACAAATGAATCTCTCCTTCGTAATTTTCAATAAGCCAGCTTATCATGTCATACTTATTATTCATTGGCGATGGAATTTTAATCTTTTTAGGCTTTAGTGAGGCAATCTCCTGCGCAGAGGTCATATCCCATACTGAACAAGAATATTCAATATTGTGCTTCTCGCAGTAGGCCAGAAGCTCCTTATGGTCTTCAAGGCTTAGCTCTAAGAAATCTCTATGTGCGCCGTATGACGGACCATACGAATTCCACGGAGAAGGGTGTGGAGCGTGATATTCTTCATCTGTAAGCAGCTCCTTGACTGTTCTCTTTTGAAGCTTAACTACGTTTACTCCGGCATAATATTTTGCTTGATAAATAAGCTTCTTGGCTATTTCAAGTTGACCTTTATGGTTACAACCTATTTCTGCTATAACTTGAACCATTAGTCCTCCATTTTCTCAATACGCTTAAGAAGATCGTCTTCTCGTCCATCTGTCCAATGAAATCCACGATCGTCTACAAATAGATGTACAGATATCTTGTTTAAAACAAGGCCATGATATTTCGCTCCTGCTTCTTCCAACACTTCAGTCGTGTACTTAAAGTGCTTAAAATGTCTCGCAGAGAAGAAGTAAATCTCATGCCCCTCGTCATAAAGCTTATTAACTAGCTCAATCATATGAGGCTTTGGAAAGGAATCTCTATAGTCATTGGCAGGATTACCTTGGGTAAATACAGTGTCATCTAAATCAAATGCTATCTTCATGAGTTGCCCCTAATGTGAGCCAGTATAGCTTTACTAGCTGTAGTTTTTTCAGTGTACCTTTTGAGATTCTGACCTAAAAATCTATGATATGTAGGATCTTCTTTTAAGTACCTCTCAAGGCTTTGTACCTTACCTTTAAATATAAATATATCCTCACGGTATCGGTGAGAATAAACTTTTGCTGCGGCACTAAAATGATTGCCGTAAGTGCCGACAATTTTTTTGTCAAGGAGCGCTGGAAGTAACATGGCTGAGGACGGTAGGGTAAATAAAAAGATTTCAGATTTTGCGGCTATCTCCGCCTCGCTCCATGAATTAACTAAGGTATATTCTCCAAGTTTATGTTTTTTAAAAGCCTTTCGTATTAATTTTGGAGATCGCGAATGCTCTCTTAAATAGACCTTTACTCCGGTTTTGTCTGCCAAATCTTTAGATAATATTGCAGTCATTTCTGCAACCTTTTCATCTTCCATTCTATGGCTAGTATCAAAAATAACTATATTCTTCTCAGGCTTGTGAATATTTACCTGCTCTAACATGTCTTCTATTCTTGGAGAACCAATGGCTGTCATCTTTTCTCCGCATCCAACTTTAGACATTATAGAGAGAGTTTCCTTACCGTATGCAAAAAAGGCTTTGGCGCCCATTAGGTTTGCCCTGTATAAATGGCTTTTCTTTCCGTTTGACTCAGTATATCTAAACATCGGCGGCGCATGATCCACGATATAGAATGGAATTTTTTTATTTACCGCATGTTGGGCTGCCAGTCTATCTCCGTACCACCAAGGCTGCACTAGGATAACCGCATCAGGTTTTAATTTGTTAGTCAGGAAATCTCGCATCGGCGTATCTGACAGACTCGTGTAGGGTGACTCTTTGAATTTTTTTGGATTATCCGTCATTTCATAAGAAAAGGAGCCGTACACTTCGTCGCCAGACTCCATAGCCTCTCTAACTAATGGTCTTAAATTATCTGCATAATAATCATATGGAGAGCTATAAAACAGTAATTTCATATATATCTCCTAATTAATCCAGTGAATTCTTTTGCCCTTCTATCATGATTATGCTTTGCCATGACATACTTATGTGCTGTATGTATCTTATCTCTTAGTAAATCCGGATTTCTGACGTGATAATATATCTCTCGATGCATACGCTTTAAATCACCACGATCCTTGCTGTATGGAATAAAGGTCCCCTCTGGCAAGATTTCTGAGCCATTGGTTGGGACTCCTACCAACATTGAATAGCTAGCCGGTATTTGAAAGTATTTTGCCGTCATGAAGTTGCAAGTTCCGCCACAAGCTAATCCGAACTGATTGGCCGTATAAAACCTTACAAATTTTTCTCCGGTTAATATCTCCCTTCTAAATTTTCTTCTATTTGTAATCTTGGAAACTTGAAGCATCTTTCTTTTTTCCAGAAAATCCATCGCCGCAATACGATGCGCATACAACTCCTTAGATGAGTTATGAGCTGCACCAAGAAATCCAACCTTAAAGTTCTTAGCCTTAACATCCTTTATTATGTTATTTTTATACAGCTTGCGATCTATAGAGAACGGCAGCCAATGGCCATCTATTTCTAATGGATTCTCTAATGCAATTTTGTGTCTGAAAAATGCTGCGGTATATCCCAAATCTTTAAACCAGTCTGCTTGACTCTGCCTAAATCCGGAGCGGCAATAATCTGTTGTTACATGAAACTTCGGAATGCTAGTTTTTGATAAAAAATCCTCGACCCACTGATATCTATGTACATTATCTAAGCCTATTTCGTAACTAGAGCCATTGCAGTTATATGTCAATATAATATCTGGCTTCATTCTGGACGCTATATGGTCAAGTTCCTTCGTAACTGCCGCCCTATTTGGATTTGTTGACTTCGGAAGATATTTATGCATATATCTGCCATAGCCCATAATGCGATGTATATTGTTCTTGTGCATATGAGATATAAAATCTATATGCAAATCGGCATTATGTCCGTAATCCCTGTTGTCAATATACAGTATCTTCATAAGTATTTTCTTATTAGATTAAAACAGTTTTCTTTATATAACTTCTGACTAAGAAGCCTGGTATCTCTATTCCCATATCTCAATATATAGTTACCTCTATCACAACGAATAGTTCCTTTAAATAAATTTAAGTGCTCTTTTATACTTTTTAAAAAGTTATTAGAATTTGAATATATTGAAATATTTTTATATTTTCCATTAGAATAGAGAGAGCCGTCACCTTCATAAAAACCTTTTATGAAGTAGTCTATATATTGATCCTCAATGTTTGGAAAAATTAAATTATTAGACTTAGGAGAATGTATATTAAAATCTCTGACAATTTCTGAACATATTTTTTTATTTGACAAGACCCATTTGGCATATTTATCGTTCACTATATAAATTTTTGAAATTGGATACATTTTCTTAAAATATTCTAATACTTCTATATCATTTTTAGATATTTTAATTTCAATCTTTTGATTTGTAATATATCCATCCGCAAATATCCATCCTAAAAGATAAAAGAATTTATAGTCTCTTTTACGCAAAAAATTACGTTTGCTTAACCCAAGTCTTTTAAGCTTTGCGCTTATAGCCCCAGAAGTATATGGAAGATATTTCGACATTTCATTGGAGGACATTTCTAAGTAGTTATCTTTCAAAAAAGATTCGTCGCTTTCTGTCCATTTTTTATTCTGCCTCTTCAGACATCCGCATGATTTAGTTATATTTTGAACCAAACTACTTGATGCAATAATTTTTGTATTTCCACATTCACATTTACATATCCAGGTAAATCGCCCATTATTATCTATACTACCTGCTTTAATAATCGTTAATTTTCCTATTTTTTTATTCGTCAGGTCTTTCATCATCCTCTCTTTATAATAATGAAAATATATTATTCCACTTGCTTGTGAAGTCTCTAATGTGAAAATGTTTTATAGCGGCCTCTCTTCCATTTGCCGACATCTCTATTCTTAAATCATCATTTTTAAGTAACAATTTTATATACTTTGTTAATTCTTTTGGGTCATTTGATAAATATCCGCTCTTTTTATGTTTAATATATCTTCTTATATCAAAATTATTAGTAGAAACTATTGGACACCCGCTCATCATTGCTTCCGCCCTACTACGTGGCATCGCAGAATTTGTTGTCGGATTAAAAAACAAACTATATTGACTGTGATAATTGACAAGGTCCTCGAAGGTATCTGCGTCTCCAATACTCATTTTAAGCCCTGGGTTTCCATGACCTAATACATCACATATGCTGCCAGTCTTGTCATTCACCTTGTTCCACAAGTCCCAGCCTAAAAATCTGGCCCTCTTCTCAAAAACATTCAGGATGCACAACACACGTCCATTCTTCTCTACGCCTTTCATTGGCTTAAACTCTTTTGGATCAAATCCGTGCACTATATAATGATGTTTCATCTTACGATGATAGTGTCCCTTATATTTATTCATAACATCGAGAGAATTCCAGACCATATGTTTTACTTGTGGAATTACACCATATGGACTCGTTGTCTGCCCCACCGCTATCGGTATCGCTCCATTTTTAACAAACGGCATATACCTTTGTGGATTTAATGGTGAGCGAACAATCACTACGTCGTACTTTAGCTCGTGAGCCCTTCTCTCATCTATTAGCAGGACATTGTCATTTAGCGGCCTGTGCGCCTTATTCCAATTCGGCTTAACTGAATTAAGTCCAGTAAGGTGAAACTCATGCCCTGTTTTAAAAAACTCATACTGATGGCCTTGATGGCAGTAGTAATCAAGAACTCTTAATTTCATTTCAATCTCCTAATTGCAAATTCCTTATTTATAATGTTTTTGACCGCTTCTGTTGTCATTTTATTGGCTATATTCTTAGCTCTAACGATTTTTTCAGAGTAACTCTCTGGATTGGTGTATATTCTTCTCATCTGAACTGATAACGATCGAATACTGGGGTATGCCCAACTTTGATAGTTGTTATATAAAACAGACCAATCCATCCCAGCAACAGGACCGAGCTTGTGCTCAATTATATTTGCGCTATTCTCATCCAAGTGTTCTGTAATTCCACCGTACTTTGTTACTATTAGATGATTTCCAGATAGCATTGCATCATGGATTGGAACACCCCAACCTTCTCCGTGATGAGGTGAGACATAGCAGTCACAAGTATTGTGTAAAGCCTGGATATAATATTCATCTATAACATCTCGGCACATATATATTCTAGGGTAATACTTCAGGTTCAGCCTTCGTTTTACCTCAAGTATATCTCTTTTAATCTTATCTTTGGTGTAATTACCAACACCAAGCGAGTTAACTTTCAGAATTAGAATAACATTGTCATTTTCATTAAAGGTCTTGTAATAGGCATGCAACAACTCCTTAAACCCTTTTCTTTCATGCCATTGGAATACTGAGTAAAATTTAAAAACATCATCAGATATTCTATGTGTTTTTGAGAAATCTGATGGAAAAAATAGCCTATCCTCATTGTCCCAGTAATCTATCGGAGTTGGGACTATTTTAATTGGACCCTTAAATTTTGCTTTGCGACATGCATCCTCAACTAATTTGCACGGTAACCATAACTCATCCACTTGATTAATCATGCGCTCCCAACTTATTGGAAGCCTATCAGCCTCCCAATAAAAGTACCCTATCTTATATGCCTGACTACGATGCTTACTCCACGGTGGTCCATGCAAATAGAAGTCTACATTTGTCTGCCCAGTATAGTCATTCAGAGTCATAAAAAAGTCGTAATTCTTCTCTTCTGCTTTCTGACCAAAATGAAATTTGGTCGGTATGTCAGAGTTTGAAAATGCCCTTGCAAATCCCTTCACGGCATTACCATATCCAGAGGTTCCGCCAAGTGGGCCAAAAAGTCTAATTTTATTCATCAGATATATTCTCCCGGAAACTTGACAAGTCCCTCACTCTTTGATATTTCAATATAAAAATTATCCATGCATAAAATGGATTCATAAAATAATTTTGAATTGTCTTCAATATTATGATTTAATTCTATATACTCTCGTGCGTTTTCTATGAGGTCTTTATTGTCAACTATCCTTCGTATAATCTTTGAATCTTTTTTTGGATTCATAGTTAAAAACCTTCCATTATAACCATCTTTTAGTATATCAGGTATGGCCCCTACTTTAGATGCACATACCGGAGTACCAGAGGACATAGCTTCTAATATCGATATTGGCGTACCTTCCATTTTTGATGGTAAAACAAAGACGTCAAAAACATTATAAAACTTTTCCACTTCTGGCTTAAATCCCATCATACGAACATTTTCTGTCTTCTGACTATTTATAGCTTTGGAACGCGGGCCATCACCTACAATGAGAAATACCGCATCCGGCATAGTCTTGGCTAACTCCAAAATGTATTCATGATTCTTTTCTGGAGATAGCCTCGCAACAGTTCCAACTATTATAGAGTCGTGGGGCAGGCCGAGCATGGTCTTTATGTTCTTTTTATTTCTTACATTAAAGCGCTCCAAGTCTACGCCTACTGGAACGACTGTTCTGGCGTCACCACGTATACCATCTATATTTTTAGCTAAGCTATCAGCTATAGTGATTATATGCTCTACATAGTCTCGTCTTGGTAGTTTAGACACAGCGTCTGGCCAGCTAAAATCGCTGTGGTATATTTCCACTAACTTTGCCGAAAGCTCTCCATCCTTCTTCATATTAGATAATATCTTATAGACTGATGCACTATTGTAGTAAACCACATAATTAAAGTTTTCCGCCTTAAGCATTCCCATCAGATGTGCCGAACTTTTAACATCTTTATGATTAACCGCCCCATCAATCTTAAACTTGACAGGGTTAGGCTTCATATAGATCATAGTTATGTTCATCGACTTGTTTTGTATTCGATTCACTATTTCTTGCAAGTAGATCTCACCACCGCCATATATTCCGTATGGCACTACGAATGCAATCTTCTTTTTGGAGACCTTTTTGAGTTCGTCAGGATATATAACCTTTCCTTTCTTTCTCTTGTACTTTGGAACGGTTTTGGGCTGAGATGCCTCTTTCTTTTCTGATTTCTTGTCTATCATAAGTCGCGCTATTTCCACACTTCCAAATGTGGTGCCGGAACGTGACAGTATAAGGCTCGCACTACCCGACTTTTTGACTCTGAACGGAAAGGCATATTCTGACCAAGATGATGTAGAAAAGGTAATTCTCTTATTTATATAGTTGACCGAGTCTCCGTCTTCCACTCTGAAATCCATAACGCCATTACCACTTCTTTTTTTGCCTATTATTTTGATATTGTATTCGCCAGGAGATAACAAAAGCTTATGCTCGAAATTTGCAGATTTTAGGACTACAAGATTCGTTCCGTCAATCTTGACGCCGCGCCCATTCCAGTTCTTTGCCCTAGCTGAGTCGAAAATTATCATAACAATCCTAAAATCTGATTAGCGGCATTTTCCCAAGTAAACCTTCTTAACGTTTCTTGCCTTCCTAACTCAAACTTATTCATTAAGGTTTGGTGGTTGTTAAATGCCAGCAACATTGCCTCAGCTAAATCATCTTTATGCGGCATAAATGTTGTTGCGCCAGGTGTCGGTCTCCAATATTGGTAGTGCCCCGGCGCCTCAACCTCTTTTACATCATACAAGATCGAATTTTCATTATTTAGAAAATCTAGTTGACCAGTACACTTTGGCGAAATAACCAGCATATTAGCCGCTAGACCTTCCAGCAGTGGTAGGCCAAATCCTTCCGATGATGCTGCACTAACTAGGCAATTACATGAGTTATATAATGGGACCATGCTTGGAAACTTTGTTTGTATAATCTCTACCTGAGGAAGTCGTTTACCTTTATTCTTATAATATCCCTGAACTGTCAGAAACTGTTTCATGATATCAACTTCAAAACTAAACCTCTTTCTACTTTTAGGAGGGTTTAAATCTGTCTTTATTACGAGACATACGTCATCGTCCTGATCAAAAGCCGTGTAATATGCCTCAAGTACGACATTCATATTCTTTCTATAATGAGGAATTGATACATTAAGAAATCTGAAGCTCTTTTTGTTTCCAAGGTTAACAGTGCTCTTGTTATCAAAATCTTCTGGATGAATACCGTGCGGGACTACTACGCATTTATCTGGGTTTACACCGCTATTAACAAAAACCTCTTTTGAGAAATTACTTGATGGTAAAGCCACATCCAAATGATCAAACTTCTTTGCCCACTCTGGCGGCATTAAACTAGTCTCATAATTATAAATTGCCATTTTCATTCGAGACTTCTTAGCGAATCTTGCCGGGAAGTTACGTGGCAATGTATAACATATGTCAAGATCCGGACTATGATAATCCCTCTCTTTATGAGGATCCCAGGATGGCGGAACATTATTATAGTTATTGGTAGTCGTTATATAGCAGTCATGCTCTTGTTTTATAAATTCACCAAGAAGGGCCCGCATTGTGACAGCCCATGAATGGTGAGTACCTATTATCCCCCTGCTTCTGATTTTGAGCTTACTCATCTAGTTTCTCCAGCAAATCATTGTACTTTCTTCGTCTTAAGCTTTGGCAGCTCCTACATATATTATCATGTCCATCTATAGATGCGCTTCTTTTATTGAAGTCATCTATATCACGAATATTCTCACAGAAATAGCATCGTTTCTCATCTCTAGAGATATAGACTTTTGCATCCGTTATCTCTTTGTCACGCTGCTGCCTATATTCACGCTTCTCTTCACGATGATCTTCATAATATGTCTTTGATGCCTGAATTCTTGCACTTTTGTGCTTTTCGTAACTTTCGCGATTACGCTTTCTGGAGCAATATTTACATATTCGGCTTAAGCCGCTTTTTCGAGATTTATCTTTAGTAAACTCGTCTGGCGCCCTAAACTCATCACACTCTGGGCAAATTTTAGTATCTAGATGCATATTATTATGTTACTGTATGAAAAAATGAAATTTAGTTAAAAATGAAGTTAACAGCAGGAAACTTTTTTCGAGTGAGTATAGTATATGCCCAATTAATTCGACAAAACTCTCGCGCGCGAATAGTTGTAGTATATACCCCTATGGAGATTCATGGAGGAGTATATACGCTAACAGGGAAGTCCTTTGATCCGCTGCTCCATAGTATAGAGCTATAGTGTACTGGGCCAAGCATTGTCGATCAAGAATTTGTATGATCTTTTTCTAGTCGGTCTAAATAATCCTTTAACTCTTCTGTGCCGGTGACGAGTGCTTCGTCTCGTTGTGCTTCAAGTTCAGCCCATGAAGTACCCATTTTTGCATCAAAGTCAATCATCCACTGGTCGATTTCATTTATAAATTCTTCTGTGGTTTGATTTGGATCACGCGTAGGTGATCCATTGTTCTTCTTTATTTTAATTGGTCTGGTCATTTTATTCCCTGTGTATTGTTTTATGGCAGTCTTGGCATAGGGTTATTCCGTTCCAAAGTTTAAGCGCCAGCTCAGGGTGCTTCGCTTTCTCTCGAATATGATGCGCTTCAATATTTTCTATTGCATCACATTCGATGCATTTATTATTGTCTCTTTTCTTAACGGCATTTGCCCATTTGTATAAGTCCCATCCGGACAGTTGAGCCTTTTCTCTAAACTTCTTTTTAGATAGTCGAGATGGATACGGGTTACGCTTTTGATAGTCGATAGAACGCTGAATTTCTTTTTCGCGATTATTGTTATATACACAAGGGGAGGCAAAATTTACTAGGGAAGTGCGAACTGGCAGGGAAACGGTCCTTGAACAAATGTTCCTGTTGCTGTTGTTCCAGCTATGAAGAAGCACTCGTCATCCTCATCAAGCACCTCTTCGTCAGCACATGTGCCAAGACCTATTCTGTTTAGATCGTTGATCGGTATGTACAGATCGTCGTTGATAAAGCCTGCCTTCTTGAGGTAAACTCCAAAGCTTATGACGGTTCTTGATTCCTCGATAGAAGAATCGTAAAGAATGTTTCTTGTATTAAATGTGGCGATACCAGTTTCGTTATCTATTGAGACACCTACTTTAAAGATCACACCAGTGGTGGTATCTTCATATCCAATAACCAAAGTTACATTTGGATCGATCTCGAATTCAGCGTCAGCTGTTATATCAGGTTCAATAGTGAACCCTTTAAGAAACCCAGGAAGATGTCCGGTATTAGCTAGCATAGCTATAACAGTTGAAGTTACATCGATTGAAATCTCGCCGCCATCAACTATGGTGCCGGGTGAGAATGGTATAATCTGTGACACATCTTGAACAATAGGATAGTCGAAATATTTACTCAGGTTATCTGCGTCTACAATATCAAGTGGTAGCACATTATATGTACTAGATATAGTGTCGCTTGTTTTTGAAGTTAAAATTAGATCGGCAGATACTACGCTAGTTTTGCTAGTTAGGTTAACAGGGAATGTGTATGTCGCCCTTCGAATTTCTCTGGTATCCTTATCTCTTCCGATGATAACGTTAGTAGGTTCATCATCAGATATGTAATCGTATCGAACTACAGCCTCATGAAGCTTCGAGAAGAAAGACAGAGCCTCGGTAGGGCTTCCGGTTTGCATAATCTCAAAGCTAGTTGATACGGTTCCCTCACCTGGCTGAACATCTGGGTTGGTTCCAATACGAACATACTGACCAAAGGGACTTTCTGTTTCGGATATAGTACCTGGAACAACATAGTGTGCGGTTATAACATCATTTAGTCTTCTAAATCTAAATAACACTTCGTCACCAACGGCATCGGGTGCATCAATAGTATGTTCAAAAGTAGAGATCGTTGTCGCAAGAGTATTCTTAATATCTCCAAAGAAGAACAGTGATGTTTTTCCATCATTTTTGACAACCCATCCCATCTTATATATCGCAGATGAGCCATCAGTATTAGTGACGGTTATTGTCATAAAAGAGGATACCTCTCCGGCCGCCATACTTGAATCAGGCCAGGTAGATCTTGAAGCTGTCCAGTCAAGAACGAAGTCTCCAGTGAAATCATCAGCGGCCGACTCTATATTAAGTCTTCCGAATCTATCTCCAGAATCACCAGTAGTTGTGAGTTCAAAGTTTGCCGGAGTATTGGATCCGGCTGCATTTGTAATATCAGTTATAGTGGTATTGTTAGATGGGTCTGCAGACCAGTCTTCAAAGGAATCGTAACTATAATCTGTAAACAGTTCTGTGACAAGCTGCTCATCAGTAATTGTTAAGGTAGCATCAGCATATCCGTCTGTTGCGTAGCCATCGACTAATGCATCAACGTGCAAACTGGCAATAGCATGGGAGATCTTAACCTTTCCATTTGCAATATCTGTGTCATCACCGCTATCATTGCATCCAACATAAGTACCGTCGGAGTATTTCATCGCCGGGAATCCAGACTCAGTCTTGCAAGCGCTGATATCTGATGCTTTAATAAAGTTTGTATATAGGTTTACAGAGCAGTCACTTATTGTGCCAGGAGGAAGTGGGATATCTACTTTGGTAAATTCTATATCACCATGATATGGAACTCCAGGCTCAGATAGTATGCTTCCACCGATGTACATGTCATCCGGTACATATGTTTGGTTCTTATATATAGGCGTGCAATCTGGTGTAGGCAGACATTCATCTTCGTCGCAAAGACAATCTTCCTCTTCTTCCTCTAAAAAGCTGACGCCAACGAATCTTCTTAGGTCGCAAACCTCTAGGAACCTTGCCTCAAATGGCGCTTCAATAAATGAAATTTCATAGTTGGTGGAAGCGAATGGAACATCTGTTAATTCATTATTATCTGCAAAGGTATTAACTTCAGTTGCACTTACAACCGTAACATTAAATCCTGTATCTCCAGAAAAAGATGCTGCATCTCCTGCGCTATCATTAACTTCGACGGTAACTGTGATATTATCATCAGCAATTTGCTTAGAAGTTATAGTATAGACTCCTGCATCAGAAGAGCTTGACTCTATCTCTACAGTATCACCAATCCTCATAGAGAGTCCCAAGTTATCGGTTGTTACTTCAAATGTAATTTCGTTAGTATCGGCAGTGGTTAAACCAGAGTCTGCAGCGTCTGTAAATATAGTTGGATTATCGCTTGAGGATAATATATTTTCAAGTCTCAGTGTTAAGAACTGTATTTCTTCGGCTACAGTAAAATTAAAGTAACCATCTATTGCGTCTTCCAAAAGCTCAATATCAAACCCGTCTACTGTCTCATTCAGATCAAGATCTGATAGAATGAAGTCTGCTAAGTCTAAGTCGCCAGTCAGAATTTCTCTTTCTGTCTTTTCAGAGTTAATAGTATGACCAACCACATCAAGCAAAAGCCCCATATCAGCTTCTGTAACTTCTCCATCTCTTCCAAGATCTCCAGCTCTTACTGTATCACACTCTACCTTGGCTATGCGATAACTTGCTGTACACTGACAATCTGTATCAGGAACTATAATTCTTCCAACAAGGTTCTCTTGGATCAGTTCCGAGGACGGGCTGCTAATAACAACTCTGTCTGGCAAAACCATTCCTGGCTTTGAAAAACTGCCGGTGATGCTCTGTGCATCTCTAACATTCTTATCGATAATCTTTGCTAGTAGAAGCGGAGTCGTATCTTCGAGCAATTCTGTCAGCCCATCTGCATCTACGATCGAGATAGCACCAGTGTCCTTGATCCTTGTGAATACATAATTTCCGGTTCTCGGATGAACGTTTGGAGTTACAAACTCTTCAATATGAGATAGAACAACATAATTTTTTGCGTCCGCAGACACGTCGGCTAGAGCTGTATTTCTATGGTATTTTGATATCTCTGCTCCGCCAACATAGTCCTCTGTCTTTTCTAAAGTAACAGCAAATCCATCATCAGAATAAGCTGTACCATTAACTACCTCAATGCCATCAGAGTGCACTACATACCATAATGAATGCTCAGAGTCATCAACATATCTTTGCGTATTTGGATCAAACTCAGTAAACTTGCTTTCTTGCTTTGCAAATTTCTCTAATGTAGTAAGAGGCACACCTTCTTCGTTCTTTTTAATAACCTTATCAAAGCCCTTTTCCATTAAGACTTTACCCGTTCTATTGTCACCTCGGCGACTTACTAAAAAGGCGTAGTACTTATCAGGCTCTACTGAAGGGTCTATATTTGGATCTGCTAGCAGCGTGCCAGAGAAGTTGAAGCTAACAACTCTCGGAGTATCGTCCAGAACATATCCCAGGTCTTCCAAGTCAGACTGATTAAAAGACATCTCTATAATTGGAGATCCCTCTGGATCGAAATCTATTAGATCGTCTGGAACTGCATCGGTAGGGCACTTTGGTTCTAAAGCTAGTTCATGCAGGGCAATAACTAAGTCACCAGACCAGTCAAATTCTTCATCTGCATTTGCCGTATCATCTTCTTCTACAGATAGAAGAATATCTATTCTCTGTATATTATTAGAATGAGATAAGAACTTCTGGCCATAAGATATGGTGGTGTCTGCATCAACATCGAAGGCAATTTGCCCGTTACCCACCAATTCTATATACATATCTGATATACTAATCGCAGAACCAAGAGCGTCCTCTATTTCCTCTTCGATATCTTTGTCAATATCTGAAGTAACAAAGTCTCTTAGGCTAATATTTGGAGATTCTACCTGGCTTGACATCAATGGATATGGATATACTCTAAGTGGCTCTGCCTTCTTGACAATCATATATCCGCTATTTAAGGCAATTAAATCTTCACTTTCTACGGAGGCATCAAGCTCGGTCCTGCCGGTTCCTCCAGAGAAATTATTAAACATGATGGCTACAACTTCTCTATAATAATACTTGGTAAGCCTCTGTCCGTTCTGTTTGAACTCTATGACTTCGCCAACCAACTGGCCCTTGGCATCGATTCCGTCAAAAGCCCAGCCAATAAGAAGGACTCTAACTGATTTTCTTCCGATCACATCTGCGTCAACTAATTCTAATACTAATCTTTCACCTCTGACACTATCAGTAGGCTGCCTGTCAAAGAATATGCCTTTTCCGTCATATTCTCCGCCCTCTATATCTTCTTTAGATTCGTTCTCGTCGTCGTCATCTATAACATATTTACCAGGGAACCTTGTATCTAAAAGAATCTCCTCTTCGAACGGGTTACTGTTTACCACACCACTACCATGATAATCAATAACTAAATCTGACAAGACAGAAGTTTTATGAATCTGCTCGGTATCTAAATCTGATTCCGTAACTCTCTGCCCGTCAAAGAAGTTTACTCTTTTCGGGATCTGGCGTTCTCGTCTTGCCATTAAATTAACTCCTAAGTACTGCGGTCCTCGTAAAAAACCATATAATTAATAGAGGTCTATGTATCTAAAAATCTATTATACTTTCTTTCTAGATATAGTTCTGCATCATTATATATCCACTTACCAAACTTTATAGTGTCTTTTTTGCTCATTCTAAAGTGATAGCAATTATTATAATTATATACACAACCACCAGATACTTCAGATTCACTTCTTATAACATTAATAAGTTCATTTAAAAAAGCTTCAGATGCGGACAAGATAGTACTATGGTATGACTTACTTGCCTTATGAAAATAAATTGTTCCATCACCATCAAAAAAGCCTCTTATATAGTGACTTAAAAACCTATTAGGAATGTTAGGAAACTTCATATTAAATGTTTTTCTCGGCCTAATGCCAAGATCAGATATCTCCCTATGAAGGTTCTTGTTAACAATAGAAAATGTAACAGTTGGACTCCGTCCCTCATAGTTATAATAATAAATAGAGCCGAATCCTAGTTTTTGCTTTAAAGACTCAAGTAATAATTTATCTTTTTGATGCAAAGTTATAGTCACATTATATCTTTTTGATGATAAATTACCATCAGCAGATAATAATCCTAAGAAGTAATAAAACTCTTTATTTTCATTTATTCTAATATCAATAAATTTACTTAAGCCGAGATATCTAACTTTTTTATTTATAGAACCAAGACTTCGTCCTAGACTTTTGGCTATTTCTTTAGCAGTTTTATACTTGTAAAAATCTTTAAGATACTTCGTTTCTTCATCTGACCATTTTTTCATCTTAACATTCCGATTTTACAAATTTAACTAACGCATTAGAATGTGCCGGTTTAAGTCTGTCTACTAAGTCAATAATTAAGTCCTCTACTTCTCCGTCATTTTTACCCACAACCTTGTCAAAATTGTCAATTATTAGTATATCAAAATCAAATATACCATTTTTAGGATCGATTATAGTTGCAAATTTATCCAGCTTTTCTCCATCGGCATCGAAATCTAAAATAAATGATGTCGCATCGTCCTCCACAACGGGGAAGATGGTGTCGGTATTACTCGAATAATTAGTATCTACGAAGTTTCCTAATGAGTCTCTGGTTGTATTTCTCATTATTCTACTGAATCTCATATTGTCTAATCGTGATCGCGCAGTGTTATCTCCGTATACATCAGAGCCTATTGATATGATTCTAAACTCAGAACCTAAATCAATTCTATAATCCTTTGATTTTGCTTGACCTGAATTTTGAATGTACTGACCATAAATATATCCTGTACCATAAATTAGACCAGTACCGTATCTGATTATACCACCTTCAACTCCGTCTACAAATATTCTCATAGTATCACTAGACTTGGTGCCAGTTTTATAAACGCACATTACTCTGTGCCAAGTATTCTTCTTCCAGTTGACATCAGAAGTTACCACATTGTCTACTCCATCAGCAGTTATGCCAAAGACAATTTGGCTATATTCATTCTTAAATATGGAGACTCTATCACCAGAGGAATCTAGTGGAATATATGTAACTACTACATCTATAACTTGGCCAGGAAGAGCATCAGATAGATGAATAGTTTTGCCATCGGCAGATAGCTTGCTTCCGATCGAGAAGTCTTTATCGACCCCTGTGCCGCCCTCAAGTCTACCACTTATCTCACGCCTTGAAATCTCATCAAAAAGTATAGAATTGATTTCACTATCGCTATACATAGATTCAAATCTTGCAGCGGCGGTTAGCAGTTTAACGCTTACAACTTCGCTGGCCGGATTAGGCAATTCAATTATAGTAGAAGACTCAGACTTTATTCTTTCTCTTTTAATATCAGCAATGTCAACGTAATACCTTCTATCCTGGTCTATCTTTGTATCCAGAACAGGGCTCACCCAAAACTCTATAGTTCCCTCTGATGCTCTGAAATGTGCCAAGTCATTATCAAATAGAAGCCCAGAACCAGATTTGAAATATCCAGATTTTCCAAATGAATCATTGACACTCTCACTACCAATTTGAGTTTCGCTAAAGTTGTTATAATAAAAGGCTTTATTCATGATTGGACCATCACCAGCATAAAGAGCTTCATAATAAGTTTTCTCAGCCATATCCTGATCAAATCCCATGTGAATCATGGCCGATACAAATTCATCTGAACTACCAATTAAAGTAAGAAGCTCTTCGCGTTGACTTACTGTTAATTTAAACTTCACATTGTTATCTTCATCTAGATATTCTTTTGTTCTTAACTTTCTATTCTGTTGCTCTATTGGGTTATTAAAATGTATCAAAGCAAGGGTTTGCTCATCAGCACAGAATGGATTAGTAGTATTAAAATCCTTAGTTATGCTTCTAGTTCCAGCGGTCTCAGTTTCATAACTTCTAGTGTCACTTGAAAGTTCAGATATGATTCTAAACTCATCTATCACACCATCCCAACTATGCTCTCCATGGTTGTCAGAACCAATATATAATCTACTTCCAATCTGCGGAACAGAGACTCTTAAGTATGATGGATAATCTATACGATACTTACCCTGATGTAATTCAAATGGGAATAAGCCATTTGAACCCTGGGTTGTTATAGTGTATGTTCCGTTTTGATAATCAAAAATCTCTGCATAGTCGCCACTATTATCGGATACAGTTATTGGGTTTACTTCCTCTATAGATACAACTCCAAGCTCGAAGTAATCTGGGTCAGCTATGATAACAGAGCCTTCTATTCTATCAACATCTGTAAAGAACAGTTCACCAGAAAAATATCCATTTCTAGATATAATAAATGTTTCTTCATCAGCGTTATCTGTTGTCTCTCCATAAACTGTTATCAGATTTTGGCCGCCAGTTACATACCCATCAGTATATCCGTCAGTATCACAGAAGACAATATTATCTGAATCAAACCAAAGATTAAGAAGCCTTCCAAGGTCCTGCTTATTAACTCTTCCAGGATTAGAAGAGACGTTGTTTGTTTCCTTATCTAAAGATATGCTGAACGTTGCTAGATAATTTCCATCAGCCCTAAGCTCTGTACCGCCTATATCAATAACCGTACGATCCATTATAATCCTGGTTAACTTAACATCTGCTAGAGACAATGGTTCGGTACCATAAACTCTGGCCACGCTTTTACCACTATGAGGTGAGTCGTCTGTCAAATATGATGACGCAGATAGATCTAGGATCTGCTTGCAGCGCTGCAAGTTTAGTCCGAAAGTTTCTAGATGAATGTCTATATCGCTCAACAAGACGGTGGCAACTGTATCACAATTTCCATCTTCACCGACAAATTCAACAACACGAGTATCTAGATTTGCTCTGAATTGAGGCTTCTCTATATTGGTACCACTAATGATATCAATCTCACCATCAGACACTTCATATAGAATGCCTCCAAGCTCTTCGATTGAACTATCGGACAAGGTTCTGTATATTGTAAACTTAGAATTTCTAAGATCAGTTAATACAGGTGATAATAGCCCAGCAGTTGGAGGAAATTTAAACTCAATATCTGATGCAGAAACAGAAAATGTTATAGTTTCAAAACTACTTCCAGAGCCAAGAATTGCGGCCCCACCTACCACGCTTTTAATTATATATTCTCCATTGATCAAATTAGAACCAATGGTACTTCCGGTAATCAGAATACTTCTTCCGACCATGTCATCCGTAAATGTTAGTTTACTAGATGAGAAGCTGGTACCGCCCGCAGAAACTGTTCCTTCTGTATATGTATCACAAAACTCTATGTCATCTACTAGGAAGTTATGTAGAGTTTCTTTACTTACATCAGAGAACTTTGCATTTACTTTTAATGGCACTGTTCCACCAAACTTGTAAATATTTGGAGCCTCAATTCCGTCAACAAATAGATGCATCTCATCTTGCTCGTCGATAGAATTCAACTTCCAACTAGCAGCAATGTGATGAAGTTCGCCAGCAACCCAGTGCTTAATATTGGTACCTAGATTATACATACCAACTTCTTGACCAAGAGAAAGTGATTCATCATATATTCTGAAGTTCAAGAACCCTTTTCCGTCTTTGAAAATAGATATTCTTCCATGATGGTCATCCATAGCAGAGTCTATAAAGTATTTTGCCGAATCTGCTGACATCAAAATTTCATCTACGCCAACAACTGGGACTATATAACCATCACTACTTCCGTATGCATCGAAATATCCGTCCAAACTATCAATATTAAATTCAAATCTAATGTTTGAATCAGTATTTACAAAGATATCTGTACTTTCTAATTGATCAGTTCCATCAAAGTTATTTCCAGAATATTCAATTAAATCAACATCTATTATATTTGATTCATTTGCAGCATTAAATTCTGCAACAGATAGAATGTCACCGTCAAGTACATGTACCGCAAGTTTTGGATCCTCCATGCTTTCTGGAGTATCAAATTCTGATATTGACACCTGGCTTAACAATAGTTCATCAACATAGAGTTGAAAAATCTGGGTAGATTCTGTAATCACTACTTTGTATTCGTGATATGCATTATCATTCCAATCATAAGAAATATAATCCACAATCATTCCAAGTGAATTGTCATAAATGATAACCAATGGTTCTGCAGTAGATGTAACACCAAGTACGATTTTAATATCGGCATATGTATTAGCTATATGTATTGGAACAATGCCTGTGATAACACCGGATACTGCTCCAGAGAAAGTACCAACCCCGCTATCTTGTATGTCCGTATCAACCTGTGCTACCCTCATAGAATTAATAAATTCTATATTTCCACCGCCACATGGAATCCTTGTGTAAAGAAAATTTCCATTTTCATCTTTACATTCATCTGGATCTGCTGAAGACATACGATAAATACCATCACTGACTGTAGTTAAGAAATCACCAACCTTAATCCATGGCTCATAGAAGGTCTCACGACCACCTAGAATAACGTTGATCAAATCAGAATCTACTTCCTCAAGGTTGACCCACCCTATGTTTTCAAGAAGCTCTTCGCTGCAATATCTGAAGGATGCACTGCATTCTCCAGCATCTGTACAGCCGTCAATCTCATCTCTAGAGGCTCTAACTACAGAAGAAAATGCACCATCAGTGTCAATCTCGCCAGAGAATTTATGATCTACCTCGAAGGTAGTAAAGATTGAAGTATATGTTCCATCATCATGAAAGACCACACCGTCTGGTATGTCGAGACCCCTAGTAGATCTTGCTCTAAAGATCCATTGGCCTGCTATATCAGATAGTGGAGACACGCATAGTTCGTCATATCCGATAAAGATTCCATCGTCTGTATCAATATTTTTAGGCAGCCCAATAGATGTTTTAGGAGAATCTTCTCGGTTGATTGTGAATGGAGATGTAGTTGGGTTGTATCCATCACGTCCAATATACACATCTGATAAACTATAGCGATTTTCAACAGTGATTCTGTTTCTAAATATCTGTACCTCGGCATATAGATTGTTCACAGGCACAGATAGAATTCCTCCAAATGGCTGCGTAACAAGCTTCATAGTTGTCAATGGAAGAGTTACTGCATCTTCAAGATCGCTATAAAAGAACTTGAATATTGCTCCATCTATTCTAATATCAACAATATTATCTTTCAATATCTTGACTAGTTTTATATTCTTATATTCACTCCAATTAATCATGCTATATTCTAAATTAGAAAATGCTCTTAAGGAGGATGAGTTACTGGTGCTTGAGACTCTGAATGCCTTTGCATATATATTTAGTAATCCGCTTGGCAAGTTTGCGTTAATCGCATCACGACCCTGCTGAGACATATGCTGACCATTAATTGGGAACCTTTCTACCAGGACTTTCCTTGCACTGCTTGGAATTACATCATTAACAATGTCTCCATTGTCTAGTTCAAAGCCTATAACCTGCCAGTGCGTACCAGTTGTATCAATAACAACTAGCGATTCCGGAACAAAGTCAATTAAAGTTAGCTTGTCTGTATGTGTTTTAAAATCAATAGAGACGCCAAGATCAATTTCTATTATTTCACTATTGAATTTTTCTAATAGAGCGACGTTGTCTGTTATAGAGCAGCTGCACGACCTTAGATAATGTGGCCTGTCATACTGGGGAAGATTTGTAGAACTAATATCATATTCGCTTGTGTTGAAAGAGGTACCCTCAAACAACTCTTTTAAGACCAGCTCTCCACCGATAAGTTTTGTTCCATCTAGCATTCCAAATTTAGTGAATGTATAGGAAGATTCAAGTTCATAAGTCTCAACCTGAGAGTGATGTCTAATTGCCGCATAAGGCAATTTAATTCTAACCTCATGAATTGAATCTGTTGCTTCATTATAGTGATTAATCTGGTTGACCAAAGCGAAGTACCCTTGTGCCAGTCCGGTCGCAACGCTATCATCAGATCTATAATTAAAGAATCTAAATCCAAGACCAGTATCATCTATCCCGCCTTGCAGATCGTCCGCCTCTGGAATGTCCCATCCGGATGCAAAAAGCTTATCCTTAGGGTCTGTGAAAAACTTCTGCTTTCCGAGATTATCAATTGAGAAAGTTAAGTCTGCGTCGTTGTCAATTCCGGACCAGTTTGGTCGAACCCATCCCTCAACCGTACCTTCTTCCAGGGCAAGGCTTGATATTGCTGGTATGTCAACGGTGGTATCTTCTTGAAATAGAAGGCCATCTTCGAACTTTCCGTCTTGGAATTCTAAATCTCCAGAGAATTGTGGCTTATCAATATGCAGATGATCTCTTCCGAGAATCCAGTTACCAAATATCATCTCGTCGATGGCCGGATTTATTTTAGTAAATGATTTAACCAAGTCTTCAAAGGCGGGGATTGTTGGTCCTTTCGGAAATGCCTGTAAAGTTCCGGAGATGGCATCACGATATAGTTCCCTGTCTATGTTAAGAGGGAAGGTTCCAAAGAATGGAATGTCTGTAAGAGATCCGAAATTGGCTCTTAGGGCTTCACGCCCAGCACCGTACCTGTAAGAAACATAGTAGCTATCACCTTCTAGTCGGGCGTCGCTAATGCTCCAGTCTATCTGATTGTCACCGTACTCATAGGATATTGACAGCTTGTCTTTGACGTAATTATAATCTACATATACAAAGCCGTATCTAAAGTCAATGGCCAGGGCCTCTCCTACATCTGGAATTAATGTTGTTAGATAAATAACCCTAAGGACGTCTCCAGAGTTAATAGGGGCATCAGATGGGATGGTGATAGTCAGCACGCCACCAGATATATCAACCGTTGGCTTAACCACTATGGCCGTACCTTCTCCTGAAGAATCCAGCTCCGGCAGATCTGCATTAGAGTTATTTATTGCTGGTGATACCAAAGTAAGTGTAGATAGGGTTGTATCTGCTGCGGTAATTTCAAATCTGTTGCCATCAGAATCTAGCAGGAAGTCTCCTGACGCATCTATATCATCAAGATCGTCTGTTGAAATAAAGGCTGTTGCTGCCCCAGATCCTGCAGATTCGGCTGCAACAACTTTAATGCCGGAGAACTTAGTAATATTCAATTTATCATCAAACAAGTCTAGTTCAGTTTTTACTTCGACCACTTTATGCAGAGAGGAGACATTGCTATCGTATATAGTTATAACAAAATCACCGTCACTATTTGCATAAGCACGTCTTTCTTTTATAGTCTTTAAGTCTATTACATTTTTCTCGAATGTAACAATGGAATTGTCATATAGATTCTTACCGCCATCTGCTGCTATCTTTAGAAGATCGGATGCAGATGATTCGGCAACTCTATTTTCAATATCGTTACGATCAAGACCAGTTCCGGTCAAGTCAGTTACTTTGTTAATTGATAAAATAGACTGAACATCATGTGGCACTACTATAGTGTAGTCTTCTAATACTTCATAAATAGTTTGGAACTCACCATCTAAATCAGCAGCCTCAACATCTTCTTCCCAGATAGCAGTAGACTGTTCTATATCCAGGATCTTAATTATCTCTGTGTCATTACTTAGAAGATCATAAATTATTCTAGCATCTTCCAGAAGGTCAGGACTGTTAGATTTCTTGGCTGCACCGGCCGCATCAAGAACATTACCATTGCGAGCCTTAACTCCAAAATAATTATAAGATGTATTTCCAATTGTAATATTCTGGGTATTAGATGTTGCTAAATAAACAATTCCATTCTCATAATCAATAGCATAGTCACCAATTTTACGTAGTCTAGATAGATTTTCATAGAAATCTGTAGTCTTATCAATAGTTAAAGCCTTACTTATTCCACCATCTGTAGTGTCATCAATACCTCCAGTTGAAGATACAGGAGAGAAGTATTTTTCATCCAAGAAGAGCGTCTTCTCTGAAAAACTAATAGAAGAATTAACCAAGCTTCCAAGTGCGTCGAGATTATTATTCATAATCCCTTCTTGATCAAGGTAAATCTGATAAGTATTTAATCCGATAATTACGGTAGAGCCCGAGGATGGAGGAGTGGCCGCTGAATTCATAGCAAAAGATGTAATTAGATTATTGCTATCTGGGTCTCCAAAGAATTTGATTTGAGTATCCTCAATAACCACATCATCATTTGTTGTTGTGCCTCTTACAAAATAGCTATCTGAAGTAAATGTAATTAGCTCTGCAGGTATGCCTGGTGTAAACTGAGTAGAATTAATGGACGCAGTAGAAGTAATCTCCACAGTAAAGGCCGGAGATACAAATGCTCCAATGACTTCAAGCTCCTCATTAATTACACGTTCAAATCTTGCGACTTCAGAATTTACTTCGATTATCTCTGGCGATCTATTTCCGGAAAAGAAAATTTCTGTATCTGAATGATAAAGCGGATTATAAATTTCTCCAGTAGTTTGATTCAAAATTCTGAAGACGTCTGTTACGGGAGCATTTTGCGGAAGTACGCTGAATGAACCGGATAGATTATTTTCAACTTGCTCGTTTATAACCTCTATATGGGAAGAGACCTTGTAGTCTGTACCCTCTGCAAAAACTTTGTCATAATTGATTTCTATTTCAGCTTCTTCACTTATGATGCTTCGATCAGGATGGCCAACAAGATCCTGGCCATCTATAGAATAGTCCACATCCTGAGAGAATTCTTTGCGATAGTTATAATCCATTACATAATTGTTGCGGGCAGTACCCTCACCAATCTCTACGCCAAGAACGAATACCTCTCCGGTCTCATAATTAACAGAGTACTCTCCAGACAATAATGGCATCCTAGAAGATCCGAATAGAACTTCCGTTGCAAACTCTGGAGGTGTTTCATCGGACTTTTCAGTTAACTTAAAAGTAACTCCACCTTTAGAACTGAACACATCATTGCTGCTATCTACAACTGGCGCATTATCCAAAAAGAAGCTAACCGCATTTGAAGGCACAGGCTCGTTTACTACACTCTTTATTTTAGATACAGAAACCGAGTTTTCCAAAATATATCTGCCGAGATCTTTATACAGGTAAGAAACCTTAATAGTATCTAGAGAACCAGGTCTACTGATATTTCCAAATTCAGATAGGAGCACCTGGTTACTTTTCAACTTACTGAAAGAAAAGGCGTTTAGTTGATCATACCTATTGCTAAGTATTGTATACTTATGTTTATCAAGATCATATTCATCACCAAGGTTTCCATCACAATCCTCTATTTCTCCATTTCGTATATGAAGAACAGATAGAATTCGAATTACATTATTCTTAGCTAGGCTTAAAAGATACCCATCAAAACTATTTCCTTCTGAGTCTGGAGAAATCTCCTCCTCTTTGACCAGTGCCTGCTGAAGAGCAACTGGAAAGAACGGCATGGCCTGAAGATTCTCAAAATCATTATCAGAAGTATACTCTAGTTTATCATACTTAGATAGAGATGTGGACGGATCTTCAGAAATTCTTGTAACTTCGTATGCATTTTCATTTGCCATACGGTCACTTGCGCCAGGACCACGAACTCGTACTTCGTCTTCGACCTCTATAGAGATATAGTTATTGCTCAAATTCCTACTTATCGCAATTTGCGCCTTTAGCATTTCATCTGCTTGTACAGAGATAATCTCTCTCAGGGTTGTGTTCTCTACGTCAAATAATTGCGGTACATTGTCAAGCAGCCTATCTCGAATAGGGTTTACTTTGTCTATACCAACGAAGAATAGTTCGCGTGAAATAGAGTCATCAAGCAGCCTTTCGCCCTTTTCGGAAGCAAAAATTATATCTGTCGTGTCAAGAAATTTAAGTAGGTAATAGTTGCCAGAGACATGTGGGCGTGTTTTGACTAAAGCTACCTTTCCATCAAGGGTGACTCCAGTAACTTCAAGATCAGATACAGCCCCGCCCAGTGATTCAACTTCAAAATTCTCTTTTGAAATCTTCTCAGAAAGGCTATCGCTGAATGTGATCTTTAGTTCTGTAGTTGATGGAATGGAAAAAGCAATTGGTCTTAAAGCCATTATGTAATCCTAAAGTCTCTCCTGGTTACCACTTCAAATGAGACGCTATTAGCAGTGATGGTCTGATTGTCTAGCGCCGTTATGAAGGATTTTCTACCAGTCTGGTCTGCTTCGTTAAAGAGAGATACGTTTACAGAGTCTACGCCCGTGATCGATGTCGCAACTGATATAATGTCTGAATAATCTACTGTACTTCCTAATGCTGAAGTATTCATAAGGTTTACTACCGCGTTCTCAACATTTTCTCTAATCGTGTCTGATGCACTTTCGGCATCTTCATTAATTAGTAGTTCACCAGCAACGTCAACAGGTAGTTCAAACGCTTCTTTAACTAAAACATCAGCAGTAATTGATCTAACATCTTCTAATCCTGATGTTACATCAATTATTAGTCTATTTAGATTATACCTAATTGTTAACCTTTCTCCTTCTTTTGGCGCTGTAAAATTATAATCGCTAGAATAAGTTCCGCCGTTTTCTGGCTGCTGCTTAATATCAACTGAAACAGAACCGACCAGAGAACCAATAGAGTTTCTAAATCCAGAAGATGCAGAGATTGTTTCTATACGTCCAAACACTTTATCTGTATATACTGTTCCATCTCCACTGAAATAAAGATCTTCAAAGTCTCCATTATTAAATAATAAGAGAGATATCTTAAGCTGCTCTCCACTAGATGGACTTATATCAGAATTATCGTCAGTAGAAACTAGAGTAAACTCAGAGTTAGAAAGGCTGGCATCTAGATATGCTGAACGAGGATCGTATACATTAGTGGCTAGAGAGTATCCGGAAACATCGTATACCTCTCCAGTGTCTATAACTTCAACTCTATCAACTCTCGCTATACCGAGTCCAGCAGTGACCTCAGATACATCAAAATGTTTTTTTAATTCAGATTTAAGATCTACTGTTGAGCCGCTCAAAGCAGTGCCGGCAAAGACTGTAAACTCTTTTCGTGTTAAAGTTTCGCCAGTCACTTTTATTTTTCCGTCGGTAGTTGAGCCTGTGACGTTCACAGCGAGTCTTCCAATACCAAATCTAGATAGACCATTTATAACGTTACTAGAATCAAATGTATAAAAGATTGGCTGGTTGCTACTATCAATCAAGGAAAGACTTGAGTCAACTATAATATTTGATGTTGCTAATCCTGATGCAGGGAGATCTGAAAGAGATTGGGATGGAAGAATCGTAGTTATATTTGCAATGTAATCAATATAGATATCATCTTCTGTTAAGAATAGATCATCTACAGTTTCGAGAACCTCCCCTCCTTCCAGGATGTCTGATGATGGCATAATAATTATATTGTTTGAGAATGAACCATCGGAATCATCAATGTTATACAGCTCCACTTTATTATAAAGTACGGTATAAGTATCTCCGCTCACACCAGAACTATCAGATGGGAAAAAGATAGTTTTGCCACTAAAAGTTCCATCTGCTGCATTTGTATTATAAACTTCAACGCCAGTTTCGCTAATAATAGACTCTACATTTAGTATATTATCATCTTCATCAGAAATTATAACCCCAACTGTAGTTGTGTCTAACGTTAGCTCAATAGTCTCAGCTTCAACTTCTACGGAGGTAGCTGAAAAGATTGAGATAACCCTGGAAATATCGTATTCCGTAGTTACTTTAAATTCTATTTCATCATCAGTCTTTTCCATAAGACCAATCTCTCGTGTAATACCGTTACCAACACCCCAGTCTATTGAATCAGTGACGTCTTCATCCAAGAAGATAGACGGACTTGCTTCTCCATTATAGTCAACATACCTGTCATATACAAGTCGCCAAACATAATCTATGCTCAAAATATCAGCAGAAGTAGGAAGCGTTTTTCCGGATATTTCAATTTGGCCAGTGTCATTAAGGCCAGTGTCCTCATCGAGATTTTGATCTTCAATGGTATATACTTCGCCAGTCGTACTATTTGTAACGCTCGTTACGGAAATAATTGGTTTATGTGATAATTGAATTATACTTCTATCAACTGATGAGACTGTTGAGTTTTCTCCAGTTACTTGTATATCCTCATAAACATCATCGAGATCATCAATATCAGAGAATCTTAAAGCGTCGATACTATTGGTATCCTGCTTTATAATGGTTTCACCAATAACATCTTTAGTGTTCGAGATAAAGATAATTTCATCAAATCCAAATGGGCTTCCACCGGTTTCTACATTCTCATCTTTAACCAGTTTATAATTACCCGTAGTTACACCATCATCATCTGTAGATGATTCCGCTAATATTCCTGAGGCGCTACCAATTACAGAGACTATAGAATCAATTGGCTGCAAAGGAACGGCCCCGGCCTTGAAAGCCTCAACTCGTCTTTCTTCTGATGTTAGAGAGTCATCAAGTCCTTGTAGTCCTGGGGTTACATTATTACGTTCATCAGTAGCATCACCAATTCCAGATAAATCTGTGAAAATTGAAGACTCTACAACCTCTTCCAGTTTTGATCCAAGAATATATAAGTCTACTTTTCCGCCGGTACCAGAATTTAAAATTCTAAATGAGCCATCATTAACTTCTATAGTTTCGGTTCCGTCTCTTTCCATCAGAGTATTGCCAGGCTCTACAACCAAGACGTCTAGCACGCCGTCAATGGCTAGTGCAGCGTTTCTGTAGCCTGCAGCAGTACCTGTGTTGGCGCCGCTAAAGACGGCAAAAATTCTGCTTCTAAAGGCATTATCACTTTCTGTATTGGAGCCGCCATTAAAAGCTCTAATATTGGTAACCTTGGCAGAGTCATCTAGATTCGAACTTATAATTTGAAACGTAGAAATATTCCCAGAGGTGCCAGATCTGGTCGCCTCAACAGGAACTTCTATAGCATAAGAATCATTAATACCCGCAAGGTTTAGTGATTTTTTAAGCCTATTGGCCGTAGCAGAATGCTTATTCTTCTCAACGGCAGACAGTAGAAAGTTTCCAATTGTTTTAAATGTTGTACCATTACGAGCAGTCACAACTGTTCCGCTCGGAATAGAAGTATCTGCAGTCAAGTCATCAATAGTGAAAGCAATAATTCCGGACGCTGGGACGCCAGACTTACGAACAATTCCGAAGTTACGAGCCCATCGATCTAAGTCGCGTCCAACAGCTTTCTCTGGAGATTGTTTTTCTGAAACAAGCATCAGGGATTTATGAAGCCTCTCAATTTGCTCAGCTTGAATGTCTATAAACAAATCTCTAGCCACAGTGCCAGGCTTGGTATCTAGGTTTGGCTGAGTCAATCTTAGCCTGTCAGTCATAGAGTTGACGATTTCACTATATGATCTAAATAAAGCCACATTAACTCCTTAAGAAATTCTAACAGTCACGTTCTCTGTGATGTTATCCAGCTTCTCTGTTAAAACAGATATAAATATATTATACAACCTTGGGTCTATCTGGTCCCTCTCAACAGATACTCCAACCACATTTAAAATAACTTCCGATGGAGATAGGAACTGCCTTCTAGCTTGTGATCTTTGAAGAGACATAATCTTTCTAACCGCTTGTTCTGCAGACGATGACATGTCAAGCTCCATCATCTCTGCGTCCAAAACAGAACCTATCTGTAAGGCACCTGTCTGGCTTCCATAAGATGGATGATATTTATTCTCACCCAATTCGGTTAACATTATTTTTATGATATCTTGCTTCAATTTGCTATTGCCAATTACAATATCAACACTTCCATCTTTACTTATAGAAATGTCACCTTTGACAATTTTAAGATCAAAAGACATAGATACCCCTCATTATAGTATACTGTTTCTCGTAAGTATCCTATGAAAATAATAGAAAGAAAGGGCATTAAGTATCAAGTATCTGATCGTCACTATCAAATGCTTTTTGAAACTCCTGATAACCAGCTAGTACCAAACTAGTAAACTCGTTAACTGAATCAACCATATCACTCTTCGTAACTACTGAAGCTGGCAGATCAGCATATTCATTGTTCAGAAGATTTTCATAATCCTCTGAAGATAATAATCCTATCAGGCCCTCTTCTGACATGGTAAATAGAGCTAAGCAGAATACTGCTACATCAATAGTTCCCACGCCCATTGCCACGCCAAGATCCCTGTTAATGCCCTTAACAGGATCTGAGCCAGGCCCATCCATCTGTTGCTCTAGAGTCTCGGCCTTTTCAGCAATCTCTCTCTGTATCCTCTTACGAGGGATATCTACAATACCAAGAAGGCTGCTCATTAAATGTGCATCATGAATCGAAGAGTTCCTTTGACTTTGAATTTGAAGATCTAGGACTTCACTATTATCTCCAACGAGAGACATGATTGCGTCCTCTATCACAAGTTGATTTTCTAATAATTTAAGGCTTCGACAAACATCATCATCTTCTGCGCACGGCTCATTTTTACTCGACACATTTTCATTAGCACCATCGTCTCGTTCAACAATGGGATTCAGCCCCTCTACCTCCTGAGGTCCTACATTTTTTGGTATCAATCTAACCTTCTCAGAGACTTCGATAAAGTCATCAATATCATCTTGAAGTCTCTTTCCTAGACCGCCAATTGCTGCACGCAGCCTCAAGATAAATAGCGATTCTAACATACCATATGAATTAGAATTGACAGGGGCAGCTTCATCTTCGCCAAAATCTACACCAACTTCAATGCCGCCCGTTTCTTCCGGAACTTCAAAGAAGCTATCAGTACCAGATAAACGGTCTAGTCTAATTCTAATTACACTCTCCAACAATGTGGGATGTATCTTCGAGCTATTAACTACACGCCCACCAACTAGAGAAAATGGAGCTGCTACAATCTTTTCAGTTTCACTAATGCAATCAGAGACTCTACTATCTTGTATGGCTGGTAATAGAAGATAAGAGAACTTAAAGATGTCATCTCCAAGTTCAGTAATTCTGGCCTCTATCTTTTGAGCTTCTTCATCACCAGTAGATAGGTCTCCAGATATTACACCACTTAAAGATAAATCTAAAGCCTCGGACCCTTCTTCTATAATGCTTATATACTCTGGAGTTAAATTATTTATATTATAGATAGAGTTATTTATAATAACATCTCTTTTGTCTCTTGTTTTATTTCGTTGATCAAGAATAGCTTCTTCAACTACTGAGAATTTCTGATCATACTGTGGCTCTCCGCTCTCATTTATATAGATTAGATCTGCAGCAGATGCTAATCGAGTGTTGGAAGAGGATGGCATACCTAGCATCCTCATAAATGCATTCTCATATGACTCTTGTTCGGAGACTTGATCTGCTATAGATGATTCAAAAGTTCCAGTTTCATTTCTGAAGAAATCAATCGGTAAATAGCTGGAGCGCACTCTTTTTATACTTAAAGCTATATCAGAGAAGTTTTCAACTACTACATTAGTATCCTTAGTTTCATTTCTATATGCAGTTATTAAAGAATCTAAGCTAAGAAATCGAAATGGGCCATTTCCAGACAAGGCTGCGCCCTCTCCGAACGCATCATTAAGAGCCTGCTGAGCATTATTTATAGCATTAGCTAGCTGTGTTTCTCCAGCTGTATTAATATCATCAGCCATTTTTAGTTCTCCAATTTAGTTCCGAAGGCTTGTGGATCGGTGTGGGCAACTGTACCTGGGTCATCTCCGCTACCTAGCTTAACAGTGCTCTTCTTGATAAAGAAGACAGAAATGATTCTATCGACCTTAGTAAGCGCGCCAAGTGACGGAGAACTTTCCGTTTCTTCTGTTCCAACATCCTCAATACAATCTACTTCCGAATCAGAAGATCCATCAGTTCCTTCTAGTCCAGCAAAGGTCACCGCTTGAATAGTTCTATCACAAACTTTAGCTCTTAATCTAACTTCTCCTACTGAGTTGGCCGTCACAAATGCTATATAGTCATCCCCGTCTTGCTCAAAGAAGGTTCCGTTTTCATTTTCAATAATTTCAGCATCGCCTGTATCATCAGATACAATCTCTAAGATTATTCTCTCAGTAAAATCTCCGCCTAGTGGAAGGTCTGATGAATCTCGTGGAGTCACAATGATGGTGGCCTTTTCTCCAAGACCTAGGATCGCACTATCTCCATCACCTTCTGCATACTCGTTTGATCCAGTTATGTCTCTCGGATCTTCCTCAAAGCCAAGCTCCTCTAATTCATCTGAATCTACCTCAACTACAACAAACTCATCAAGAGGAGTATCGTCATCGTCTTCTGCTACCTTAAATGATGTATTCAAAGTATTAAGTGCGAATCTACACATTTTATCCACACCATCATTTAAACATTCTTCCATAGTAGCTACGGCCGTATCAAACAATGATGAGTCTATTAGGTCGGGGATTTCTCCAGCATTTAATGATGCCCTCATTGTGTCTGCAAATCCGCGTACTGTATTTTGGAACTCCTCAAGACAGTCCTGGGTTTCCTCAACAATATCTATAATCTCTTCCGTATTATCTTCTTCTAGCAGGAAGCTATTCATGGAGGCGTTGTAACATGCCTGTTGTATTTCTTCGTGGCATTCTCTCATATCTAAGAAGTAAAGCTGAGGGAAGTCATAAACTCTTATCTCTACATCGTCTTCATTGATATCACCATCATCAGGATCTATATCCAAAGGCTGAGACTCTTTGGAGAACTTAAGCTTAGGTGCCGAAATATTATTAATCATTAAGGCCCTTATCTTAGATACTTTATCATCACTATCAAACTCTATGCCACCCTTCTCTATAAAGTAAACATTAAACTCTTCATCTAAGATAACCATCTTTGGAATTTCATCAAATGTTCTTAGCTTAGATTCCATACCAACTACTTCCACGTCTCCTGTTTCGTCATTGACTTCATATATTGGCACCTCCAGTCTTAGCTCGAGAGGCTTAACGGTTCCAAAGTCTCCATCTTTTGTGATGAATGTTGAGCCATCTATTGGACTTACGAAGTTACCTTTGCCTGATGCTATCTCAATATTTCCACTTCCATCTTCATCCATTAATGATAACGGAGAATCAGCAGATTGATCTGGATCGATAATTTTACTTGGTATGAAGAAAGTAATCGGATCATATTTTTCACTGAATAAGAACTCAACGGCATTTGGAGTCTTAAAGGCCTTTCTTGACTTAGTAAATGAAATACCGAACTGAGCTAAGAAGCCAAGATCAACATCATTAGTAGCCCTTAAAGTGTCCTCATTAAGTTTCATAGACTCAATGTATCCACCTGGAGATTCTTCGTCGTCACTATTTTCTGCGCTTATAAATTGAGCAACAATCTGTCCTGAAACTGGTTGGGTTATAGTAGAGCCACCAGAAGCTGCCGCTGTCTCAATCGAGTCTTTGGTGTATGCCTGTCCAACTGGAATCATAGCACCGGCAGTAAAGGCGTTGCCATCATCCACCGCCTTGCCAGAAATAATACCTGCCAACAATGTTCCGTCAAGTCCACAAGCAGCCTCTGCCTCTCCCGGGGTTACTTGACATGGGAATCTAAATACTAGTTGCAAAAGCTGCAAGAAAATAGCCAGGATCGCAATCACCGGCGCTAGTATATCTAGATCGACATTTAGATCAAACAAGTACTCGGAGAGAACCTCCTCCAAGGCCTTTAGTGAGGCCCAATCCTTGTTTTCTAATGCGGCCTTCATGGCAGGAACAATCGCATTAATAGCCAGGATGATTCCAAGAATCTTGTTAATGATACATTCTAGCAGGTTGAGTAAGTGAAGTATTAACTTCAAGTACATAACAGGGACAGATATCTGTGGTATCAATAAGACTAAATCAAAGACGCATTCAAACAACCTAATCATCGCCTTAGCTGTTTTAATCGGATTTAATAGTGCACAAAGAACATCAATAATACAGAAGATAACCTGAATAGGGATCATCAATACTTGGAATCCATTAAGTGCTAGTTTAAGATCGGCCATCAAATGCCAAGAAAGATCACAGAAGCTGTTTATAAGTTCCAGTGGAACCATTGATGTGTCCAATTCTACACTCAAAAACTTCAATGGGAATCTGGCTAGAATATCTTTAAGGTCTTGTACATCAGGAATTTTACCATTAAACTTTCCAAACAGACGCTCTTTCATCTTCTCTTCAATATCTATTACGAAGCTACTTCCAAGAATCTTCTTGGCCTTCAGCCTATCTGAATTTGTGCCAGATGCACAGAGAACCAGGCAGTCGTCAGTTGGAATAAACCCAGATAAAGTTGATGGAATTGTTGCCTGTACATCATACGTAGCAGTCTTACTTGCAACCTTAACTGGTGCAACAGCTTTGACTACAGAAGAACCAAGTTTAATTGAGAAGTTTTTCTTTACATTTTCAACTCTAAAGAATATAGTATCTCCGGCGTTTGCTGCAATCTGGTCTGGAAGAGTTGGCGGCTCAAGTCCTGCCATGCTTGTCGCTATTCCAACAATTCTAGGTATGTTAAAACCTAGTGATACAGGATTAACTATGCCCGCTCTACCAAATACCAAGGCCTTGGTGGCGCTAGCAATGTCACCACCCTTGGCAACGTCTGTAATATATTCACCACTTGCATATATAGAGCCACTGGGAAGACTTAGATCAAGTCTTGATATTTCAATGACATCTGACTCAGTTGAGTTCGCAATGATCTTGGTATTGGAAAAACTTGATGAGCCCACAGTTCTGAGAGTTAGATTAAAATCGCCCTGCTTAGATATGATTGATGCAGGATTATATAGAGTATAGTTTGCAGTATCACTAGGATCAACAACTATAGCTCCAGACCCTGCAACTTTAAAGAGGCTGTTTAAAACTTCGGCACCACTAGTCTCATTAACAATCGAACTAGTTTCGCCAGGTATCTCAGTAGAAAGGGTTAACTCTTGAGTCTTACTGTCTATATCAAAAGAATCAGATGTTACTTCTCCGGTTACAGTTCCGTATGCTATACCAGAATCGTAAGTAACATTATATCTTTTATCATTTCTTTCGACTTTAAAGTCTAAAAAGCCTTCGTCATTGCTGTTTACATTTCTAAAGACAGCGGTTACTTCTTTTCCGTTTTCTCGCACCTCTATTGGAGCGTGAAGCTTACTCTTAATACTCTTGTCTCCGAGAAAGAAATCGTGTCTCTTTCTCATAAATGGCATATCAGATCCTGCAAAGACTACTGCCAGTTTTGGTATAGTTTTAAAGACACTTATGTTTCCAGGGTCGGGCTTTTTACCGAATATATCTATCAGGTCCGTATCGCTTGCACCAATCTCTGCCATAGATATAACTTTACCACCAGGCACCTCTGCGATAACCTGAGTAATAGATGCCGGATTTATAAAAGTCGGAGGAGAGCTTTTGTCAGGATCTGTTGAGGTGTTCCCGCCAAGAGTAAGGATGTTGTGTTGTGTTGAATCTAGAGTCAGTTCTGTTGCAGAACCAGCTATATCTTTAATAGTGCTATTTGTAAATAGAATATGCGCTTCTTTTACTTCAGTCAGTCTTGAAAAATTATATCCCTTGTAGCCCTTCCCTGGAAAACGAATGGCGGCCTTTCGCTTTGTCAACTTATAAAAATCTTCAACCGGTGATTCACTAAATTCAAACTCAACGCCCGCTGCCACTATAAGATCTCCGAAGGTTCTTATGTCGAATTCAAACTCTTTCATGATTTCTTCGTCATCTTTGCCTAACGCTAGATAAGCAAAGAGAGGATAATTTCCTGAAAACAGTTTGGACTTTGATCTTATTTTTATTTCAGCATTTAAACCGTCACTCAATAATGGAATTCCGTCCGGATTCTCAGAGAAAGACGCGGAACTAAATTCTGTATCAGATTCAAATTCGATGATCAGATCTGGATGAGGCGGAGCCAAAGCAGGTGTTCCAATGTATATTGGAAGCTTGTTACTCTTACCGCCCGAAACGTTCAAAACTTGAAGATCATACGTAGCTTCAAACTCTGCAGACAAATCGCTATAAGCATCGGGGCCGAGTTTGAATTGTATAATAGAGGAAGATGCTGAGATTTCAAAGTCCTCATAGTCTACTGAATTCACACTCACAACATTGCCACTTCCAGAAGTAAAAATGAGTTCAAAGACTCCATTTAAATCTTCGCCACCAATTCGAATTGAATCTTCTGCGGTGATAATACTACTACCCGCAAAACCATTAGGTGAGATTGACTCAATTGATGGCGATGGTGCTCCAAGGACTATATTTGATCCAGGGACTCTAGCGATCTGAGTACCATTTCCGACATACAGAGCGAAGTCTGTGCTGCCTGCATCTGCACTTTGCTTTATCTTAGCCATATCACCTGCGGTGAAAGTTATAATTGTACCGTCGCTACTAGGCGTACCTTTAACCCAAGACTCTGGAACATCCTCATAAAACCTTGGACGAGTCTGAGCGAATAATTCTCTGGCCATAGTCATTTTTGGGTTGCCGTACTTACGATTATTTCGCCTATTGGATTTATCTTTAGTACGATTTGCCAAAAGTATCTCTGGCCTATTCTGCTCTCCGTATATAGATGCCAAATCTGTTTCTGAATCTAACGAGATCTTGCCATACTTACCATCAAAACCGTCGATTGCTAAAATCGCTTCGTTTTCAGTTAGATGATTAGAAAGTGTGGCGGCATCAAAATCTTCTATACTTTCATAGTTAAATACACCGAAAGGAGAATTGGAATTCAGTTTACTTGATACAGGTTTCGTTAGCATCGGAATAGTAGTTAGCTCTATACCATTATTAAATACCTTAACCCCTCTAACACTAGGCTTTGACTTGGCAACTATTAAGGATAGATATGCAGAACTAATATCAGACTCAGTATCTAATTCAATCTCTATAGTCCCTGTAACTGGAAATACTGCATCGTATCCTGCCACTGTTGCTGCTGGTGGAGTAGATATATCAGAAACAGTAATTCTTGTTAAAGTAGCACCATTCAAAATTTCAAAATATAGGGAGCGTTCTTCGTCTTCACTATAGAGATCAGAATCAAATCCAGCAGAGTCCCTTCCGGTTAGATCAGGTACCTTGAGGTACGCCGTATCGTCAACTATCGTATAATATCCGCCGACGGAAGGCTTGCCCCTCTTTTTAACAATCTCATTTTCGCTAATATTATAAAACGGTAGGAGGTCTATAGCGGCACTAATTGCCAGATCATCACTACTTAGATCTGCAAAATCTCCAAACTTCAAGCCCGAGGCTCCAAAGATTGGTGCATCAGAAGTACCAAATGCATCAGAGTTTTCTAAGTTAAAAAAGTGTAGACCAATCGCCTCTAAAACCTCAACAGGTATAAACTTTAATTGACAGATCTTATTCACAGCTGCATTGGCAGTATTAGATTTCAGCGAACTATCATCACCAATAAAGGTTGAGATAAATACTTCCGGGAAATCATCAAGAGATGCGTGCTTACCGACATCAAAGATTATAGAATTCACTAAAATTCTAGCCTGAGTTAGACCTTCTATATTTGAATCAAAAGAGCTTGAGCTAAGTTCGTCAGCTAGCTTTGTTAGTAGAGCTATAGCTTGATCGTCTACTGTAGTAGGAAGAGAAGAGAAGTCTATAGTAACAACGGCGCCACCAGCTATAGGAAGTGTTGCTCCGGAGCCAACTGGAAACACAACGCTATATGATTCAGAAGCAGAATTACTACCTACCTCTTCATCACAATTTATTTGAACCTCTTCACCGCATTGTTCGGGCAGTTGAGGGGTAATACTTCCGTCTAAAACACCCATTTACCTTCCTTCTGACTTAAGAGTTTTCATCCTTCCGGACGCATCTACCATCTTGACATCTTGGCCTTTTAATATTACATCTGATCCAGCGCTCTCTATTAGTATTTTATCTTGATTCCTAATAACCATCGGCAAGCCTGGCTTCATTCCTGCAATTACTATACCGTTTTCACTAAGAGAAATCATGATGTCTGAAGCCCCAAGTGGATTAGAACCTGACTCAGTATTGTCACTATCTTCAGAATTAAACTCTGAATTAACAAATTGTTTATCTGTTATATTAACTCTTAATTCAAATCGACCAATGTTCATTACTTTGTCTTCCGGATTTGGTCCGCTACCAGAATACGATCCTCCTATGTTTAATAGAACATCTCCGTCCGTTTGGGTCACCATGCTTCTGCCGGCCTTATCAGCACCAAACCATGAGATTACGCTGCCCTCTGTATCCATCATTAGGCTTTTGCCATCAACATCATCTCTACCGATAGAACTATAGATAGCTCCACCAAAGTTGAGATTTGCGCTGACGCCGCCTACAGATATTAATTCTTTACCACTAGCGTCTGTGGTTGTTGCTGAAAACCCGGTACCTTCTTGCTCCAGTTTAAAAGAATTAGAGCATGGTGTAATCTTCTTGTCATAATACACACCACTAACCAGCACATCACCACCGGTATATATCGCTGATGTTGCTGGAGCAACAGCAACAACTGACATAAAAATTGGAAATGGATCGTCTGACCCTCCGAGCAATGTGCCGACCGATTGGTCTTCATCCTCTTCATAGAATGCTTCTGGATATAAAATTTCAAATGGTTTACCAGATGCATTGCCACCGGGAAGTCCATTGTCATCAACAAATAGCGCTGGAATATTTACAAGGTCAACTGTATTAGCTATAAGCCTTTCTGCTGCAGAATACATGTTGTGATACTTTGTTGGGTTTATTCTTACAATCTGCTTAATACTTCCATCGTCCGTTCCGGATGGAAAATAAGGATTGTCATCTGTATTACTGAATCTAATTCCAGTACTTCTACTTTCTATACCCTGAGATAGGGCGTTCGGCAAAACAATCTCACCAAGATCGTCTCTAAGCATTACAGGTATAGGCTCTTCTTCGCTAGGCAGAGCATAAGATACTGTTGGAAAGCCGCCACCAAAACTTGCTTTTGACGCAAAAGGATAGTTGCCTGTACTGGACGACCTTGGCACATTTACTTTAAGCACGCCCTCTTTGTCAATATCAAATACAAAGTTCGATCCAAAACTATTACTCTCTGTACTAGAGCTGGCAGTGGATAACTGAAAGTGATAACCTATACCTCGTCTGCTGATACGTTTTGCATTTTCAATTTTCTTCGCAGTAAGAGCTAAAGGTATTTTATTTCCAGGTCTTCCATAAGAAAGCTGATTATAATTAAGATCTAATATTTTTCCTGTAACACTTACAACGTTACCGCCGATAATTTCAATTAATTCTCCTGGTGATATATCAAGAGTATTCCCTCGTTCAAAAAATTTACTATCCAATCCCGTTGCTGAATATGGGCCTGCTAAACCTGAATTCTTTTTGCTTTCGAAGTCGAATCCAGAAAAATTAGAGTCTACGGAAAATTCTGTAATAACAGTTCGGTGCTCCGCCAGCGCCATATTCCTCTTCTTTCTTCCATAATTTCGGCGGAACACCTTAGTTCCAGAGAAAAAGCCAAGCTCTACTGCCCTCTTGTGGTATTCAACATCGGAACGAATTGGAGCTTCACCAACGTCTTTAGTTGGAAAAACATTGCTCTGAACTGCAGTAGTACGAAGAACTGCACCAGAGATTCCTTTTCCAGAATTAGAATATATAGTCTGGTCTTCTGCCACCAGATAATGCGCCATCTTAAGTCTATTGCCCTTAAAAAAGCTACCATGATTGCTAATCGTTGAGACGTGAATATCTCCGGTTTCAAACATGGAGACACCATTGCCTCGACCACCTCTTATAACAATGCGCCCATTTTGCATCTTAGGATAAGGAAGAGTTCCGCCAGGAATGTTTTTCATTCTTCCTGCGCCTCTAAAGTTATCACCTATTCGTCTCTTGCTAGGTATGGTTCCAACAATTACTGTATATTCCGGACCAGATCCAGACGTATCTGCTGCAATAACTCGTGAACCACGTTCGAGACCATGAAAGATACCAGCGTTTCCGCTTCCCGCATGATATGGCAACGGTACATCTGGAATCATATCTTCCAGCCCAAATGATAACGGGCTTAAAGTACAGGTACCATTTTCGTAGTCGACCTTCTCGACGATGGCTTCATAAATAAATTCTGAAAATGGTGTACGTAATTGACTCATTTATCACCTTTAATTGCCTAGACCGCTAGCACTAATTTCTCCGCCGCCGATGGCAATCCCACCTTCTCCAGGATCTTCTTCAAGCCCTCTAGTTAAATCAATTATACCAACTTCTACAACTTTAAAAAGCTTGGTAAAATCATCTCTAAAGTCTAACCAAGTTTTTTGTTTTGGTCCGCCTTTTGGATATGCCGGAGAATCGACCGACGCTAAGATTTCTTTATCCAAACACTTTATTTCAAATTCAGCCGAGCCTTCTAGTATGGACACCTGCTGCACAATGGCGTCAGCGGGCACAGGAGCTGCCTGGAGGCCGTTTGGCAATACCAGGCTGGTGAGGCCCTTCTCGGAGCCTGTATCCAGCCCTAGCAGGTTGGAGGCCGACAAATCGATACTATCGGATAGGCCGGTCGTTTCAAATTGCGTAATCATCTGAGGGTTCTGCAACAACTCCTTTATTATGTTCATATTATTTTCGACTTCTGAACGGTGTATGTCATCTCTCTGCTTAACAAAGCCACGTATTAATACCTTCTTATTACCAAGCAACAAAGTATTTAGCTCAATCATCATATTTGCAAAGCGAACCATATTGTCTTGATGATCCAAGAGGACATCTATATTGTCTGTAGTAATCTCTTTATTATTCGGGAATAGAATAGCGCAATCTGGACGCAGCTCTCTGTATTTATCGTCTCCATCTGAATTTCTATACGTTGTAATCTGTCTATCAAATGGGTCCTTTGTTAGTTGCTGACCTATAACATCCAATGGGCTTGGCAGATACACACCTGGAGGATGACCATTGTTTAAAGTTAACTGTGTAGTAAAGCTTTGGCCGGCAAAATCAAAAGAGTGATTGACTGAAGTTACATAATACAGGAGGCCTTTTCCTCGAACAAAGACTACGTCTCCAGGTTCATAATACTCATTACCAACTACGGTTATACTGGCTTGTTGAATCTTTGTTCTCTGTATTTGAAGTTCCATTATGGCAAACGGTCTAGACTGAAGATCTGCATTGCTTGCAAACGGAAGATCAATCTTACTTGGTTTATAGCCATACTGTCTCCACATATCAAAGTCTGTTGCACCGGCCCAATAATATGTATTTTCAAAACTCTGCTGAAGATTTTCTAGTAGCGGAGCATTACCAACTACATCAACTCTAGTAAATTCTGGAGGCATTTCATTAAATGTGCAGGTTATAATATCATGGTCTTCAATAACAAAGCGCCTTCCTGAGCCAGGACCTTTAAGATTCTTAGAGTCATCGGAAACTAAGTGGTCTAAGAGATTGCCTTTAGTGGAGTCACCTGTAATAATATCCTTTGCGGTTGATATGGTGTTACTTGCATTTGTCAAGAATTCTTCAGCGCCAGCCAGTGGGCCTGTAGCTTCTGTATCTTCTGCTGTAAATTCACCAGACAATGCAGACTCCAAGTCTTCTAGCTCTTGCTGCTTTTCTTCATTCCTAACGAGAAGCTCTACTAGTTTATCTCTTTCAGATATGGTTGAGGACATCTTTGCTAAATAATAATTAACCTTGCCAACCGCCCTGGTCTGATCGCTCAAATTAAAGATAAAGTCCGCATCTTCAAAGGTAGAGTTGGCTGCCAAGTCGGCGCCCGGATCACCACCATTCAGCTTTCTAAACTGACTTCTAATGGCATTAACATTGCTTGGATTCGCAACCTTTTTGGCGGGAGCACCACCGCGATTTCCTACTGTATTCAAAACATTGTTAAATACATTCGCACTACTTTCTTGGAACACTGCATCGAAAACTCCAAGCAGGGTGGAGGTGTCACCATTCGTAATATCACCCTCATCTCCCAATGAAAAGTCTACAGATAATCCATCTCCAAGTGTCTGATCATCAAGTGTTTGGATATCTCCAATCGAAAAGTCAAACCCCTTTAGTTGTGCTACACCAAGGGCAGTACCACCACCTTCAAGGTCGTCTTGCGATACGCCAAAGAAGGCTAAAGAATCAGGGCCAGAAAGAAGAAGGTTCGGGATTAATGTCTTATCAGGATACTTACCTAGCAGCAATGCTATAATAACTATTCTCATATTTAGCATATGAATTTCTCTTCTAAGCGACTCTGTTCTATTTCCGAATAGATCCTTTAGGAACGCAGGAACAACGCCGTCTTCCTCTATTTGATACAGTCTTTCTAAAATAGATTTAGGAGTTTTATTCCACTGTGGAGGACGAAACTCAAGATGTCCTTGGGGATTGCAGAAAAATTCCATATTCATAAACTTGGCAGCAGCTTCACACTTCTCATAAACACTGGCATATACACCTTGAAATACTTTGTAACTAGAGTCACGGAGCTTGAATAGGTACGGCCTGATGTCAGTATTCTCATCATATTGATCAGAGACTATAAAGAGATTCATATCCCTATTCAATCTTGCATCTTCCAGTCTTCTTTGTGCCCCAACTAAAACCAAGGCTCTGGTCGTTTGGTGATCTGCTGTAAAGTTGCCACTTAAAGATAGAGTTCTATTGTTGCCAAAGAGATTAAAATTATCAAGAAGAAGGCTTGAGGAGTCAAGTGATACATCTGCATATGGTTTTACCTGCGCCTTAATACTTCTATTGATATCGTTAATTTCTGCCTGGACAGACCTTGCCAGGGCGCCTTCTGCGCCACCTGTTATAGAAACTCTATTTGGATTAGAAGGATTAACTAAATCTTTCTTAATCTTTTTTAGTTGAATCTTTCTATTTCTTAAGGCTTCGATACTTGCATTAGCATTGCTACGCATAATATAACCACTAGTACCGGCCTCTAAAGATTGAGAACTCATAGTTATCATTCTATATGGACGGAAATTTCCTAAGTATCTATTTTGTCGCCTAGTGATATCAAGAACAGAAGTTACTGCATTTGTCGGGTCTAGTGATCCAGCAGAATTTCCGGTGTAACCGTTAGCGAAATAAGCCTGCTCAATAAAGCCTTCTACATTGTATGGCTGACCAACAATTAAGATACTTAGGATATTGGCAATATCTAAGTTGTTAAGAACACCAAGGGCATTGCTATCAGTAGAGGTTACGGGATAACCATACGCTTGCCTGTGCCTCTTGGATGAAACACTTTCTTCATTTAATGGATCATCAATAGTCGCAAGATTTGCAATGGCGGTTATAATTCCAGTTTTCCATCTGTAAATAAACCCACTGGGATGTTGCAAAACTCTGGCGCCCTGCAAAGAGCCTCCGTCATTATACTGCCCCTGAAGCAAGTTTGTCTCTGTAGCAACCTGACCATTTAATAGTCCGGCATCATATTTTAATAGACCACTCTGTAGAAGTGCTTTGTTTTCATCCAGAAGCTCAGGGCCTCCAGCGGACAGAACCCTTCCAGAGTCGTCTGTTTTAATTTCATATGGAGTTAGTGGATCTTCAAGAACGCCTTGCGGATCGCTCATGGCAGGTTCAATCATAAACCTGGCCCACTGTAGCCATCCCATGTTATCAATGCAATTAGCCTTTAAGGTCCACTTGCCACCTGAGAAGCTCTCATTAACGTCAGTTACAAAGCCACCAAATACGTGCGCCATACTGAATGAGTTATCTGCGTTCCTTCTTAATTTAGTATAAGTGTCAAGATCGATCCTTTGATTTGTATAAAGGATTCTTTCTGCTTCTAAGATGCTTGAGTCGATGGTGAGATAGTCTTCTTCAAAAGACGGACCTTCTTCATTTCTATAATCATTAACACTTTTGTTTCCGCGTATATAAAAATGGACACCGTCTCCAGGATTTATAATAGCCTTGCCAAGATAAAAAATACGTAGCCTATCTCGTATATATCCTATGTTCAAACTTCCGTCCAAGGAGCCTAATCCGAGCTGTTCTAGTCCAGCAGAAACAAGACTTGAGGCATCAAGAAGCGGGGCGTCAGGATCTCCGCCAGTCAAATTTCTGAGCAATCCTATGGTTCCATTCAAAGCTTCGTCTATTGCTAACTCAATTTCATCATCTGTAATAGTTAGAATACGATATGGGTCTTCCATTACAATTGAAGCTGGACTTGGGTTAGTCTGAATATCTGTAGTTGTGCTAAAGGATGTAAACGCACATAAATCTATAACGCCTGTTCCAGGACCTGTAGTATAATTATCTGTACTTTCAGGATCGACCATCCAGGTTGTTAGACTTATATCTGATGAAAAAGCATTCCTTTTGACAATCTTAAGAACATCCCCTTTGTAAGCGTCATAAGCCAGATCAGATAGGGTATTGCTGATCGCCGAAGTGATTAAGCTCAAACCGGACTCTGCGCTAAGATCGGTTCCTTCTGCCTCAAGAAATTGAGCGTTATTAAGAAGGTCCACAAACAATCCGAGATTAACCTGATGAGTTGATTTGAAATCACTTTCAAATTTTGTTAAGCTTTCATAGGTTCTGATCTGCGCACACTTGTATGCAAACAAAGCCTTGGTCGCTCTTAGCAGCATCCTCTCTGTCTTGTCCATAAAACGTAAATCATTATTGGCTTTAAAGGTAGAAAACGCCTTCTTCTTAATTAAGATAGAAGCTTCAGGTGATACTGTTACTATATTTCTAGTATTTGGAGTATGTGCCTTAAGTTTATTTTCACCGAGGTTAAGAGATATACCTTCCCCAAACAATGTATTTTCTGCATTTCCACCAACAAATAATGGATAGCGTCCAGAAAGTACATTCGTAAGAATGTTATGAATACTCTTACCAACAATATAATTATATGACATTAAAAATTACCTCGTCTATTTACCCCAACATTATTTGGATCTATTTCTCCGGCTATATCATTAAATAAAGACGTCATTCTATCACTTATAATTCTATTCTGAGTATCTCCATACTCGGCGTTCGTAGCAAATGATAATTCGTCAGTAACAGCACCAGCGGTTGGAATTGAAGCAGTTCTTGGTGTTCCATCTATAGTGGTTGGACTTCTATGCCACGGCATAAAATTCTGTCTCTTCCCCATAATACGTGTTATCATGAAAGTAAAAGAGTAATTAAATAGACCTGGAGAATCTGCACTCTCTCTTGCACTAAAGTCTTTAAAAAACCCCCTGTACTTTACACCTTGAAAGAATATATCTACTGATATAGCAAAGGCTCCAAGTGATGGTACCAGTCCAATCTTAGAAGAATCATCAGAAATTCCCAAAAAAGCATCGGTCACCTCTTCTATTGCAGATCTAGTTCCCTCGACAATATCAGTAGCTGCGCCACCGGCGAATGTATCAATAGCCTCCAGTAGTCCTGCCGCAGTAGTGGCACTCGAAGAATTTTCTATAGCAGTATTGGTATCATCACCAAATCTATTAGCTCGACTAAGGAGAACTCGTCTCATAGTAAGCTGTTCAGATCTATAGATATCTCTTAGAATATTTATAGCCTCTATACCGCCCGAGCCTGTGGTTCCTTCTACAGACATAACGGGAAGTTCCTCTCCCCAATACTGAACAATATATCCGCCCTTAGCTAGTGTGTGACTTACTAGCTTGCTTTCTTTTATATCAATACTTTGAGGATTGATATAAATCTGCAAGGGATCTCGATCGGCTCCAGTGTCTGAGAATAAAGATTTAAGATTTGTGGGTAATAAAAACCACATTGTGTGTCGTGACATTATATTCTCCTAGGGACCGCTGCCTACTGTTCCCGCCATACCAGTTACTGATTTAAGCAACGGCTTTAATCCTTCCACTGCCCTGACAATCTCCCCAAGTCCTGCGGCCAATTCTGAGAAGCTAGGTATTAGTGCGGATGGATCAACAGCGGCTTTCTTGCCGGCGCCAGCTTCGGTGGCATCAGGAAGATCTGTCTTGCCAAGCAAGGCTTCGTTTATATTTCCAAAAGCAGGGATGCTGTTAATCAGTCCTTCTAGCTGGCCGGTAGACACCATAGTTCCTTCTGTTATACCAAGCGCACTAAGCGAATCAGACATCTCTTTATTTAGACCAGAAAAATCCAATACCTCTCCAGCTTTTTTAAGTATAGATTCTCCGACTATATCTATCTCGGCCTTACCAGCATGCATGGCCAAAAATTGCAAAGAGGATGTTTGCGCATGAAGCTGCGCAACAGCCGCATCAACCTTGGCACTCATAGCATCTTGAAAACTTAAGGTGGTATTTCTAACGCTGACACCATCTTGAATATCCTTTGTAAGCTTAGCCACCATATCAGCATCACCAGCTTTAGTGGCATCTTCTAGCTGAGCCAGCATCTCCAAGGTTCTTGCACTAGATTTCGAATCTATCTTGAATAAATCCTGAAGAATTAACATCTGCTTGTACGAAGTTTCTGCGAGCGCCTTATTTTCAGAGCCCTCCGTTACTGTAACGATTCGGCCGCCACCTAGCGCCGCAACTGTATCCTTCATAGCTCCGACCAATTCAGCTCCAACCTGCCCTTGTCCGCCCTCTTTGAGTAGAGCAGCCTGCATATCAATTGTAGCAGATACTGCACCGCCACCAACGCCATAAGATAAATCTCCAAACTGTGAAGTCAGATACGCAAGAGCAGGATCTTGTGTGATCCCAATCAAAGATTTGCTTAAATCTTCAGTTAGTTTTTTAGCGTTTTCTGCACCAAGACCTATCTCCTGTAGAGACTTAGCATAACCCCTTAGAACCGGTTCGCCAAAGCTCGCTTGGACACCAAGAGATCTAAAGGATCTTGACATTCCCTGCAATGTACTTGTTACATCATCAAGGGCTACACCTGTATCACCAGACACGTCACGAAAAGATGAAAGCTGTTCCATGGCCTGCTGGGTACTTAGCCCCTGACCATAAATCGCATCACCAAGCAACTTGGTATATTCTGCCATTTCTAAGTTAAGGGCGCTAGCTTGCAGAATGCCGGCGGCATATGCGGTCATCGAACCATCAGAGGTTGTTATAGTTTGGGTTAAATCATCCAGACTAAGCCTTGCTGCTTTAGCTGCGGCAAACATAGCCTGAACTTCTGCCTGCCTAATAAAACCAAATTCATAAGTAGACAAAGTTTCTGCCAAGCTAAGAATCATATTCTTATAATCCCAAGCCGCCTTAAGCCCGCCGCCGAATCCTGCAGATACTTCGTAAAGCTGCTTAACTGTTTCTCGTGTAATGCCGGTCATACCATCCATTACACCTGCGGCTTCTCCGATTGCACCGACAAAAGCTCCAGCTACTTGTCCTACGTTCTTAAATACTCCACCGAGAACTCCAAATATTTTACTAAAGTTTCCAAGAATAGGAGCCTTCTCAACCAATAGAGAGATAGATTTCGCTGCTGCCTCACCTGCTTTACCTACCAACTCCATAGACTCACTTAGAGCCTTCATTGAATTGCCACCAGTTAATACAGACTTATTAATGCCCTCTATGGCGTTACCAACGTTTTCAATAGCAGATGTCGCCGAACTCGCAGAGCCGCCGATGGCGTCAAGAATTGCCTTTACTGCACTATCTGATGCTGACGGAGTAGCCATTTAAGTTATACCTCATTAATTAACGACGCCAGATCAGTCGGCAAGCGCATTTTACGTCGCTTAACAATATCTTTCATTACTTCATCGCTACTCTTACCCGGTCTATTAGTATCTGGATTTTTCATCGAGTTAATTTTCTGAATAGCCTCAACATATTTATTGGCCTTATACTCTTCTTCCACAACCTGCCTATTGAATTCATGATCAGATGCGAAGGCGTGAGCTTCTGCTGCTTTACGAGATGTCTGAATCTTACCAACTGCTTCTGGGTTCCAGAAGGAAGCTAGATATTCTGTAAATTCTCTTTCTGATTCAAATGAGTCTATGTCATCTTGAATCAACATAGCGTTATACCAATGCCATTGCTCTTTGCTGATAAGACTAAGTTCAGGATCATCAACAAATCTTCCGAGAGCCTTACATAGTTTCCAGCGGAGTCTATGGCTTGACTCCTGCATTATTTTTTTAGATCGTCTTCCAATTTATCGACCTTGAAGATGCCTTTGGATTCGTCAAATAGAGCTTCGTATTCGTCAAATAATCTTTCTATCAGGGAATCTTGCCAGCTCGTGATAAACTCGAACTCATCTTCATATCCTGCCGACTGTGCTGCGACAGCAACTGGCGCATCATTGATAGTATCTAGCGACATCCACAGGGTATAGGGCTTGGCATATATTAGGCGCTTTTCTGCTGGTAAGAGCATAATTTGGGATAGTAACTCTCGCTGCTCTGCCCCCGTTAAGGTATGCATCGAGAATACAAATCCTGAGATCTCTACAGTCTTATTCATCTTTCCAAGAAAAACTAAGTCTTTAAAGTTTGCAAGCCGTGGAGCACTTTCCGCCGCGTCCTTTTCTTCAGCCTCAATACGCTCTTCTTCTAACTTGGAGAATACGTCATCAGCTCCAGATAAAACTTCCTGAGCTTTGTCGACCTGAGCTTTACTCAAACCTTTGTTATTTCTTCTACTTTTGCGAGACTTGGGCGAGCCAACGCCATCGTGACCCATCTGTACATCTTTACGTGCTGGCATAATTACTCCTCAATAGCTATGATTTTCATAGCTTACACTTTGATTCTACCGTACCGAAACAAAAATGCCGCCATAATTATGGCGGCATTATGTATAAGTTTATTTATTTTCTTTAGAATGCAGCAGAGATAAGCCCAGGGAAGTCTAAGGCACCTCTTCTTGTTCCCGAATCAGCCTGTCCTTCAACATCGTCAAACTGTGTACCAGATAGCTGACGACCACCGCCGGCACCTTGACTTAGTACAACTGCGTCTCCGCCTCTAATGGTTGATACAAATTCAACGTCAACACCACAGTCTTCTGTGATGATGTAGTCGTCAGAGCTATATGATCGTCCGACCTTGTTGAACCAGCAATTGTGGTATGTAGTGATAATAGCATCATCACCACTACCAGTAAACTGATCGATTACTACAATATCGAATGGAATTCTCTGCGCCTGTAGGTTTCTGAAACTTTTTGAGAAAGCCTCAGTAATACTCAGGCCATCGAATGCTACTCTGTTGACAGTAAGGGTAATGTTAGTAGGGCTCTGAGGAACGATTTCTATTGTTCCGTCTGTACCAACTTCTGCAATTCTTTTATTTGTTCTGCTTTGATCTTCTCCAAAAGACTGTACCGCACCGACTGGCTCGTTATTTACCATGATTATAATCTGGGTAGATAACGCAGTCCTTGTGGTACTGTCTAGAATTGATCCTGTTGCTGGATATGTTGGCATTTTTTAATTAACTCCTAGATTATCCGAAAGATGATACGCCTACTTCAATGTCAATGAAGACGTAGTTTATTGGGTAAGCAGGCTGGAATCTTACAAACACATTCCATTGTCTTGGGTCGACCTTGTCTCTTTCTACTCTTACATTACTAAAATTAGTAATTAGTCCTTGAGAAAGTAACGCGGACATAAGTGCGATTACTCTAGAGGTTAATACCGCTTGAGTATTTTCATCTTCGACCGTACCGATGAATGGCTTCATTCCAGCTCTAAGAGCCTTCTTTGCAGCATCTCGGATGAACATAACTGAAATTTCTTCGTCCTCTACGAATCCAGACTGACTAGTAGTTCTTCCGGCAAGAACTCGGCCTCCACCAATTACCGGCTGCAGAACAGTTGCTCCAACATTTCCAAGAGAATTAAGGGTTATTTGCTTCAGCCTCTTATCTCTTAAGATTGAGAATCCCTGAAGAACCTTGTTAGTAAGTGGAAGTGCAACATTCTGATGACCAGAGAACCATCCGCCGGCACAAGCCGCTAGGTAGAATCCGTCAATGAATACATTCGTTCCATTAATATTTCTTACAATTTGGTCAGGCCAGAAGTACATTGAACGCTTACTTGTGAAGTTATCGCTTAGTTTAAAGTTAACAAGGTCCTCGACATTGCCATCCAAAACTTCTTCTGGATCATCGCCCTGAATTCCTTCAAGAACTCCAATGTCTTCGACAGCAACTTCTTCTGTTCCAATCAGCGCTGCTGGAGTAACACCCTGCTGAGCGCCGAAGAAAGCATAGCGCTCCTTCTGAATAGCGATGGTACTCATATTTTCAGCGTGTGTCACAGCCGCTCTAAAGATACCGCTTCTGTTCTGAAGAGGCAGAGGAACTACAATTTCGCAGTCCGCAGCCTCAAGCGCCTCATAGGCGTTGAACCAATTAGTATCGAAGAAGTCTGCGTCTAGCTGATCGATATAAGAAATCTTGATACCGTCACCTTCTTGTAAAGTTCCGTTATCAACCAAGTCTTTATGTAGAAGTAGTGCAGCTCTTACATCTGTAGTGTTAGATTCGTCTTTAACAAAATATTGTACATCAAATCCATTACCAGTCATTGCGGTTAAGGATCCGTCGTTAGACACTACCACTACTGTACTATCGTCAGTTACTGAAGAGATTACCAATTCAACACCAGGAGTTGTAGACCCGAAGAGTTGAGTACTAATGTCATTATCTGTAGTAGAAATAGTTCCAGAAGAATTTTCTAGACTTTGAACAACGATAATCCTACCTACGTCATCTGCATCAAAGTCAACTTCTGCAGTAGTGAAGGTACTGTCGGTAGCATTTAGCTCGCCGTTAAAACCTTGTCCTGTAATTTCGAAGTTAGTATTGATAATGGTGTAGGAGAATGATGTGTCGCTACTTGATATAAAAGCAGTTTGGCCAACAGCGTTCTCATACTGAGAGTTGTAGAAAGCTGTCTTGTTAGGGAAGATTTGAGTCTCTACCTCGTCTCTAACTACAAAGATATTAACTTGTGTATCTCCATCAGGCTTCGCTGCCTTAAGTCCTTCTCTTGGAATAGGAATGATGAACAATAGATCATCAACTTCGCAATCATCAGCATTTCCACCGCAAGCTGTAAACCCGCCATCACCGTTGCTATCTACTTCTTCTAGTAGAGTTACAGTGGTTCTTGCAGAAATTGGGGGCTTAGCCTGTAGTGCAAGAACGCCCGGGGCGCCATTCTCAAAGACTAACTGAGAGCCTAGAGATAGAGTATTTGTTAAGCTTGGAGCACCATGCTTATCAAAAAGAGATGCTGCAGAGGTAAAGAACTCTGGATCGTCAATATCAATTAAGTCGATATATCTGATCTTAAGCTCGTCGCCTACATCAAGAACTCTAGACTTAACATCTATGAAGAACTTGTCTCCAACTTCAAATGGCACTGCGCCCTCTTGAATTCCGAAAAGTAGGATTCCGTTACTCTCTAATAGATGCCAGGTAAGTCCAATTTCGGCTAGGCCGTCACTGTTATCATCCTGCAATCCTGCTGGGAAAGCTACTGTAGCGTCACCAAGCTTCTGAACTCTCAACCTTCTGGTCGAAGTTACCGCTGTAATTTCGTATTTACCAGTGCTATCTCCGCTGCAAATCATCAAGACCTTACCAACGTCTCCTCCGGTGAAGCTACCTTCTCCGGATGGGGCGCCAGTTAGACCATTGTGACTGACAGTTGGGTCATCGATGAATAAATCAGTTGCTCTAATGTCCCATGAGAAGTCATCAGCACCAGCGTCAAGGCTGTCACTTATTAAGGTAATGGTTGTTTTTGTAGTGTCTGAATCGTATGCAAGCTCTGTAATTTCAATGCCAACATAACCGTCTACACATAAGAAGTCACCAGGTACAACCTGTCCTTGATCGACCAAGTCTCCGTCAATTGAGAATTGATCAGTTGTATCTTTTGTAGAGTCTCCAACCTTACGAACTGCATTTCCTACTCCGAAATCTGCATCAGAAGCTACAATAAAGCCGTCTGTACACTCATCATCGTTACCGGAAACTGCTCCATTGGAGCTTGTTAGATAAGCGCTATGAAAGATAATTGGCTGATTTGCTGCATCGCGAACCTGTCCAGATGATGATCCGGTCAAGGTAAACGTAGCTTTGCCAGGAACAGGATCTCCATTGGAATCTCTAATGACACCAATGCATCTCACAGTCCATCTTTCTGCTGGTGCGGAATCGTCAATCACAGATATGGTATCAAAGAGGCCGCATGTAGTGTCAATGATTGTTCCTGTACCAACGTTCAAAGAACTGGCAGAGTACTTCTTTCCGTCTTGATCTCCGACACTTGCGCCCTGAAGCTCTAAGCATCCTGTGGTTGTATCTAATCGATAATCGAACTGACCATCAAAGCTATTTGCATCGATGTTGTCTTCTGTACCAAATAGTAAGTTCTCGTTAACGTAAACTTCCGTACGTCCGCTTACGATTGATGTAGCCTTTGTATCAAAGAAGCGTCCGCCAGCAACATCTGTAGGGCTGCAGTCATCGTCACCATCTGCGCCACCACCTACAGCGGATGCGATTAAAGTGCGCTCCTTAAGACCCTCACCAATCACACAGACAATACGGGTACCGCCAGGAATAGACACACCCTGAGAGATAACTCTATCTCTTGCGAATACTCCTGGCTGAACGTAGCCTGAAATTCCTGGGATATTAGCCATTGATGTTCCTCCAAAGTATAAATAAACTCATTTCATTCTCTTATATTAGTAGTTTAAGATATATCAGCAATTTCCAAAATATCATCGTATTTTAATGCTATAGCAGTAGACGTAGAACCGAAATTTGGTATAGGGGTTAAAACAGAATCAAAGTAGAAAAGCATTTTCTCAATTACATTATCAATAGGTATTTCGACTCTCCACTCGGAATAAGTCGAAATACTTATTGTCTGGTTGTATACATAGTCATTAGCATATGCCTCGGCATTTTCGCCACCAATTGATAGGCTTTGAATAAACAATCCATTGGCTCGCAGTTCATTCCATGCTACATATTGAAGCATCATGGTGACTGTGTCGACTAACTCTTCCAGCTCAGACTGGCTTTCAGAGTAGATATTAATTTCAAAATTCATGCTCCACGCACCAGCATAAACACGATGAGAGGGAGTTAGTGTCTCTGATATTAAACCAAAGGAACTCTCCTCCACATCTTTTCTATATTTGTATGTAGCATTTTGATTAAAAGATATCGGCTTATATTGTCCGCCGGCATTTTTAATCACGATGGCTGGATAGAACTTAACTTCATATCTGAATATATCACTGATTAAGATCTTTGTAGTTTCTTCTGAATCTATTTCTATTCCAGTAAGGTCTCTAGTTTTAGGAAAACCATATTCGTCCATTCTATATGTAAAGATATTGTCACGAGCGAAATGTTTTCTAAGTGTGTCAATTAAAAGATTTTTTGGCTGAACGATACAAACTTGCTGAATGATCGCATTATCATCATAAAAGTTAGAATAAACTCTATGGTCACCATTAAATCCTGTTCCAGGGGTCGCTTGGCTATCAATAGGCATTATAATAATCCATTATTTTTATGTTCTATAATATGACATTCATGACATAAAGTAATTCCATTATCAAGATTAAACATAAGATCTCTGTGCTTAGGCTTTGATAGAATATAATGCGCATGTAGCTCATTCCTTAAATGAGTAACGTTACACTTTTGACAAATATAGTTATCTCGCTCCCTCACTTCTTTAGACCACTTTGATAATTTATAAGAATTCTTATAAACAGGATTAGATATACCACAATCTTTACATATCTTTTCCATACTTGCGCCCGGTAGATTTTGTACATCTATTCCCATAGTTTAGTTACCTCATGTGTAAAGGCAGATATATGCTCTCCTCTACTTCTTTTGCCTGGTTACAAAAGTGTTTTATATTAGTAATATATCGATCAAGTTCCGCTCTATCTTTAAAAGCCTCTTTATTAATAACTACTGTCTTTCTAATTACAAGTTCTGCAACAATTTCATCAGAAGATACACCGGCCTCTTTACCGGCAATTATTTCAATACAATGATTATCAGACAAAACCTTAGTATCTTTTAAATTAAGTTCTTTACATATATATTCTGAAATATTATTAATCGTTTTATCAAACTCAGAAGTTCTTTCATCTTTTTCTTGGTGTATTTTAACAGCTAACATCATGTCACCTCATATTCTTTTGTTCTTTCATTCAATTCAACCGTGCGGTTAATTGGTTTAAACTTTCTATTACCAAAATGGTGATTATACTCAACCCCGTATTTACCTGGAGGGAGTCTTACGCTCCAGTGTCCATCGTTATTGGAAACCTTTTCTTTAATAACTTCACCAGTTTCATTATAAACAGTAATATTAACACCTTTTATTGGTGAATTGTTTTTACTAAAAATATATCCAAATAATTTAATATCACCAATAACTAACCCTTTATTTCGTGCAGGCACCAGAGATGGCCCTGGAGCAGATGCCGATGGTGTCTTTGCTACTGCTGCCGCTGATGGTCTGGTGCTAACCCCTCCCTCTATTTTTTTTGACAACTTAGAAACTTTATTATTCAGATTTTTAATATTACTATCAATCACAACTAAATACTTTTCAATAGTTTCAAGTCTTTCTGAGATAGCGAAGATTTCATCTATCGCTGACTTTGCTTTCTCTTCTGACATATTTACTCCTAACTTAGACTAACAGCATTGCTATTCTCAATGACTCCTTCCATTGTCGGGGCTGTTGGGAATTCTATAATTTCGAATCCATCTTCAAGTTCCGCCGGAGACATATTGGTGGCTATATTATTGGACACCACAACGTTTCTAAATGTGCCGCTGGCAGAGTTAGAAAAAATAATCCCTCCGAATTCCAGACCCATTCTGTCGAGCCTGCACCCCGTTACAATCAAGTTACCCATAGTTATGCTACTAGTGGGAGTAAAATCGTTCTCATCTGTTTGTCCTACAGCTATTGCGTATTCACCTATTAAATCACTATCAGCCCCAGTTCCGAACTGTATGTCCTCTGGCCCCAAAAAGTTAACGTTCTGAACTCTAAAGGTCGCGACCTGACTAGCAGACTCGCCTGATTTAATAAGTGGATGAGTAATCGATATCACACAGCCAACCGCCTCTAAATCTTCTGAAGACTCATAAGTGAAATTTTCAAAAGTGACTCCATTGAAAATTCTGTCTGAGCCTGTTTCAGATGTTTTACCAACCAAGAAGAGCGCATCACCAAAGTCTACATTGCCAGATACGGGAGGAGTACCCTCTGCAAATGCCCCAGAACGCTTCAGGACAGTGTCAGGACCTGCTCCACAAATCTTAACATCAAAGTCTACTATAATGGTGCTGGATATTTCAAAATCCCCCTGTTCAATATATACTATGGGAGTTCCTTGGTTTGGATACATTTCAGTAAATTTACCAGCATATGCAATTGCTGAACTTATGCTGGTAAAGTGTCCGAAGTTTTGAGTTTTTGAGACAACAATCTTTCCAGACTTTAGATCTATCCGATCAATGAAATGTCTTAAGTCAACTATTGTTGATTCTGAGGCGTCTATAAATCCTAAGTATGCCAACTCTTGATCTGCAAATGGCGCAATTTGATCGGTATAACCATCGGTATAACCGTCAGGATTTGTAATTTGGTTACCTGTTGCGATGCATCCGAAGGCATCTACAGCCAAGTAAAAGTCCGAACCAGAGTTGATTCGGAAGGCAGAAAATCCAGATATCTCATATCTAATGCCATTAACATATGCTACACCTGCATCGATATCGACTTCCTGATAATAAATGATATCACCAGATCCATCTGTTTCACCACTATCTATTAAGTTTACATTTGAAAGACCCAGACCTCTAACAATTCCGTGAGATCTAAGCTCGTTTCTGGGACCCTGGATATATTTCTCTAGCAATGATTCGCTAACTATAGTTTCATCAACAGTTCCGCTACTTCTTTTATCAATAACCGATGGAACTCCAACACCAGTATAAGCTCCGAGAACTCTACCAAGTGACGTTGAGAAAGTGCCTCTGCATACTCTATAGTTGTTTAAAGCAATCTCGTCAAAGCCGTATAGATCTACTGTCTGTGCCACAGCGGGAAGACCGGTACTGTGAACCGAAAGAGTCACATAAGATAGCCCATCATTAGCGAGAAGCCTATAGACACCAGACTGCCCGACGTAGATAGAGGCACCGTCAGCTAGGTTTGGATCTGTTAGAGATGCAAATCCAAGTGTATCTACATTGACCGTTGCCTTCTCCCCGTCTACTACAAACCCTCTTGATACGTCAATAATTGCAGCTTGGAATCCGCCGCTAGAGACTGTTCCATCAATCTCCATTCTCTTATAATATTGAACATCTTTTTCTTCAGTTATAAAAACATCAATCAGGATAGAGCCATCAACTGAAACAATCTCTGTAAAGTCAAGTTCTTCAATTGGAGCGGAGCATCTTATGATATATATTATGCCAGTATCCGCTGGGAGCGCCCCAACAAGGCTGAGGGTAGAGCTATCAAGCGTGACTATGCTTCCGCTGACATCAGAGACGCGATATGTTCCATCATCATCTGATTCTTCCGAACCAGTGATAACCAGAAGGTCCCCGATTCTTACGCCTTTTTCTGTAAAAGTGCCTGAGAACAAAGAGATAGTATTTGTTTCTGATATAATTTCTACATCAGCTGATGAAAATTCTAATACGCCACCAAAGGTGTCTAGGATTAGTCCGTTAATATGATATGAGTTTCCGGCCTCTCCTTCTTTGGTTATATCTAAAACTAAGTCAAGTCCAAGTTCTGAGGCGCCATCATCAGAGGAGCCCTCTTTGACTTCCAAAGTTCTATTTACTACATCTCCTCCAATATTTGGAAGAATGTGCGTTAATGCCATTTCATAACAATTATTTGATCTAATTTTATAGGCTAAGAAATTCAGATTTTGGTCGACTGCTTGTTCGTTAATCTTATTGACAATAGATTCAATAGACTGGGTAGTCGCATTTGAATCAAAGGTTTCAATCGTTACTACTGTTCCGCCGTCAATTGAGATATCAAAAGTATCTGTGCCGTCTACAATTTTAGAAGGTTGAATTCCAGTGGTTATAACTGTGGCTGCATCCGGATTTGCCACGATAATATCCGGTGTGTTGGTCTTATCAAAACGTGGCCTTGGCGTAGCATTCAATCCGTTAGCGTTATAGGTTACATAAATGTTCTTCGAAATAGAAGCAGTTAGTCCAGTTGTAGACTCACCTAAAGGTGCGCCAAATACTACAACTGTAACAAGATCAGAGCCACTATAGATTAATTCAGCAATCTGATAACTCTTGTTATCATTATCAGTATCAGATCCGGCAAGAATTAAATAGTCAAAATTTGAGATAGGGTCTAGCGGCGTCTGAGCATTTTCAAAAGAGAATCTAGTCCTAGAGCCTTCTTTGGCATATGTAACAGTCGCAGCCTCAATTAATACGCTTCCAGTACCGTTATCTTCGTAGTCGTCTACTATAGAGCCCGTGCGTATTCTTCCATTCGATGCAATATTAAGGGTGGTATTTCTAAGACCGACACTTCCAATGTTCGCAAGATCCTCAATAGCACCCTGCACGTCATCTTGAAAGATTACGTCCTCTACCTCTTCAGTATCAAAATAAATTTGGTCAGCGGAATGAGAATTATTTCCAGATAAAACATTGCCACTGAAATTAATATGGCCATTAACAATATCCTCTATTACGTTCTGTAAGTTATCATCAGAACCTAGTGAATTAAACGACGTAGAACTCTCATCTAGATCTGCCTCAAGAACTGTTATAGCAACAGCATTATGTCGATCTATAGCGTCAGGATGTACGTGAGCAGAGATAGTAGCATTCAAAACTACAATTTGTGCAGCGAGTACATCAAGCTCTCCGCTTACAATTGATATTTCATCTTGCAGAACCTGGGTAGGAAAATTTAGCCTTAGCTTTTTTTCCGCAATTGCAGCTACATTAGATACATCTGTATCAGTAATTGGTCCAGCTAAAACATTGGCCTTCGCCAAAGCCTCTTTCCTAATATTGCCTGTATCATCTAGAGAGGAGTTTAATCTTGTAGATACAGTATTACCAGCGACACCTTGCGGATTAATACCGAGAGTCTTCTCAATATTTAGAATGGCAGACCTTAGGCTGTTAATAACCTCTGAGCCAATTTCAGTTATATTGTCACGAACTGGTGGCAGCTCCTTCGAGGTATCTAACGATGTTGGATATTTAGACTTCGCCATTAATCGAATCCTCCAATTCCTTCTACAGTTGTTGTTTCAACCACATAAGATATATACGCAACATGCTCTTTAAAAGAAGATACGGCCTGGCGATTAAATTTAATATAAAAATATTTATAATCAGAACCAGATATAGATAAGCCAGATAAATCAACTACATTAAATCCAAGCGCACCATTAGGGTGTATACCGATAGTCATTGGATTTGCAGAAGAGCTGGCTTCAGAAGATTGCGTGAGATCTAAATCTTCTGAAAATATTTCATAATCGTGATTTCCAAACTCACCAGATCCAGCTATTATTTCTGAATAAAAATGGATCGCCAGTTGAGTCAGCGTTTGTCCGTTTAAAATATCAGGAAGGCGCATCTGAACAAAGTCAGTAGTGTTAGTTCCATCCAGCAGAATAGTCTTGACCTCTCTACTTCCGTTATTAAATGTACTAAAGGCTGATCCAGGTGTCGGCTCGCCCATAGCCACGTCAGGCAGCTGATCGACGTGCGCGTATTTGATAGCATTCCTAGCAGTATTATACTTATAAAGATCTGCCTTTATAAAGTCAGTCGACTCAACAAATCCGCCAATATACTGATTACTTTCTGTTCTAGCACTAATACCATCTATACTTTGAACTAATGTTGGCGCAGTTGCAGAATCTGAAACCTCATGATTGTCTGCAATATAGTTACCATAAACTTCTATATTGGATCCATCATTAGCATCATCAAAGCTCACAACATTATTATGTAATAAATAACCAGTGTCATTAGAGTAAAGTACATTATTACTAAATCTAAAATTTTGAATTCTACTAGCTGTTGTGAATATGACATATGAATCTATAAACTTACAATTATCAATAACGATGTTACCTTTATTTGTGGTTTTATCATCAAGTTCAGTAATCGACACACCTCTTCTGCCAATCAGATCATCAAGATTGACAGTGGTAAATGCCGCATCAAAATCGAAAGTAACATTTTTAATCTCTACTCCAAAGGTAAATGGCGTTCCAGTATCGTCTTCGACATTTAAATCGACACAAGATACCCTACAATTATCCATTCTAAAATCTGAAAGCTTAATAAATCCAGAACTAAAAGTACTATTTGGTGCAGTTATTGTTGCAAATTTATCACCAGGTATAAATATAATCCCTCTAAATGAAGCAACTTGATCGGAAAAAGTATATTCTGTTCTTATCTTCAGAATAGTTCCATCGCCTTCTCCAGTGATTGTGACCGGAAAATCGATAAGAAGCCCTTGATCATATACTGCCGTATAAAGACTGTCATATATTACATCCGGGTCCGCGACAAAATCAGTCTCCCACTCATCATAGGTCCTGGTAGATTCATCCTTTTTAACGGTAACTTCGTGTGTACCAGACTTCAGATGAATAGTTGGTGTGCCAGCCAACGGGAACATATCAGAAAATCTTTCTGCATATTTAAGAGCCTGCGTTACACTGTCGAAGTGTGCAAGTCTATAGTCTGGAGATACTGTAATAGAATTTAACAGAGTTAGATCTAAATCGCTAATAAACAATCTAAGATCGTAAACTCGAACAGTAGTTTGATCGTATTCAACTGTAGCTAAAATCACAGAATCATCATCAGCAAATGGATTATCACAAGTACTTGCCTCTGCCGGTTCAGCTAAAATCTCACCTTCGGAGTTGATTGCAACATAAAACTTATCTACTGTGGCCGATTCTATATCCGTTTCAATTGTAACAGTAGATGGTATTTCAAACCTTCTTCCACGAACATAGCAAGTTCCTGATCCAACAGTTATGCTATACAACCCATCGTTGATTACAGGGGAGGTAACCTGTAGTCCATATGTTACACCATCACTCCTAAGTTCATTGATCGGCCTTTCCGTACCTTTATGTATAGCATCCGTTCTTAGATCATCCCATCCAACAGACCCTCTCTGAACAGGAGAAAATACCCTTGGGTTGTCTGGATCGACGCCACCAACTATTCTACCTCTATAATTTCCAAACGGTACTCGTCCAAGCATCAAAACGGAATCTTCATTAATGCCGTCAAAGGCATATACTGTGGTAGTTATGGTTCCATTGGCAACAATTTTAGATAGCAGAGTTGCCGCATTTGGAATATAAACTCTCAACCTTCTATTGTCTGTACCTGATTCAATCCATATATATGAGTCGCTTCCGATGGCCCTCTGTTTAGTTCCGCCATCTAGAGAAATATTAACTATACTGTTAATATCTTCTATAGTTAAAGTTAGCGTCTCATCCTTGGCAAACGGCCCTTCGTAATCTGAAATAGAGATAAGAGCATCAATGCCAGAAATTTCTACACCATATTCGAGCCTCTTATTCGAAAACAAGTTTTGATTCTCATCTATAAAAACTTCCATCATTGTTGCGCCGATCGAGCCGGCGACAGCATCAAAGACAGTATCGTCCAGGTTTATAATATTTTCATAGATTTCAAATACCGCATCATCACCTGGCGAACCAGCGAATCCGCTCGGTATTTGATCGGTATCGATCACAAGTGACGTAGAGGTCACATCTGAAATTACAAAGCTTCCATCATCTGTACCTTCTTCCGCACCAGATATGGTAATTAGATCACCATTCTTAATACCAGCTTTCAAAAAATCGACTGATGCACTTCCTATAGTGATTGATGTTGTTCCCGCAAAATATGATAGACCAGTAGTATTTAATTTTTCTCTTAGACCAGAGAGTGGCAACCCTTTTATAAAATAAAGTGAACCAACTTCTGCAGAGATATCCAAGTCTTTAAGATGAGACAGCCCCGCTGTTGTAAGTGCACCATCGCTACCTTCTCCGATCATCAGGGTCCTCTGATTATCAGTAGTGTCTGGTAAATTATGAACAATAGCGAACTCAACTCCGCCATCACGAAGCTCTAATCTGTAAGCCAAGAACTTAAAATTGCCTTCAACCGCCTGCTCATTGATTTTCTTTACAATGGAATCAACAGATTGTGTCGTAGAACTTGCATCATAGAGATCTAATGTGGTTGTAGAGCTACCATCAACCGATAAGGTAATGAATCTATTTGTACTGGTAATTTCAGACGGCTTAACGCCACTAGAGACTATGGCGCATGAATCCGGATTAGCAACCTGCATAGATGTAGCAGAAGTTAAGGTAGCCTTTTCTCTAATGCCAAGAAGCATGCCTGGTGCATTTTGCGGCCTCTGTGGGTTTTTAGCAACCGTGAATAAAGTTGTAGATACATTAGAGCCATGTAAAAGTCCGTAGACTTCTACGCTCTCTACGTCTTCTTCGTCATCAGACAGATTTATAATTGCAATGTAATATGTTCCTACATAAAGTTCATCAGTATCTGCAGTATCTTTTATAATTAAAAGGTCGCCTTTTTTCGGAGTAAAAGATTCTATTTCTATAGGGTCATTGAAGGTAACCTTGGTTAGACCATCTGACTCACCATCACTTGCTGAAAAAGACGCACCAACATCTTCTGCGAAAATTAATCCAATCTCGTCATTTGTAGCATCTTTTAGAGATCCATTCCTCAAATATCCATTGGAATGATGTCTGTCTTGATGAAGAATTGTTTGTGTACTGGTCAAAAGAGCTGTTTCTTCTATTGCTTCTTGTACGTCATCAGAACTTAATAGACCACTTACTTCAGCGTCATTAAAGTATATTTGATTAGCGAGATGAGAATTATTTGAAGAACTTATGTCCGCACCCGTATAGTTAATATGTCTATCATGGATGTCTTCAAATGCCTGCTGTACATCTGTTGCCTCAATGTCTAGGATACCCTCATCAGATCCTATAGCAGTTGTAGGGTCTGCTGAGATTGCGGTGGCAGCATGCCTGTTGATAGCCGAACTGTTTGTGTGAGCGGATAATAGAGCAGAAACATTCTTAATCTGTTCTCCCAGAATATCTAACTCGCCACTGACAATTGATATCTCATCCTGTAAGACTTGTGTTGGAAAAGTAAGTCTTAGTTTGCTCTCAGCAATGGCTGCTACGCTGGATACGTCTGTATTGGTAATTGGCCCAGAAAGTACATTGGCCAAGGCAAGAGCCTCTTTTCTAATTTTTCCATTACCATCCAACGCGGCATTTAGTCTGTTTGCCACGGTATTGCCAGATGCGCCCTGAGGGTTAATTCCAAGGGCTCGTTCAATATTGAAAAGAGCAGAGCGTATGCTGTTAATAGCCTCTGATCCGATCTCTAAAATATCATCTCTAACCGCAGGAACTTCCTTAGATGTATCCAGTTTGCTTGGATAATTAGATTTTGCCATCTTAGTTGGTCTCCATACTATCGCCTATCTTATCTCCCAGATAAATAGCGCCTCCAGTTACTGCTACTCCCAAAACAAACCATCCAACATTTTCGAGAGTATTAAACTTTTCTCGTCTTTCAAGCTTATCAACCCTATCTTGATAAAGTTCTCCAAGCTCTTGCCATTCGCCTAACTGAGCGTCCTTGACAACCAAAAGGTCTTCCAGGGTGGCAATCTCTCTTTCTTGTATCTCGGTAAGCTGCTTGAAAGCCTCTGCCTTTCTTTCTATAACCTCTAATGTCTCTATCCTAACTCTTAATGCATCCGCTTCTTCTACCGTAAAGACTACAGATTCCTCTTCGATAACGTCACCTGGATGCATTATTTCAGAGGCATGTGCAACTGGAGCAAGTATCAAAGATATTGCAATAAGCATCGCAAAGAAAATTTGAGTTATTTTATGTAACATTCTCCACCTCTACAACGTCCATCTCAACTTCAGGAAATTCAAACTTATCAGAATTAATCATAGATTCAAGCTGGAATACGTCTATAGGTATTGTCTGATCTAGTGATTGTGCAGAAGTGGCACGAGCATCTTGATCATCAGAATACTTTAATATTGTACTCGCAATCCTTTTATTTATACTTGGAAACTCTGAAGAAGCCTTTATTAGATTTACTAGGTTATATTCCATTAAAATCCTCGTGAATCAAAAAAGGAGTCAAGCTCTTCCACTGACATCTCGCGACCTATCTCAACCTCTTGAGCCTCAATTACATCAATCTTTCTAAGAATTGCCCCTTTTTGTTCCCGCAAAACTTCTAACTTTTTCTCCCTTGCCTTAGCATCTTTTTCTAAATGTGCTAGTTCAGATTCGTGAGTTACACGGGCTAATTCAAATTTAAGCTTATCCTTAGCTAAGAACTTACGTTTTGCTGTCATGAATAATAACATGCCTATAAACATTCCAATTAAGCCAACAGCAATCTTGAATTTTATATTTAACTTTTTAAACCATTCCATTATCTTTCTCCAGTTGGCTCAAAATCATCTGGCACATCTACGGAGCCATCACCTTGTTGAACGATAATAGTTGTATTTCCGGTCTCAGGTGGTGGGTCCGTTTCGTCGGTAGAATAAGCGGCCGTTGTCCAACGTCTACCAACGTAAGCTGATAATGTTGGCGCTAAGAATGCCGCCATAGTACCTGAGTCCATCGCAACAAAAGTAAAGCTAACTCCAGCTACAGTAAGTGTTCCTAAAGTTGCCAGAATAACATTAAATACCACGACTGCAAATGCAATCAAGGCAATAGTCAACATTGCATCAGGCCTTCCTTTTGTATTCTTAATCCACATTTTTTATTCTCCATTATATTGTCCAACCAAATGTATAGACTATATCAGTTTTGTCAAGTCTTTTAAGCTCGATTCTTTGCCTTGTAAAGTGTCTAAAGACTATCTTCTCTCTACTGACTTTTAGCACTTCATAAATATATTCCTGATCGTCTGTAAAATCAAATCTAACAATTAAGTCTCTATCTTTAATTGCCGGGATTGGCACAGTCCAAGCTGATGGTTCAAAATCTTGCTCCAAATGCTCTGCAGCACCTAGCTTTAAGTCTTCAACTGCATCTGCAAAGGAAATAATAACTCGCTTATCCTCTCGTCTGAGATTTGAATATTGACTATATCCACCAACATATCCTGTGCCAAAGCACTCCTTACAGCTTTTAACCTTTGGATGCATTCTCCTTGAACCCATGCAGCTACAGATTTGGCCATCCCAAATTCTTCTAAGTAGAACAATAGGTTCACCAACCTGGTCCAGAAGCACCTCTTCTCTGCCAATAAGCCTATCCCAAAGATTAAATCCTCTAAACCCATTATACTCACCACCAAGATAAGTTCCACAGTCATCTACGCCATTTAATGTATGTTGAGGAAGCGGCCTGTGATATCCACAAAAATCATAGCCCTGAAAGAACTTCTGATCATTATCACCATAGTCTGTAACAACTAGTCCGGTATTATCGACTTCACGCTGAAGATCATATCCGTCATGGAAAGTTGGCGTAGCCATAATAATAACAGTATTTTGATCTCTGCAGTTAGTAAAAAACTTTACTTCGTCTCCAACGACATAGACACCAGCGGTAGTGCCTAATAAACCTCTGCCACCAGAAGGCACTAAGAACGAAGAGTTCTCTTCTGAAACTGAGTTATATCCTATAATCTCTGTTCCAATTATCAGGTTTCCTTTGGCTCCAAATCCATCTACTGAATCAACATAGATAACCGAATCTGTATCAAAAATTGATTGTGATACTGCTGTTGCAGACGGGAACTCCCAAAATCCATCAGAAATCTCCACCATCCCGGTAAAGTCTAATGCATCCTTATGGGTCTCCATAGCTCTTGCCGCAAAAGACAAAGTTAGGCCTGGGGTTAAGCCGGTAATAGTAGCCGATAGTATATCTGCTCTGGCTATATAAGACGGCTCAGAATCAAAAATATCAAGCCTCTTCTCGTTCATATAAATCAAAACATAGACATCGCTCTTATACGCTCTTTTGGCTGGTACGTTCCATTCCAAAAGAAGGGAGTCACCAGAGCCGCAACTTGAAACTTTTTGCATTCCCTGAAAGAATCCAACGAATCCTGTTTGTGGAAAAACTTCGGGAAGTGTAGCGACCCTCTGCTTAACAGTAAAGGGGATCTCGCCAGTAGCTTTGCCGCCATTCTCATCGGAAACGGCCCAGTTGATTTTATAATCACCATTCTTAAGAGGCTCATCCGGATCGATCTTGACTACTACGGTATCGCTGTCTTCAAAGATTCCTGATTCAGCTCCGTTAGGGCTGCTTTCGAATGCTCCATTAACAACATAATCTAGGCCGCCTATGCTAATTTGAATTGAACTTAAGTCAATATCATCCAGCAAGTCCTCAAACTCTAATGTAATTAATTGGGGATTTACAATGACGCCGTTCGCTACAGGATTTGACTCAACTAGTACCGGCTCTTCTAAGATAGCTCTATAGACATAAGTACGATTAAAATATCCACCGTCCATATCTTGAACTTGGATTTTTATAAATACTTGGGTACCCTTTGGAAAGTCTGACTCTGGATCGATTACAACATTGAAATTTTCGCCATCCTGATTTATCTCAGAGTTAAGGCCGTCAAAGCCGGTTTTAAAGTCTACTCCAACCACCGCCCGGTTGCCACGCACCTCCACAATAAGCGTAGATATATCTATGCCCGTGCCGTCGTCCAGTATGGTAAACTCTATATCGGCATCAAGTGCGACTTGTTTTTCGCCCTCTGATGGTGATAATCCTGATATTGAAAACATGCGTGTATCTCCACTAAAAATGAATTCTATTAATAGAGAAGTCTATAGCTTAGTTTCTTAACAGCTCATCAATTTTTTCTTTTTTGTCGCCATCACTGACCTCATGATACTCGACAAGTTCGACAACGTATTTGTGGGCAGACTCCTCACCCTCGACTTCCTTCTGATATTCTATTTGATTTTGAAATGCTTCAAGTTCGTCATCTCTATCTAAGTAATCATCATCTGCATATGGATCCTCTTCTATGTGCTCACGATTCATATGTTGCAAAGCATGGGTTAATTCATGAACTGCATATCTCATTATAACTTCAAATGATTCAGATAGAAGATTTTCATTTAAATAAATTTTAGAGTCTATCGTCTTGGCAGAAACGTCAAGTTCTGAAAACTCAATAGAGATTCCATCAAGGATTTCTATCGGATATCCTAATTCTTCAAATAGACTGTGAACAACAGGCAGAGATGCAAGCTCTCTTTTAACCTGCGCTAGCAATCTTGCTTTGTCTTTTAGTTCCACTTCTTCTTTTGATGTTATTATGATCATCTTTTGTGATTGCCTCTTTTGTCTCATCAAGTGACTTTATTAAGTTACTTACATTATACTGTAATATGGCTTGTAGTTCCAAGCATTCGGCGACAAGTTCTTTTAAGTTCTTATCGCGGCCTTCATCATTATCACGAAGACCTAAGGTCTGCTGAAAGGATTCTATCATTGTTCAATCTCCACTGGTCTAATAGTTGATCTAATTTTTTCAAGAGCAATGGTTAGATCAATCAGAGTTTTATTATAATTTGTTAAAATTTCTTTTAACTCATCTACACGTCCTTCATTTAGTTTAGAAAGTTCTTTACTATGCTCCACCAATATAATTGCATCACGCTGCATTGTATCAGCCAATTCTTTGATGCCTTCATACAAAGAGCGCTTGACATACCATATTGGAGCACCATCCTGATCCTTAACATTATGCCAATCCCAAAGATCTTTAACTAACTCACCAATATGTTGCATAGAATTATGCATCATGTCGGCAGTCTTTTCGTGCTCAATATGACTTGTGTGCCCGTTCGATATATTATTTTCAATAGTTATAACCCTATCAGATACGGCTTCTAAATCTTTAGAGAGCGCATCAATTTTTTCAATGAGTATATCAACAGATTTTTGATCAGGTTTTTTATCCGCCTTTTTAGACAGATCTTTTCCCTTTCCAGTCCACCATATATACACTAACGACAATAGAAACAAAAGGCCGAAGATGCCTCCCTTTTCTAAAAGGAAGGCTATAATTAAGTCCATATTATATAACCCTCCTCGCCCTCAAGTGCCTAAGCCTAGTGAAGGCCGGCGCACCAGAAGTAAGATTCGTATAAGTACCATAGCCACGCGGACCAGGACGAATGCTATTCTTCATAAACTTTAGTCTTTCGCGATAAGAGGTAAGCCAATTATTGTAATTTGCCTGAAGAAAGTCGCCAAGCCGAGGAGGCTGATAACTAATTCCACCATCTGATATAGTGAAGTCTCTTCCTTTTTCTACTAGAGCCTGAGAGGCCATAGCGTAAATCATAGCGCCCTCTACTACGGCAGATGAGAATAGAGTCTTGATAATCTCATCAGCGAAGGTGTATGCTGTAAAGAATGGTATCATATTAAATTCTGACAAAGCCATGCATAGAAAGCACACTAAGACTTCATCATCGAAAACATTACATTGTTCAGTTAATATCTCACCATATCCATCTGTAACAAAAGCACCAAACTCATCACGAACAGGCTTAACACCTGTTGAACTAAGTCTTGACTTCAATAACTTAAGTAATAAGTTTAGAGTGGCAAGTTCTTCTTGAGTAAAATCAAAGACAACGTCATCACCAAGTGTGACCTGGCCGGGACCAGTATCTGCGGTCAGCACATCATCCGGACTTACTACCACGAAAGAGAAAGTGGCGTCAAATGGGGCCGTCTCTATTTCGGCCTCCCAGGTGTCCGCCCACTCGCCTTCTTCTGCAAATGACCCTACGGTATAGGAGTATTTGTAAAGGCCGGTGCTAACCCTGCTAACACCGGTAGAAGTGGACGCAACAAAGACGGAGCCGTTTGGATCAGCAATTTCAATCGCAGGTGTGCTATCGGCATCTACTTCGTTGCCATCAGCATCATAAAACTGAATTTGGAGGACAAGTTCTTGTCCTTTTACTGCTGAGTCTCTGTCGTTTGCCATTGACTACTCTCCCTACTTTGTATAAAGAAGCTTCTTTATTAATCTAACTTGACTATCAAATTTAGAAAATTCTGAGTTTATATACTCCAAAGATAAAGATGCGGCTACAGCATCGGGGTCGCTCAAAATAAATTCAAATTTGCCACCCGGAAGCTTAACTGCTTTCTTTATATCAAGACCTCTCATCGACAAAAATGCAGCAAGAGAAAGATCAGATGTAACATAACAATTATCCATAGTTGACTCACTTATCGATAATTAATTAATAGATTACTTTTTACGATGAGCGGCACACAAAGTGCCCTTTTTCGGAGCTTGACGTTTACATCGCTGACCATTAGTCTTTACAAATAAACATCTTTTAAACTCAGGAGGCGCCTTAACCTCTTCATAATCTTCCATTACAACCGGATTAAACTTTGGTTCAGACTCTTCCTCCATCACTATAAATCCATGAGATTCGTCCTTTTTCTCTGTAATGTTTGTAACATCACCTGAGGTAGTAGTACCATAAATTGCGGCGCGCCTCTCCTGCTCGTTGGAGGCCTCTAACTCATCTAAATCTTTTTGAAACTCAAAGAAGCTTTCATACGCCACATCATATTCATCTGCATCATCTGGAACATGGTGCTCTCCACGTCGTCCAATATCATGAGGAGATGGGGCTTTACGAATTGGCGTACCTTTAATTAGATGACTTCTTTTCTTCAGCTTGCTCTTTAGCATCATCTTCCTCCTCAAAATACCTTGACAGAATCTCTTCTAAGGCGTCATGGATCTCATCCTCTAAATCCTCTGCCTCTTCTTTGTCTAGCTCTAGATCGAATGGCAGGTTTACCCTTGCGCCGACTTCATTATCCTTTATGAAGATATTAAAATGAGGGTCCGGAGTTTTGCACTCAGTATCTTCGTCATTAGTAGTGTGAAGAACTTCCTTCATCTGTTCGGCCATGTCATGAACCCTGTCAGATGCGTCGGGAAGCTCTAAAAGTTTAAGAGCAATCGCGAGTTTGGTAAGGTCACTAAAGAGAGAAGACTTCTTTTTCTTCTTCTTCTTCTTCTTTTTATCTTTCCACTTGACCTTCTTTTCCCACTTCTTAACTTTCTTTTTTGTTTCCTCTTTGTCAGTGGAAACGTGAGATTCTTCTAGATTTTTGTTTTGGTTCAATACGCCCCATGCCTTTGCATAAGCTCTCGCATCGCTTTCGCCAGCATCCTTAGCGCCCTCAAAGACAGCCATAAATTGGCGGTACTCTTTGGCGCCAGCACCTGGATGACGCTTCTTGACTTTCTTTTTAATATCAGCAGGAACTGATTTTTTCTTTGCCGTAATCAGCATCTTAAAACTCCATTAAAAAAGCCGCAGATCTAATGGGATCTGCAGCTTTAAGACTTTCCCATCTAATTAGGAGCGTCAATATTAATATAGTTTAATCACATATGCGCGCGCGCGGCTCTAACTACATTATCTAGTTCAATTTTTTTCCATTTATTCCTCGCATTCACACCTGACGCAATCACAGCAGCTAGTAACACAAACGCACTCTCTGCAGATTGCACATAGCTCGCAACATTCACATTTATTTTCCATAATAACCTCCTATAAAGTAGCTAATTATTAGTTGGTTATATTCATCTTCGATATGCCTTTTGGATTCATAACGCCTATGCCAATTTTTTCAGTTACAGACCATGAAAGTCCCGTCCTTGGTAATAAAGCAGGAAAAGAATCAAAGTTATATACGCACCATTCCTTTAAAACATCTGGAAGATCATCAAATATCTCCTCCAGAGGGCATGGTGTTGATGTGGCAATAAGCTTTCCATTACGAATACTTTTCTGCTGTTTAATTTTATAACAATTAACTTTATAATCATATATTCCATAGTATACGAATTCAAATTCGCCATTAGAAAATTTACCACTACTAACTTCTTTAAAGCCAGCAGCTTTCAATATTCTTTCAAATTCATTACAGTCTTCCATTAGGCAAACCTCAATCTTTCGTATTCTGCTTTCTCTGTGGCATTAGCACGTTTTGCCTCAGCAGCATTAACAAGTCTTTTACGTTCTCTAGCAAGGTCCTGCATGTTAAATAATGTTGTATCTCTTATTTCATATACAGTTAATTGGTCATATGCGTGTTCGTTATAACTCTCAGGTAAGTGTCCGGCATATTTGCTATCCCAATACATTTCCTCATAATCGTCATCATTATAGTCAAGATCGTTAACAAATAAAAGTTCTTTTTTAATTCTTGCAACAAGCTCCTCCATCGAATCAGCATATTCTGTCCAGGTTTTTACTCCGCAGCCAATAGTGTAATCACATCCGCTGCCTTGCTCGGCTATAACTAAAAAGGTCTTCATAATCTTATCTCTCCTTTACTTGTAGATACAAACATATCTAGATTACATAATACAAATATCGCCTGATCTCTTCCAAGTTCCATTAGAAAATCATCAAGCTCAGTCTCTCCTATATCCTTAGGGTCAAGTCTACGTCGTTTATAAACCAATAGTTTATACCCATCGCTTACCATTTTTGGAACAAATCGCCACTTAAACTTATCTTTTCCAAGCTCTCGAAACAGCTCATCTTTAAAGCCTTGGCATTCAAATAAGGTCATTAAATGGCTCCATATCATTATGGTCAAACATATCTAAATTATTAATCAAAATATCTTTAATCGAAACTGATAAATAATCATCATTTAACATAGCTTCCAATAACATCTTGGTACTATTTGGGCTAGACCAGCATATTATTTGAACCTTGCTACCTATTTGCCCCATAAACATTTTTCGTCTAGCCAGGTAATCGTCTAATCCAAGCTTATTCATTTCTGATATTATTTTCATCAAAATAACTCCGCATTATAAATAATAAAGTCTTGCAACTCTATGGGTAAATCATCAATAATCTGGTCAGTGCTTTGATAAATATAGTTACTATCTTTTGGATTCCATCTTGAAAATACGATTGTTTCATCTCTGTGCATAGAGACGCGCAACTCTTTTTTAAGCTCTGAGTCAGATACATCCAAACGAAAATCTTCAAAGTACTGAAGAGATTTAAAACCGCTTGATATAACTAAGGACCTAAATCTTGCAAATTTATCAAACGGCAGTTTATAGCCATTAGAAATAATTAGATTAAGACTAACATAGTCGAGTCTAAAACCTAAGTCTATAGTGCACAAGGAATTATTTAATCCTCTAATTTTCTTCATAAATCTCGCGCTCTAATACATCGTTAATTAAAAGCTCAAGAGGACGCCTTATATACTCAGGCGGCTGTATTCTGGGCGATTGATCGCTAGCCCGTATAAATTGGGTCTTACGCATAGAATCTAAACGACATTGCTTAGAGCAGTATGCTAGAGAGCACTCAGTCTTTTTTATATATATAAATGCTTTGCAGCAATGGGTACACATGGTTTTATGGGTTTTCATATAAACAGCTCCATATTGTGAATCATATAATTTTGAAACCTTTTTGGTATTCCAGGAAATTCCAGAATCTTTTCAGCAGAGATCGGATTAAATACATCCGAAATTAAAGACACAAAAATAATCTTTTTTTTGCCATCGACTCTCGCCATTGATATAAAATTTAGACTCAGCCATTCCGAAAATTCTTCTTCAATATTCATATAAATAACCCTATATTATGAATGATGAGATCTTGAACATCAGGCGGAAACTCATTCATATGTTCTGACACCTTTCTTAACTCATAATTAAGATAACCATCTATATTATTAGGATCTCTAATTTTATCTATTGATTCGTATACATATAATTTTTCCATACGAACAGAATAAACGATGCGCATTCTTAAGCCATCATTAAAAAATGCATGATTATGTCGATAGGTCTTTTGTACAAATCCTATCGAATTTAATATTCTTATTATAGACGGAGGCACGGCATTTCCATAATTCATATAAATAACTCCGCATTATAAATCACAAACTCTTGGACCTCTTCTGGCAAAAAAGCAAATAGGTCTCCGACGCTTTTACCCGGATAAGATTTCACAAATCCGCTACAATCAAGCTTTCCAAATGTAAGCTTAACATGATCGCCGCGCTCACGGAAAGATATTCTAATCTCCTTTTTAAAGGTATAGTCGTATCTGCTTCCAGAACGTGAACTTATTTCAAATCCTGAGCACATCATGACGCTGTGAAATTCATAAGCGGGAATAGTGGCGAGAATGTATTCTCCCGGGTATCTTCCTTTCATATAAGTAAATCCATATTATGAATCAAAGCATCCTTTACATATTGTGGGAAACGATTGCTTTCAAGGGCCTCTGATATATATCCCAAGTATAAACATATCTATATCCCGCCTCATCATCGCGACGCTCCTGTATATAGGTGCTTATAAAAAAATCGTCTACATCATTGCGACCACTATATATGACCATATTATTTTCTTTTAGATATTCACTTATTTCTGGTATATCGATATAATCTCTGACACTCATAAATTCCGCCTGCCTATCTAGGCTTTTCTATACAGTACCTGCGCGAACGATGGTGTGCAAATCTAGGAATGGAAAGATTTACACAAACAGTTCCAAATTATGGATAATATAATCCTGGATGGTTAACTCAAGATCGTTTAGTTTATCACCTATATCATAAAGAATATACTCCATTCTATCATTGTTCCAGATCCCATAATACCATTTTTTATAAGGATGATTGCTCCAGTAATCACATATAATTTTTTCATCGCCATAACAATAGCATCCCTTTTGTCTGGATACAAAACCGCGCTTCTCTAGAAGATCGAAGAATTCATTATATTCAATCATACAAACAACTCCATATTATATATGATATAATCTTTAACTTCTATAGGAAATTGATTAGAATTTAATACATAAGTTATAGAATGCCACTCAATATGTTTTCCAGGCCTTTTAATCCCAATAGAATATTTACCATCTTCATCTGCAAAGCTGCTAGTTGCCAAACTACAGTCATACTGTCCAATGAAATGACTTATAATTGCATAATAATTATTTGTATTATCATCAGGTATTGACATTTATTGGCCCTTTATTCTAATAAATAGATCCAAGTTATAAATAATAAAGCTGCGCGCAGGATCCGGAAGGTCTTCGCATTCTAAGAGTGCTTCGGCAGACCACCAGACTTTCTCGCAATCATCACTCTAAGTAACGTACTCCCATAAGTCCATATATCCATACACTTCTGTTAACTTTGGTTTATTCATTACCAGTTATCCTTATTGGCGAGCATTTTTTCTAAATGAGACTTGAGAAAGCAGGCATCGTGAGCCATCTTTACTCTATTACATACTTCACAACAAGATACTACATTGTCAAGGCTATAGCCTTTGCTAGAGTCAACTCTGTCCACCCCAAGAGTTTCTATCTTGTCCCCGCAATAATTACAAGGCTTCTGCCAAAAAGTAGAAAACTGTTCGTCAGTTAGATTCCAAGCAAATCCTCTTTTCTTTGCATTAAACTTATATTTAGATAGCTTACCTGCGAGAGTGGCGTTATGTATTTTAGCATAGGCACGCTCCTGCTTTCTGGCTTTTTCTAGATTTTCACTTCGCCACTTATTCTTTGCAACTCTTCTCTTTTCGCGATATACCTCATCATCTTTATATTTTTCCTTGTGCCATTTGGCCTTGCAGGGTTTGCAAACTACTCCAAATCCATCATCCCTTGACTTATCCTTATAAAAGTCATCAACTGATAACGTTAGCTTACAATGCGAGCATCGTTTTTCTATTTTATCTGAAAATATACCACTTGCTGCATTTTTCTTTCTCTTTTTAATACGACAAAGTTTGCACACATTCTCCCTACCATCCGCAAGAAGCTTTGATTTATTAAAGCTATCCATAGGTAATAATTCCGAACAAGCTTTGCAGGTCTTTTCTATTCTATCTATATCATATTTAATTCTTGGAACCGGCACTCTTTTGGCATTTTTTACTTTACTAGTACAGGTTCTGCACCTATTAGAATATCCATCTTTAGTTGCCTTATTTAAACTATATGCCTCATATGGCATAGGATCTTTACAGTAGTTACAAGTCTTCATCCCTCCTCCATACATATATTTTACCATCGTGAAGCATCGAAATCAAAAAAATTTGGATTGGGTGTGAAAATTTTATTTCTTAGTGACGACCCACCCAAGCCAAAGCAGCATCAGAGGCGAAAAAAAATCCCTGTCTCCGAAGAGTCAGGGATTAATTATACGGAATCCTCAATGAGGACTAGGGTTTAGTCAGTGACAAAGCCACTGCCGACACCTCGGGGGTTTACAATCCCAATTCCGATTATTTCGCTGACTACCCAGCCAAGCTTCAACTGCTTAGGCTCGTCAGCAGGCAGTACCTCGATGTCCTGACGGACAGGCATTACACCTACGAACTCTGGATCCGCTACTGCGAAGACCTGCTTGTTAGTAACAACCTTGGAGACGATGATATCAGCACCGAAGATTGAACCATAAAGTCCAGTCTGTAGTAGTTCACGCTGAGTCACAGGATCGACCTGAGACGCACCACCGGCACCAGCAGACTCCCAATTAAGGATGTCAGTGAATTCATTGATGTGCATGAAGTACTTAGCAGTCACGAGGTCCCAACGATCGACCTGACGCTTTAGGTTTAGAAGACCGACCTTAGCCAGTTCATCAGTGGTAGTACCGTTGTCCAATGTCTGCAACTGGTTCTCACCACCTGCGTTGTTGTCACCGGCGAAATCAAGAGCGGCGAATACGTTAGCATCCTCCTGCGCCTGGATTTCCTGACGGGCCTTTTGCTGAGCACGATCGATTACATTGAATCTACGCCTCTTGACTTCAGCAATACGGACGGTTGGGTTTGAAACTACTTCAAACTCTGGGATGGTTACTCTGTCACCGAAGACACGGGACTCAGGCGCGGTACCATTGCTAGATATAACAACAGCTCCTACGTCGATATCACGGTCGTAGACAGGTAGAGCACCTTGTGGAAGTGGATCGACTACGAGAGCCTTTCTACCTACACCTTGGTAATCAAGGTTCCTACGAATAGGATTAGCCATAGCTTGACCGAGGGCAGTCTTACCTTCTTGAGTCATAAGAGCCTGCTTGATCATTTCGTCTCTCTGCTCTTCATTTAATGAAGAACCCTGAGATAGAGCTGAGCTAGAAGGTGCCAATTCTTCAATGATGGAAGCGTATCTAACAATCTGCGCTAGAGCATCTTTTACGTTGCCGGCGTTTAATTCGCCTTGTGTATTAAACATAATTTAGTTACTCCTTTAAGATTACATCTGTAGGCCAGCAAGGTAGAAGGCACCATACTGAGAAGCGGTAGAAGAAGCACCTGCCTGGGTATCAGTAGTAGATACTAGAGAGATGTCGTCAACGCGCCCAATATGTAGGCCAACGGCCTGCCCATTGCTGGTTGATGTGGTGGTTAGTTTTCCATCGTTAGTTGCATCTGCTGCGTCGCCATAAATTGCGTCATTCAAAGAAGCTGCAGTGTATTCAGATTCTGCGGTCCAAGCATCCTTAGTAACTCCGTAAAGTCCTGGCTTGGTCCATAGGGTTGCTTTACCTGATCCTACGATGGTGGAAGGGCCGACAACGACGACACCTGCGGTAGAAGAGTCACCGAATCCGGTTCCCTTACCTGTGGTGGCGCCAATTACGGTACCGAACAAAGTTCCATAGCTCTGAGAGCCATCACCCTGTACTGAAGTACCTTCATCGACTAGGCCGTGGAAAACTGCCACGGCAGAGACACTTCCAAGAATAAGATGAATTTGCGGACCTGGGTCGCCAAAAACGTCAGCAGCATATAAATCTGTATTGACGGTTAGCGCCTGAAGTGTCGCAACCTCACCACCCTTGACTAAGGCTCTATTGTCGTCCTCAAGGTCGAACTGGCCTAATGGCTCAATTCCTGGTTGTAATGGTTTTAACATTTATTATTACTCCTACATTAGACAATTATTTGTCTAGTATATTGTTTATAGTTGTATCTATTAATTCAGAAACTTCAAAAAATCCAGCTTTATCAGCTTGATTTGCAATTTTGGTCAAAGCCATAATCACTTCGAGATTTGCGTGCTTTCCTCTAAAGTTTCCTGTAGGAGCGCTCTTAGCCACACCTTCAGAATGTGATTTCTGCTCTAATGAATTTTCAACAAGCCCGCCATTTCCCATTGCGTCTGCGACAACAATAGCTTCAGGGTGAGCCTCCTGAACCAAGTCAGCACCTTTCTCTCCATGTAATTCATAAAGGTCGCGGTAATCTGCCTTGGATTTGTCCGCTTTCGTATTGTACTGACTCTTAAGTCCAGCAAAATACGATTTGGCATATTGGTCTGAAAGACCAACGATAGCGTCACTTATATACTTATTTGGATATTCGTTTGCCATCTTCACTCCAATGGTCGATCTATTAGTAGATCTCTTAATTAAGTCTGTGTATATTACTAGATTTTCAGCTCGTCTTGAACGACCTCTTCTTCTATAATACTTAACAGCATTTTTCCATCCACTATGACGCCTTCTTCCCTGTTTTGGTATAGCGTGTCTCATGAATTTTCTCAATTGAGAAGGAGTGTGAACGCCTTCTTTATAGAGATACCCAAGCGAATTTAGATAGTCTACTTCCGGCCTACCAGTCTTTCTAATAAATCCGCCCCACTGATTATCTGGATCTACGAAAGCTTTGCCGACAGGATGGTTGAGTAATCTCTTGACCATTCTGAACGCTGTGCTTCTAAACCCTGCCGGGGTATCTGTTATATCTATTGGGACACCATAGACATCTAGAATTGTCCTTTCACCTTCTACGCCTTCGCCGATTCTTGGAGATGCAACAGGTTTAGTTCCTTGCTGTACACCGCCTTCTGTGCCTGCTCCTGCACCGACTCCCTGACCGCCACTAATACTTTCTCCGCCACCCGCATTGATAAGTGCTCGGAATTGCTCTTTTGCAGAACCAAGAGCTGCTAACAGTTCCTGATCCGCCGCAAGAGTATCCTCCCAGTGATTTGCTGCTGACAAATGTTCAGCAATATCATCACTACTTCTCATAAAATTAGTCGTCTCAGTTTTAAGTTCGCTAAGCTGTACCATTGCTTCGTCTTTCTCTTCGTCAGTTGACTCCGAAAGATTGTAAAGTACAGAGGCAGAACGCTGATTATCTCCAAGCTCATCAACCATATGCTGGTTGTGAGTTTCACCAGGACTAGCTGCAACAAACCTTAAAGCCTTATGCTTAGCCGTGGAAGCAATGATAGCCTTATGAAGACGATTAATAGCCTCTTGATATGCGGCTAATTTATCGGCATCTCCCGAGATATAAGCCCAAATATTATCCCAGTTAAAATATACAGCAAGAAGAATAGCTCCAACTGCCGCATATGTTATTCCCTTAATTGCAAGGCCCGCAACAGTGCCCTCACCCATAAGCTTTTGGAGCCATTGAAGATTGCCACGCCTTATTGCCTGTAGCCAGGTTTCTGGTAAGTCGGAAGCCTTAACCGCTTTTTTTCCGGCCTTTCTTCCGGAATCTGCGAACTGCTTACATAGTTTTTTAATTGCCTCTTGATTACCGGCAGATGTCTTTGCCACAGCCTCAATCTGTCCAACAAGCTCTTGCTTAAGCTCTCCCAAGCCAAAACGCATAGAGCCGGCAATCTCTTCGGCTGCCGCTATATTTCTTTCGGCTATGGCTCTAACCTCATCTGTCATAGTAGAGAGTGTGCCTTTTACTTCTCGTACTGAACCTTCTAGTACAACAACAGCTTCTTCTAGAACACCTAATTGCTGACTAGATGTATTTAAATCATCCGCCAGTTTGGTAACTTCTGGAGTTACTGCTCCACCAGAATTAACAATTGCAGTGGTTAAATCTTCAACCGCTGGAGCTTCTGCCTTTAATGTTGCATCAGCAGGGTTCGGCTTCGTAGGCGAAACCTCTGGAGCTTCAGGCTTTGCAGCTGGAGCCTCAGGCTTTACCGGAGGAACCTCCGGAGCATCAGGTTTTACTGTCGGAGCATCTGGTACCTTTACTGGCGGCACATCTGTCCTAGCTGCCGCAGTAGTTAATTCTGCTATACGTGAGTCTAGTCCGGTCGTCACCCCTGGGATGCCATTATTTATACGGATTGCAAGATACTTTTCAACAGCAACTGCCGCTTCTGGAGTTGACTCTGCAAAGTCGATAGACTCTCGCGCCTTTTCTAGTAGCTGCTTAAACTTGCCTAACTCTTCGGATGATCTTTGCAAATAAGCTATATCGTCCCAGCCATCTCCGGCCGCCTCTTTAGTAGCCTTTGCTAAAATTCGAAACTGTTCATCTAAAGACTTTAAGTTAACTTTAAATAGATCTTCAAACATGCTATGAAATTCAGCTGTATTTTTAAGAGTAACCTTTGTAGCTACGGTTGCAAACCCAAGAGCATCATCAATATATTTGGCAAAGTCGCCAAACGCACCAACAGCCATATCAGCCTTGCTGCCCTTCTTTTCGATAAAAGAATGCATTACAGACGAATATATGTCGAATACTTCAGATAAAGATACTGGTTGAATTTTCATTTTAATCTCCGGAGATTTCGGAAATGGTACGTTCTATACGATATGCGAGTTTAATATTTCCTAAATCAGCAGCCGCTTGTGCTGCAGCCTTTAGCTCATCTAATAGAGACTGCTGAGCAGACGCGTGCTCTTCTTCACTAATGCCATCTGCTTCACCATCGTCAGCAAGCTTCGCACTCTGCTCTACAACTGTTTCTATCGCCGCAGCTGCAGGTGTTCCTGCATCTTTAATATCAGTTAACTTCTGAACAGTCTGAGCAGTTTGCGCTTGAACCATGAGTTCCAACTTCTTTGCAGTTTCAAGAATATACTTTTCTAACTCTTGAGCCACAACGCTCTTTTTCCACGCTTGTCTAGTTGTAAGATCCCATTTTGCCATTATATCTCCTTAGCTATAATAACTATATAAATTAGTATGTTTTATTAGAAGCTAAATTGCTTCATATGCACTATCAAATATTTTTGTTCTTCCAAAATCTTTCATTTATTTTCCCTTCTAACTCTTTTAATTACATTTCTGCTAACAGAGAAGCGTTGGGCTAGTGCTTTGCCGCTTAACGTATATGACATAATCAAATCTATTTGTTCTTTAGTAAATTCAATTCTATTGACAAGCTTTACGCCCCTTAAGAGCTGCCGATATCTTAGCCTTTGTTTCTTCAGGAAGAGGGACGCCCTTGTTGTGAGCGATTCTATCAGGAGCGGTGAGTGCGCCATGCTTTCTTAATCTCTGTTCATGCATATCACAATAACGTATTCCATTAACTTTGAATCCATCGGTTCTTTCGCATCCTGGTGCGTTGCAAACTTTGGAGCCATAGTTTTTATCAAATGTTATTTTCCTTTTATCCAGCTCATCTTGAGTTGGCTGGTAACCTTTTTTGTAATTACCAGCATGAAGATTTTCTTTGTGATGTTCTGATATTTTTCTTTTATGTTCTTCAGAAAGTTTTCTGCCTCGATTAGCTTCGTGAGCTTTTTTTATACTTTCAAGAGTATGGTGCTTGTGCCAATCTTCGGACATCTTCTTCTTTGTTTCTTCGGAGTGTTTCCAGCCCCCACGAGTATTCCCGCCGGGCCTTAGATTGTATCCAAACTTTTTATCTTGAGACTTATATTGTCTTATTACCCTTGCCTCTGCTAAGTCGCAATCATTTTTAAAAATATGCTCCTCAAGGATTTCGAAAGTAAAGTTTTTAACTCCATGTTTATTTATCGCATGATGAACATACTGATTGGTCTTTTTATTCTTAGCCAAATATCTATGCCTATACCATCTAGCCATGGGATCTGCACTCTGACCTATGTAGACTTTTTTATTCAGAATATTTGTTATTTTATATATGTAGTATTTTTTGGACATTATTTGCCCTCCAATTTACATTATACGCAATTTCTCCTTTAAAGCCACATAAACTCTAATGTTCCGTTGACAGAACTCGGCGGACCAGTAACATATGCAATTGCCGGATGGTTTTCTGTTGGCTGCTCAGTAGTAAGCTTTCCATCCAATCCAACATATAGGTTGGCATTCAATGGATAGAGCTGAAGAGTATCAAACTGGTCTGTAGCATAGATGCCACGCTGATAATGGACGGTAATTCTACCAGACCCGATGGTTGAGTCATCTCCTGGCTTAGTAGCTATACGATAGGCATAACTAACAACTACTTTAAATGCGTTAAAATCTCCATCGCCATCTGTATCATAATTAAGTGCCGTACCTGCTGGAACCGTAATAATGCCATTTACATCATTAAGCTCTACAGTTATAGTTGAGGTAAAACTATTTCTGTTAATGTGCGGAAATTCAAGAGGGCCCATTTGATCCGTAGAGGTCACTCTAACACCATTTGATTCTGTAATATGCAAAGTATTAACTTCGATAATCACAACTTCATCAATTTGTGATTTAGTAAACGCACTAGTTCTTACATCATCAATAATACCGAGCGGAGCTGTACCATCACTGACACCGGCTATAATGTCATTACCCAAAATCTTAAGCTGCGCAATCATTCCTGATTCGAACTCTGCAGTAGGATCCAGGGGATAACTTGCTGGCAAACCTGTTCCGGTATGTACAACTCTTAACATATGTTTTCCTCCACGGTATTCAGTTTAAAGAGAATAATTAATAAAAAAGGAAGGATATAGAAACATCCTTCCTTTTATCATACTATAGCAAACGGCATTAAGCCTTTTTAATTTTCTCTATAGTCACCAAAACCATATCAGAAGCGATCTGGTTACCTGATTCAGTTAACTCTTTAGCCATTTTTTGAAGTTCAGAAACAACATGGAGTCGATCAGACGCTTCTTTAACGAAGTCATCTTTGATACTCATAGCTGTAGTTTCTACAATATCAGAAGCAAAGCCGTGCCCTTTCACTCTTAAGCTGCCAGCAATCTTACCAAGACCGTTCAGAATATGACCGGCCGTGGCATCGAAATAGTCAGACTCAGATAACTGAGCATCTTCTGCCATAGAAGGATCGCAAGCGCAAGATTCTTGAGCACACTTCTTACAGACAGCTAAAGCCTCCATCGAGTCAATGCTGCCATCAAGTGCCCCACTAATATCGTCCATTGATACTTCTGTAGACATAAGAAAAGATTCAGCACTAGGCTCCACATCAGTGGCTTCTGCTTCTAGATCAGGATTTAAAACAGCTTCTACAGGATCATCAATCGGAGACTCAAAAAGTTCTTGAGACTCCTTGATAATCTTTGCTCGCTCCTCAAGAATTCTTTGATATTCTTGAGCAATACTATCACCATTAAATCTATTACCAAGCATTGGAATCTCCTTTTAGATTAGTTGAATAAGTCAGAAAGACTTTCGACCATAGTTTTTCTAGGAGTATCCTCTGGGGTTTCGTAACCAACGTTTAGCCCACCAAGATCACTGGCTACCTTAACGGTGTCAGGGACTCTGGCGTTTGCTACTGAGCGCTTGAATGCTTCAAATGCCTTTTCGTCAAACTCTAGAACTAAATCTACTTGACTATCAAGAGCTGCTCTGGTAGGAGGTATTAGTTGCTTGCGCTGCATATCCATCGCAAGGTCATAAGCCCTTCTCATCCTTAGCTTAATCTGCTCTCTTTCGTCTTCAGCTTTCTTCTCCATGAACTTCTGGCCAAGGGCCGCTCTTGGGGAAGGAACCTGTTCGGTTACAAAGGCAGCGTCTTGGACGCCATCGTTAGGAACGACATCATTCGCGTCGTTTGCGTCTGACTCCTCTCCTTCGTCTCCTTCGTGATGCTTATCTTCATGCTCATCAACTTCTTCTTCAGCTGCTTCCTCTGCCTTCTCTTCTACGTCTGCTTCGTCTACTGCATTATTTACAGCACCGTCATCAGCCGCTTGACCGGTAGGCTCTTTCTGAGCTACAACTTCTGCATCATCAGCAGCGTTTAGTAGTCCATCATCAGCGCACTGTCCGGTAGGAGTCTTCTCTGCCACTTCTCTCGGAGTACCAGTTGGAGCCTTATCGCCAGGAACTGCCTGTACTTGTCCACCAGTTGGCGCTGCTTTCGCTACACCCTCTGCTGCACCTGCACCGTCATCAGCTGCATTGTCATCAACTTCGCTATCATCATCGCCTTCGCTAGCCTCACCGTCATCAGCGGCCATTTCTGCAGCAGCAGGAGCGGCTTCTTGAGCAAGCTTCTTACGAGCCTCCTCTACCATAGCTGCCCTTCGAGCCTTTCTCATCTCTAGTGCCTTGGCATATAGTTCTGAATCAGTTGCTTCAGTTGCGGATGCGGTGCTCTGTTCAGGAACTTCCTCTACATACTCAGAAGTCTTAACTAAAGACTTAGCCATTACGCTGGCCATTCTTAGTAAGGTACGTGCCTCACCAGATAGCTGGGCTGAATCACTTAGAGCGTCAGCAGCGAGACCCTTTAGTTCTGCCATTTTCTTAGCAGGAATCTTCTTTCTGTGCTCGAATGCTTCAGAGATCAAGGCTAGTTCATCAGCAGATTCACTAGACTCGGCCATAACGACCTTCATATCTCTTAGAAGTCTCTTAGATAGAGCTACTTGTTCTGCATCGCCTTCACCAGGAGTAACGTTGATTTCTACATCACCGCCACCACCAAGTTCGTCTACGGCAGTTCTAAGTGCAGATACGGCTTCTTCCATATCTACTAGCGCACTGTCTACTCTTGACTTCGGATCGCCTTCTTCTTCTGCGAGTGGCTCTTCATCAAGTGGAGCCTCTTCGCCCAACGGAGCTTCCTCACCAAGTGGGGCCTCTTCGCCGAGAGCCTCTGGAGCTGCTACATCGCCAAGATCGCCAAGCGGAGATTCTTGAGCTACGCGAGTTAGCTTAGCAGCAATTGCCGGCAAACCTTCTTCACGAATAGCTGCGACAACAGCCTTACCGTATTCACGGCTGCTTAGGAATTCCCAATTTTCTTCTAGCTTAGGACCATAGATGTCCTTAGCAGTTGTTGCCAAGACGAGGTGGCCATCAGCATATACTTCGAAGCAAGAAGCCGCTTTATTAACGGCACCGTTAAGGGCCCTAACCTGCTTGAACTTAGTGCTTAGCTTAGCTCTCTTTTGCTGTTCTTTTATCTGCATATCGCCAGGGAAAGTTCCAGTGTCTCCACCCATTGACTTATCCTGGTGCATGTGCTTATCGTCCATCCAGTACTTCTTGTAGTCTTCAGACTTAAAAGTAGATGGCTCAACAGGCTCAGCGGAACCTTCGCCTGCCGCACCACCGTAGAAGTAGGCTCTCCTCTCCATACGACGTTGTGCAAGCTCAGCTCTCTTTTGCTGCTCTTTTACCTGCATATCTCCTGGGAAGGTACCAGAGTCTCCACCCATTGACTTGTCCTGATGCATGTGCTTGTCATCCATCCAGTATTTCTTGTAATCTTCTGAGGTAAAAGTACTTGGCTCGACAGGCTCAGCGGAACCTTCTCCTGATGCACCACCGTAGAAGTAAGCAATACGACGTCTCAATTCCGCACGCTTTCTTAGATTTGATTCACTCATTATTTCTCCCATAATGTTTTTAATTGATTTGTCTCTATCTAGACTGGAAAAAGCATAAGATTCTGGTCCTACACCATCCGTATCGAACGTATCAGTAAGTTCACCACTGTCACTAGAAACTAATCCTGTGGACTCGCCTCCAGTTCCTCTAACACCTTCACTATCATATGTTTCAAGAGAAGGTGCTCCTTCAGCAGATTGACCGCTTGTAAATACCTCTCCTTCAGCTGTACTCATTTCATTCTCATACGCTTTACCAAAACTAGTATATAGCGTTTGAATATCTCTATCTGTTGCGCCGGCGTCCCTTAGCTGGGACAGAGCCTTTGCAAACTGAACCTCTTTAGCTGCTTCCGGACTAAGGGCTGCATCTTGAGCGTTCTTTATAAATCCCTTCTTTTCTAGATAGCCGCCAATTAATGACGCCCTCTTATCGATCGTGCAACCTTGCGGCCCACATGCGACCTTTAATAGCTGGTCCAACTCTTCAGCATTCTTTAACGTTAGATTCGATACGAACTCGTTATAATCAGAAATGCCGTGGCTGACCAGTTCCGCCTTGTGATCGCCAATAGACGCCAAGCACTGAAGTAATCTAGCCCCAGGTTCTGCAGGCTGAACTACGAGGCTATACTCAATTGGCTGTAAGCCAATGTTGATTTCGCCATATGCAGAACGTGCTGTTACACACTTGCAATACTGAGTTGGAGTGCTGGCTCTGTTTCCGCAGTCACTACAAATAGAAGTAGAAACCGCAGTTCCCATAGAACCATATCGAACAACCCCCGTCTCAACCTTTCTAGCTAAGTTAGGGTAATTTACTTTATCTAATGCGCAAAGACCTACCGCCTGCTTGTGCTTCTCATCGTAATAAACGTCAAGAATAATACCCCTGATTCCGTCAACAGATTCAGATTTGTGGTCTACACAAAGTGGCATTCCAATCCAATCTCGGGCGGCCTTCTTTAGTTCTGATTCCGGGAAGATGTCGCCATTGTTATTCTTGTGAGGTTGAACATTACCGTGCCACTTAAATTGGTCATCAAAATAACCCCAAGCACGGTCACTGCCAACCTTCCTCAAATTACCTTCGTCATCAACCAGGGAAGCTTCAGCTGCTCTTAAAAATATGATTGTAAAATATAAAAAATCGTCTGATTTAGGAGCCAGAACTTGTGAGGTTCTAGCAAACTTTCCAAGCCTTTTCAAAATAACAGGAGACGCGGTAACCGTATCAGCATCGACTTCTTGCACCACATTGCTATTGGAATATCCAAATTTTTTAATATCTAGTCCAGGCATATGAAAATTCCTTGTTAATCACCATTTCTTTAATTATTAGTTATTTGATATTTTTGTGTAAATTATTCAGATAGAACAATCATACCCAAAATGTTAGAATTAATGTATTCTTTTGCTCTTTCTAGAGAGGAAACAAGGTCCTCTACCGCGCTCTCATAACCGTCTGTTAGTCCCGAAAACTCTATAAAAAAGTCCGGAGATTTAATTTTATCTATCATAGCGAAAACTTTTTCCGCAGCATCTGATGATGCCTTAGATGATGATACCAGGCTATCAATAATTTCCAAGGTAGTTGTTATATCCCTTATATCATTCAATATTCTAATAGAGTCCCTTACCTTAATCAGATATGACTTAATCAAAGCAGTATTTCTTTTAACAGACTGATGAAACTGGCCTTTGGAATTAGATATTACCTCATCATTTCCTTGATGCTTTTCGTATTCAATTTTGTTTTTAAGCATCTTCTCAAGAGATTCTTCAGCAATAGTCTGTGCACGTTGCAAAGCCTTTATAGCTTCCTTGCCCTTTCTCTTTACGTCGTCTGGAACAGGAATACCGGCGTTTCTAAGAAGGGAGCTGTCCGCCTTAATAGTGATTTTAGCATTAGGATATTTATCTTTGATACAAGTCAATATATTTATCGCATCCATGTCTGAAGATAAAGATAATATTTCTACTGTATCTAAATCTATCAGCTCTCCATGCTGGTAAGTCATTTTATGCTTTAGCATATCTACCAGATTTCTAGGCGCAGATGCGGATGTACAGAATATTATTTTCTCTTTAGAGTCATAAGCTGTTTTTATAGAACTAAGAAGCTTGCCGACTTCGTTGTTATACGGCATGTCTCCATCTATATGTAGAAATTCAGCAAAGCTGCCCCTAACTAATCTTCCAATAGAATGTTCTTTTCTCGCGTCTACAGATAGACTCTTTGTTACAAATACAGATAACCCATTGATATCAGTCGTCATAAATCCTTGCCAGCTATCATCAACATCAATGCTTCTAGTATAGTTTTTTACTTGCGCCGCTTGTGCGAATAAGCCATCCATATAGAACGCAGTAACGCTCTCAATAGGCTGAGGCGCAAGGTTAATTAAATCGGAAGTAAGGCCTAGACTCTTTCTAGATGCCTTCTTGGATAAAGTTGGAGATATATTAACAACAGGAAAGTTATTCCATTTATATGCCCCATTCTTCTGGAAATCAAAATGAGTTAATATCGCACTCTTAGAAAAGCCGGCCTCTGAAGATGTCTTATTGATATCCTTTATTAAGTGAGAACGTCTTCCTATCTCAATCATATCACCAACATCGATTCCAAGTCGACTTGTTAACCCGCCATATATTTCTAAGACATATTTTATATCTGAGCATCCGAATGTCGCTAAAGATCCTGGCTCGATGTTGCGATAGATTCTTCTTATAACGTTATCCTCGTTTACAAAAAGTATATCAATCGGAAAAGATACAGATCCCATGTGATATAGTACATCCTCCGGCCTTCTATATTTAAAGAGAAGGCCGGCATCTTCACCTAAAGATTTATAAGATTGAAGCCCAATGACTTTATCTTGGTAACTTTCGGCCACACCACATAAAAATACTGCTAATGGAGAATTTGCCCCATTATAAACTGTAATCTGAGCTTTCTTTTTAGTATCTTGATCATCAACCCAACTATAGTCATTACACTCGACGGGGCTTATAATGCCGCCCTCATAGCCCATAATCTCCTGATCTTCTAAAACGGACTTTTCTGGAACTAGTCCATCATACGGTTCTGAGGTATCTTGCTCAATTGACATAGGGCCACCTTCTGGTGTAGTATCTTTGATAGAACCTGGTGCTCCAAGCAATGCAGTTTTCTTCATAATACCTCCTATAGCATCCTTGCGAGTTCGTCTAGAACTTGCGTTATATATGCTGGATTTTTACCATTGAGCGTATTTTTAATCAAACTAATGCTAACACCAATAGACGCCCCACCGGGTGTTTTCTTGCTCGCCATATCCGGCACATTAAGTTCGTTAATCTTTTTCCTTAAATTAGGATAAGCTTTGACCCTAGACTCTAATGACATCTTATAAAGCATGATATCAATAATACTCTTAATTTGCTTAGCCACATATTGCGGATTTTCATAAATGTATTGAGATTCTTTTTTCATTCCGACTCCGACAAATATTGTTCAGCACGAGTTACAATCTTTTTATAGGCAGATTGCTTAGCCTTAGATAAATTAGCGTGCTTACTGTATTCAAGAAGTATAGTTCTGCTAAATATCTTGGTCAATTTCTTTAAAATATCATTAGTATTAACTAAATTAGCATTTGTAATTTTAATCATTAGCTGATTAAAAAGAATCGTGGGATCCTCTTCTGTTGTTTCAGCATATTTTACAAGTAAATAATCGGTAAAGTCAGCAAGAGTCTGATTGTCTTGATCATCAGCTGCATCACCAAGTTCCACCATCAAATTAATTATATCAGAAAAAGACCTTTTATCTTTTTCTTTCGGCTCTTTATAATGGTTCTCCTCGTAATTAGCAGGATCTTGCCCAAACCCTTCGACTCCCATCTCAAGCAAATTCCAGCCATTAGCACCTTCGGCCGCAACGTCATTTTCACGAAATGATATAGGTACATTCTTAACTGGCTTTGGTTCTTCTGGAATAGAAGATCTGTGAGATTCTTTTTTCACTTATTGTCTGCGCCTCGCACATTGGTTATACCATAATCAGATTTGCCAACTTCACTTGCTTTACTTGCGCTTCTGTACTTAGCCGGCTTCTTTTTCTTACCGGATACAATATCCGAAATAGAAAACTTCTCACCATCCTCACCTTCGTAATACGAACTGGTACTTGTAGCTGCAGCAATCTTTTTTAAATCGACAAGTTCTTCGGCTGTGATTGGAAATAACTCACTATATAATTTGGACATACGGGCCCCCTGCTTAGAATCTAAATATTACTATGCCGGAGGGGGAGCTTCTCCTCCGCCACCACCAGCTTCTGGTGATCCTCCAAGATCTAAGCTGCCTTCTGCTCCGCCATCTTCAGCCCCAGGCATTGGAGGCAGCCCTCCCATGTCAAGGCCTCCGCCACCTCCGACGCCAGGTAATCCGCCCATATCTTCGCCACCGGGCTCTTCCATCCCCGGAAGGTCGTCTCCATCTGGTGGCTCTGCAATAGCGCTATCTGCATCAAGATTCCTAAGCTCAGCTAGCCTCATACCGTTCATAGACTGCTCTTCCTTCTGTCGGATGACGTTAGCGATAAGCTCTTCTTTAAGACGCCTGTCTTCTTCTTCCTTACTTAGGCCCAAACTTCTATATAGAGTCTGCAGAGAGACCTTGTTGTCTGATACGAAGTTAGATATGTTCTGGATATAATCATTCATATCGTATAGGTTCATATGGTTGAAGTCTACTTGCGGAATTACGAGTCTTTTTTCGCCATCAACATATTCAAAAAATCCTTGTATTTCGCATATTGGTGCGAAAATCTTTTGCTCAAGCCACTTCTTAATCATATTTCTAAAGATATCGTATCTCTGCCTTAGAACCTCTAAGCCAACAGATGAGCTGGCGTAAGTTACGCCCTCCTGATCCATCAGTGCCTTCGGTGTCATTAGTCCTGTATAGATATTATTATTGATTAATTCTATATCTGAAGCTATATCCAAAACCGATCCAGAGAATCCAACTCTCTCGATTGTAACACCTTCGTGAGTCACAATCTTGAAGTCTTTATCGTACTGAGCCTCTTCTAGAATTATTCTAAATGCGTCAATGTCCGCCTGAGTTGGCCTATAATCGTTAGAGCCTCCAAGCTTAACCAGAGTTAATGGATTAACCATTCCGTCTGCTTGCGCAAATTTAGATTCACGAAGTTTGTCATATAGCATCAAATCTTTATAGATTGATACAATTACAGAGGTTCCTCTAATGTCATAAGGGGAGCTTAAAAGCTTAAGGTGAGAAACGTTAAGTGCATCTAATGGAATATTCTGACCTTTTTTAACAAAGTCCAAAATATACTTAGGCATCCTTCGCCTCATTTGCAAATCAGCAGGAGCATTAGAGTTAACTAATCTTTGCAGAGATGCATCGGGCCTAAGCGAAATAATAGTCTGATCGCCAATCGCCGGCTTCTTGACATGGGTATAGTCCGGATTAAGAACTGTAATTCTTTTCCACATACCAGTCTTTCGATCTAATTCGGCATACGGGAAGGCCTCTCCCATCTTCCAGAACTCAAGCGATACGCCATACACTATGGAGTATAAGTCGATTCTCTCGGCCATCTCAAGAAAGAACTCTTGAACCTGCTTGCTTTTGCAGGTTATGTTTATTTTAGAGATAGGATAAGAGGCGTGCAAGTTGATAGCATTTCTAACAATAGGATGTGTATCATAAAAAATCCTATTCCATGCATTCATCGTGACTCGATCACGAGGTAAGTTTAGATTAGATAATTGAAATAATGGAGAATAAACATCTGGCGCTAAACGATCTGTAGCACTCGTAGATGAAGGTAGAACAGTTCCACCAGAAGACGCACTCTTTCTAAATCCAGGACTATGAGCTACTGCGGAATCAGCAAATTTGCTGAAGCTAGCAGGATCCATGTTCTCTTCTCTGCTCAAAGCAGTAGAAACTTCTGCCCTACGAAGCTTAGAAAGCTTATCAAGGGTGTTCTTATCTACTGAACCTCGATCAAGAACATTATTATTTGATGGTCTCTCGCCTCTTCTGGGCATATGGGAGTCTCCTTATCTAAGTCTTGGTAGATGAGCAAGGGATGGCAATGGCATCGTTGTTTCTTTGTCAACTCCAGGCCTAATAGTGAAACCCTTAGTCATATCATACTTCCAAGCTATATACGCATACATTAAAGCCATAAGGCCGTCATTAGGTATACTACCTTTTTTATATATTTTAATTGGCTGCCCAGAGGATATTCTTGTTCCCTGTTCCATTGAGGTACAGTGATCAATTAACCACTCCAGATGCTCATAGCTCTGCCAAGGGAATCTAATTTTGCCTTTTTTAAACTTCTCAAATATTTCATCAATAAGAAGGTCTTTGTGATAACCAACCATTAGTTCATCCTCACGATACTTTAAAGGCTTAGCTAAGTTACCACTTCCTTGGGCCCCAAGAAATCTATCTCCATATATCATTTGTAGATCTGTAACTACGTCCTGACCATAGAAATGATCGGATACACCTCTTTGGATTCCAAACCTTCTATAGCATTCTTTAATGGTTGCTATCTTATGCTTGAATCTATGCTCGCCAATTTTATGAGCATGCTCTACCAGAAGGGTGCCATCTGCTTGTGCCGACAATACCACTACGCAAGAGAAAGATTGCCCTCGGTCTATATTGTCATTCTCTACTTTACCACCCCAGTCTACACCAAGATATGTTCTCTTATGATGCGGATCAATTTTTCTCGCCATAGACCTGTCCTGATCTCGACACATCTCATATATATCGGCCTTGGTCAACGGAAGACCTGCACCAGAATAGAATTCTCCAATAACCTCATTGTTCCACACTCGGTTGGACTGGGTCGGATTATTCTCAGGCATCAAGTCTAGAATGTTTTGTTTTGGAAAATTAGGAAGATAGAGCTGATTAATATGATAGCCAACATACTTGGCTGTAGCAGGGTCTCTAGTAGGAACCCACTTTCCAAGCTCAATTGACTCAATCTTATGCTGCTTATGTCCGCATAGTGGGCACTGAATAGTGAAGCCCTCTACCCAAATAGTCTTCCATCGATCATCACCAGATAGATAGAATGGAAAATGATCTTTACAGTTGCCGCATCCAAGGTGATAATATCTCTGATCTGATTGTTCCCAGATGGAATGAAAGTAAGAGCTTCTTTCTTTTGGAGTTCCGAAGTAAACTTGAACGCCCTTACCTACGGCGCCGTATTTTGCAGCGGTTAATATCTTGGTGGCATTACCAATTGCCGCACCATACATGTCCTGAACCTCATCAAAGAAGGTTACATCTGCAGTCATACCTCTGATTCTATCCGCATCTCTACCGAGACTATCTACCCATAAGGTTCCAGAGGTAAATTGCTTCATCGTCAGATTATCTACGGCATTAATATCTTTGAGCTTATTCTTGTTAATGATATCATTCTTAGCCGTTCTAATCATTCCCTCTAGTTTATCTTGAGTGAACTTCTTTACCATAGCTAAAGCAGGAAAAGCATGCAATACTCTAATTGGAGGATTAGAAAAAAGGCCGCTATTAGTCAGATATAGATCTAGGGCGCCAGCCATCATGGTTGCACCAACCTGACGACCCTTACATAATACAACAGGCTTCCCTATTTCGGTGGTAGCCTGCATAGCAATATAACGATAAATGTCGGCCATGAATTTCCATCCATTGCCGACAATCCTAAACGGTTGTCCGTCAATCGTTAAATTATTTTCAACAAAGTGAGCCGGATCATAATCTAAAAAACTAGATTTGATCTGAGTAAACAGCTCATCATTACTTTTAATTAAATCTTTCTTATACTTTGACACAGATCACCTTATTACACTGTTGGTTCAGCGTGCTGGTAATACTCTGCTCTATTGTCTTCTGCATCACCAGATGCTATCGGCTCTGGCGGAACGTATTTTACATCATACTCTTCATCATCAGATACAAGAGTTCCGATCCACTCCTGTAATTTCTTAAGATTGATTGGAAGATCGACGAAGCGTAAGCCAGGTTCTTTTCTGCATCTATCAAGTACAGTAGGGACATCAAGATGAGGCTCATGATCTGAAAGGTCTTTAATGTAACTTAATATTTGGCTCATAGCTTTGATATCAGACTCGCTATGCTCAGCCTTTGCAGTCTTAATTTTACATACGCATGAAGCTACCTTTTCACATCCGCAGTTTTGGGAAGCTACCTTAGGCTCTTCGTTACGATATTCTGCTAACAGATCAAATCCTATTCGACTTTTAATATCTGCCATTTTAGCATCTATCGTTCTAAATCGCCTAGCGTTATCTAATATACGAGTCCTATCACCTCCGTCTAGATATTCTAAATTTGCTTCTTTAGCTATGCTATTTGCAAATTCATCCAACCAGTCGCAAGTTATATTATAGTTCTCTGTTAAATCAGATTGCCTGTTAATCTTCATTTGTAATCCTTTATCCGAAGTAATTCTTAATAAAGTCTATACCGTGACCCTCAGTTTCTTTACCACTTTGTGGAGTTGCACCAATAGTTCCACGATCCTTAAAGATCGGAAATCCGTAATCCATCACTAACTGAAGAACAGCAAGCTCTTCACGGTCGGTTAGTTTGTACTTGTCCTTTAGAAAGTCATAAACATCTTCAAATGGGTGTCCACCAGAAACTACAGAGTTGACAAGAATGCCAGAAATAGCTCTTTCGAATGGGGTCATAACCATTTGTACACGAGAGACGGTTGCTTCCTTTTGCATAGGCTCATTATCAGATACTCCAGCAAGAATGATGACCTCTTCGAGATCAACCGAACTGTTGGACTTTAACTTCTTCTTAAGCTTGCCCATGTGCTCTTTTAATGCACTCATATCGTGAATCATGTTAACTCTTGCCTTCTCGATAAAATCCATATCAAGAACGTGACTTACGTCCTTTCTAACAGCCTCTGAAACTTCATTATTCAGTCTGTTCAAATAAGAGTAGGCCCTTTCACATCCGGAAATAGAGCGGCCATCGTGACGAGGAATGCCGCCAGGGTAGCCTTCCTGTAGATAATTTGTAAAGTGTGAAACATCTCTGTCGTCAACCCATGAGGTCTGCTTTGGCTCTTCTGGCTCAGGTTCAGGATCTTCGACATAAGCAACATCAGATCCTGGAAGATATAGGCCATCACGGTTCTCATCGGACTGCTCTTCTGGATGGTCCCCTTCTTCAAATCCCATTAGCCCATGCAATAGACCTTCTGAAACTTCTTCATCTGAAGGCTCTGAACCTTCCTCAAATGTAACTTCTTCGAACGGTATAATATCAGCCTCTTCTATAGGTAGTTCTTCCTCTTCCTCAAAGGTAACAACTAATGGCTCGATCTCCTCTATGTCAAGCTCAGGCATATCAGAGCCTTCCTCGACCTCAAGAAGCTCATGTAGATCAGGTTCGTCAGCTAAACTTTCAGCCACGGGAGGATGAGCAATCTCCTCTTCTCTTGCGCCTGGATATACATAGCTTATTTTTTTCATTACGTTCTCCTTAACCAAAAAAACTCATAAGGCCGTGCCACGTATTAGTGATATTATCATCACCAACCGCTCCAGAATCCGGATACGGACCAGTAGAGAGTGGCTTAGCCGATTCACCCGTCCATATCCTTGGGGATAGGGGGCTACCATTTAAAGGAATATTAACAGAAAATTCTTCAGACAGCAGAGGGGCATCAGGATCAGCTTCAGCACTCTCTTCTTCAGAGCCTTCAAGTTCATCATTCATTTCTTTATTTAAGAAATCAAAAAAATCTTTGGGGCTTGACATATTATACTCCTTCTAACACAATTATTATTAGCAAATTATCCAGTGACTTTGACATGAAAATGATCATCTTCTTCGAGCTTAGACATTTGAAATTCACCACTTTGTTCTACCTCAGATAATAGCTCTTTTGTTTCGCCATCTTGAAGTCTTAAATCTATAGCATTACCAGAACCATGACCAGTATGAGCTAGGCCTAGAGATTCATAATATTCTGCGCCAGCTTTTACACCATTTCGGCTAGTTCCAAGATCTAAAAAAATATCATTCATGCCTATGACCATATTTTTATTTTGATAAAGATCATAGAGATATATAAGGCCGGCATTAAGAGGCTTATTAGTTACGCTTCTTAGTCTATCAACAGTCGCCTGGCCATGAAAACGGGCATACTTATGCGCATCACTATCTGATACAATCCTGGAACCGTCTCCTCCCTGTCTTTGCCAATTTTTAGCCATAGCACGAATTTGTGCTCGTGGAGATCTAAACCCACTGGTAACGTGCGGTTTGTGATATCCTTTTTCCTTCGCCAAATTGCCAAGAGCTGCGAGAAATTCTTTCATGGTATCTGAAACACCATCTAGATTTACACCTGTATTTGATTTTACAACTCCTTTATAGTCGCGTGAACCGCCTCTAAGTTTGCCGCTTAAACCCCCTCTGTCAAAAAGACCGGCTGCCCAGTCTCGTACTCTTCTGGTTCGCTCTTGTATGCCGTCTGATAATCCGGCAGCTTCTCCAGCAACTGTTCCGTCCGACTCCGCTTGAAGTATTTCTAAAACATCAGCTGGCCCACGATGGACCCTTCCCCACTTATCGCTATACTTATTCCAATACCACAATGTCCAAGAATTATAGTCAGAAGTATAAGACCCAGGCAAACTAGTTGCGTGATTCCTCCACCATAGCTCCAACTCTTTATAGTCAGGCCCTTGGCTAGAATACTCTTCCCAGTTGTAAGCAGTGAATGCTGTTTTTCTAATTTTATGCATCCGCTAAATACTCCACTAATAATCTCTTCTGTATCAAAATATCTTTAAATTCGCCAACCAATGGAACATTCTTAAACAAATCCAGCTCTTTTAATAATCGAATAGTTTTATCGGCGTCTAGTTTAAGTGCCTTAGCTAACTTTACGGTTATATACTTATCTTTAATATTTTCAGAAGAAAATAGCTCTGGATTATCTAGAGTGTATTTAATAATCTCATCTGATATCTCAAAATCATATCTTACAGCAAGGTTAATTGCTCTGTATATTCTTCTTGGATCGTCACCGATGGAAATTTTTGGCTTGACCGGTGTTCTTATCACCCCGCTCTTTATATCATCGAAAGCCATTCCGGTTGGATCGTAGACCTCCTTAGTATCAAGATCTTGATGTAAAGTATTAATCGTAAAGTCTCTACTAAAGACCTCTGCCAAATGCTTCTTATCTTCGTCTAGTTCTTCCAGGACGCCTACCGACTCAAAGTTACTAGAGAAGTCAATATCAAAAGAGTCTGTATAGACAGTAACATGGCCATCATCTGATAGTTCAAAGGTTACGTTTAGTGTTGAGGCTAGTAAGATTCCAAGTCTAAGTACATCTGCCGAGTTAGTCGTAAGGTCTATATCGGAAGTCTTAATATCTTTTCCTAGATATACGTCTCTAGCTAGGCCGCCTACAATGTAGGGCCTATCTATCTTATTTCTCTCAGCTATTTGAGAGATAAGCCTTAAGACGCTATCGACTTCCATGACTCAATCCTTACTCTATTGGCTGTGCTTCTTGTCCGCTCTGGCCGGGGCCAAACTCTTGGCTTAACGCCTCAGTACCTTTGCCACCGGCAACTTGTTCCTCTCCCTGGTTAAAGGTTTTGTTTACCTCTTTAATTGCTTTGTTGGAGATGTCAGTTGTCTTAGCTTCGGAAATCTCGGCCATACTTTTTCCTGAGGATAACATGCCAAGCATCTTGGTTACACGAACTAACGCATAAGAATACGCATCAATCAGCTTACTTTGAGCTTCAGCTAGTTCTGGGAATAAAGATGCTATGCCCAGTTTATCTAACATAATATCAAACTCAGCCAGCTGCCTAATGGTTCTTCTGTCTGCTAATCTAGCAGCTACCTCTTCTAGCTTAACAGCCGCTTCTCCAAGATTAATTTGTCCGCCAGTCTGTGCAAGCTCATCAAAGACGGCTCCATGATTTTCCACCGGAGGTTCTCCAGACGTTAAAACCCTCTCTATGGCCTCTCCTGGGCCTCCGGCTGCTGCCGGTTCCTGGCCTGGTACGGTATTTGGGGCGGCCTCTGCTGGCGCCTCAGGAGCCTCCAAACCGGTATCCGCACCGGGGACCTCAGGGGCTCCGAGATCCTGTGCTGCTTTCATTAGTAAATCAGATCCTGCGTCATAACCAAGCTTCTTAAACAGGCTCGCAGCCTGGAAAGTCAAATCTTCTCCGGTTGATTGGAGGCGAACACGTCGAACTTGAAGATCGAAAGCATGAAGCATTTCTGCCAAGTCCTGCTGTTCTTCTGGCGACAAATGCTCATCAGTTCTTAATAGCTTATCTAGTCTACGAATTGCACCATTAAGCTTGCTTTTCCACTCTTCAAACATCTGGCCTTTGGCGTCCTTATCCTCAAGCTCTTTAAGCTTCTTACTAATAGACTCGTCATGAGGGACGGAATCACCCGGATAAAAGTTGGAACTCAAACCAAATTGGTAATCTGACTCCTTTTTGATGTCCACTATCTGATCCTCCTCGGAATATTTCTGGTGCTGACCATCTTTATAATAAGTGATCCATTTTTTGAATCTAACATCTTCACCATTTCTAGTGTTTAATGTACCGGAATAATAATCTAATGCGTGATGAAATGTCATGTCACCAGATTCAACGGCACTGTATATTTTATGAACAAGAGATACCCACTTTTCCATATCAGCCTGAATCCACGGATTCTCTGATAATGCGCCCATGCCGATAGGGTACGCCTTCTTTGTAAGGTCTGCATTTTTAATTAATGAAGTGGTAATCAAATAGTAATAATCGTTTGCCGTCTTTAGACTTACTGAATCTCTATTTAAAAATGCATCCATCAAAATGGTTGGGTCTACATTCTCAAAGGTTGCTTCTAATATATTATGTATATTAACGAAATCTCTAGTCTCATCATGAGAAGCAAAGCGTAGACCGGGATATTTTTGTTCTATCCTACGAATGTCATTCTTTAAACTGCTCATGTTTTATTAGCCTTCCTTTGAGTCTCTCAATAGTTTTAAACCATACAAGCCTGTCGTATGGAAAATTTTCTTTTCGTACCTGATCTTCAATATATTGAAGAAATATATTTAGATGTTCATCCGGTACTTCCTTTTCATTGTAAATATTAATATGCTTTCGTGCCCAGGCTTCAAATGCGGTGATATTAATTAGGTCCGAAAGTTTTAACTCTCTAATCTTCTCCATCTGTAAACTCCACATCTATAGTCTCTATTTGTTTATATTCTGGGGATTTATATTCCATTCCGTCCATTTTGGCATTCACTTTATCTATAAATATCGGAATAAGAGATGGTTCTAATTCTCTCAGAACTTCGAAGACTACACCTTTAACTACATTTACCTGCTCGTTGACTACGTTTATATTGATATTGTGCTCGATAGTTTTATCTGCAACACCATCAATGTACTTCTTCCAGTCCTGCAGGATGCCCTTGTACATGTTTAGATACTCAAGAAAGACTCTATCATGCTTTATATCTCCCTGCCCACTGGCCAAAGAGTCATAATAAAATTCAAGCCTAGAGGTCACTAGAGCGTCCATTTGTAATAACTTTTTAGAGACATCAAGCTCAGCATCAGCAATCTCATTTATCTTTTTCTGATATGAGGAGCTTTGGCTTACGATATGCTTTGCCTCTGCCAATGCGGCATTTCTATCTGTATCCGCTCTAGAGTTCTTAACCGCATCAAGGACGTCGCCGTGAAGGTCGAGGTGCTCCTTTCTGAATGTTTGCAATGTCATATAGCTTATCCAAAGAGATTTCTTCTTGGGATATTTATCTTTCAGCCACGCATCAACACTTTTGACAGATTCTCCATCAAGAAGCTTCTTAATGATTTCTTCTTTATCCACATGTCTTAAAACTTTGCTCACGCCATCTCCTTAAATAAAAAATCCACTACTATATTACCAGAATATAGTAGTGGATTTATAGTTTTGGAACTAGGTTTAGTATTCGAAATACAAATCTGACTGCAAAGAGACTTGCCCGCCAGGAAATTTCTCACCTGTTTCTGTAGTAAATCCGTCATTCCAGTTATATTCCTTTCCGGTCAATGGGTCAGTTTGTACGCCATCTTTGGTAGGGGCTTGAACACCGACTCTATCTGGAGAATACCTTGTTGACAGGGTTCGCGGGGCATCGTCATAGCTTATCTTTGACTTCTCGTGTTTCGGACCTAGATTGTATTTACGCTCATCGCCTTTGGTTCCACCTCTCTGATGCGCAAATTCAGTTCTGGTCGGATAGTCTTGGGCACCATGTTGCATATTTTGGAATATACCATGCTGATCACTAGTTGACGCAGCTTCTTTGGACATTTCGATAATAGTCTCTAGTGCCGCTTTGCGCAACTTTCGAGCCAAAGATCTATCAATCCCTGATGCTGACGTTAGTATTTTTGATACTTTTGTAGACATAGACCGCTCCTTAGGAGAATACTATTCTAGAGGTGGAGATTAACGTTTCCTCATCAATATTAGCACTCTTGTTTCTGTACTTAGGATAAGGACGACCCTGCTCATCAAAGTCAACTTTACTTAGTGGCAATCCTAGCTTAGGACAGTATGGCTCTACTGATGTGGAAATGGTGATTAGATCACCGCGTTCGAAGGCCTCCTTAACTACCTGAGCCCTAGAAGAGCCTTGTCTAGCAGATACCTTTAGAAGTTCAGCAAACTTATCAAGCGCAATCTTGTGTTGTACTGCGCCAAATTTTTCTTGGATAGTTGCCAAAGAATCTTCGGCAAGCTTATAATCTTGTGATGATACACCATCAATCATTCTATCTACAAGCTGATAGTAAGTCATGCTACTCATTTCGCCATTCTGCCTAGCCTTTCGTATGCCGGAGTCATCACGAGATGTGTTAGTCACAAATGCTTTAATGTCATTATATGTAAAGTCGTGTATAACCTCTTCGGTCGAAGAAGAGGACGCAAACCTGCTTGGAAGAATTGGCTTATCGTTATGGAATTCTACGGGAACGTGAATCATGCTCCTGCCCATTGCGGTAGGAATAGATACATCGAACATCAGAGTGTTTTGATCCGAAGAAGCAACTCTAATCTGCGGGTTAACCACGCCAGCAGCCTTGAACTCTGTTGCCAACATGCTGCTCGCCATTAATACCTGCTCTCTGCTGAAGTTAGATGCCGCAACTACTAGCTCATTCTCTAGTTCTGCATAATCCTTTAGGGCGTTTGGAACAACCGCCTTATCAACAGATATAGCCTGAGAACCATGCTGCCCGGCGAACTTATTCAAACTAGCAGTCTTGACCTGATTTTCTTCCATCTTTAGATGCACTAATAGATTAGCGCGACTTAGCTCAGTCACTTCCCCACCAGAGATCATTGTCTTAGGTGGGGAAACCTGGCCACCAGTTATAGGAACCGGTATGTGTACCGCAACCTTGTTAAGGCTGTTAGTATTGTATACTGCGGTAGCCAAAACAAAGTGATTGTTTGATTCTGAAATCACAACGTCATTTGGCTGCATACCCATATGGCTTAGCTTGGAAATAACGGCTTTCTGTACTTCTCTTTTATCTTTCGGATTATATAAGCCAAAAGAATTTTCATTACCAAGATCAAAAATAGAGGCAAACGCATTGGAAAGCCCCTCGTCATGATCCACCTGAATAGACTTGGATTCATCTGAGCCTCTTCTCGTGGAAGCAGAATAGGCCGTCTTCTGAAGTTGTCTATTTTGTAATAGTAAGTCACCAAGTTCTGCGCGGAAAGCGGTCTGTCCGCCAGATAGTCCGTACATTCTATCATAACAGTCGGTCAGTTCTTGCTGAGAAAAGAATTCCTGTCGGCTTGCACGTTTTACTACAACATCACGCATATTTCCGATTAACTGATCAGTTGGATGATTAGACGCTGCGGTTACAAACCTGCTGACAATATATGGCGCAGAATACTTGCTTCCATCTTCCATCTGCCCCAAAGCGGCTCTAGCTTCTTTTAGGAGCTGCTTAATGTCTGTTGCTTTTAAATCTTTCATTAGACCTTATCCCTTTAAATGAATTTGCTCAGCTCTGGAAAAGAGGAGACCAAAGCATGCTGCTTCCCTTGAGGTTGCTCTGCAAGAACTTCTTTTAAAAATCCTTCATCTTCACCAACCAATTCTAGCAGCGCCGTCTTAAACGAGCTTATATCGTCTGGATTAAATCCATAACTTTCTGCCGAGAACCTTGCAACTGGTACATTTTTATAAGCTAAGGTTACATTTTGATGCTCATAATCACTAATTGCGGCCCAATCACCTTGGCCCCTAGAGTCATATTTTGGATCCGACATTCTTACGAGATGCTTTCTTCCGTCACTTTCTTCCACCTGCCACAAACTACGGTAAGGATCATTTTCAACACGATATACGTCAAAAGCAACTCTACGAATTGCTTTTGAAGCCTCAAGTTCTTCAGAATATTCAATAGAATTTACAGTTCTCAAGCTAGAAGATGTCTTACCAAAAACCTCTCCCAAGACCTTATCGAGATCCGTACTAAACTTTTCTTTTGCCATGTTTATGCCCTCTACGTAATTTTTACGATTTATTAATAGAAAAGAAATTAGCATAAAGTGCTGTTCTTAATCTGGTCAATCTCTTTGAGTATCCTTACTATTCTTTGATTATTAGTACATATCTTCTTTAGCTTTTTAATTATGCCGCCATATCGCTTCTTATTATTCTTATAATCGATATTACCATGCATGGCTTTGTGTACAGCAGACTGTGTTATTCCAAGATGTTCAGCAATATCATTCTGTGTTTTGCCGGTCAGCCTCATCATTAAAATAGTTTTCTGATGTTCTGTTAAATAGTTACCACTAACAATATTATAGATCTCTTCAATTAGTTCGTCACGTAATTCTGAGATCCTATCGTTACATTGGTTGTCTGCAAGCAAGGAACTGATTCCTCGCTCAACAGGAAAGTTATCGAGCTTATCATGGTCAAATGATATTTCGACAATCTTGTATTGATACAATCTTGATTTATTCTTCATCTTTCTCCTAAGACCAGTTTGGGATATATGGTTTTAGATCTTTAAGAAAGGATTCCTTGCTATTAAATTCGTTTTTGAAATATTCATCCGCATCTTTATAGCCATCTGGAATCAGCATAAATCTTAGCTTAACACCCTTATTTGAGTACTTACTATATATCCTTTCCATAGATTTTATACCACCATCATCTCTATCCAAAATGAAGGTGATTCTGTCTGTATATCGTGATAGTTTAACTAGATGATTTTTTGAGAATGCGGTTCCACAAATTGCTACACAATTTGGCATACCGGCTCGGACCATTGCCATGAAATCAAAATAGCCTTCAACGGCGTATGCATTTCGTTCCTTTAGAATATATCCTCTGGAATGATTTAGGCCGTAAAGATACTTGGACTTTTTATAACCAGATCCTTCGTACTTCGCTAACGAAAGAAGACTCCTTTGATTGTCGTTCAAAAGAGTCCTCCCGCTAATTCCTATTGCATTATTGTATTCATCAAAAATGGGAAATATAACACCATGTGTTGTGGCGAATTTACTATCCCCAAAATAATCTGTTATTTTTTCTTCCTTTAAGACTGCACTAGACACATGCTTACTTAACATAGAAGTATTTTGTGGAAAAAATCCGAGCTTATATTTCTTAACTTCAGGCACACTAATCCCTCGTTCCTTAACTAAATAAGTTGCGATTTCTTTTGAATTTTTTAAATTAGCGTGACAAATATTCACAAGTTTTCCTAGTTCTATAGATTTTTCTTCAGCTGTAACATTTGACATTTTATTTAATCCTGTGTAATTTTGATAGATTCGATCATAAACTTAGATATATTGAACTCGCAACCACCTTGGTCGCAATTTTGCCCAACCACTTCACCAGAATCATTCACCACGGCTTCGACTTTTTTATTACATGTTTGACAATCAAACTGAAAAGCCTTTCGCTTATCTTTTCTTACAATATCTCCACGTTGTTTCATCGACTTTTTAGAGTATGAAGAGATGTGCGATAACACCTCTTCGCAGTCTTCACAAACTACCTCATCGAGATCTAAATCAACGGAGCCAATTGTTGTACCATCTCGCTTAGTACACCCAACATTACATCTGACTAACATCTAATATACTCCTATGATTAATAGATCATTCAAACGGATCAGCCGGGATTTCAATCTCTGGATCTTCTTCCGTATATTCCGCTTGGATATTTTCACCAAGATAATAAGACCTGATCTCCTGGTCGAACCTATCCAAATTATCTCGGATGGCCTCCAGCACCGTGGCCCTACTTGAATATTTTACGCCGTCGATCAAATAAGTTCTTGCACTTGGTCTTTCCCAGTACCCAATAGCGTTACCAACATCAAGAAGTTCTTCTTCTTTACGGACAATACCTTCGAGATATTTAATGGTATATTCGCATTGTGCATACGAAGTAGAGACCTTATTCTTCAGGACTTTAGCTCTAACTCTATGTCCAATCCTGACGTCATTAGAGTCTTTAATGATATTATCTGCGCCGCCCATAGGTGCGAAATTTATCATAAGGCTGCAAGCGTGCTTAAGAGCACGGCCGCCAGGAGAATCCTCAGGGTTTCCAAACATTTGACCGGGGTTGACACGTAACTGGTTAATCAGAATAACCGCTGTATTTGATTGCGCCGCCCCAGGGGTGATTTTTCGTAGCTCTACGGAAAGGAATCTCGCCATTAAAGCCATGTTCTGCTTACCAACATCAGAAGTTCTTTCCATTGGTGGTTGCATTGCCGCTATAGAATCCAAGATAACAAGTCCGCATCGTCCAAGATTTAGACGATTCATCTTAGTCCCATCTGGATGTGGGTAATCCATAACAATACCATCTTTAATCATATCAAAGATGCCCTTGATTTTAGTTTCTTTCTTAGTCTGCTTATTTACCTTCGTCTTTCCAACTAATCCGCCGAATAGCTTTTCGGCTTGATTGCTTTTTACTAAGAAGATTCTATCATTATCAATTCCAAATTTCTCAGCCCATGATGCAGAGTAAGTATATTCTGCATCTAGGAAAACAAAACAATTTTCCGGATGTAAAGACTGCCAATAAGCCGCACTCTGTAAAGCTGTAAAGGTCTTTCCGGATGCTTCCTTTCCAGCATATTGTGTTACTCGTCCCCTTACCGGTCCGCCGCCAGTCGCGAAATCTAAGCCGGGGCTACCTGTACTGATAGTTTCAATATTATTGCTGATTGCCTTTGGGTGCACAATTGCGTCGTTACCGAATAGACTTTCGGCCTGCTTAAAAGCCTCACTTGGTGATAGTAGTTCTTTTGCCATCTTGATATACTCCTTAATATTTGTGATTGTAGCCTGTATCAGAAGGCAGACGATATCCGGCTGGTGGGCTCCATCCAACAGGATCTTCTGGTCTTTCTGCTACTGCGGCTTCTGTTCTAATTAACAAATTGGCTATACTTGTTGCATTAATAAGGGCTGTTTTAGTAACTTTCTTAGGGTCTATTACACCCATTTCAACTAAGTCACCGTACAGGCCCTCTGCTACATTATACCCGAAATTTGGGTTAGCATCAGGGAGTATTTTGTTCAAAACTTCTTCTACATCTTCATCCGCATTCTTCAATATTTGAGCAATAGGTCTAACGCATGCGCCTAATAAAACTTCCGCAGCAGGTCTAAGATCCTCATCAAGTTCTGGTAGCTTCTTAATACGAACCCAATGAGCTGCACGAAGTAATGCACTACCTCCGCCAGCAACATATCCAGACTCAATGGCGCACTCTACGGCAAACATTGCATCATCGATTCTATCACCAGTTTGCCTAAGCTCTGCCTCAGTGGAGTATCCTACATATAAAATTGTTCCGCATCCTTTGAGGTTGGCGATCCTACTGTCTATATCAATCTTGTCTCTATCGTTAATTAACTTTCTTTTGTCCTCTTGATATTCTTCCAGTCGTTCATTAATTTGCTCTTGGCTTCCCTGCGGTTCCAAAATCTTTGTTAGATTTCTATCAACGATTACCTGCTTTGCTGCGCCAAGATCATCAAGTTTGATTTTGCTTAACGGAAGCCCACGTTCTTCGCTAACAACGACTGTTCCCACCTGCATGGCGATGTCCTCTATCCATCTGTCTTGATTGATATTCAATTTTCCAAAGCCATCATTAGGCAGTTTAATCGCGCACACACGTATGCGTCCCTGTATATGATTTTGAAGAAACACTTGAAGGGCCTCTTTCTTTAAGTCTTTACAGATAATAAGCAAAGGAACATTTGCCTGGCTTAGCTCATCGAACAAAGCTTTGTTATCCTCAATGTGAGTAATTTCTCTGTCGCAAATTAAAATGCGGCAGTTATTAAGCTCGGCCTTAGCCCTCCCTTTCTCCAAAAATCCGCGACTAATATATCCACTCTTTATCTCAAGACCGTTAACTTGTACTACATGACTTTCTATACCGGGACGTGCCTGGGCTAAAACCATTCCATCTTCGCCTGCAATAGTATATGCCTGGGCAATTAACTCACCTAATTTCTCATCATTATTTGCAGATATGGTGGCAACGTGTTTTAAGGCATCAAAGTCCTCAACCGGAGAAGCTGCCGCATCTAAATATCCTAAGATATATGCCTCGGCCCAATCTATGCCTTTTTTGAATTTCAATGGTGAATATCCTTTGTCCATCAGGGCGATGCCGTTTCTCAGTATTTCATGAGCTAATACAGTAGCAGTCGTCGTTCCATCACCAGCAATAGCGGCAGTTCTTCCGGCCACTTCCTTTACTAATTGGCATCCTAATTCCTCTATTGGGTCCTCTAATACAACCTCACGAGCCACACTTACACCGTCCTTAGTAATGGTTGGTGCGCCAATATGCTTTTGCAAAATAACGTTCTTACCGTTTGGGCCCATGGTTACGCCAACGACCTTAGACAGTTTGGATACGCCACTTAACAATCTCTCTCTTACTTCATTTCCGTGAACAAGTAGTTTGCCACCCATCAGTACCTCACAATTCTATAATCTGTTCTAAATTAAAAATCAATTCTTCTTTCTCATCTTCAGAAAGGTAATTGAATAAATCCTCTGTTTTTACAAAGATAGACTTTCCTTTTAGGCTATTAAATCTGTCTTTATTATGATCATAATCTACCCAATCTCCTGGAAATATAACCCAGAAGTCACTACCACCTGTTTTTGATATCCTTGTGCCTTCACAAAAAATTACTTCTATAGTTTTAGGGCCAGATGGAACAGGGGATCTGTGACCTCTAGATGTAGTGTGCCAGTTGACATCTTGCTCGATATTAACTTCCATCAAATATCCCATTTGGATATGGCCTTGCTTTCTTTCAATATGTGAGTAAGACCTACGGAAATGGCGTCCGCAACATCTCCGCTCTCCTCTCTAATCTTTTTATTTCTATTAAGCTCTGGCCTAAAATTTTTGCAGTATTTATTAATTACAGGAAAGATATCATCTTTAGACATTATTTTAAATCCAAAATGCTTACTGAGTGCTGCTCGAATAGATATTACCGGATAACTAAAGGTATCTTTTCCTAGCTTTTGATAAGCCGCAAGGGAGCATACCTCATTAAATGTGCTTAGTACAATAATTGTATTGGCACTGGAACGTCCCTTGGTAAATCTCTTGGCATAAGCCTCTACTACGACATCTGTAACTTCATACATTTCAATCAAATTTTGAATTTCATCATAAGCATAACTCAATCTAAGTGACATACTTCCTTTTGCTTTTTTAGGCGGCTTTAGATATCCCATATAAGGTAATGTTAATACTTGATTGTCATCAATATTTAAGATGGCCCAACCAATAGTTGATGATGAAATATCTAAAGCAAGTAATCTTTCCATAGTGGTAAGATAATACGAAATCAGCCCAGTGAACACTAAGGTTCACTGGGCTGATTTCATGTGGCCACTATGACCTTATTTGGCTTACTCGAATTTAAACGGGAACTCTTCCTCTTCGGAAGAACCAGAGTCAGTATCGGCAGTAACAGTGCTACCACTGCTCCAGCCCATAAGGTCTAGAACATACTGAGGGTCGGAAGGCTGGATCAATCTGTCAAGGTTAAGTCCGTCATTGAACGCCAAGAAGGCTTCCTTCATAGACTCATCGATTCCGCTCTTAGGACGAGGGTTGACAGAGTATAGCGGCTGAGAACCTGGCTTGCCACGAGTGATTACCAGGTCATAAGAAGTAACCTTACCCCAATCAGGGTCGTTTACCAACTCACGAATACCGTTATAAATCTGCGGGCCAATCTCAAGAAGCTTGAACTGGCTGTCGCTACGGTCGAGAACCTTTACGATCCAACGAGCCTTACGCTTGAAACCAGCGTCATCTAGTCTCTGTAGTAGTTCGGGAGCGGCGATAGGACTGTTAATCTTCCTTTTGCCTTCGGTTCCTTCTACCCAATTGATGTAGAATTGCAACGGGTTACCCATTACGCGAACGACGTTACGTCCGCCTTCGAGGCGCATGAACTGAGTTCTGCCACCACTAGAGTCACCTGCTTTTGAATTCCAATCTACTTCTCCAAATACGATTTTAGACATATTTACTTTTCTCCTGTTATCCTATAAGTGTCTTAGTCGACGTTAGGATTTTGTTGTTGTTTGTGTTGTCTTAGTTTATCAAAGATCCTGAGCCATTTTGGCATCAGAAAGCTCGGACTCCCATTCATATTCTCCACCAAAATCAACATCGCTTGGAACGGTGCTAGGTCGGTTTCGAGATACTGGGCGAGAAGAACCCATGTTAACATTGTACCCAATGTTACTAAGTTTTTCAATCTCATAATCCCTTCTCAGGAAGGTTTTAAATGAGTAATGCCAAGATGAAAAATAGCTAGCTTTATTTTCAAACCAGCGCTTGCAAGCTTTCGCTATAGTTAGCTGATTGCATGCGTCAATATAATCATCATCGGCCTGGGCATACCACTCTTTTGTTTTAATTGTTTTATGTCCAGCATCTTTTGCTTTATCCAAAGCCGCGTTTGACCACGCCTTATTTTTAGCAGACTCCAAAGAGCCAATCCAGATGTCAATCAGGACAATTTTGTCTTGACAAAAGTTCTGTGCGTTCAAAGCATGTACCAAGCCTTGTTCGGCAAGATTCAGGTCAATGGCCCCATTAATTGGCAGCCATGCTATAACTTTATCAATTTCAGATGTATCGATATTATCAATTGCAAAATCTGAAACATCTATTTTATCATGAAAAGTTGACATTATAATTCCTTCAGCTTCTTTTCTATACTGGCAACTCTTGCCTCTAGAAGTTTCATGCTTATTATACCGTCCGTTAAACGTCTGAGCTTCTGATTAAGCTGCACATTTAGCAGAAAGAATATCAAGATCATAGAGGTTGGCTTTGAAACAGGAGGGCGAACAAGTAGGATGTGTCCTTCCTTATTTGTTTCAAACATACCCATTAATGAATTCTTGCCGAAGTTCTCTTCTATTTGAAGATAGTATTCCCATTCAGAATTACTTAGTTCTACTTTTCTATTGGCAATAATCTTAATCATTAACCTGCTCGGACAACCCGAGTTCCTGTTTTTCTTTTATTCAGACGTTTGGCTTGAGCTTTCAACCTCTCAACCCTGTCTTCCTCATCATCATCTTCTTCTTCGCTATAAGTTACGCTGTCATCGGGCAGCTGCTCCTTATACTCGGCAGCCACCTCGCGCCTCACTTGATCTGCAAGGTCAGAAGGCTCCTCGTCCTGTATAGATAATACGTCCGTCCCCAAAGCAGGACTTGCAGAATTACTAAGTTTCTTTAGTTCTTCATCCAAAACGGTTCGCCCATATCCAGAAAGAATTTCGTTATAGATAAATAATGCCAAATCAAAAGTTTCTGTCTGTTCAAAAGATTCCGCAAAAGATTGCGACATAATTCGATTTTGAAGCATAGACAAATGATTCATGTCATGATTAGAAAATAGAGGTGACCCGCATGATGGGCACATATTCTTCATCAAGCAGAATCGCATGTTAGATGGAACAACAAAGCTACAATTTTTACATTTCATGATTTATTCTCCTTTGCTATGTATATTTGATACCATAACGCTAACGTGAAGATTGCGTCTTTGTCAGTATCTATGCTCTGCTCTTGTCTCCAAGCAACGCATCTATCCAGCCCCTTTGTTGGCTTTACAAATACGCCAGCCTTTAATGCAGCAATAGCATATTCTTTCAAAATATGGTCTGGTATCTCACTTGGTAGTGGGCCGCCGGGCGGAGAAAAGACCAAAATCTCCCTCTTAGATTCAACAGGCGGAAGGCTTAACAGTTTTTCTCTTAAAAAGTCAACCTGCTTAATACCCATCCTAAGATAAGTTCTAATCATTGCTTCAGATCCTTCTCTCATAGGCACGATAACAAAAATACCATAACCATCTGGCGATGATTTGTATATATCATCACGTCCACCAGAACGTTCTTTTTTAAACCGACCAGTTAATACCCTGACTAGATCATGTTCAACTTCAGTACCCTTTTCGCACGCATACGTCAACTCTGTATACGTAGCAGAAGGATGGTGTTGCCTGTATCTGTCCAATGCATGTCTAGAACAGCGGAAGATCATTTTATTACACTCCTTTACCGAAAGCTCTTTCTAAGACAGAAAGTGATAAGGCATTTTCACCAGTATATCTATCTTCATTAACAGCGCAAATAGCCTTTATAGGCGTGCCGTCTGTCAAAACCTGCTTTAACTTGGAATAATCACCTGCCCATACAATCATAGTGGTTGTAGAGCCACCAGCATCTTCAAGAAGATATTTAGCAAATTTTTGTCCAGCATTTCTACCGTTCTTAATCTTAAACTCTTTTATCTTAGACTTTACAATAGCCTCAATTCTAATTTTAGACTTCGGCCTTATCGTCGGTATTTTACCAAAAGCAGTTACCATTGATCCGCCTCTAAAGAATCCTGCAAATACCTCGTGAAGAGAGCCACTAATTGTTCTTCCAAGAACCTCTTGTTCTGCTACTAATATATCTTTCCTGCTCCATTCTTCAGTCTCCTCTGCTGGAGTGTAAAGAATTGGGCAATCAGACATATAGAGCTTTAGATTCTTTTGGATTTCCGCTACTCCCATAGCATCAAGATGCTCCTTGTCTGGAATTAACAAATTCTTATTAACTAGTTCGCTTGTATAATTTTTTATCCAAGCTTTCTTCTTTTTGTTTAAATGAGTATTTACCTTGGTCCTAAATTTAGAAAACTGATCGAACATTGTCTTCCTGGGAATGTTGTATGGATCAAACGCCCCTGCTTTGGCCAAAGCTTGTACTACTCTCTTGTTTACAAGACGACCTGAGGTTTTTGCGAAAAACCATTCCAAAGATTCGTAAGGACCATTCCCAAGTATATCGTGGATAGCTGTCACTCCAACGCCTTTAACGGCAGATAACCCTGTTAAGATTTTACCGCCATCGACAATAGTATAGTCTCCATCTGAACTGATATATGGCGGAAGAATTTCAATATCCATATTGGCACATTCACTCAGATACTCTTGAGCCTTCTCTGCATTTGGATCTTCTGAGTTAATTAATGCGCACATGAACTGTATCGGATAATGACATCTTAACCATGCCGTATAAAATGATATATGAGAGTAGGAAATTGAATGCGACTTATTAAAGGCATACTTGCCGAGCGGTTCAATAAACGTTCTCCATATATCCATAGCTGTTTCATAACTCATTTTGGAGTGACTCATACAGTCTTTTAGGAACGACGCCTCTGTTCTCAACACAAGCTCAGGATCTTTACCCTTAAGCTTACTGATCTTTCTTAGGGCATCTGCCTGATTAAGATCCCAACCGGCACAATCTTGCGCCAAGAACATAGCTTGCTCCTCATAAACCAAAACTCCAAAGGTTCTTTCAAGCGCGCGTCTTGTACTATCGTGAAGATATTCTGGTGATTTAATACGAAGCCTTCGTTCGATATACTTCTTCCTTTCTTGCGGATGGCATGACGGCCTTCCGATTGCATTAATAATTGATATATCTTCGATATTTCTTGGCTTTAGCTTAATACATAAAGGAGTCAGAGAGGATTCTAGTTGGAATACACCAGCCGTTCCGCCCTTTCCGATCATATCGTATACTGCCTTATCCTTAAGATCCATATCTTTAATTGTTAACTTCTCACCAGTAGTTTTTTCAATTAGCTTGAAGGTATTATCTATAACAGTTAATGTCTTAAGACCCAATAAGTCCATTTTAATTAAGCCATTATCTTCACACCTAGTCTTCTCCCATTGAGTAACTACCAGAGCCTCTCCAGTATCCTTCTTTTGTTCAATTCTAAGAGGAACAATTTTGCTAAGAGGCTCTTCTCCGATAACTACGCCTGCAGCGTGTACAGACCAATTTCTAGTTAGGTTCTGTAACTTTTCTGCATATAAATTAAGCTCTGGATTGTCTTGCATATAAGCATCAAAATACTTATTCTTCTCTCGCTCTTTTTGGATAGTCTTTTCATCACCCATAGTATCGGTAATAGCATTTGCAATCTTAAATGCAGTTGTCTTATCTCCACCTAGTCTTAAGCTTCTGGCGACATCTTTAATAATTACCTTTGGAGATAACGTACTCCAGTTTGAAATTGAGGCGACTCTATCTTCGCCATATCGTTCTTTGATATATTCCTTAACTAAGCCTGGGTTACTAAAATCTGTATCAATATCTGGAAAGCTCTTCTTTTGGTTATTATGGAATCTTTCAAAAATTAGATCATAAGTAATGGGATCAATATCTGTGATACCAGTCAAATATGCAACCAAACATCCTGCTGCCGAGCCTCTGGCCGGACCTACAGGCATTCTTTCTTTCGCCCAATTTGTATAGTCTGCCACAATTAGCATGTAAGATGAGAAGTCTTTATCCTCTAGAACACCAAGCTCTACCGTTACTCTATCCCAGTATTCATCTCTGATTTCATTATCCAAATGTGAAAGCTTTTCTTTAAAGCCCTGAATACACTTGAATCTAAGATAGGCCTTGTCTTCTTCAACAGAAGCACAATTCTTTTGATGCCATGTCTTAAAGGAAGAGTAATCATCTTGGTCACCAGCATAGTACCTTGGCAGCATAGCTCCCTTTGGCTTCAAATAACTTGGCTCATCACAGGCATTCATAATGTCTATAGAGTTTTTCATTCCGACAGTGGCAATACGAGATCCGAAAAAGTCTGCAATTTCATCAGTAGTCTTAAGGTACATGTCCTGCACGCCGTACTTAAATCTATCAGGATCGTCAAACGCCTTCTTATCTTTGATTGCCAGCATTAGATCGTGATACTTTGCAGCCTCTTTGTCTCTGTAATGTGCATCACAAGTTATTACATATGGGATACCCATATCTCTAGAGAGCCTAATCATTTCTTGATTTAACCTCATCTGGTCAACAGGCTTTCCTGTTTTTGAGTTTACTGCATATAATGCGTGAGGCTGTATCTCTAATCTAAATCTATCACCAAATATAGAATGAAATCTTTGTATCTGACAAATAGCTGCAGCCTCATCGCCCTCTGTGATTAGAGTTTTAGCAACCAAACCATTAGAGCAGGCAGTTAGACAGAATAGACCTTGATTATATTTCTCAATATGTTCCCATCCAATTCGAGGGGTCTTCTTTCCCATATAACCAGAAACTTGATTTTGATAAGCCAGGAAGTTTAGATGTAATAAGTTACGATATCCAACTTCATTTTGTGCCAACAGAACAAGGTGATGTGACTTCTTCGCAGAAAAGTCTTCTGTGAAGTATGCTTCCATGCCTGGAATTAATTTAACGCCAGTTTCTTGGCTGGCCTTCCAAGCGTCATAATGAGCCGTCATAGTTCCGTGATCAGTAACTGCTACGGCAGGGTGATCTACCTCTTTAGCTCTTTCAAATAGGTCGTGCACATTATTCATGCCGTCGAGAGGAGAGCCAACTTCGGTATGATTATGGAGACTTACAAATTTACCTTTGTTCATCTTTTAACTCCACTATATCTTCTACAAATTTATCAAATTCTTTATAATAACCATATTTTTCAGGTTTCATATCTTTCTCCGTAGGGATACCATAACAAGTTTCTCTCCCTCTGTGGTTAAAGTGTGTTTATATAGAAACCCACGCATCATATGATACATGGGCTTTATTTTATGTAATCGGCCTTAGGTACCGGTATCTACCGCTTCTATCACATAAATAATAGATATAAGCGTACCAACATCTGGAATATCTGTTAGATAAACCGTATTCGTAGGCTCATCGTAATACCAATCAAACCACTCATCTGCATTTGCAAAGACCCTGATAGTGTCTGGATCATATGGAATCTCAGATAATGGCCATTCCTCATTAAGCTCTGGCACATGGTCTCTGGCTTCCGCTAATATATTTTCCCATCTTGAGGGATCGCAGAAGCTTGCAATTTGTTCTGCTACATCAATATATCCTGTACCAATCTGCTCAACATTACACTCTGGGTAAGTTGCTGCATCAGTATCAGAATATACAATGGCAGCCTCCGTGGTTTTAAATGGATGTGATTTAAACGTAGAAATCAAAGATTCATAAGAAGCGACACTATATGAGCTTTGATCGGGCTCATCAGAGACAAAGATAATTAATAAATCAGCCTCCTGTCTGTGAAAATCGTCATCAAATGCTGTAGATTGTACTGCAACATCAATTCCTTGTTCATAATATCCGCTTTGACCTAAGTATGAAAAAAGTGCATTTAATTTATACTCTGCATTCGCATCATCCCATCCTACCCATCCATATGATTCATCATCTGGATCAGCAGAACGTAACATAACTCGCCATTCTAAGTCAGAAAAATCATTTCCAACCAAAGACAAATACATGTCTGGAATATAAGTTGCGAGCATTTCTTGCTCATCACTCATCGAACCAGATTCATCTACAATAAATAAAATATCTAAAGCTTGGTTGTAAATATAACCTTGCTCCAATACACTTTCACCGACAGTTTCCTCAATAACTTCTTCAACAACCTCTTCAATAATTACATTTTCAACAACAACTTCTTCATTAGTAACAACACCATAGTCTGGGGAACAGCTTATCGACAAAAGCAAAAACAATCCTAATAAGGCCCTAGGCCATAGTGTCATAGTCTCTCCTTTAGCTTACCAAGTCTGCTATATTGGCGTATATCTCTGACACCACGTCAGGGTCTATATCGCCCTTTAACATACGAATAGCGACTTTAACTTCTTTCTTTGGAAGGCCGTATTCGTCTACAAAATCATTTGTAGTCTCTTTAATCTTCTCTCTAATTTCCTTTACTTCATCTTCATATGCTTTTAATGTCTTTACGAAGGCACGAATCTGCTCAATGCTACAAGTAGTAGCATTAGTTTTTTCGTTATCTCCGACATATACTTTTAATCTAATGTTTTCACCAACCATAACAACTCCTAATTTAGATTCTATATCGAATCATATGATCATACTCTGCCTCTAGAATAGCCTCCCTGACTAATACTTCAGGGTCTAGCTCCTCTAATCTCCTATTTAACATGATACCGGCGAGAATTTTCAGCCTCTTAGCCATTTTATCAATAACTTCACTCTCTTTAATTCTCGGCTCTACACTCGTAGCACCAGAAGCTGAATCTTCAACGAACTTCAGAATAGAGCGTCTGGCCCTATTGGCCATAAGTTTCGCTACCGCTTCTGGGCTCGCTTTTCTTCCGCTGCCACCAGGCTTTACTGCTGACATTCCATATCCCGTGGTACCTGACCTAACGCTAGCTAAGTCGCCCATAGTGGCGACACCATCTGGACCTATTTCTGATGGAGTCGCCTTGTCAGTATGAACGCCATACACATATTGTATATAACTACCAATATCTTGATCGGCGTCAGGGTCTTTTGGATCTGGACCTTCACGAACATCATAATATTTACCAGGATGATTCATCCATCCGGTTGTATCTCCAGGACCAGATACACGTAATAAATCATTTAACTGATTTATTTCCTGCTGACTCCATTCAATACCACGAGGATCGATCATAGTCAAAGCCTCATCTATACCAACTTCTCTACCCATAACTTCTTCAGATAGTTCCATAACTCTTCGTACACCATAAACATTTATAATGAAGTCGATTAATTTTGCTTTAACTGAATCACTAAGCTCAGTGGATCCAGTTATATAAGAGTTATTAATCAACCTATAAGCATTATGAGGGTCTGTCAGCAATAGAGAAATTTCATTGGTTCCAGTTTCAATGGAGTAAGTATGTAACTTAAACGTTAGCTCTTGGATTTGGGCCTTTGTTTGTGGATCCGGATCTCTAGCGTATCTCTTGTATAGAGACATAACCTTTGGAATCATAGTTTTTGCGTCAGCCTGCCTATGAGACGGGTAGCCGGCGTAACCAAGCTTGCCCTTTCTCTGCGCATATAACTGCTCAAATATATCTGCAGAGTAAAATTCTAGAGAACCTTTCTCGGGCCTCTTCGAAGGTGTGCGATATGAACCAGTGGTTGTTTTAAATCTCAATGGAAGCTCATTCCTTCTGGATCTAAGCTCTTCCATTCTTAAGTCGTGAGCCTCTTTAAGTCTCGCAGACATATCATCGTATGCCTCTCCCTTTAAGTCTCCAATCTTTTCAATGGCTCGGCTATACTGCTGAACAGCTTCTTCCATCAGACCCTCAACTCTATAAAGAGTTAAGTAATCAGGTTCAGATAAGCCTCTTTGGAACAAGAATGATATATCTACCGGCTCTCCAGCAAGATCCACTACAACAGAGAAGTCAAGAACCTTAAGCTCTGTTTGTGCCGCAGTTGATTTAGCCTGCCTAGTTCCTCTATGGAATGGCAAACTAATACCTACGAAACCTGCTCCACCATATCCCTGCTCTACGGCAGGCCACTGCTGCATGATAGCTTTATTCTGCTTCATTGAGCGTGCGTCAACCATTCCAATCTGCATCTTTGAAGAATCAAAGTTAAGCTCTGGGTTAACAATATGTGACTGATTAGGATATCTAGTATCAGGCATATCTGTAATCTGATATCCAGAAGTTCCAATCTTTGGTACTCGTTGATTATTCCATATATACCCAACATTGCTATTTCTAAGCGGCATGTTGGCTACAGGGAAAAATTTGTTTAGTTCTGATACAATCCACTCAGACGTCTGATCCGTAGACTCACTAAGCTTGGTTCCAACAAACTCCTTGGCCCTACTGATATTCTGAGGTGTCGTAGCAAAACGATTTGCCCAACTTATAATTAACACAAGCCTCTGATAGGCTCTATCGATCTTATCGGTAGTAAGCTCGTCATCTTCATTTAAGAATAAGCTCTCATAATCTTGGCCATGAAGAGGCTCTTCATCAATGTTGTCCAAGAAGTCTTGAGTCATATTCATAATTGTATTAGGGTCAGTTAAATCAACACCAATATCATAGCCAATGTATCTATCACTTCCTTCAACAAGGTACTCTTGTGCAAATTCTGAAATTGCAGACGCCATGTAAGACGAGAACGCCAGTAAGAACATCTTCTGTATGTACAATGATACACCGACGGCTCTCTTCTTCTTTTCAGGTGAGGCGGACTCTGGAGTTGATGCTAAGTAATACAGTAGCTTTTGAGAACCGCCGACTGCTCCTTCGGCAAATTTAATAGCAGCTCTTTCGACTCTGTTAATAAATCTTCTTTGGGCAGTAGCAGGAAGTATTGCCCTACCAGTCTCATCAGACTCAACAAAATCCTTGATAGCTTTAGATAATACATTTACAGCAATATCCTTAGAAGTATCCCATGGTTTAATAACCGAAAAAGTCTCTACGTATGACTCAATTTTGGCAACCAAGCCAGCGACGTTTGAAGCCACATAATCATCAACTTCTACGGCGCCATCTATCTCTGCAATTTCAGCTAAAGCCTTAGAGGCAAGCGGCTCAAGGGGTACTGGAGTTTTCTTTGTAATCAAAAAGACTTCTGCCATTCCAGTATCAACAATTCCATTGTTCCAAACAGCTATAACGTTCAATGCCGATCTTAGAGCCCTAGCAAGAGCGCCTGTTTTGGCGTTGCAGTAATCTTCTAGATTTGTAATCGTACCTCTATGTGACTCGATCGAAATAGAGCCAGGTATTGGACTCACCTTCTTTCTGCTATCTATATCAAATGCGGCCTTTCTATAGTCATCAGCCCACTGTCTTTCAGAAGTAGTAATGCCAACGCCATCCCTACCGAGAGTTGTGTCTAACACTTCTTGTCGTATACCTTCATAGTATCCCCTTCCAAGCAGTGCTGCACTTGCGCTTCCTTCTCCGGACCAGGCCTGTAGCGCCAATCTCAATGAGTCTTTGAAGACGTAATCTCCATCAGGACCTTTAATCTTTAGATACACGATTCTATTTAGTGCTCTTTTGTATTCTTCTGGATCTGATTGAGCTAGCGCTGCCAACCCTGAACGCTGCCTGAACGCATTAACCTCTCGGTCCTTTGGTTCTGCTTCCATCCATTCGTCATAGTAAACGTATCTTCTGGTAGAAAGAGGGTCTAGCTTCATAATGTCCCCTCTTATACGTAGATGCTCCCATGCTTGAGATTTACCGCTTACAATGTCGCGATAATTAGACATCTTGTCGCCTCTTAGGCTCATGGACATATGAGATTCACCAAATTTGATACTGTCTTCTATCTTAAACCTATGACCGAATGGACATACCAATAGGAATCCTTTTAGACTGTTAAACAATGGGTCTTTCGCTTTAGCCATGCCTTCGGATATAAGCTTTGATAGCTTAGTTATCCTACTTCGAATTCTAGCTGCCTCAACAGTAGTCGGGGCTTGTGGTTGTGGTTCATTAACAAGCTCTGGAAGAACTGACATAATATCACTAACATCAACACCCTCTTTCAAGAAATATTCTAGCAGGTCTACAAACAATCCTGGATTTTGTGGATTCTTATGTATCTCTCGCATCATTGAAATAAAGCCATCTGAGCTTTGCGGATTTCGATCAAAAGAAGATAATGAAGTCTGTGCTCCACAAACCAAATATCCCAATGAGCCATCAGGTATGTCTGCGTCAGGCTCTCCTAAAGGATTTGTTGGAAGGGGCTGTGTACTCTCCATATCTCTGTGATGTATCCCAGTATATGGTATTGCATAAGTGGTGTGAGTCTTATTTACATGCTGCCCACTTACTTCGTCCTTAATCATATCTGGAGATATACGACATGGGCACCTGAAGAAGTTTTTAGAGAACTTATATCCACCAGCACCACGTGACTTCATATGGTCACGTAAGTCTGCATCAGAATCTTTTATTCTTGACTCATGGGAGCCATTATTCCTGCTTAGAGAACCTGGAGTCCATCCCGGCTGAATAATACCAGTGTAATCAGCAGACTCTCTTACCTTTCTGCTTAGCAATCTTAAGCCACGTTTTACATTATAGACCTCAGTCTGATCAGTATATGACTCTATATCTAAATCTTTAATAATTTCTTGAGCCTCTAAAACAGTGGCCCTATCCAAAGTTGCAGGATTGGCTGAAATCAGCTCTAAGGCGTATTCGATCTTTTCTCTATCAGATGCCATCTCTCCCGGCTTAGGTCTCACTAAGGATTCCTGCCTGGTTAGCTTCTGTAATGAGATACCACAAGACGAATTCTGAGTAGGATATGGGCAACGGAACATATTTTGATTTACATTATGCGTTCCAAGTACTCGTCCGCCAAGCTGTGAAATAGCGGCGGCCCTTCTCTGCCATCCTTCTTCGTGTTTTGGTATGCTATTTGACGCAATTAAAGCTCTGATCTCATCCCAGGTTTTAGCGCCCTGATAATTTCCTACTGCTGGAGCGTTAAATGGTCCGGCCCCTTGTAACTTCTTAGTAGTTATTGGAGTGTCAGTTTCGACATTGTATGGAACTACCATAGGAACATCAAAACCTCTGTACTCAATATCTGCCTTTTTAGCCTTTGGAGTGGTCCAATTTATCTCTTTGTAGCATACCGGGCAATTTGATCTTGAAGAATAAACAGTCGATACTCCTGACTGCTTACCATGCAAACTTCTAAATGCTCTCTGAATTGTAAATCCGGTCTTAATGTCAAGAGCCTGGATAGTATCTTTTCTATCTGAATAGAATGAAGGTGAGTTTACATCAAATACTTCAAAATACTTAGACCTAATAGAAGATCTCGCTCTGGCAAGATAGTTATTCCTAAGCTCTCCGTTATCAATTTCTTCGTTATTTATGTTAGTACCATCTGAAGTCTTAAATGTAACAGCCTTAGAGCCTGTAATATGTCCAAATAGAGAGTAATTTATGCAGAAAGCTAAGGAGTAATACAGTGTATCAAATAAATCTGTATCATTACGAAGCCTAGTTGAGAGAAGATCGCTGGTTAGTTCCAAATTAAAGTTACTAAACGCCTTCTGCCCACCAAGTGCCTGCATAATTGCGCTTCTATTGTCAAGGACGAAAAGCCTTGTTTCCCAATCCTTTGCCTTTACAGCGTGGAATAGTTTATTAAATTTTTGCCTAGAAGAACCTGCCCTAGCTTTATCGCGCTCATAAACACTTTCAGTTTCGCGGTTGATGGCAAGCAACGCTTCTCTAATCTTATTGTAAGTGGTACTAAGACCTTCGGCATTAACATAAGGAACGCCATCTGGCCCTAGCTCTACAAATGCCGGCATACCAGACAGAAATGCCGCCTGCAATATAGCAGTTGGATCATCTACATCAGATGCATCTCTTCCTCTCTCCTCTAGATTGGCTTCATCATCTTCATCTAAAGACGTTTGATTCGGCTTTAAAATCCTTACCTTCTGATCTTTCTTTTTACGTTTAGGTTTTTCTACTGGCAGCTCTGCTGTCGGCGGAACAGTTTCTGCTGACATATCTTCAAGCTGCTTAACCCAGGCATCAATAAAATCTAAGCTCTCAGTCGGGTCTCCACTAAATGGGAGAATCAAGTTCTTGATATTTCTAATGGTTTTAGAGATATTTCCAAGTAGTATTCGTGAGCTTTCTACTCGCCACTTTGGGTACGCAGTCTGTGGAGGTGATAACCTAACAAGGTCCGCCTCTGCTTTCGTCATTCTCTGTGTATCCAAATCCTCTTCGGCTTCTTCGATTTCTTCTTCTTGATCATCTGGGAGTGCCACGTCTTCATCTTCTAATCCACCCGGAAGATCTGCATCTTCGTCATCTGGCAAATCTTGATGGATATACGCGCCTGATGGTGCCTCTGGAGTAACCTCTACAATTCTTCGGTCTTCTCGTTTGTCATCATCTGCGGCATTCTCTGCTCTTCCAGCGGCAGCACGAACCTTGTCTAAGCCGGCAAGCATTTCACTTGAAGTTGCCGACATAAAATTGTCAAGACCAACGGATTGGATGATCTGCCTGATATTGAATTGCACAAGAAAGGTACCAACAAGCTTTAGGGATTCACGCAGGTCTGCCTTCTTCCCTCTAGAAAGAAGATCTGCATGTATCTGTGACAAAAGTGCTTTATATTTTCTGGTATACTCAAAGCTATTAAGTCCAACTAAAATATTTTCGAGCGTTTCTTGATCTGCAATTTGCATTATATTACCCTATCAGATGTTCAAACTATACCTAATCATTAGTAGCTGAATCTGTATAGAGATCACCGATTCTCTCTACAGCTACTTCGAAGGCCCGCTGGAGCTTTGCCTCCTCAGACCTGGTCTTTGCTACGAGTATAATACTGTCGTTTCTAGATAGATTTAGAAAATTAGTACAAGTTTTGTTTATTTTCGTAGTTAATGCCTGATTATCAGCATTTTTATTAAGTTCTAAAATAGAGCTTCCAATAATATCTGATAAAACGTCAGGAGGGGTCTTCCCGTATAAATCTAGTGTCACTATATCCCATAGAGGCCTCATCATTAGGGATTTAAAGTACGTAATTTCCCCATCTTTATTCATAGCCTTTATATTTGATAAAGAGTCGGCAAAGTATGGAGTTAGATCAGAGTCATTACAGACTATCTTTTTATATAACAAGGAAAGCTTTTCATTTCCGGTCCTTTCCATCGGCAATAAAATTCCGTAAACCCTATTCTTTGTCTGCTTGTCCTTATCTTTTGCTATCGTTTGGTAAATTGCAGGCTTAATACCAAATAAAATATATCCTATTTGGGGTGTTGTACCGTCGAACCCCGATTCTTTGTAAATTGGATTTCCATCTATTGGATAATCTGAAATCAAATTATGCAACTTATGAATACGGCCAAAATAGGGGTTCTCTCCCATGGTTCCATCTACAATGCTTGGAAGCACCTCAAGAGCTTTGTTATAGCTTTTAAAAAGTCCGCTCTTTAGATTGGATATGATACTTTCCAAGCTCTTAATTGCATCATATACCTCAATCGCAGAATCTGTTTCTGGCAAAGACACTGATCGAATGGATTCTTCTAAATATAATCCCGCAGAATATAGAATCGCCTGTACGCGCGCGCGCTCCTTGCCAATTCTAGCAGGCTCTAACTTAATAAGCTCTGTGATACTGGCCTTAGAGATGCGCTCTTTCTCAGCAGCTATTGTACTGCCATTTTTATTGACCTCTAAAGATATTAGTTGATCGTAAAAGTAAGGATTCTGAATTACGTTAATTTCTTGGACTCTAATACCAAGAAACTCATCTCTTTTATCCAATAAATACTCAAGTCTTTTCTCAAATTTTGAAGCAAGCATATCCAGACTGAAACAACCATAAGATTCATAGAACTTATGTCTTGAAGTTCTATATAGTTGTATAGCATAAGAAATTTCATCTGTAGTAGTAAATCCCATAGAGTGGAAGGGAATGTTTAAAAATTCCACTTCCATATCTAAGAGTCTTTTTTGTGCAGGTGATAACTTCTCAAGGCTTTTCAACATTCGAACGCGGTATTCAGCTATATCTAGTTCGTTCTGAATATACTTAGCAACTTGTGTCATTTTTCTAATTTATCGAATATATCCTTAAACGATCTTTTGTTCGAGAGATTCTTAAGTCTCATACTTGCAGCCCAACCAGATAGTCCTACCTTTCTAGCAGCGTCTTTAATGGTGTAATCTTGAAAGTAAACCAACTCAATTATCTTAGCAGTCTTAGCGTCTACTTTCTTAAGCAATTTTTGCAAAGAGATTTGGAAATCAATAGACTCGTAACTCATTCTTCTACGTCCATAAATTCTATCATCCTCGGAGACTGAATTTTCGAACGGAATAAGCTCATTGTCATTGTTTACAGGTGTGCACTGGCTGAAGTTAAGCTCTTCACGAACTCTCTGAATTTTGCTAGTGCTCTCCCTTATACCAGAATCATCAAAAATGAAGGCGTCATTGGACATCTTATTTTCACTACGCAACTTAGAGATAAACTTGTTTCTTAAGTGCGTCTGGAGAAAGGTACTTAACTTGACACCACGATTAGGATCATATGCGTATATACCATCAATCGCGAGAATAGATAATTCCTGCTTTATATCTTCGAAATTATATCCCGGTAGATATGTTCCTGAGGCCATACCACATAATAGTGGCTCAATTTTTGCAAGCACTTTGTCAATGCCTTCTCCAGTTATAGTATCAACGTAAATGACTTCATCATATACAGATACAGATTCTGCGTACTTATTTTTCATATTAAATCTCCATCGCCTACCCAGGCATCTTGACATATTGACTTATAGTCACACCAATCACATAAGAACGTCGGCTTCTTCTTCCACTCTTCATCTAGAGTGATAGAAGTGCCTACATGTAGGATTCTTTCTTGAACTCTTACATAGTCGTCTTCACTGAAGGTCCAACCTTTTAAAACTGACTTGTGTTTTAACATACAATACGATCCACTAATCAGCCTGGCGTCCGGATATATCTCCTGGATAGCTAGAGCATATAAAATTAGCTGAAAATCAGTAAGATACTTGCTAGATTTACTAGTTTTATAGTCAACTACATGATATTCGCCTGGGCCAACCTTGTCAATACGGTCAATAATGCCTCTAACCTTGTAATCTCCAATCATAAAATTAAATGGAAGCTCTGTTGCCACAACTTCTGGCAGGCCCTCTCTCTTGATTAAATCGAGATAGTCCTGCAATATTTCTCTTAGAAATGGCAGATCAGGTTTTAACAAAGCAACATTGAACTCTTTTAAAGATTTCTTGAAGCATTCTCTCATAATAGTGGGATATTCTTCTGGCTTGCGAACATTTGCACATAAGTCCATGTGAAATAATTCAAGTACACGGTGAGCACAACTTCCAAATTCTAAGTGCGGCCACTCTTTCTTTTCTATTTCTGGTTTTTCAATATACCTATAATGGTAATTCTTTGGGCACTTTTCATAAGTGCCCATAGATGAGGCTGATAATTTTAACATATTTTTCTACCTTAAAATATTTTAGACATTGCCCTGTCTTCTATCCATTGGAATACGAAGCCTGGTTGCATTCGACCTGTTAAATCTATATCTTTTGGATTGTCTACTTTTTGTATGGATTTAATCCATCTATTTTCTCTGCTCTCCATGTAATAGAATATAATCTTTTTGGTCGCTGGATTGTACATGCTTCTTACGAAATTTCCTGTGGTAATGGGCTGCTCCTCTAAGTGTTCATTATAAAACTCACTTGTAACAGTCATAGTTCCATGTGGTCTATTTATTATTTTAACGATTTGACTTTCATAGTCAGATTCCTCAAATCCATTAATGATGACAAGCTTAGCATCAGGATTAAAGTTCACATTGTTATCGTTCGGACTAGATACAAATTCTCCAACTATTGTTTCAATTTCGTCATCAACAAAATTGATAAAGTCCTTACTTGTTCCGTCTTGTAGCTCTTCTCCGATTCTATTGGACCTTGAAGAACGGATGTCAAGGTTTTGTACCCCAATAACGGTTGATTGTGTGTCATTGCCATCGGCATCGACCGACAAACTCTCGATAGGGTCCTCTCCTGTTGGTAGGAGCGATATACCCTCATCACCAGTCAAACGACTTTTGTCGATATTGGACTGGTCTACGGCGTATTCCTGCTCCAATATTACTGACGAATTTTTGTTTATAAGTGCAATTGCCTTCAGCGTGAATGACGGCGTTAATGTCGGTAGATAAATCTTTCCTGATGCCATAAGTGAGCCGGACGACGGAACCGTCCCATCGATAGTGTAATATACAGTAGATGGCTCACTTGTAGAAAACTCAACATACTCTGGAATACCAGATATAAGTTCTGTGTCGCTCTCTGTCATAGTCAAAATAATTGTAGACATAGTTACCCCTATAATAGACTTAAAAATTACTAGATTATCAAGGCTACTTTGTGATAAACTTCACGGAACTATCTCCATTAATCTTTGTTACATCCAAGACGCTATCAAACCTTTCCTTAAGTAAGTCGTCGTGTGTAATTACCAGTATCTTATACTTGGTTTCTAATGATTTTATTACATTTAAAAACAGATTTTCTGTACCATGTCTATCGAGAGGTGAATTGATTTCATCAAGAAGAAGAAACTCAAGAGATGAGCCTCCATGCTTACTTGATATTTCACTTAAAGCAATTCTCAGTGCCAACGATATTCTAAACTGCTCTCCGCCACTTAGCGATTTAAAGTTTTGAGTAACACCGTCCTTTTTGACTTTTAAATCAAGCGTATCAACCATAGAGATACCGTCAGAACCGAGCCTCTGCGTCTCCAAGATAATCTGGAAGGGCTCATTGCATATAAAGGTCAAAACTTCATTAGAAGCCACCTCCAGGCCCTCAATGACGGCATTCAATAAGATGGTCTGTATACCATTCTTACCAAGAAGCTTTGCAAACTTTTCAAATACGATAAGCTTCTCTCTCCTAGTGTTCAGTTTCTTTTTTGACTTCTTCATTCTTTCGATTTTTTCACCTAAATTGACAACCTTTTGGCTATATACACCAACGTCCCTATTTATAGTTTCCAAATCAGACTGAACAGTAACCCTTTCTGATTTAGCCGCCTTAATTTGCAGTCTTAAATCATTGAAATTATCATCTCTAAGAGATGCAAGCACTTCTTCATTACCCTTCAGTTTGTTAGCTACCTCTTTACGCTCCTTAGTTGTATCACGCTCTTCTTCTATAATTCTATTTAGATGAGATTTTAACATTTCTATTTTTGATTTCATAGAGCCAATTGAAGCCTCTAAAGATGCGTATTTTTGTGTATTTTTAACTGCTTTTTCGAGATCCAATACCTCGCTATCTAATTGATTAATCCTGTTTTTACCAAAGATGATTCTTCTTTTGAATTCATCAACTTTTCTTTCATGATCGGCATGAAGCTCCGCACTTAATTCGTCAGTTATGGTTTGCTCACAAACATAGCACGATCCTGCGGTGATTTCAATTTGACCAAGCTCAGCAAGTCTTTCTTTGCTGCTTGATATCTCGGCTTCGTACTTATTTTTCTCTGATTTTCTTTCAGCGAGCTGAGCAGCCGCTTCTGGCTCTGGAGATATATCAGAAATAGACTTTTTTGCGTCATCTAAGCTGCCGGATAGGCTGTCTACCTTTTTTTCGTAATTCTTAACTTCTTTGCCTAATGATAAATGCTTTTTTGTCAACGTAGAAAGAAGGCTGGTCAGCCTTGTATTCTCCTCCGTTATAGAATCCCATCTATCAGTATCAAGGCTCTGCTTCAATGAGGCATATTTCTCACTTAATGTCTCAATTCTAGTACCAAGAGCCTCTCTCTTCTTCCCCTTGTTATCAACAAGCTTCTTAAGCTCCTTAAGTTTAATTTCAGAATTAGCAAGATCTTCTACAGATTCATCTAGCTCATCAGATTCTGCCGCTAATAAGACACATTCTCGTTTTAGACTCTTAACGTTAACCTTTGTTTGGCTTTCGTAATCATCCCACTTTGAGAGGTCAATGATACTCTTTAAAATATCCTTCTTTCTTCCTGCGTCAGACTCTGCGAACTCTGAAATATCATTCTGCCTAAAATAAGCTGAGTTTATAAAGGTTTTGTAATCAACACGTATAACAGAAACGATTTCTTCGTTTGTTAATCTTGCAGTAGACTTAGACTTATCTTGCCAAACTCCGTTATTGTCAATATGGAACTCTACAGTAGACGTTCCGGTCGTTCTTGAACGCTCCCTTATCACTCTATATAGATTCCCATTATGCATGAATGTAAAATGAACAGAGCAGCTACTCTCATTCCACATAATAACGTCATCTATTGAGGCTGTTCTTGCCTTGTTAAAAAGGCACCATAGGATTGCTTCAAATATAGCACTTTTTCCTGAACCATTAGATATGTTATAATCACCTTCAACATTGCCAATAAGCAAGGCTGATGTAAACTTAGAAAAATCAACTTCGGTATCTCTATGAGAGAAGAAGTTTTTAATCTTTAATACTACCGGTATCACAAAACCCCCTTTTTCTCAAGCTTCTTTTTTTCTTTTGATATCTTAGACGAAAGCTTATTTTTTGCTTTTAATAAATCTGGAATAGATTCTTTGATAACCTCATTTACCTGATGAAGCTCATTATTCAATGAAATCCAGCTATTTGCCCCTTGAATCTCTTCTTCAGACATCCTTTTTAGGTGATACCAGTTATTTAAGCTTGAATATTCCCAATCTATAATGGTTCCAACCCGCATAGAAGACACTCTCTTTCTCTTTGAGGCCGAAAGAGGAAGAGATAAAATTTGCTCCTCTGTGTGCCAACGTGAACGGCCGATTAATTCTTGATCGTTACTGCCACGCGGCCCATAGGTTGGAAACAGCCTTTTATTACTTTTGGTCCCGCCAGCAAAAGCATCTTGGCGACCATAAGAGCGGTTTTGTAACCACATAAAGCACTTTTTATCAGGGTCTAATAATTCTTGCTTCATTTTTTCCCCATAATCTTAACAGCCTCTTTTAGTATACTCTCTTGAAGTGTATCATCTATTTCCTGTTTCTTAATAAACGCCTCAAACATGCTATAGTCCGTTTTTTGCTTTAAAATTTCAAGATCTCTATTTAGCTTTTGATGAATCGGATCTAATAAGATTTTAGATACATAAAAAGCGCCGTTATCATATAAAATCTTTTGTACATCCGGCTTTTTAACTGATGCGGCCAGAGTATCCTTAACTGCTATCTTAACTCTCACGATAGCATCTTTTGCTTTTATCTTTCCTATGGCTTCGGTCACCCTATTGTGTAGCGTGCTAAAATCAGCATCTTCTAGCCCGATATGACTATCAATTAATCGCCTGCTTGGCACGTTATTGACCTTTACCTTCTTTGACTTTGTATCATAGTCGATAAAATACTTGTCAATATCTGCATCACCGAAGTTGAGTTTCTCCATGGAGCCTGTATAAAAGGCAATTGGGTCTCTTTTTCTTAATACTTTAAATTGATGATAGTGTCCCATTGCAATCATATCGCATCTGTCAAAAGCGTCAATATCAATTAGAACTTCTGCGCCACCATAGTGACCGTAACTATTCTCATAGAAGAAATTATGACCTATCGCTATAATTGGATAAGATTCGTCACAATCGTCTATTAACCTGTTGGCCTCTTCCTCATATAACCTTGAGTCTTCAGCAGTAGACTTGCCATTATACATTCTACGATCACGAAATGGCAACAGTACTAAGCTAGCCTTTTCTCCTTTGTCTGCAACAACCTCTACAACGCTTGGTTCTAAAACAACCCGAGTGTTTGGATAATCTTTTGCCGCCAAGCTGGTTATTGCGCTCGTAAAGGAATCACCAGATCTCTTGTAATCATGATTACCCATCAACCATATTGATGTTATGCCGGCCTGAGACAACTTTCGTATACAGCGATTAACTACCGCTATATGTTCTGGCTCCGGATTTCTTACGTCAAAAACATCACCTGTTTGTACAAAAATATCAGCTTTAGTTTCTATTGTGTAATCAACTATATAGTTTAATGAGCTTTCATAGTCATCAACTCTAGTATTTCCACCTTTACCATTTGGTCCACCAAGACCAAGAATGGCGCCAATATGGGTATCCCCACAAATAACTACCTTCATTTATATCTCTCCGTTATTTCCTTTCGGACCTTCTTATGCAGCGCTTTTGCTTGCAAGACATTGTCATGAGGGATATCGAAAATATAGCAATCAATTTTTTGCATAAACCCGCTAATCCACTTTAGATCATCCGGGTGATTTAGCATAGTTTTTCTAAGCAAGTGAGATATTTCTAATAGTTCCCCTAAGTTAGATTGTACCGGAAGGCGAGCAGTTCCTGTGGCTTTACTTGGATCAATTCTCTTTCTTAATTCTCTCAAAGCATGAGTAAAATCAAGCCCTGTACAAAGCATATAAAAATCTATTGAATTAGATCCGGCATTACAACCAAAACAATAAAAGTTATTTTCCATTGTATCAATGAACAGAGATCCCGTTCTCTCTCCGCCATTTTTATGTTCTTTCGATGGGCAGGTACATCGTCTGTCGAAATTGCCAGATGCGGCAGGCTCTAATTCAATATTGAATTCTTTAGCAAGATTTACAATACTGATGCACCTTATAACATCTTCACGGGATATGTACTTTTTCATATCTTCCCCACCTTAATTAAATATAGACCAAAAACTGTTTCTTTTCTTTTTTGGATTAATACTTAGAAGCTCTTGCTCGATATTCTTGATCCAAGTTGCTCTAAACATCTTAGCCTCACCTAATGACTGGTCTAAATACAGCCCTACACCTACGTCCTCGATCTTTTCTGCGCCACTTTGGTCTAAAATAACCCGGCTGTCTATATTCGACACAACCTTAAGCGCGATTCTTCCCGAGAAGTTAGCTTTAATTAGGCCGCTGATTACTCTAGAAGACGGTCTTTGAGTGGCTAAGATAATACTGATACCAGCGGCACGTCCTTTCTGTGCAATACGGCACAAAGGCTCTTGTATTTTCCTATTTTGCAAAATAATATCTGCCCACTCATCAATTATCACGACTATAGGCTCCATCCTTTTCTTAGGCTTTGCAATGTTATAGTCATGTATATTTCTAGAGCCATTAGACTTTAGCCTCAGGAATCTACTGTCCATTATTTTGGTAACTTCCTCAATAACTTCTTTTACTCCGGGTATATCATTAACAATCATCGGAACATTATCTATATTTTCGTAAATATTAAATTCAACCATTTTCGGATCTACTAAATAAACCTTAGCGTCGATTTTTAAGATTGATAAGGTAATAGAATGTAATAAAACACTCTTACCGGAGCCTGGAATTCCACCAACCAAGAGATTTGGCAGCTTTTGTAAATCTATACAAAACTCGTTTCCATCGGCATTGACGCCGAGCGCCGCCGGCATATACATATTCTGCGCAGGGCGGTAAGCTTGTTCAAAAGAAAGTGATTTCAGCTCACGCTTCTGTACTTCAATTCTATATACTCCGTCGCTTAAAACTGGATATCCTCGTGGGCATGCATGTGCCTTTAGGGCCATACCAATATCTATTAGGGCCCGGTCAAGCTTAGATGATCTTGTTCCAGGAACCAGTTCTATATCGTATGTATCAAAGTACTCATCTTCTCTCAGAGAGATCGCACGGGCCTCTATCTTGAAAGCTTTCAGTACTTTTTTAAGTGTGCTTGGTTTATCAGTTGGTAATAAGACAGGAATTTTCAGCGAATTCAATTAGGATCTCCTGCTATATATGCCCTCCGCAGCTTTAAGGCCGTTCATATAGGCTTTTAAAGCTATGTAGAGCTTATCATTTGTTATATCAATTTCTAATCTAGATGCCTCATCAGACATCTTACGTAGAAGCTTTTGGGCCCTATCTATTTCCGCCCACAATTTTGTTTGCTGACGTTTAGATAACATTTCATCCTCGTTGCTTTTTGAGTCTCTTAACTTCTTTCTCAAGTTCTTTAATTTTGACTTCCAGTCTGACATTGTCATCCTTGACTCTTAATGTGGATCGCAAAGATAACACTATTAATCCAAAGATTCCTTCACCTGGGGTGACCGAATCCATATCATCGGCCGCAGACAGCAATCTTTGCAAAGTTTTTTGGACCATTCTGTCATAAACTTTACCCTGATTATCGGGGTGTGTTTTGTCTCTTAGTAATTTCTTATATTCGTCAAATACAGTTGTTAAATGTCCTCTGGCCTCTTGCTTTTTAGCTTCAAGATACCTTGGTGACGGCATTGACATTCTATCATCCTCTGGCATGATAGTCCTCCTTCATTAATAATATCAAAAATATTCCACAATCCTTATGAAGCTTAATAAATCGTTGAATATTGACTAATTCATCATGACTCATAATTTCATATGTCTTATAAAGCATAGTTATGACATTAATGGTTTTGTTATAATCATAAATAGGACGCTCAAAGAGTTTGCACGATTTATCCATAAACTCTACGGCTCTGAGGTATTTATCTTGCGGAATTTTGCTCAAATCTAGCATCGGATTAGTAACTGAATTACAAATAATAAACCCATTTTCAGTTTCAAACCCTCCGCAACCTAAAACTAAGTAGGCTTCTAAAGAATGCTTCACGCCTACCTCTCATTTAGTAAAACCAGGTATAATCTGCTCCAACGAATCTAAGTTGTGCTCTAGACCCATTATTATCAAATGGCTGCCCAGCCCCAAACCCAACCTGACCGATTAACTTTAAAAACATTAGGCCAACTGGATTTTCACCAGTTTGTATTGTTTGATTAGCAAAACTTATGACATATAGATGAGATGTATCAGAAACGGGTGTTGATACTACATCTTGATTATTAGCCCATAATTGATTAATTCCAGCTATAACACTTGTATCATCGGCTATTGTTCCTATAAAATTAATCTCACCAACATCATTTTGATTTTCATTAGAGCCGTATCTTGCTCTAATAGTAAAAGTCTGAGTACCGTTCAAAAAGTTCACATCATTTTCCTCTGCAATAAAATAAGCGTTAAATCCAATAGTGAGAGGACGGCTCGAATATATATTTTGAGGGATTGGAACGGCAAAATCAACTCCCTCTGTATCATCCGTAACTAATAGATACTTAAGACCGACTCTATCATCATCTACGCCACCATATGTAGCATTTAAAACAAGGCCCCATCTATCGGCAGATACCGAGTATGCCTCACTGGGATGAAGGTACCCGTGCATCATACTATACACATTTCGAACCTTTAAAGTATCGCTTGAAGCCGTACCGTCCATTTCAATACCGTGTCCAGCCTCAATCGTAAGGGTATCTTCCATTACATCTGCAACCAATGGAACTGTTCCTGTGACTACACCACTTTCAGTCTGCGCTACCGCTACAGTTCCAAAATTTTGTGCTATATTCTTGACTGTAATTTGGTCAGAGCCAGCGACGGCTGTTAAATCTATTCCATCATCGGCCCTCCAGGCCAGAGTATCCGTAGGGGAGTCTGCGACTACTGGTCCGCCACTCGCCGTGCCAGCCCCTGTTGCCGCAACCGATTGAGTTTCAAATGAGTTGGCCTGAGAGCCTGAAGTTGTTGATATCGTTAAAGTTTCTGTTCCGGCACTTGTATTAATATCTATTCCGGTTCCGGCCTTAATAGTCAGTGTATCTGCTGCAATGTCTGCCTCAAGTGTTGCGGCACCATCACCAGATAGTGTTCCGCCATTTGCAGAAACTACAACAAAACCAAAACTATTTCCTATAGCTGCATAAACAGCAGAAAGATCTAGGTAATAATAGGTTGTACCATCAATCGTTTCAAATTCCGGTATAGCCTGACCCTGATCTGTAAAAGACGAAATTGTTCTTTTGGTTACTGCATCATCAGCTAAGTTAATGTTTCTTAACTGATTAACAACGTGGTCCACTAGGTGAATCTTTTGAGCATGACCATCTTGATGCGCACCATCATGAACGTGCCCCGCAACCAGTGGATCAGTTTCGCTTTTGTTATTACCTTCTGACGTACCAAATAGTCCACCAAACCATGAATTGGCCACTTCAGCTGTAACAATCGTTACCGCGCTTTCATATTGAGTTAATTTAGTCGAGCTGCTAGAAGCCATTAGTATCTCCTACAATGATTTTAAGTGTTCTCATTATAAGACTGACTTTTTAGTAGTTTTTTAACAACATTACTTGTTTTGAATCTCAATGACCTATATGGAGATAGCATCATTTGTTCTTGCGTTTTAGGATTCCTCACCGGCCTAGGTGTATGCTCATATGCATAGAATTTTCCGAACCCAACTATGGACACCTCCTCACCATTTGTAACTTCTTCCATGATAATGCCAAATAACTCATTTACAACCTGGGTAGATTCTCTTTGAGTCATTAACGTCCTCTTAGATAGCTCTTTGGCTAATGCTTTTTTATTCATATTCTAAACCTGCTTTGCTTTTTTGATATTCATATATGGTGACAATGTGGTTTAGAAACTTAATTTCGTCAAAAACATGCTTCAAGGAGTTGCAACTAAAACAGCAGGAATCAACATTGTCTATGGTATATCCAATATCATTATCTATTCTATCAAGACTTATAGGATGCACCTTTTGGCCACAGTATCTGCATGGCTCATCTTCAAATTTCTTGAACTGTGATAATGTTAAATCAAACGAAATATTTCTGCGCTTTGCCGATCTCCTATATGTTTTAAATCTAAGTTCTGGCTTAGATTCCAATAATCTTTTACGCTTCTTATAGCAAATAACACATAAGGCCCTTCTTTTGCCTGATCCTCGCTTGTAAAAACTTTCTATATCCTTTTGCTGGCCACAGCTTTTACATTTTTTATCAGCCATACTCACCCTCTTCAGATGATCTCCTCAGAAAATGTCAGTATATACTTTCTGGATTCTTTCAGGTCTGAGTCCAACGAGCCTTCCGGCCTTCTAGTATATTTGTCTTTGATTCTAAGAAATTCCTCATCTGACATATCAGATATATCTATGCCATAATTCATATACATTTCTTTTATCTTTTCGACAACATCATCTTTCGGTTCATTTTTTTTATATCTATACCCATACATGAAATAATCCTTATAACGGTGTATTCATCACGTTTATAGATACTCTTTTTCCACGTTTGGCGCCAGCAGCCTTAAGTACGGTTCTAATTGCTGAAGCAATTCGTCCACCCTTACCTATAAGCTTACCGACATCATCTTTGGAAACAGTAACTTTGAAAAGAACTCCCTCAACGGTTTCCTCTTCTTCAATTAAAATATGCTCTGTGTCATCAACAATTGAGCAGACTAATTCTCGTACAAAATCTTTAAGTTCCATTTTAACCCTCATTAGATATGTAGTTAATTTCTACAGATGTGCGTTTGGCGTTACTCTCAGGTATTGTGATGCGTAACTCTCCATCTTTCATTTGAGCCTGGGCTCCTATCATATCGAATTGGTTACTAATCTGAAACTTAACTAAGAATTTCCTTCTGGCGATACCTCTTACAATATAACCTCTTGATACACTAGATTTGGCATTCTCGGGTGAGTCCGTAAAAGATACAGATTCTTCATCCTGTACTCCAGGGCTACTTATAATAAGTTCATCACCGAAGAATTCAACATTTACGTCGCTAGGTGAATATCCAGCAAGAGCGAACACCATGTGGAATCCGTCCTCACCTCTCCAGGTGTTATATTTTGGGAAAACAGCTTCTTTCGCCTTCTTGTTCTTTATAACATCTCTGTAAAATTCATCATCACAGTATAGCAAATCAACTATTCGGCCTGGTAACGAAAATCTAATCTGATTTTTCTTCATTATTATTCCTCAGCATCTTCTACAATAACAGAATTTGATAATTCGGCCAATCCTTCTAGCCCTTCTAATCCATCTATAACCGATCCATATAAGTGACTAGTTAGACTGATCACAATTCCGGCGGCTAAACAGTTTAGTGGAAAGAAAATGGATATTAAAAACCCTAACCAAAATCCTGCGCACATCATACAACTTAGTAGTTTTTCAACCAATTCTCCGAGCCAAGGATCAAGTTCGTGAAAACTTGAAATTACAATTTCTCTTAGAGAATCAAGGATAGTTGAATTAACCACTAGATTTGTTATACCTGTGCCAATCAATATAAACAACAATAATGTAACGATTTCCATGCTAACCTCCGAAATACTCAATACTACCCATCTTTTCAGTATCTAAATATTCAAGAGTTTCACCACCATAAAAGAATATTCTATATCTTGATGACCAAACTGGTACGTCACCTGCGTCACGTTCTGCAAAAGAACCATGCCTACTGGGCTCTATTCTTAAATAACCTGCCGGCTTTCCGCCTATGTCATTTAAGTGCCATTCTATAGCGTCATTTACCAGTTTGCAATCTGAAATTATTTTACACTGAAATTCTTCTATTTCTTCTATTTCTAAAGTGGTGTCATCGGCATAACCTTTCATACCTAAAACCATCATGCCGATATAATCATCCATGAAACCATGCAGTGGTTCCAAATCAAGCTCTGGCTTTTCTTCTTCTATTAGCTCTTCTATGCTAGTAGCCCCGCCGAAAGTCTCCTCTAGAGTTATTCCAAAATTGAGATATCTATTTAGCAGCCGGTCTACAGCATCATCTTTTTTATCTTTTATTTTATCTTTTATCTTACTTAGAAATCCTCTCATTTATATGTCCTATAGATGAGAGAGTAAACTTAATTACTTTAGTTTACTAAAAAACTCTACCCTCTCGCGTTTTGATTTGAGATCGTGGATCTCTAACAATTTTACGCGCTCTTCAGGGTTTAAATCAAAAATGTTGATCTTATCAGCTAGTATCTGGCGTAATGCATTTACCTCTTGCCTACTGAATCTAACAGAACTGAGCTGATAATCTATAAATGCCTCCATAGAGACAGGGAACAACTCACTTAGTATCTCATAAATAGCATTTGCGTACACTTGAATTTCTTTTTGTGCGTGTGAATCCATCCTTGCTTTCAAGAATAGCATCCAATCTCCAAGATTTGCCGTAACAAACGCTTCAGTATATTGTCCCATTGGAAGCACGGAACGGGCCTGCTCTCTGCAGACCCCTGCTTTTAATAGTCTCTGATAAGAAGCTTCTGAGTCCCTATGTGCATATTCTTGTATTTTATCTGCATATTCATGTAGGGGCGTATCATGATGCATAAAAGCAGGATATGTCTTAAGTCCTATATCTTTTAAGGTCCCATCTAACTGCTTATCACCAGCTTGTTTGTTGGTCGAACTTGGTTGGCGCCACTCATTCGCACCAATCCATTTTTCTTTTGGCATTACACTATAACGTGCGCTCATAACATTCCATGCGAATCGATCGTGCAATTTGTTACCCATAAAGCATTTAACCTTATGTTCTGTACTTTAAATTAGGTTATATGTACAGTTCAGACTATATCATCAGTTTTTTTAACTGCTGCGCGCTCGTGGTCCTTCATAATGTTAATAACATCGTTTGAACTAGTCGTTGAACCTTCCGAAAGATCACTCTTAAGGCTTGGCTGCTGATTGTCCACCTCAGGATGTCCCAGCAATTCACGCAGTTTTTGGTGCGCCACGTAATAAGTATGTGTTTTTCTATCATACTTTACGAATCCAGCTTTGAATAATTCTAAACCTATAATTTCTAAAGAGTGATGCGCCTTTTGGTGCACACTTTTGTTTTTACATAGATCTAAATTTTCTAGCTGATTATTTAATTTATCCTCATCAATATGGTGTACAATTTCTGTAGACTTAAGATTCCTGCCTAAGTGTTGCTCTATAACAAGACGATGTTCTCGTTTGTACTTGCCTTTCGCAACCCTTATATTTTTATAGCCATCTTCGGTCCATTGAATTCCGCCCTTCCAGTTTACAAGACTTGTTGCACAAGGCTGACAATATGTTTTGCCACTATCACCATTTCTTCTTTGTCCCTTGTTATAGCTTTGAAATGTTGTTTCGCCATGCTTTGTACACTTATCGCACTTATATTTAATTCTTTTTCCGGAATTCGGTTTTAAGCTAGAAATTAATACCCCGCAAATTGTTTTATTGTCTAATAGCATGTTTTTTCTCTCCACGCTATTATATTACATAATTAGTAAAAATTGATTAACGCACCCACTGATTATGTATAAAAATAGGAAGTCTGACATGCACCTTGATCTGACACATAGCAAAGGGACTATAATGTGCATGTCTCATTAGATATCTGACTAGGTTAGCATCATCTTGCACTGTCTTTGTGCCTTTGGCATAAGACACTCTAGCTGCTTGCGCAATATCACTATCTTTTCCAAAGTAATCTATAAGACGCACAAACCCATCGTCTAATACTTTAAATTCTTTTCCAATTAATTCATTCATATTTGCTCCTAAATTGTTGTGGCCAACTCTATCAGCGCCTGCTTAATATCTTTTTCACTTAAACCACCATATCCAAACCTAAATACTGATTGACTATATGGAGGAGAAGAGACGGGATACATTCTTAAGTCATAAACAGAAAAGAAGTTCTCTTTTGGAGTAGCCCCAAGCTCCTCTTTGCTTCTTGATCCAATCACACCATCGCTCCACAAGGTTTCAGAATTAGTAATGGCAACCTCACTTAATTCCATAAATTGTTCACCAAACTTAACTCTAGTTGACTTCAATATATATTCATCTACAAAATACTTCATTATCCTCCCCTGTTCTTTTCCGATTCATTCATTTTTACCCCTATCATTATTTTATATTTGCGACCCTTTCTTTGTAATTCTCAATAATAGAGTCTGCAATCGAAATTTCTTTTTCCGTAAACTCTACAATATTTTTTTGAATCCATGCCCAATCCTCTTCCGTGAATGTATCGAGATCTTTTGGCGAATCTTTCATTCTTTTGATATAGCCCCTCATTCTTTTACTATCTTTATCACTCATACTTCTCCTCCTAATTGTTTAATTACCTTCTCAATTGCATAGTCATTATAATAAGTATCTCCATTGCCAAAACTTCCATAATTACTTGCTCTAGAAGTTACGCACTTTAATACCGAAATTAATGAGTGGAGCTGCTCCTCTGATAATTCTAATGTTTTCTTTATATACGGGGTAACTTTCTTAATCTCATAAGTCTCGCCTTTTGACCATATATCATTTTCAAGTAAAGACTTTATACTGACGGCTTCAGCCTTGGTTTTGAAAAGTAAAGCTGGGCATTCTTCATAATCTGGATCTGGACTTTCAGACCATGCGTCCGGGCCTGACCAATAACCATTTCCAAGGTCTGTTGAAGGATATTTATTGTGATCAAATTCTGCCAGGCACCCTCCGTCGCTGTGATTTATTATATAAAACTTATTCATTCTTATCCCACCAAATGTCTGTCGTCTTTCCAGTTAGTTATTGCTTGCCAAATAGTCTTAATTAAAGAACCATCTGCATACATCCAGCACTCATAAAATATAACCCATGTTCCTTCTCTGGATATTTCATCTGGAGGAGACCAGTGAATTCCAAATTTCCATATTCTAGCCATCTTCTGCTCCTACATATATTCCAAAAAGTCTGTTTTTCCACCATGCATAAATATTTATATGACTCGCCATTGCCTCACTCCGTTCACCTTGGCGGTAAAAAAGTAAGAAATCTTGCATACCTGTAGTTGCGTGAGGCTCTGTTTCTATGTGACATTTTATATATACGCCTTTATGATCCGAACTCTCCATCCAAAAAGTAGTTCCTGCCGGCACATAATTAACATACTTTTTATTCATTCTACAGTCACACTCTTGGCCAGGTTTCTTGGCTTGTCAACATCGCACCCTCTGAGCGTTGCAATATGATAAGCTAGCAGTTGTAGAGGAATAATCGTCAACATAGGTGTAAATAATTCGCAAGTCTTTGGCACTTCTATGATATTTTCAACAATCTTCTTAATAAATATATCACCCTCTGTAACTATTGATAGGATCTTTCCGCCACGAGCTTTTGTTTCCTCTATATTCGATACAATCTTATCATAGGATGAATCCATTGTAGATATAAATACAACCGGCATTGTATCATCGACTAAGGCGATCGGGCCATGCTTCATTTCGGCAGCAGGATACCCTTCTGCATGAATATAGCTTATTTCTTTTAGCTTTAAGGCACCTTCCAGTGCAACTGGAAAATTAACCCCGCGACCGAGGTACAAGAAGTTGTCTGCCTGATAATATTCTTTGGCCAGCCTCTCAATATGCTGACTATTTTCGAGAGCCTTCTTTATCTTTTTCGGAATTCGTTCAAGCTCTAGTAGATAGTCTATTAGCTGCTCATCTGTTAAGTGCCCTCTGTAGTGCGCCAGCTTCAGTGCGACCATATTGAGCAACATTAAAGTTCCGGTAAAAGCCTTGGTAGATGCAACACCTATCTCGATACCACATCTGGTGTAAGCTCCAGAATCAACTAGTCTTGCAATTGAGCTTCCAACAACATTGACAACGCCGAATACTTTGGCGCCGCGCTCCTTGGCAAGCTTAATAGCAGCTAAGGTATCTGCAGTTTCTCCAGACTGAGAAATGGCAATAACAATATCATTTGGCCCAATTATAGGATTTCGATATCTAAACTCAGAGGCATATTCGACCTCTACAGGAATTCTTGCTAACTCTTCAATTACATACTCAGCAATAAGGCCTGCATGCCGGCTTGTGCCACATGATAGAATGATAATTCGGTTAGTATCGAGGATTTCTTTACTCAGCTCTTCTACACCGGACATATTTATGATACCGTCTTTAGCCCGAACTCTTCCTCTGAAGCAATTTTTAACAGCCCTTGGCTGCTCATAAATTTCTTTCAGCATGAATGTTTCAAATCCGCCCTTCTCAATTTCATCAATCTCTAATTCAACTTGAACAACTTTCGCCTCTTGTATATTAGCATTTAAATCTGTAACTTTCAAAGAGTCTTTAGTCAACGTTACTATCGTATCATCTTCAAGATAAACGATGTCTTTGGTATATTCTATAATTGGTGTGGCATCAGATGCTATGATATACTCATTATCACCAATACCAATTGCCAGTGGACTAGACCTCTTGGCCAAAATAAGCCTGTCTGGCTCTCGACTATCCATCAATGCTACTGCATAAGCCCCAACAACCTGGTGAAGCGCCAATCTAACGGCCTCTTCTATCCCGCATCCATGCTTATCACTTATGTACTGTATGAAGTTGACTAAAATCTCAGTATCTGTTTTGGACCAAAACTTAAAGCCTTCCTCTGTCAATAAACTTTTGAGTGTTTCGTAATTTTCTATGATGCCATTATGCACAACGGCTATATGGCCATTGTTTGACTCATGCGGATGGGCATTTTCTCTGGATGGAGCACCATGTGTAGCCCACCTAGTGTGTCCAATGCCAATATTTGAATCCCAATCATGAACTTTGTCTCTTAGCGTAGCAACTTTCCCTACGGTTTTGACAATGAGGCATCCATCATCTAATAATGATAAGCCGGCCGAATCATAACCTCTATATTCTAGACGTTCCAGTCCTTTAATTAAAAGTTCTGCACAGTCTCGCTTACCAATATATCCAATTATTCCGCACATATAAAGCCTTATTCTTGCTTATCTTTACAAACAACAATTAGCCTCTTTTCATCAGAAAATAATCTATTCGTTAAGCTCATTACATCATCAGTTGTTATCTTCGAGAAGGCTTCCATATCTTGCTCTAATGAGTCCATATTAAACATGACCCTTCGAAGACTATCCTGTGTGACGCCCATCGTACTATCCTGTGTTGAATATATTTGAGAACGTATTTTGTTTTTAGTCCTTTGAAGTTCTTCCTCTGTCACCTTTTCTGTTGCAATCTTTTTCATCTCAGAGCCAATAACGTCAATAACCTCTTCTAAGTTATCTTCCTCGGTCTGAAAGCTTACAACAAAGTGTCCAAGCTCTCTATGAGAACTATTATATGCTCCAATAGAATAAGCCAATCCGCGCTTCTCTCTAACCTCTGTAAATAACCGACTATCCATGCCGCCGCCCATGATTTGGGATGCAATCTCCATGGTATTCTGTTCCTTATCATAAAGATCTAATCCAGGCATACACACACATGCGTACGTGTGTTCAGTATTTTGTCTTTCAACAACGACAAGCTCATTCGGTAATTTGACTGGATCGTAAAGTGGTGCACTTAATGAGAATTTGGACGCACGACCGAAGTGTTTTGTAAGAAGTCTCTTGCCCTCTCGTTTTGAGCAATTAGCAGCCAAAGATACCACGGCATTAGAGCGTCGATACAGTCGCTTGTAAAACTTTTTAAGCTCTTTATGGGTGAAGCTCTCAATACTCTCCTTGGTGCCAATAACAGGCTTCCCAAGGCGTCCAGGCATTAGTCTTCGACCCATTTCTAAATATAGATCATAAGAAGGATCATCGGCACCACTTATTTCTTCCTGCCTGACGACCTCTCTTTCCTTCAAAAACTCTTCTTCTGGTATTGTAGATTGGAAGACCTGATCTGACAATATTTCCATTGCGATATCGATATTTTCAAATGGGACATAGATGTAATAACATACCATTTCTTGTGAAGTAAATGCGTTGGTATGACCGCCCAAGAATGCAACTTGCCTACCTATCTCTTGCCAGTCACGATTCTCAGTTCCTTTGAAGCACATATGTTCCATCATATGTGCGAGTCCCATTGTAAAACTATTTCCTTCTGATCTTGCTCCAGCATCTAAAGCGACAGATATAGTCGCCATCCTGCTGGAAACTTTATTAAACACATGTAACATTAAGTATCCTTATTTTATTCAACCGTATTAAATTTTTATACCCTTCCGAGTTAAGATTTTGTACCCCAGCTGTAAACTTTTTGTACCCTAAACAATAAAGGGGCAAACATATCTTTCGATATGCCTACCCCAACGAGGATTCTTTATCGACGTTTCTTAAGGTCGATGACTACTCTTTTACCCCAAGGGGGTACAACGCTTTCTCCGGCGGGGCATAGACACCATAATACTCTTGCTCTTGGCTTCCCAGGGAACGGCGCGAAACCATCAGTCATAATGATTAGACCGTCATACTTTAGGTCTTCTGATAACTCTACGATAGGACCAAAAGCTGTTCCACCTCGTCCGACGACATTTAGCTTTTGAGCCTTCTTGTCGAATGGTACAGGCTTGCCATATATCTTGGTATCGAAGAAGATGAGATCACATTGAACATGATCAATCATTCCGTTTAGTTCATCTAAGAATAGCGACAAATCGCTGTCTGATACGGAACCAGAGGTATCAATCGATACCAGCAACTTACTAGTGTAGTCTCGCTTTGTACCGGGGTTAGAATAGCCCCATCGTCTGTTAGGACGCATACGAGTATTTCGTCTGCCGGCCAGGACCAGCTTGTTGATGAAGTACCTTACTTCCTTCTTCCAGTTTACAATCGGTTTATTTGCTGCGATGACCTGTTGCGCAATCTTACCAGGAATATCTCCCCAGCCACGCTTTTCCTGATCCTTAATTGCTCTTGAGGCAATACCTCGGACCTTTTCTTTGATAACGTCCTCTTCGCACTCACCCCATTTGGAGTGATCATCTACCAATTCACCTTTTCCATCGGCCATACCTTCTACAGTCGTACCTTGCTTATCAGCCTCTTTCTTTAACTTTTCGTAGTACCACTCAGCAGATTCAAAATCTGGCAAGTTAAAAGCCTTTGGATACAATGCTCCATCAGGCAGGTTCACGATATTACAGTTGATCGCAAGATCCGCAGTAATATTGAAGTTTCTCATATTGTAATCAAAATGAGCTGCTCTTGTGATGTGATGCAGTAGAACATGCAGAGACTCGTGAATAAGTACGGCCTTAAGTTCGTTCTGAGTCAAACCAGAAATAAAGTCAGGGTTGTAGTATAAAGCTAAGTCAACACGTCTCGTAACACCAACTGCCATAGTTGGAATATCGTATGCCTCAATCTTGTTGAGGAACAAAAAGACTGTTCCAAAAATAGGCTTGAAGATGACTAACTTCGAGATAGCCCCATCAAGCCTTTCGCGGGCCTCACGATTTTTAATCCTTGCCATTTATATCTCCTCGTTTGGTAATGAAGAACAAGACGCGAATTAACATGCCCTGCTCAAAGTTGCTTAGCCCTTTAGGAAGGTGCCTCGCAGCTTCTTTTCCATTTCAGGATCGTGACGCCATGCAGCAACAATCTTCTTCGTCTTAGGCTCGTTTAGAAGCTCGATCCAAGTGCTTGAAGTTACATCGGCAGGAAGAACCTTAAAGAACTCACGAAGAGCGGCCTTCTGAACGTCCCCAATTTTCTTGGACGGACGCCTCTTCAATTCGGCGACTACTGCATTGGCGTGTGCCGCAATAACCTCGATATCAGAGCAAGCTCCTTCGACTCGGTCTTTCACTTCGTCCCACTTGTCAAGAATGTCGGCCGCACGTAGACGTGAGAACTCATTCTGAACATACTTCTGGAACATAGCTGCGATTTCAGAACCGAGCCATCCCTTTACGACCTGAGTGAGCAAACCTTCTCGTCCACCGGAATAAAGACCGAGAGACTTAAGTGACTTGTCACAAGCAACCCAACTACGACGAGAAGGATATACTCGTCCAGCCTCAAGGTTACCAACCGGAGGATCTAGTACTTGCTGATTTGATCTAACAAATTCTATTACCTCTTCTGATACGCCATTGGCATCTGCCCACTTCAACCATTCCTTGTGAGAAGGATCAAAGTCGATGATAAACCAGCGATCAAGTAGTGCCGGGTCAAGCTCGACAACATCGTAATCGTCGTCAGCATTTACCGCCGTTACAACTCTCCATCCACTCGGAAGGTTTTCACCATCCAGGCGACGGTCAAGACAGATTTCGAATACTGCCTGCAAAACGTCCTTAGACGCTCTGTTAAGCTCATCGAAGAACAAGATTCCACCAGACTCGGGATCACGTGGCCACCAATAGGGCTTAGCAAAATCCGTTCTCTTTTCGGCTTCATCGATAAAGGGCAAACCCTTAATATCTCCAACTTCACACTGACTCAGACGAACATCGAAAAATTCGATACCCATTTCTTCTGCCGCTTGCTTAACAACAGATGACTTTCCAACACCGTGCTTAGCACGAAGCATAACTGAAAAGGCCGTTGGCAATGTTTTCAACAGATCTTTAGTTTGATTTGCATTCATTTAGTTTTTCCTCGTTTAAATTAACCTAATATACCAACGACACAACTATCGGTATACAACACACTATTACCCTTAGGTTTTTGTTTTTAGGCTAATCTTTACTTGGAGTCACCAAAGTCTACTTCTAGTAATCTACCATGCTGTCTAACTGCGGCCATTAAAACCAAATCAATCATCCTCCTTAATTCCGGTGAAGTTGTCTGATCTGCTCTTACATCCCTCATATCATGAATAATTAAAGATGTAATGCTGGCAACTTCGCCTGGCATCAAGGGTTGTGGCTGCATTTGCTGACCACGTAATTTCTGTATTTGACCTTGGGCGTCTTGAACCCTATTCATTAGGTCTGCCAAGTCGCCATTTTTAAGCGCGCTTAAAACGTCTTCTGCTTCCTGAGTTGACTCAGATGTATTTTCACTCATTTTATTCTCCTATCTTTGTATTGTGCCATAAGCATGTGATTCAGAGAGTCCTGAACCGGTTATTTTAATAAATGTGGCATTTTGCCTTAGTTCTTCTAAATTATCAGCATTTGCATAAGTAAAGCCAACTTTTAAGCCTCCTATGAACTCTCCAACAACCCTTTCCAAGCTTCCCTTGTATGGGGTTAGTGTAGAGACACCCTCAGCCACTGTTCCTTTTTTCATTCCGCCTTTCTTTTCCATTTGAACTTCTGCGCTCGCCATTCCTCTATATTTCTTCCAAGCTTTACCGTCGTTTGTATAGATTTTTTCACCAGGAGCTTCTTTGGTTCCGGCCAATATTCCTCCGCACATTATAGCAGAAGCACCGGCCCCAATGCTCTTGGATAAGTCCATCGGATATTTAATACCGCCATCTGCAATTAAAGCAACGCCTGTCTTTGCAGAAATATCTGCACAGTCAAGAATGGAAGCAAAAGTTGGCATTCCAAAGCCGGTTTGAATTCTAGTTTTACAAATAGAACCGCCGCCTATACCAACTCTAATGGCACTTGCACTAAGCTCGGTTAGAAACTCAAAGCCCTCAGCAGTAGCTACATTTCCAACCATTAATGGGATATCACCATGAGTCATATCCTGTATATATTGTACCGCATCACGCATCAAAACGTGGTATCCGTTTGCTATATCAATAGAAAACATATCTATACTATTACCGTACTCTCGATACAAATATCTGGCTCGTTCTAGCTCACTTTTAGTGACCCCTATCGCCGGCACTACAAAGGTACCCTCGTTTGGCGGCAAAAGCATGACACGCATAATCTCAGCCTGTCTCTGTGGAGTCATAAATCTGTGCAACACTCCCAGTCCACCCAGCTTAGATATAGCGACTGCCATTTCAAGCTCTGTAACTGTATCCATTGGAGATGAAATAATTGGTATTTCCAGTTTAAGTGGACCAATCATAGTTGAAGTATCTCCACCTAATCTTGATAGCTTTTCAGAATATACATTTGGAAGAAGCAAAACATCATCGAATGCTAAGCACTCTTTAATCTCTTTAATTCTCATTTAACCCTCCTGCCAAATCTTTCCATAGAATAAAAACCTTGGAAATCTATAGCCAAACTCTCAGTGCCGCCAATCCAGTATTGATCCCAGCACATCGTATCATAAAAGTAATGTGACATTTCATGACCAAGCAAAACCCTATCTATAATCAAAGAGTCTCTATCAGTCAGCAATATCGATGACGTGTCCGGGTCTTCCGTATAAGGATCATACATAGCCCATCTATCATCTACATTATTTTCGGTTACCGGATATCTATTTTTATCATTTATGACACTTGGGCTTACAATATAGATATCCAAATTAACTTCTTTACATATGTCAGTTGGAAAGCCTTTATTCTGAGCATATCGTTTTATCGAATCATTTATAATCTTAACTTCTCGCTGTACAAACTCTGGACTAAACGTTGTGTTTCTTGGGGTATACAACATTATATCAATATCTGCTTGTACTACATCAACGTTAGTGAATTTAATATCACCAAGCGGACTATAGTGTGAAGGCGATACCGCGCCAAGTAAAAGCAAAGCAGCTAAAAGTAAGATTACAAGGTTACCTGTCCCTTTTCTCATATGTTATATCTTTACTCTCAACCTCTAAGATATCTACCTTTAAAGTCGGCATAGCGCGGAGCCACTCTAGATCCCATCGAGATAGCCCATAATGAATATCAACACGCCCGCTATCTCTATTTGTAACCTTTACTTTGTAGTACCTCTTCTTTCTAGTCATTATTCTCTCCTAAATTATTTAGGCGTTGCTCAATTATTGACCGTATATTTTCACTCTTTTGGAAGTTTCGATTGCCAAGGATATACGGTAGCTCCTCTACATCGATTTTTTTAACAAGATGTCTAACCACCTTAAATGATAGGTCATCTTTCATTTCCTTAAGTTTTGGGTATCCTATGGGGGCCATCATGACGCCTACTTCTCGTATTTCGCATCGTGGATCTGAAAGCATTTTGTCCAATGCTTTTCGCCCTAATTTAATCATTGCAGCCTTACGAACTTTGGCCGTCTTATCATCTGATAGTTTTAATAAAGTTTCAGTATTGCAACCTTTCATAGCTAAAAGCTTATGAGTCATAATCGGACTTTCGGCTAGTCTGTCAAATAAGTCAAAACTGTAATACTCCGCCACATAAGCTCTAGACGCTAAGAAGCTAAAATTTAGAGTTGCCTCTTCCCAGTGCTTTACTTTACCTACATTGCATTTGGCTATTTGACTATAAAACAAATTAACAGTCCAGTCATCATAATTGGAAATAGCTGCCGCGATTTCTTCAATATTCTCAATAGCTTCAGTGTCAAGCTCAACCAAAATACGCATCTCTTCTCTTGATAAAAAGTCTGTTACAGTCTTAGTCGGAGTTTTCCAACGTGAAGAAATTGAGTTAATACACTTTTGATAAAATGTATTATTATCATTAAATGTTGATATATCATCCATCATAAGATCCTTGTAAATTTTTTGTACCCAAACTTTCAAGAGCGAAAGCTCAACCGGAGTTTAGCTTAGCTCTTCTAGTGATTTAACTCCAAAGCCGGAAGCATTTCGATGACCGCCGCCACCAGGGAATTTTTCAGCAATATCCGCAACATCGACACCATCATCTGTTGACCTTAATGAAAAAGCATAAAATTCGCCATCAAAGTGGTAGCCTGCTGCGAATGGGACGCCCTCTTTGCCGGCCAAGATACCTACACCTTCGCTTCTAAAGAATGGCGTATTAATTGCCGGAACTTCATAGCCCTTAATGTTAAGAGTATGAGAATGTTCAAGCATATTTTTAACAACGCTATCTCTATACTGCTTAATTGCCGCACCCTTTCCAAGCACTCTTTCAAAGCTTTCTTCTTTTTCAAATTCATGCTCAAGAACATGCCACTTATCAAAGTCATATCCTACAGAATCAGAATATAATAACACTTCGTCTGCGTTATCTAATTCCCAATTCCATAAGTCTCTGTCCTGAATAAATCTTAATAGTCTTGGTGGCGGACGACTAAATAAATAGTCCCACGAAATTACCGCACCAGATCTCTTCATATCAAAGTGACAGAAATCTAAATCGCCAATGCTTTCCATAGCTGTTTTGTGATGGTCTAAAACGGTTAATTCTGCGGCAACATCATTTAGTGCCAATAACTGTTCTCGCGGAAGAGATATATCTGCCATAAAGACTCTCTTTCCCGCATATTCATTTACGTCCAACTCTTCTCTCAAATGATGTAGAAGAGGATGGTAATCTATACTATCACCATACTTACGCCAGAAAGCATAAGCAGAGCCGAATCCATCAGGACAGCGCCCATGATAGAATAGAATTGTATCTTTATTCATTTCTTACCTATATTGTTTCAGGAGAATATGAGAATTTAACTTCTTCAATAAGCGGGCACCTACTTCTAACGATTCTATTGATCTCGAATTTCATGGTATATAGATTACTGAACCCTCTGAGTTTTCCATCTAAATATGCCGCATATTCTCCAACCGACTCTAACACGTCGCACTTACTTATAACAAGGTGCGTGGTTCCGGTAATGTTAATTGATTTGATTAATCTGTCAAGATCCAAATATCGGACCTTTCTTCTGCGCCCTGTTGTTACTCCGAACTCTTGTCCTTCGTCTGCTATCCTAAGCAGTACAGGATCGTCTAATAGCGAGGGAGGAAATAGCGGGTCTTCACCACTTCTGGTATCATAAATTTTAGCAGCACCCCAAATCTCTCGTATTTTCTGTGGTGGAATACCAAGACTGCAAGCTCCATATGGGAGTGTAATGCTTGATGTTACAAAGGGATAATTTCCATGATCTATATCAAGCCAGACACCCTGGGCCCCCTCACATAAAATTCTACCCTGGAGAGTATCCCTGTACAAAAGATTCTCTGATAAAACTTGCTCAGCCAAAAGCCCTGTTCTTGCGTGCTTATCAGCATACACAGGAGCTATGCCTTTACTGGTAGTACCAAGTTTACCGGCGAGATTGTTCTTGTCAAACTCTATGTGTTTTTCTTGTACAATATGACAGTTTGGAGATACCTTTACTAATGAGGTGTCAAATCCATTCTCTTCTAAATAATCAAGCTCTGCTTGAAAAGACGGAGGATGCAAAACACACCCAGGACCAACTAAAGATAATTTTCCGTGGAAAACTCCAGAAGGAACTAAATGTGTTTTGTATTTCTTACCGTCTACAAAAACAGTATGACCAGCGTTATTTCCACCGGCCCATCTTGCCACTATGTCATATTCTCTATGATCAGCCAAGTGACTGGTGATCTTACCTTTTGCTTCGTCGCTTTGTTGTTGTTAACCCCGAAGGGTCAACCCCAACATAAACCAATTACTACATCTGCGTAATCAATCATGCCGGATAATCCTCCTATTTATTATGGTCAACAAGAAATATAACAAGTTATTCATCATCGAAGAGATTAATATTAGCCTGCGCTGTACCATCCTTAGCCAGAAGTACAAGCACTTCTCCTTCAAGGATTTCGCCATCTTTATATTCTGGTGGATTCGAATTTACTCTAGAACCTTCTGGAAGACTAACAATATATGCATCAGGGTCTCGCAAATCAGCAGAGCCCCACGGAGTAATGGCCTCTACAATTAAAACAGGCATATCATCGCCGCTAAGTAGTTTGCTGGCTAATTCGTGACTCGTCATAATTTCTCTACTTTGAAAGAGCTACGGAACTTGGACGAGTCAAGAAGATCATACCATCTCTTATATCTCGAACCGTCCCTGTTATGTCAACCTTATCTCCGACTGCAAAGTCGAAAGCCTTAGGCCAAACCATCCAGTATTTCCAGCCATTGTCATCTTTAGTAATTAAAGCAGGAAAGCCACGCCACTTATTGGAGCGCCTCTTTACCACAGTAACACTGTTGACAACAATGCTATCACCCGGACTAATGTCTTCTTGTTCGCCCAATTCCATTCCGCTCAGTATTTGTTCGCACCAGTTATTTATATCCTCAACCCATTTATCAGTTAGGGCCTCAGGTCTATGCTCAACCATATTAGCTGCCGAGTGAATAAAGTTGGAAATAGGCTGCTCTTGCCTCTTGACTGCAAGCAATCCTATGGCCATAGGGTGCAAGTTATCTAGCTTACTCTTTCCCATTATGTCACTCCTTTGAACTGTAAACAAACCTCTCTTCTAGATATTACCCGGCAAATTTTATTTTTGAGATAGGCTTTTTATATGCGATACTAAATATAACTATTTAGATTACTTTAATTTCTATCTAACCTTCTGCGACCTCTAGATCTCTCGCGTCTTTCTCGTCTTTCGGACCTGCGACCTTTACCACCAGATAGCTCGCCCCATTCTCTCTGCAGGATAATATACACAATAAACTGTAAGTGCTCAGTTCTATGCTTTGCAGTATATGGAACGTCCGGAGCTTTCTCTTCGTGGAAAGATCTTGCTGATCCAAGTTGATTTCGAATACTATCAGCTACATCAGCACGAGACATTAAATCTCTGGCCACTTTATCTAAATCGCTGCCTTCGCCTTCAATAGTCTTGGCAAGATGACGTATATATCTATTTACTCGTCTTCTGGCTATGCCGCCTCCGAGAGCTTTTTCTTGCTTGAGAGCTTCGCCAACGGGATCTTCTCCCTCTGCAAAGTGCGGAATCTTCTCTTCTGATAACTGTAGTAAGATCCTTCTAAGATCATCTTCAGTAAGCTCTACCTCTACAGCCTCTTCTTCGACATCTTCTTCGCCAGGAAGATCTGTATCGACTTCATCTAATTCGGCTTCACCAGCTTCTGCGCCCTGCCTTATTGCCAAAACAAAAGCGGCCATTCCTTGGTAATCAGCCGTAGCATCAAGTGAGTCTGCAACAGACGCCCAATCAGTCTTAATAGCCTCAGGGTCTACCTCGGAACCTTGCTCCGTTAGATACGGGGCAGCCTCTGTGTCTACAAAGTCATTCCAAGCACCTTGAGTTTCATCGCCCCAAATACCATCAACGTCTATACCACCTAAAGCTTCTTGTACTGCTCTAACGCCCGAACTACCAGATTCTCCAGTATCTTCACGAGGACCTGAAGCAACAGGTTGAGTCTGAGTTCTCCTAGTCGGCTCTCCACCTTCTGTAAACTCACCACTAGCCATATTGTACATGCCGGCCAGCCATTCAATCATAACAGGCAAAGTAGCCTTCGTGTTATTCATATCCTGAGTCTTCTTGGCAATTTTTTCTGCCATCTGAGCCATTGAGTTGGCTCCACCTCCAGATTTTCCATCAGCTTCCGCCGCGGCCTTTATGGAACTCTCATATTCTGCTTTATCAAATGTAGCGGGATTAAATAGATTAACCTCACTCCATTCGTCTATATAATCTGGCCAACTCTCTTTAGCCGCCCACTGACTGGCAGTAACTTTAAAGCTTTCGTAAATAACTTTAAGCTCGTCAAAGAGGCGATCATATTCATGATCAAATTTCATTGTTATTGATGTTGCCATCTTCTTTAAAGCAACTTCGTCATAAAGTGCTTCCATCTGACCTTTGTCATCAAGCTCAAGTGGTATATCTAATTCTTTAATAATTGCAAACCATCTCTCATTAGTCATCTCGCCCTTGCGAGTGTACCAATGGCCCTCTGTCTCTAGAGCTTGTCCGTAATCATCCGGATCTGTTCCAACAATATTTGTATATTGAGTCTGTGCCACCCTAAGAAGCCTAACTTTCTGAGCTTCACTTGCTAATCCAACAAGCTTTAATGACTTCTCAAGCTTAGCCAGCGACTCAGACATATCTTCATCGTCATCGGAATCATTAGCTGGAGGTAGAGATACCGGACCTTCTCCGGAGAAAAACTGCTTTTCCATATCATCGCTAGGTATGCCCATTCTATTTGCATATGGAGCATCACCAATCGGAATGCCCATAGCGCCCTTGCTTAGATCAGCACCGACAGTCGGGACTGTCCACTGAGCATCACCAGCAGGCATATGCTGTCCAGACGCAACATCAACTTCCGTAGTAATGGCGCTGATGTCGTCCACCTGATCTGCTATTTCGATATGTCCTAGCTCATCTAAATCAGATGCTAGTTTCGATAATTCTTCAAAAATGCTTGACATTTCTTACCTTCCAAAAGGGGTCTGCGTAGGAAAACTAAACGCCGCCTCCATAGTTGATATTAAATCTAACGACGCTTCTTTTTGAGACACAAGGTACTCTTCGCGAACCTTTCCGGCAGGTTCATCTGGCTCTGGATACCCACTGGTATCGGCTTCTTGCTTCGGCGGGAAATCTTCTCTTCCTAGCCAGCCCCTTTCCTGAGCAGTCTTATTGACTTCTGCCATAATCTCTTCGACCTGATCGGCAAATTTGTATTGCTGCTTTTCGTCCAATGTTGATGCGAGCTTATTAAGCTCTGATAAAAATTCTAACATATTAGCACTCCGATAACTAATGTGAGTTTCAAGTTTATTCCTAATATTAGTAGCTTGAGCAGAAACACCGGAAAGGGCTTGTCTCGCTGCTTGCTCTGCAACACCTTCTCCACCAGGAAATGGATTCTCTAAGTCACCAGGGTCATAATCTTTTATATGTCCAAGCTCATGCTCTATAACTTCTTTTAAGGCAAGATAAAGGTTTCTACGATTCGTCTCATCTTCTAGGTCACCAGTAATACCCTTGGCACCAAGTTCTTGTTCAAATCTTGGTACAACGACATGTATCTTGTCTATTCCACCATCATTATCAGTATCTTCTGTCGATACATATCCAATGGCTTGAGCATCAGGTGCCATTCCTTGTTGAAAATCTACCTGAGGATATTGTGATAAATCTGGATAAAACGATTGCATCCTAGAATATGTTTGAGGCCATGAGCCAAAACTTTGAGCTTTCTTTTTCATTCTTTACCTTTTCTAACGCCATATCTAGCTGTATATTTAGGGCTCTTCCAGGCGCTTTGTAAAGTTAGTATATCTACATATTGTCCTCTGACTGTAGAGATAAAAAACATTACAGAACCTGCTCTATTTCTAATCTCCGCCAATGACCGTTCTGCCTCACCAGATTTTCCAAGTTTAAAAGAGTGAACAACCTTATCTGAGCTTTTGGAAAAGTCATTTGCGATTAGTTGGTTTAATGGCTCGTTGCGCATCATTCCTATTTTACTATTTCTAAAGATGTGCCTATACATCTTCCTAGTTGTAACAGATACTCTGATTTTCATTCCAGAAGCTGGATCTGTAACTAATGTCTCTTCCATTGAAATATACCTCATATTAGACTGAAATATAAATAGAAAAAGGCCACCACCTTTCAGTGATGACCCAATTCTATATCTATCTAATGTTCACCACGCGTAGGTGATTAGTTTCAACAAGATAATGCCGTGATGTATTGGAGCTACCCGCCCACGGTTGATACTACTTTAACCCATCTGACTTCGTACATTCTTTTGCAAAAGAAGTACCCAGCTTCTACCAGATCGTGCTAGTGAGTATAACATAGCAGAAATTAAAGTTTCTCGGAACCTACATCATGTGGACTTAGTAATTGACAGTTTCCTCTAACGGGACTACTGCTGCCAATAATTTGTATAAATCATCCGCATTCTCTATAAGAAGCTTCTCCGGCATAGACTTGCGTCCCCACCGAACAGCATTCACATCTTCATCCTTTAAAAATGGATCAACAGCAGATTGTCTGACCGCAATGATTGTTCCATCAGGCATGATATAAAGATTACTCTCTATGTCCTTTTGCTTGCCTTCTGCTGCACTCACTCTTGCTTCATAATCTGCGTCATCTTCATCTTCACCTTGCGGCTCTACTCTGGCACCAAATAGGGCTTTAAATTTATGCAGATGGAAATTGGTTCCAAGAATGTAGCAATCATCCATATCAATCATATCTTACTCCAGGTTTAAGGATTCTTCTTAGCAGCGGCTGCTGCATCCATTCTCTTTTCTAAAAGCTTCTTTGCGTGAGAAGATTTAACGCCAACAAGAAACGGTAAGTACTTATCTGGCGACTTCTGGATTAGCTTAATTCCAACAGCGTCATATCTTGTATCTAAGAATTGAGCGATTAGCTCATCAGGCTGCTCATAATTTTCTAACTCTTCAAACAATACTGCAATGCAAGCTGAAGAGACATATTCGCTGGTATCACTTCTAATACGGCGAGCTAATTTTTCATCTAAATAGCCTCCTCTAATAAGGCCAATATATGTTCCACGTCTAACTGCTCTATGTCTCTTTTTAAAGTCAACTTTTCTAACGTGCTCAAGAAGCCTATCTGTATCATTTTTAATAGTTAATTTTACAAGCTTCTCAAAAGCATCTGATGAATTTGAACATGCGGCAATAGCTGGTTCAAATTTTTTGTACAACTCAAACCAGTCAATTGTACCAGTAAGCTCATGCAAGAAATCAGCGGCCTCTACAGCTATTGTTCCATGCCCATGATGAACAATATCATATGGACGAAGACTATTTGAAGATACTGCCTTAATCTTTCCTTCTAGAAACTTAATCCAATATTCCGAATCTAGAATATAAAAAGAGTGTTCTGCTATGGCTCTTACAATTTTAAGCTGCGCGACCAAAGCCATTTTTTCTATTCTGCCTTCAAAAATAGAGGGATGATTATCCAATAACTCATTAGCAATATTCTTCATTGCTTCTTTATCAGAGTTGCTCGCCCTATAATGAGGCGGAGAAAAAACAGCCTCTAAGCCTAGTGACACTAATTCATTACGCTTATTTACCACTGTACTTCTCCTTTACTAACGCGATTAATGTATTCATATGTTTTTCAACAATCATACGCTTAGTACTGTTTTCAAGGGCGTCCCAATATGGAACTATTTCATTTAATGGGGAAGAAGCAAAGTCGGTAATTAACTTTCTATTATCGTAACTTTCACCAGCTTTTTTGAGCCCAAGTAGCATTAGCTTATTTTCAAGCTCCTCCACTCCCTCTTTCTGATCTTCTTTTTCAAAAATCTTAATTTTCATTCGTCATCCTTTACAGCTTATTACTATCAAGATTTTGTTTTTCAGCCAGACCTTTCTACGTCTGATTCAAAAATCGTTACTTCTGTTGTTAACAAGACACCGCTCGCAGACGCTGCGTGCTCTAATGATGATCTAACTACCTTTGTCGGGTCTATAATTCCACGCTCCATCATATCTTCAACGAATTCCATTCTTAACGCGTCAAATCCAGACTTATCGTCCGATGCAATTCTTTCCATATATATAGGAGCGGTATCAGATCCGGCATTAATCATGATTTGAGCAAAAGGTGTTTTAACGGCGGTTCTGACAACTTCAATGCCAACAATTTCTTCTTGCAGCAATGCCTCTGTCTCTATTTCATCCAAAGCCTTGATACATTTAATTAATGCAGCGCCACCGCCTGGTACGATACCCTCTTCTAACGCCGAACGAACAGCGTTAATTGCATCCTCTACACGATCTCGTTTTTCTCGTGTTTCAGATTCAGATGTTCCGCCAACTTTAAATATTGCAGCACCGCCACTTAATCTAGAAAGCCTTCTTTCTAAAACTTGACTTTGATGCTCAAATAGATCGCCTTTTTCAAGTTGCTCTCTAATGGTTTCAATAACCTGGTCAATGGCCTCACTGGAAGCTTTTCCATCAACAATCGAAGTAGAGTTTAGCCCAACTGACACCTTTCTTGCGGTACCGATTTTATCTAGCTGAACTTCATCAAGTTTAACACTTAAATCATCAACAACTACACCATCAGTAATGACCGCTATGTCATCCATAATAGCGCGTCGGTCGTCACCAAATCCTGGTGCTCTAATTACGCAGGCCTTAATGTTTCCTTGCATACAGTTATATGCAATTTGCTGTAAAGCATCCTTCTCTATTGATCTCACAATCAATAATAGAGCCCTGCTGCTTTCTGCTGCCGGCTGCAAAACCGGAACCAACTGATGTATACTCTTTATATCTCCGTCATATGGAAGAACCAAGCAATCTGCAAACTCTGCCGTTAAACTACCGGGTGTGTTAATGAAGTTCGGATCAGCAAGCCCTCGCTCTAGTTTAAATCCATCTGTATACTCAACCCTTGTTGCATTACCAGCTTCTTCTTCAACTGTTAAAATTCCCTCGTTTCCAACCATAGCAACGGCCTCGGCAATCATACGCCCCAAAGCTTCGTCGTTATTTGCAGATATAGTAGCTACATATGCCAAGGTAGCTTCATCGGAAACCTCAACCGAAAGCTCCTTCAGTCTTTCTATAATCTTTCCTACAGCAATGTCGATTCCTCGTTTGACAAGCACAGGATTATATCCTGCCGATACCATCTTGAGTCCATGACTGTAAATTGCCTGAGCCAATACAGTTGCGGTTGTAGTTCCATCGCCCGCTGAATTGTTAGCCGCTGCTGCCACAGACTTTACTAGTTGTGCTCCCATGTTCTGGCAGCGATCATCTAACAAGATGTGTCTTGCTACAGTCACACCATCTTTCGTAATCAAAGGTACTTGATATTCTCTTCTCTCAATTGAGGCATATCTTCCTCTTGGACCTAGAGTTACCTTAACGGCGTCAGCCAGAGTATTTACTCCCTCTAGAGTTTTCTGGCGTGCTTCCGCTCCAGTAATTACAACTTTTCCCATTTACAACTCCTTAAGTCTTTAGCGAATTAGTATGCGCTAACTTAATCTTATTCAGTAAAGCTTTATTAGTTAGCAAGGCCGCCCTCATTGGGTTTGAACCAGCAAACGGATCTGCAATAATATCATCGTCTATCACACCGTGAGTAATGATATCATCCCAGATCTCCATCGGCTTGCATGAGGCTCCACTAGGATTATACTGTATCGCAGGAATTGTACTACTTTTTGTTGGACGCTTGTAGTTAAAAATATTACCCACGCCCTGTACATATAGTTTTGGTTTGCCTTTTGTTGCGTAAACTATATATTCTAACTGATTACGCCAATGGTATCCGCCACCAAAATGTTGTTTGTTCCAAACTAAAACATTTCTAAGCTTCCAGCCCGCAGACTCTAAGCCTGTTTGAGTTCTGTATAGGCCATCACGATTGGCAAAGATATACGCTCTACCACCATCAGCAGTTCGATTAAACATTTCCGTATAGATAGCATCAAGATCAGCCCATGTTAATCTAGTGTACATATTATCTACACCGCCCGTGAAAGCAAACCTACCTGTACCGTTCTGATTATTAAAGGGATAAGGTGGGTCAGTTATCCATACGTCAATTTGGTCTTGTAGCTGCTTAAGCCAATAATATATATCTAAATCAGTTTCAACTATCTTCGCCATACTTCCTTAGCCTTACAATACCATCTGTGATACACACATAAGTACTGTGAGACACCCAATCTCCAGAATTGACATAGGTGACGATTCTATCTCCGTCACCCCAGATTACAAATTCAGGGCAATGTAAGTGTCCCATGATAAACACATCGACGTCTTCGTTCCACTTTAATATGTCCCAAATACGTCGCAACTTTCTTCTTCGAGTAACCATGTTTGTCCACCACGCCGTTAGATTAATATCAAACACTTCTTCTAACGCATCGTGAAAGATAGATATTATCTTCATTAAAAATTCGGCCTTCCAAATCTTATGATCGAATCTATCTCCATGCTCTATTCTAAATTTTCTACCGTCTTCTTCAAATTTATAAACGCTCATAAACTCCATACCAAAAACAGTTTTTCCAACGAACCCTTTTAAAGATGCATCGTGATTACCTGGTATGTATATGACACGCTTTGTAAAGTCAATTGCATCAAATATTTCAAGTGACTTATCTGTAAATTCTGGAATCTTTTGAAAGTCGATAATATCTCCATTCAAAATTAGCTCATCGTACTCCGCTTCACGTAAGAATTTTGCAAGCATATCTGCTTTATAATATTTGCTTCCAATATGTACATCAGAAAGTACGACTCTTTTCATTAAGGCCATCCCTTAGCTTTTTTCCAAAATTTTATATGTGCTACCTTATAGGCTGCCATAATTTCTTCATTAATCTGTGACCATAATGGCGTAAGAAATCTGACTTCCCTTTCGTCTATAATTTCAAGAAGAAAATCCAAAAAGGACTCTAAATCTTTCTTCCTGTTAAATGACGCAACTAGTGATTCAGATGGTCTGTGTATTAAATACCAAATTTTTATATGCCCATCAACTTTACACGCTGCAAAGATACCGTCTTCGTTATACAGATATGCCTTCTTAACTAGAAAGTCATCGTTTGTTTTTTCGGTATTAGTTAAAACTCTTATGGGTATATTTTTTGTAATGCCACACTTCATATCGAGATTGTACTCGATATATTTATGCCGGCACTATAGTTTTTCCTTCTTCTAATTCAGTATCGGAAAGTGGCGACGTTATATCTTCCGCTTCCGTATAGAAAGGCTCAGCAGACTGTAATGCTCCAATAATCTTGCGAAGCATAATTCCTTTTAGAACATCCTCAACAGCGTCTCGTTTTCCACTAGGTCTTAAGAACCTAGAGGACGCATTAACGGCGTGCTGCTCCTTAAGGAGAAGTCCCATCTTTGCATCAAGCTGGCCAATGAAGTCTTGGACCATACTGTTTAATTTCGCATACTCAGCAATATCTTTAGAAAGACCGCGATTTACTACAGTAACCCTTTTCTTCATTTCCTGTGACAACTCTTTACTTGGCGGAGTCTCCCTCCATCCTCTACTGTGAGAGGTTGTAAAGTGGAAGTTGTCAGTTCCTGGCTGATACTTAATCTGCCTCAAAAGCGATGGTTTTTGGTGAGCTTCCTGTAGGACTCCAAAGGAATCTCTAATTGCCGCTTCTTCAATGTGCGCAGGAAGAGTGATTAAGAATTCCGATACTTGTCCGCTTATCGGATAGTCTTCTGGAATTTTAAGCTTTAATAGCTGCAACATATCGCCTCTTGGGGCACCACCTTGGGTCGCCAAACGAAACAATATAGCAGAAGCTATAGTCGGTACATAACCATACTCGGTTTTAACACCGAAATATTTTTCATGATCAGTAGGGCTTCCATTTAATACATATAGATGCGGAATGCTTTTTCTTCTGGATACTTCCGGTACAGAAATCCATTCCTTATTATTAGACCTGTAAATTAAGGCATTGATATCCTTTGGCTCAAAAGAGAATGTTGGATCCGTTACTAGGATTCTTGGTTCATTAAACCTTGGCTCTACTAGTTCCATTGAACTAACATCACCCATAACATCTTCTCTCGCACCTAACTCTTGTTCTGACAAGGTTGGACTAGTTCTTTCATACTCTTCTACATTCGGACCAAGCTCGGCAGGCTCCGAAGAGTATCCGCCAAAATCTGGTAAAGAATAGCTTGTAGAACCGGCCAAGGCTTCTTCTATTGGCACAGCAATATCAACAGACTCTTTTGTCTGAAAATCTTGCAGCCTTACTCTTAGTGGACCTTCTACTACAGATGGATTTAATCTGCCCTCTCTTACCCACTCTTGAATAAGCTGATTAACTGCCTCATGAGGTGAATCAGATCTTGTTGATCCACGAAGACTATAGCCAGGAATCTCTACAACATATCGCTGAGAAGCTACCGTTATAATCTTCTGCGCTCCAACTATAGCCTTTAATCGCCTTAGCCTTTTTTCTTTGTTCATAAGTTAACTCTCCATACAGGATAAAAATGAATATATTCAATCTATTACCCGATATTAGTATGGAGAGTCAAGTTTAAAAAATTTTACTCTTCCTCTGATTCCTCTTCGGCATCCCCGGCTTCTCTTTTCGCCTTTTCTGCCAAAGTTCTAACACGGCCCTTTACTGTTTGTGCAGCTAAAGTTACCTGATCATCATCAAGTTCCATAGCAAAAAAGTAAAACGCTGCTTTATTACCCTTATGTAGATCCTTTTCAAGAAGCTCTATCTTCTGTTTCATATTGCTAATTGCAGCCAAATCATTCATAAGGCTTTCTGCCGCTTCAAGCATTTCTGAGTCAGTTTGCTTATTTACTAACTCGGTAAAATCACCCAAGTAATTTCGTGGTAGCTCTGCCATTTCTCTCTCCTGTGGTTAAAAATCAAGTGAACTCAGTAGAAGGTTATCTTTAGATTCTTCTTTCTTATCAATTCTATTACCGGACATATATTCCATTGCCGCAGCAACTTGCTTATCAATATTTTCATATCCGGTTCCTATAAAGAACGGAAGCATCTTTTCTAAAAATCCAGGCTGGACCAAAAGATGTTCAAATGAGTCTAATAATCTTGTATGAAGATCTATTATACTATTCGTTGGCGCGGGACTATGTAGTCTATTATACCCACTTGTTTGAACGATGGGGTTAAATACTGTTTGTATAGTATTTATAACAACTGATGCAATGCTTGTACTTTTTTCAGTTATATGTGCTTTCGTTATATTGTGGTCCAATACATCTTGATATAGTCGAAATACCTTGTCTAAAGAATCTTCAGATAAATAATATCCCGTTCTTTTGTGATATTTAAACGCCCTCAGGACTGTGTGAACCTTTTGAACGTGATGGGCCTTACTCCATTGCCCACTTGATATCACAATCTCTTTCTTTTTAAAAGTATCTAAAAACTCTTGTGTAGCATAAAAATGTCCGTTATGCCAGGCTATCTTACATGCATCTAAATCAAATACGTCCAAGATATCATCTATATTTTCATATTCGCGAGTTATTATCTGTAATACATCTCTTCCTGTGTCCGCTCGTATATCACGAGCAAAAGTATGCGCCCATTCAGACTTATAAGTTAAGGACGGAAATCCAAGATTCATTCCGGCTTCTTGGATTTTTATCTTATCAGTTGTGTCAGAAACTAATGGATGCCATTTAGATTGAGGATTCCATACATCATTAGATTTTAAAAACCAGCAATCTATATCCAGATAATGAGTCTTGTATGTAATTGGATAATTAATTTTATTATGACGACGTGGTAATACAGAAGACAGATTTCGTATATCGTCTATCTTTCTTAAATTCCTCTGTGCATTTAACGCCTGCCCAACTTTTGATGGCCGGTTATAAGAAATTTCGAACAACCAGGCTACAAACCCGCCCGCTAAAACCGGGCTAAGGTTTAAAAATTCTGCGGAGGTCAATTCTAGAATTAATTGATTCGTTATATCTCCACTTTTAATTATCTTCACTATTTATTACCTCTACTAATTTTTTGGCAGAAACTGAGGACATATCATGAGTCGTAAAATTATACAACTAGCATTACTACTAGAAACTCAAGGCTTTACCAAAGAAGCCGATGATGTGTTTGATTTGATTGATCCGTATGTTAATTTGGATGCAGAATTAACTGAGTGGAAAACTGCATATGAAAAAATTTCAGCGCCTGCTCCAAAGCAAATACATGGACGCCTATGGGACTCTCTAAGAGAAAGTGTGGGGTCGCTGGAAGACAAAAGAAGTGAAATAGACGATTTAGATCCAGAGACTCTAAAGAAGGGTGTGGAACTAACCAAAGGAGTCATTGCTCAATACGGTTACTCAGATGAGGTCTTGCTAAAGTATTCAAAGGTTGGTATCGATGAAAAAATAACCAAGCAGGCAATCGATGTTACCGGGGCCTCTTGGGGAGCTTCCGCTTTAAGGTCCATCCCTGTCGTTGGATTTATCTTTAGCTTTCTGTTTGTAATAAAGAATATGTATTATTTTGGAACTACGCTTCCAGATTTATTAAGCGAGGCCGGCCATTTCGGCATATCACCGTGGAATTCATTAGACGCGGAAAATCTAGAAAAGCTCAGACAGGACCACGATGATGATTCTGCCAAAATACCATTGGTTGATAAGCTGACCAAGACTGTTAGATTAATCAAAGATGAATTCATAAGTCTTTTAGCAAATACTATAGATCTTATAAAGGATATAATTTTTGCCTTTTTATCTATTTCAGGTATAGCTATATGGTTTGATGTAGGTTTATCTGTCATGATTATGGCTGCCGAATGGGCAATAGAGTCTAAAGCTCTAGCTCCATTCAACGAGATAATCAATAAGATAAGATTCTCTGTTAGAGGCAAGTATATCGACAGACTAAAGAGTGCTTATGATAGAGACTTTGATCCTGATGAGGACGTCCTACTTCCTATTTAGTCCAAGAAGGCATATCGAATTTATTTTCGATTTTCCATTGGCCTTCAATCTTTCGTATATTTAATTCTGTTGCCTTCCCTGAGTCGTAGGCCAGGAAGTCATACCCTATGACCGTCTCTCCGTCCTCGTCCATAAGAGTGCGCTTTATATTTGAGCGACCAAATGGTCGGCAATTATCAAGCCCCTCTATATCTGTGATTATCCATCCCTTCATATATGATGGAATTATGATCTTGCCATCGCTTAAATATAAGGCTACTCCGTGCGGGTAGCGGAATTTCTCACTTGAATTAACGTTAACTAATTCTCCATCTTCTGGCATACGTGACTTCATTTATTCTCCAAAAGTATATCCATTAAATACAATAATTTATTCTTAATATAATCGTCTAACTTTTCAAACACATATTCAAACGGAACTGTTGCTAACCCATAATCCATCATACTAAAGACACAGGTGTCTTCTCTTATGTCATATGATAGCTCCTGCCATACAAATGTATATTTACAAAGCTTATCAAACACAAGAACAAATCTGGTATCTCGCAATGACAAATGAACGCCTAATGCCCGGACTAAATCTTCAGGTGCATTAGGCTCAATAATATCAAAAATACCAGTTGCGTATATACGAGCAGCGTCCTCGCTACTCTCTATTTCCCGCATAGTATAAGTCATCTTATTAGACTATTACTATTCTGTTTTTCTTTCTAAGTCAGAATTCATTTGCATAACCTGTTCTACCAGAGTAATAATTTCTGCCCGACTCTGTTCGTACTGAAGATCGATCCTCTCTGTGAGGGTAAACGGCCTGCCTTGCTCGCCGTTAATAAAATCCTTTGGTACTCCATAGGTATCTAATAACAGATGTGCTTGAGTTACTTCTGACTCAAGATCCATACGATGATTGTTTAATGCCCTAACCGCTTCTTGTGCTCTATTCCCAATCCATTCGCCCATCTAGTTCTCCTAATATAAGATGCAATAATGCCATTCTAACATACATGCCATTTTGAGCCTGCCTAAAGTATGCGGCATTTGGTAACTCATCTACATCTATTGTAATTTCGTTAACTCTTGGAAGTGGGTGCATAATCACAGAGTCTGACGGCATGTATTCGGCCAACTCTCTGGTCAAAATACATCCACTTGATAAGCCCTCTGCCTTTGACGGATCAATAAATCTTTCACGCTGGATTCTAGTCATATATAGCACGTCTATATCTTGCAGGATTCCTTCGTTTAGATTGTCTTCCCACCTTAGTTCGCTCCTCCCGGGAACGTCCATAAGGCTCAAATCAGCAGGAGACACTGTAACATAGCTTACATTATCCTGTCTATCTAATAGCTTCATCAAAGAGTGAACAGTTCTACCGTGCTTTAAGTCGCCAACAAAGGCTACTCTAAGATCATCAACCCGTCCTATCTCTTCTTGAATCGTAAACAAATCCAAGAGTGCTTGAGTTGGATGCTCTCCAATTCCATCACCTGCGTTTATAATTGGTATTGAAGCTACCGCAGCAGCCCCTGCTGCCGCTCCAACTTCTGGATGCCTTAATACAATTGCATCACTATATTGCTCCAAGGTCTTAATGGTATCCGCAAAGGACTCCCCCTTCGAAACGGATGAAAACTTTACATTATTAATCTGTATAACAGAACCACCAAGCCTCTGCATAGACGCAGCAAAGGAAGATGATGTTCTTGTAGATGGCTCATAAAAGAGGTTTGTTATAACAATGCCCTTTAAGGTATCATCATAGAATGGTTTAACTTTTCGATTATTAACTGAGGCAATATGCGCCCGTTTGGTAATCTCAGCCTCTTTAAGAATCGTTTTAATATCACGTTTAGATAGTTCGTCTATTCCAATAATATCTTTACGCCACAAACTATTCTTCATTATTTACACTCCAGATTCTACGGTCTCTTTCCACTTGCCAATACTATTTGAGAAATATGCTCTAACCTCTCAATATGTTCAAATGCCTCCCATGGATTTGCACCTATGGAAGTAACTCCATGACCCTTTAGAATCACTATGTCCGAATTTCCTTTGGATATATTTTCAAAAGTAATTTCTGCCAAACTTCTTTCTCCGGGAAAAATTTTTGGAACAGAATCTCCTACTTTGGTATACCTACTAAGCTCTGGAAAGTTTTTACATATATCTACTATATTTTCATCAGCTTCTAACGCTCCTACAGAATTGGGCGGATGCAAATGAACAACAGATACATTTCCATATTTTTTTAAAATCAGCCAATGCATATGAAACTCTATACTTGGTTTTTTATTTTCTAAAACAGGTATGTTATTAACGATGTTAATAATATCTATATCTTCAAATGTTAATTTTGATTTATTCACACCACTCCTTGTAATATAAACCTTATTATCACGACGTATAGAAATATTACCGTCTCGTGAGGTTATCCATCCCCTTTTGTAAGCTTCCTTCATACAATCTACTATATCGCGCCTGGGTTTTTCTCCAGATAGATAATCTATTGCTTTTTTTAAATAAATCGGACTATCTTTAAAATGCCCTAAACCAACATTACAAGACCTACATAAAATGCCGCGAACCTTACCAGTATCATGACAATGATCTATTTGTTTATTAAGAACTTCTATTCCACAAATATCACAATTTATTTTAAGCTGAAGAAATTTATATTCTTCTATAGATAACTTATATTTTAGCGCCATCTGTGCTTTATCATAACATTTTCTATTGCAATAAGCTTTATTATGTGTTTTAGTATAAAAAGAATCTTTGCAAAAAGGACATATGCGATCAAACTTAAGTAACTTGTTCTTCCTTCTGTTTCTATTTCCCGCTTTATTTCGGCATTTTGCTGAGCAATACTTTTGCTGGTGCCTATTCGATGAAAATGTATTTTGACATTCGTTGCATAATTTATTACAAATAGAAGTTATCATTTCTTCTCCGAGTTATATATTGAATAACTCTACTAATGCTCTGTGGAGCTGATCTATAAAGCCAGGAATGACAACGTCTTCTGAGTTTTTATCAGAACGTTTTCTAAGCCTTACTAACTCGTGGTCTGTAATTAATAGAGTCTCAAATTCTCCTTCTTCATTTAATATAAGAAGCCTATTGTATGTTGCCGCCTGGACTCCGGTTCCGCTAACATTTTCTTCTGAATGTAACTGTCCTAACATTTTAACCTCATTTTATGGACGCAACCTTACCCTTCGCTTTTTTAAGTGTAGCGTTACTACCATGTACTTCAAACATAACTGTTTTACTTCTGGTTTTATCGTCAACTCTGCATAAAGTACAGGTATTGCAGGTAATGTCCTTCTTACCCGGTACGCCATGACGAGCAGGACAATTATACGCCGCTTCACCGTTCGGAAGCTTAACCTTTTTGGGTATTCCCTTGGGTACAATTAAGGTGGTTGCCCAGCCCATTTCTCTGGCTTCTAAAACTTCTTCAACAGTTTGGCAGGAGGCTCTGAAATATTGTTTCATAGGCTGGGCCTCTGGATTTCTCCAATGGTGTGTATAGCCGATATTAATAAGTCCAGACTTTTCGACCTCGTAGCACTCTTCTAAGGTGCCTGGGACGTCTCCGACGATATCTCCAGCAACTCTATGTCTAGCAATCTTTGCAGTAGACTTTACCTTCTTCAGGGCCTCTCTTAGGGTGCGCGGAGTCAAACGTCCGTCTGATATCTTTGCTCCAAGAGATTTTAAATAGAAAAGCCCCCAGGCATAGCACCCTCCATTTTTGAGAGAGCATGAGTCTGGACATGTTTCGATTGGTGAGTAAGAAGCGATTATCTCGCCTGTCTTCTTATCTTTGGATGCAGACACCCAATGTACTTTTCTAGTCATTATTTCCTTCGGCCTCATAAAGCTCCCTTGCTATCTCATCAGCTTCTGCAACATTTTTGGCATATGATAAATCACCATATCCACTTACTGAATATCCAATAAGTTGTGCAAGCTGAGAACGCTCTTCATCTGTAAATGGCATTAATGCCAGCATGTTCATATCGAATGGCCCCCGCATCTAATAGAAGACTAATTATTTTATTTTCTTTAAATCGAATAACATCATCTTTGGCTATGTGTATCGGCTGTAATGGAAAATCCATTTTACTCCTTCATAATATAGCAACGCCCATCGTCTCTGAGAAAGACAAGGGACGCATCGTAAACATTAGAACCATCGGACTTAGAGAACTGCGACATGAGATAAGGATTGTATTTAACTATCTTACTTACGCTGTAAGAGTCAGCGTCCCCATACCGATAAATGGTACCGCGGACAAAAGCGTGTACATTCTTTTTCTTCTCCTGCAAAACTCTTGCTCGGCCAGCTGGCTGAACAATAAATGCAACCCCCTCAACCATTAAACTTTTGGCGTGCTTTGCAATTCTGCCAGTCTTTCTATTTCGTACAGACCAGCACTTTTTATGAAGATTCCAATATACGTCAACATTCATTCGTCGAGACCGTCTTCTTCCTGTGAAATTTCCCAAAGAAGATCTTCTGCATTATTAAGCGGATTAATGCCGCTTACGTGCGATCCCATGATCTCAGCAAACTTCTTTATAAAATCCTGGTCATCACTCATGACTGTAATGTTTTTATCTGTTAAGGCTGTTCTTGGTTGCGAGTGCTTACCAAGAGCTTCGTAAAAAAGAATCTCTTTCTTGCTTTTTATTAAGATTTGAATATTATTCCAATCTTCTTCATCTGTAACAAACAATCCTTCTAGCGTTCCTTGTCGTCCATAATATTCATCAAACTTAACCAATCTTAACATTTATATCTCCAACTAATTCAACTGCATGTAAGGGTTTTGCCGCCAAAGGTTCAGGTCATTTCGTTTAAGTGGTATACCAATTTAAGCCTAAGTGAATTGGGCAAGTAAGGCTCTACGTTTTCATAAGGTCCAACGTAGCGCCGCCCCTTCGCGTCTAAATTATCACCAATATATTCTTGAACACTCCAAATTGGTCTATACCGAAGATCAGTATGCAGAGGGCAAAATACTTGTATGTGTATCCCATAGTAACGAAAACTATAAACCCCGCTGGCCATATGATCTTCCTTAAAGCCATACTTTAATAATGTATCTTCAAGCGTCATAACAAGTCCAGAAAGTATACCATTTCCTCTGTAATATTTGCCGGCAGGTGCGGCTCTATATCGTAATAGGTTTGGCCGAAATAACATACCGATCTAGGAGTGCTAAGCATCCAGCTCGTCTTTATAGATTCTCGTAATATATCTATTCGAACAAGGCTCCCGTCAGATAGTGGCGCTATCCAACTAGAACCAGAGCCGTTATATGATTGAAAGCCTATCTTTTTTAAAACCCTTAAGAAAATAACTATAGCTACCGGCTCTACCATAAGCTGCACACCTAATAGCTTCTTAGGCAGCGAACCTGCTTGAATAATCTTGCTAAAACCAACCTCTGCAGTTTTTGAAATACCGGCGTCTCTCGGATGAACGCCCAAAACTCTTTCCATGTAATCACACATCACATAAAAATGTCTTGCTTCATCATGGACCTGAGAAGTTGCCGCCATTTTGGCATCAAAGTCATCTAACTCAAAAGCTAAACTTCCAGAGGTCTGCCACGCAGCAAACTCTCCCCATAAAATGAGAGATAAAACTTTTGCTAAAGCTATTTTAACTTCCGGCTCTAAGGATGGTATGCCATGCTTTTCGATTAGATCATCTAAAACCTGCTTTCCGTCCCAACCATTTCTGTGACCCTTGTGATAGACCGTAGATAAATTTCTATAATCATTACTGGAGTTATAGTCATCTACAAATCTATAGTCTATCATAATTTTCACTCTTCTAATATAACCGTTGTTATCATAGCTGTCATGATTCGATATGGGTCCGCATTAGCTCCGGGCCTACGATCTTCAAGATACCCTCTTCCGGCCTCAGAAACATTCCATGGGATTCTTACCGAAGCACTACGATCAGAAACTCCCCAAGAAAAATTATCATACTTGGCAGTTTCATGATCACCAGTTAAGCGATTTTCATATCCGTCGCCATATGCCTCTAAGTGCCTGTCTATTTGTTCGCCCAACAGTACGCACCCACGCTCTATTGCTTCCATTCCACCAGCAGACCTCATAGCGTGCGTACTAAAGTTGGTATGCATACCACTTCCATTCCAGTTGCCATCAACTGGTTTTTGCTCTAATGAAATATAGTATCCGCTCTCTGTTTGTCTATGCAAAAGATATCGAGATACCCACAGATCATCACACGCCTTTAGAGCGCCGACCTTAACTCCGCCAATTTGATATTCCCACTGGCCTGGAGCAACTTCAGCATTAATTCCGCAAAGGGAGATTCCCGCATCAAGACACTGTTCTGCATGAGCATCAACTAACGCTCGTCCATGCGCGTTAGTGCCGCCAACACTACAGTAGTATGGTCCCTGAGGCTCTGGCTCCCCATCCGTATAAGGAAATCCCAAAGGACGCTTGTCACCTTCTCGCATAATAAAGTATTCTTGCTCAAAACCAACCCTTGGTAATGAAGCCTCTACTTCTTCTAAGACTGCAAGTTTTGATAATGCATTGCGAGTATTAGACTTATGCGGTGTACCGTCAACATTGAAAACTTCACACATAACAAGATAGCCATTCGTGTATCTGCTGTCTTTATACTGTCTTACTGGTCTGAGAATAATGTCGGTGATCTCACCTGGGCCGGCCTTCGCCTGACCGGTTGAAGAACCATCCGCAATCCACTCTTCTTCCATTCCTTTCTTAGACAGTAAAAATTTTGTTTTACCTCTAAGCTGGGCGGTTGGCTTTGACCCGTCCAACCAAATATATTCACAACGTATCATTTCATCCTCAAAACAATTCTATATTAAAAAGAATTGTGTTCTGAATATCCTTCGGAAGCTCTGATAAAGCCTCATCAACAGTGGATGGGCGCCAGCGTCGAAACACTCTTTTTCCCCAATAAAAATTACCAGTTTTAGATATACCAAGTTTCGAATCAAAGATTTCATTCCCATATGGAAAATACTCAAAACTTGTACCTGTCAATTTTAATCTGCCGTGACCTTTCTCTTTAAAGATATTCAGTTCTAAAAGTTTTTTATATTTTGCTTCCGTCATCATTTAGCCTTCCAACATACTTTGTATCCAGCCAATTCTCTACTTCTTCTACACTTCTGAGATATGTTACCAGAATCTCTACGCTTCTTCCCCATTTTCTTTGGGCATCAAGCTGGCAATATCGAGACTTGGGGTAGCTTCCCCCTATGCTCTCTATATGCTTATCACCTGCGTATAGATCTACGGTCCACAAACCTCGTTCATCCAGTCTGGTGACTGCAACTAATTCAGCGTTATCCAACATTTTCAACCTCTTATTTAATAAGTGTTTTTAATACCAATGGCACAACGTACTTTCCCAAGCCCGTCTGCATTTTCTGACCAAGCCGTTCCTATGACTTTCATATAGTCTTGGAACGATATATCTTGTGGAGATATGGCAGTGCAATAGTGCCTGCCATTTGAAATTAAAAAGTCTCCATCATTAACTTCACCACTAACCATTACTTTGATCTGGCCAGAGAAAGAGAATATCTCTCCGATAAAATTCTCCATATCTCCTACCTCATTACCCACAAGAAAGGCGCTTTTGGTAACAACCATTGGTGTCCCCGGGCCTTCTTTATAAAACTTATTACCTCTGACATAGCAAATATGTCCTTCTGGTAATCCAAAGAATGGAGCCTGCTCTTCTATAAACTTAGCATGTGCGTCACTGATGTTCCATTCTTTTATATCGCCTAATTCGATCCACTCTCCATAATCACCACCGCCAGAGGCGTAAACGGCGCTTCCAGAGTCGCCAACCGTTCCTCCGCCGTCAGTTCCACCAACAGTTGTATCCGACTGAAAGGTGACAGTTGAATCAGAATCAGAACCACGAATTCGACCTCTGGTTGTTTGACTCGCATCTGTGCCAGAAGTAAATCTTGCCCAAACATTAGTTGATCCAGGCTCATTGGCCCTTAATCGTATACGTATTCCATCGGCCTGAGTATCGTCCCAATCATTAGCCACATCTAAAACATGACTTGTAGCTCCAGACGTGCTATTCGTGCCATATATCGTTACCATAGTAAGTGGGATCAGATTAACCTGGCCATGAGACGCAATACTTGTATTGGCAGAAAAAGATGAAATATCTATATTATAATCAGTCAGTTTTATTACAGAAGCTCCACTTCCACTATCAACAGTATTTGTATGGGTCGTTTTACTATTTATAATCGTACTAGTTTCCGCTTCTAATTTAACACTTCCACCAGAAGAGTCAAGCTCAATATTGCCCGCAGCGTCTACAGAAATATTGTCTGCTGAGTCAATATCTACATTGCCATTTGCATTGATAACTATATTTCCGCCACTCGTTGTAGATAAAGTGAGGGTATTTCCTGCGGTCTGTATAGTAGTAGCACCCGTTCCAGAGTTCAAACTTAAGAGTGAATCATTAGATATAATGTTATTAACAGTTAACTCACCAGTGACAGTAAGGTCTGTCATTGTACCACTGGAAAGCGAAACGGTACCTGCAAGTGTAATAGTATCCGCAGTCAATGTAAGTGCGTTACTACCAGCTACTTCTATATTATGACTTTCTTGATATAGGTTTCTAGTCGCCATTATCTCCCCAACTTATCTGAAACTTATGTTCTAGTATTTCATTAATACCAGAATCATTACCAGATAAGTTGAGGTAATGTATTATATCGTCTTTTTGCATCTTTGAGAGGATGTTTCTTACGACCCGGCCCTCTACCCACTTAAGAGACTTCCCGCTCTTAATCTTATTAGCCGCCTCATCTAAAATGGGTTTATAATCAATAAGATGTAATGGCGCAGCCAAGATTGCAGAACTTCTAATTTCCATACTTACATCATCAATAAAGTCTGGATAACAATTAGCTATACCAATGCGCTTAATAGCAGACTTTCTTACCGATGCAACAGGGTCATTTAAAAGCTTCTTAGAACTGGATAAAGAGACGTGCTTCACAGAGGCCTTTCTTACTCCGCAATCTTTTGAGCGCAAGCCCCTTTTGCTGGCCATAATTAAAGTTGGACCATGAGCGTTTTGTATCAATACTTTTAGCATTAAGCCGCGCCCATGCTTGGCAATAAACTTTGCAAACTCTTTATCCATATAAATAAGCCTGCTGATTGCAGAAGTAATTATAGCCCCATACCAATTCCAAGACAATTCTTCACTTTCATATACGTCTTCTAGCTCCTCTTTGCTTCTAGTGTCTTTATAACTCGGATAGTCTACCCATATTTTATCTGAAATAATACGTCTAAATTCTTCTTGACTGATATCTCTAAGATAATTAACAATTGCATTGACCATTTTAGTTCTCGGCGGCCCCCATTGATGCCTATAACTTTGTGCTTCATTTTCAAACAAAACGGAGAAGAACTTTTTAGTTTCCTTTCTTGATGTAGTTCGCCTCAAATTACACTCCCCTAAAGGCTCTCAACAGAATTACCACATAAATCATCAGCATAATTATCACCCAAGACGTTACTGAGATTCCTACTTCGAGAATCTTATCTGCAACCTTAAATGTTTTTCTTGCCGCATTCTTTAACAGCCTTCTCATATTTACCTCTTTATTACTTACCGGATTTTATTTGTAGCTTAAGCATGTTAGCGCCCATAAACTGGCGACTATATTCTGTAGCAAAAGCTGTTCCGCTCTGGCTTGTATTCAAACAAAAACCAGGCCCCGGCATCGGGATGAAAACTTCGTCACTATTTATTATAATTTCAATCGGAATACCAGACGTTTCATTTCCTAAAACAATAGACGTGTGACGACTAAAGTCAAACTGGTATTCATATAGGCTTTCTGCATCATCAGATATGTCTGCCGATACTAAAGCTGTCTTTGTCCCTCTAACGCTTTGTAAAAAGTCGAAAGGATTAGGAAACTGCCTAATGTCCACATAGTCATATAAGCTGCCAGATCTCGGGTTCAAATAGCTTCTTGGAGAAACTGAACCAATGACATTAATGTGTGAAAAACCATAACATGCGGCAGTTCTAATTAAGAATGCCAGATTATCATCAAAATCAAAACATATGGTAGTGAAGCTAACAGGTAGGGCTTGCGCCTTACCCTTCTTCCTGTTGTACCTCTGCCTTCTCGTTTCCTCTCTCATCGCCATACTCCACTATTTTATAGCCAAAACCAAACAAGTTAAATGTCTTTTGATCATTCAAAAATTCGGCTAAGCGATGTAAAAACAAAACTTGTCTTTCTGGCCACTCAGTATCTTCGGCCAATGCTTCTGATGTTTGGTATTTCTCTAAGAACTTAGGCACTTCAAGACCAGTTAAAGAAACAAAATACTGGTGATAGTCTGCTAAGGTTGTGGCACTTCTTCCCGCACTTCTAGCGGCTATCCTATCGTCAACAGATGTACTTTTTGACTTTGATGGATATGTAATTACGATTTGCTTAGTTAAATCAATCGCATCTGCGTGTGCCCAACCGAACTGAATCTTGGTTCTTCCGATAGTGTAAAACTTATACAGCTTATCTATTCTATGTTTCTTTAAAAAGTCGTCAAGCACTTAGAACCTCATATTCATATAATAGCTTGTGAGATCAAGCACAACATCCTTGGCTAACTTAGCAAGGCTAAAGCGAAGCTTGTCTCCAAACTGACGCGGCGGTGTATACTTAATATGTAAAACTTCGCGCTGCGAAATTGCGTGCATAATGTAATCTTCACTGGTAAGGACATGATCAACTAGTCCCTTGTCCTTGGCATCTATTCCATGCCAATACTCTCCAGTAGCAACTTCGTCCATATATAGATTCTGACGGAATCTCTTTACGTGATTCTTAAACAAAGTATGCACACGTTCCAGATCACCTTCAAACTTTTCTTCTGCTTCCTTGGTAATTGGACCAAGAGGACCAACAGTTCTCTTGTACTTACCAGCAGTATACTGCTGATAGTTAACGCCAAGTCGCCCAAGTAAGTCATTAAAGTTCATAAACTCAGACACTACACCAATGGATCCAATAATAGCGTATGGTGCCGAGATAATCTTGTCACCAATACATGCCATCATATATCCACCAGAAGCGGCCACCTTGTCAACCGCTACAGTCAGCGGAATTCCACGGTCCTTTAGCCTCTGTAATTGCGATGCTGCGTATCCATATGCGTGCGCGGCTCCGCCCGGACTTTCAATCCTGACCAATACTTCGTCCGTAGTTGGATCGGCATTAGAAAGAACGGCGGTAATCTCTTCTGACAGTGCTGTGGCTTGTGTCGCCATAACATCACCGTTGAAGTCGATAACAAAAAGTCTTCCAGCGCCGCGATGGACTAGTCGTTTGATTGACTTTAAGTCTATACCTGAGCCGGAGCCTTTCGAAAGAATAGCTCCATAAGCAGCGAATCGGTTATTCATGTTCGTCACCTGAATCGGTGATCGAGTCTTACTAAATAAGAAGTCAAGCATGTAGTTTGCCCTTGTTACAGTCTAGAGTGAAGTATATCCATCTGATAGAATAAATATACCGGAGTCTTCAAAAATTTCAACCCCTATGGGGCATTTTTCTGAAAATAGTTTAGTGTCGGCTGAGCTACGACAGGTTGCCGAGTCCAATGTTGTGTGGTCTGAACGTGATTCTTGCGAACCCATTTACCAACCCCAACCATTTTACGCCCTTCCTTCTCAAGCCTAATGTCCTTTAGCTCAGCCGTATGTCTGACCACCAGCCCCTCTCGGGTAGGGCCATAAATAGAAGACAGCCCCGAAAGCCCTGTTACAACTTTTTCGAAAATATCTTTGCCAGGAAAGGCACCTCGCAGTATAACAGGTACAGTGGGTAGTCTTAAAGCTGATGAAGAAAAGTCTTCTACATCATCCCAAGACCACCAAAAGTCCAGATCATCATCCCTTACTCCGAAAATCATTAGGTGGGATGGTAATATCGAATACTCAATTGAATGGACTGCGTAGACCCACTCACCAAACACAGAGAGACCACTCGGAATGGAGTTTTTCAAACGTGAATGTAATGGCTTTAAGGTGTTAAACGATTTATGCGCTGGAGCACCTGCGTGCGAACGCGCGTATACATCCGTGCGCGTCAGACACACGTTAGAGCCGTCCATCTTTTCTGTTAATACAACTTCCTCACCCAATAGTACATCTAGATCATCTGCGGTCATAAGGCGATCGTCAGATGTTGTACCTGGGGAGAACGGAAGGTGCATTGTTCTTGGATATTTTGCAGACATGGCAACCTCCTTTAGATAAAAATGAAGCCGGGACAGTTTTTTACTTCTGTCCCGGCTTAATCGAAAATGAGATTAGTCAGGATTAGTACGTATATTCTTCAACTTTTTCAACCCTCGTTTAAATCCTTTCTAATGCTACATTGTGAATCTTTTTTTGATTCTTTTGTTTTTTATTTTTTGTCTATTTCAGTGAGCGACCGGGCTGCCGCTCGATGTATCAGACACTTTATTCGAGCTAGTTTTCAATCTTAATCATCAAGATTGTCGACTAGAAAGTCCCGAAGAGCCCTTGCCTGACGAATGGTAAGACGCATAGAAATATCAGAACGTTCACCGTCCATTGAAATATCTAGTCGGTTGCTTAGTCGTTGCTTGCGCTTGCTACCAGTGGTTAGATCAACGGAAAACCCGGAATAGGCTTTGCTGGTGGTCTGTAATTCTTTATTCATGTGTTATTTCTCCTTTTGGTTTTAACTCTACACTAATACAAATACCATATTTATTTTTACGCTGTTTCCTGCGCTTTTTCTTATTTGATATTGTAATTTTTGGTTCTACTTTTGGAATCTCCAATTTATCTTCGGGGATTCCGCTAAGACTTGCTTGCTTTTTTAATTCCTGACACATGCCTTGGGGCACTAACTTATTTCGAGCATCAACCCAAAATTCAGTTTCATCTTGAATTACAAAAGCATACTCTGCTCCTTCATATTCAACAACTACTGCCATACTTCTCCCTTCCTATCGCTCAAGCCACCCTCTTTCTGGAGCTTGTAGGAAGGTTACGTCGTTTAATCTCGCAGGCACGGTTTCGCCGTTGATATCGGTAAGGACAATAGAAATAGGACGCTTGGTTGTGCCAACCACAATACCCTTCGTCTTTACTCCTGTTCTGCGATTTCTTACAATCACATTGTCGCCTTTACGGAAGTCATTGATATTAAAACATTGGAATTCATCCCACGCTCCTCTATCATTCCCTCTTCTCTCATATTTTGCCATTTTGTTTCCTTACTACAAGGGTTTCAATTGAATAGGCTACTACTCTATTACTCTTTAGTTTTTGTTTTTATCTTAAGCTTTAGAACGGTGACGAACCTCATGCCAATCGCTGCTCTAAGACCTTTATTGTCTTGGGATCTTTTGAATTCAGAATATACACAAGATCATTCTTCGGTAGAAGATACGCCAAAGTGTATTGGACCATACTTGCTTTTGAATCTATAAATCTACGAAGCTTATCAAGCTTCTTTAGTGTCTCCATATACGTTATTTTTGGTCTGCCATAATCATTATCAAAATATGAAGAACGAACAAAGTCAACAATCTCGTTGTCAAAATAATTCTTTTGAATAAAATAAGCAACCAAGTATTGTCTATCATTGAGACATACTCTGTGATAAGACTTTAACTCTCCCATATTTAGGATTATCTTCATATAAGACTCTCGCCCGTACTCAGCCTCTATCTTCTCTACAAATTTAGTCCAGTGACTAAAGCGTGCCGATAAAGCCACTGCAAGCATGGCTGCGATATCATGGTCTAAGTTACCGTCTTCGTCTAGCGGTATATTCGGTTCTGATGCCAACATAAAGTCTTCTCGTAGCGACTTTATCTGCTTTGGCAACTGAGAAGAAGCGGTATCAAAGCCTTTTCTTTTGGCTTTAGTCCACTTGACTTTCCCGGCCACAATAGCATCGGCCATAAACATGTGAGCTAACGCATGAGTGTCTAATTCGATTATCATTAAATAATCCAGGTTAAAGGTGATAAACTATCAACTGGATTCAAACCAGTCACAACTCAAGAACGTTCAGTTATGTTCGATTGGTACGAACATGCTTTGTACGATGATCATTCGTACTCATGGAGATACCCTACTTGTCCGCGCTGTCTCGCTCCCGTCCCACGGCAGCGAAGGTGTTAATACACACTCGTGATAGTTTAATGGTACTCCGTAGGGGAATTGAACCCCTCTTTCCAGGTTGAGAACCTAGCGTCCTAACCGATAGACGAACGGAGCATATAAATGGCACTGAGGACGGGAGTTGAACCCGCACAGCTTTGGGTGAAAACCAAAGAGACTACCATTATCCTACCTCAGCATATTAACGTTCTGCCTTCGGCGGCAAAATCTTTGAAAATGGTACACCCGGTAGGATTCGAACCTACGATGAAGGATCTCTCCTTGCCTGGTTAAGAGCCAGGGGCGATCGGCCTCTCCGCTCACGAGTGCATATAATTTATAAAAATATATTCATATTGAAGATCAAAAGGTCTGCTACACTACCTTTTATTTCGTCCAAAGCTTCTTCAAGACTAATCATACTAGCTAACAATAAAATACCCAAGGCATCATTCTCTTTAATTAAATCTGGTATATGATCTAAGACCTTCTTGTCTTTCATTTTAAATATTTTTAATTCGTCAGGCTTGTCTGTAGAATTAATCAAAAATAAGAAGTATGGAGAATTATTAACTATAAAAGTTGTTACCAGCTTAGTGCCACCATTCATTATCTTCTCACCAATCTTGGTAACCTCTCCAGTACCAAGTAAGCCATCGGCAAGTGACTGTACTTTGATCATATTGCCTTCTATTAATTTATATGTTTTGTGTGAACACTTTAGGAGCTTCTCATGGCGCAAGTAACACACGTAATTAAATCAGTCTTTAGGACCGTAACCACAACAGGTGGCAACGCAGAAACTGTTTTGGATCTGCTCGGAATGAAGTCTGCTGGAATTATCAGGCAGGTTCACGTTAGAGCTTCGTCCGGCGGCGGCGCAAACTTTGAAATAAGTATATTTGATAAAGTAGGTGAAGCAACCAACAGTGAGCACATCATATACACCGCATCGGGGCAGTCATATGCAACTGACATTGCAGTCACAGGATACTTTGACACCCAAAGTTCCAAAACAGATGCCGACTTGCATATGACTTTAACTCCAGCCTCTGACGGGACTTTTGAAGTTAGAATAGACGTCGAAATTCTAATGGGCTAAGATTTTAACACATGATATGTGGTTGGGCAGTATCATAACCTTCGTCATATCGTTCTTGACCATAACGATAAATTGCGTTATCAAGAGTCATAACCTCGTAACGATAATTCTTACCAAGCCCCATAAAGTTGTCTTCACGGATCTTCTTCGTTCTAGTTGCTGCTACTTTCTTGGCCTCATCTTCGGAAATATAAATTTCTTCATATTCATAATCATTAGTGGCGCCACTTCTCGTAAGAACAATGACATATAGATTATATGGAGTATAAGTAGTCACTTTTATTATCCTTAATTAAATTATAATGGTGAGGCGTGATGGAGTCGAACCACCCGAGTCAAAAGACATCTGGTTTACAGCCAGAACCGCTACCCCTACGGTTTAACACCTCTCGTTAAGACCAGTTTATACTGGTCTTTTTTATTTTAAGCAATTAAACTTTGCCCATACTTTGAGTAAAGAAGATTGCTAAAACTCCAACTATCATCATCAAAAAAGAACTCATAAAGAGTCCGCTAATAATAATGCCTAAGCCAAACAAAGTTGATATACCTATCGCTATCTGCCGACCCTTTTCTCCGGGCCAAAAGTGATAACAAAAGGACTTTAATATCCTTCCACCATCCATAGGGTATGCTGGTATTAAATTAAATACACCAAGGATTATATTAATCGCTAAAGCATATGATAATATTGTAATTGTTGCCCCAGAAAGAAGCGGGGAAGTTATAAATAGGAAACTGGCCAAAATAATAGCACAAATTATATTGAACGCTGGCCCCGCTATTGAAATTAGGGCCTCTTCTTTTGGGGTCCATGAACCTGAATTTATTACTCTAGCAATACCACCTAATGCCATAATAGTAATGTCTTTTGTTCTATAACCAAACTTCTCTGCTGCAATAGCGTGAGCTATTTCGTGGCCAATCAAAAATACCATCACTAAGGCGAATATACCGGCTCCAAAAAGCAATCCAACTAGTGAAAAATTTGGCATCATTATAAGAAGTAGAAATAGAGCACTCCAGTGAAATTTAATAGGAATACCAAATAGTTTCATGCAACCCTCATCTGTTGTAATCATCCTCAAGTCGAACTACGTCATCTAATTCTGTAGTCGAAACTTCCATCAACTCCACACTAGCCTCATTCGCTATAAAGCGATGCACAGTACCTGGAGAAACGTGAAAATAACTTCCGGGAGTTAACTTCTCCATTTCTCCATCAAGTTCCAAGTAAAGAATTCCTTTTAAAACATAAAGAGTTTCTTCTTTTATTTTGTGAAGTTGTTTTGATAATCTATGACCTGCATTAATATGAAGTAGTTTGCCAACATAATTATCAGTATGTGCCCAGATTAGCTCATAACCCCACGGTTTTTCAATTCGTTTTGCGTCACTCATTTTGCTGAGACCTCCACATTGGATCGTCTTTTTTAACTTCTAAATAATGTTCATCACAGAGAGTTGAGTACCACGGTATATCTTGCCGTATGCGACCATCTTTACCACAAGCTTCACAGATATGATAGCAATTATTTTCGGCTTGTTTAACTATCTGGCGAATACCTTCTTCGTTATCTCCATAAACATAGAGACGTAGACCTCCAAATTTTTCTTTTATTTGAACAATCTGCGGTTTAGTTCCGGTTTCATTAGCTATAGCTTCAATTTTTTCTATAGCGTTCCAGACCTCATTCCTCCATCCTTTGGGACAGGAAATTCCAACGGCAACGTCTCTGCATGAAATCGGGAAAGCCTCCAGGAGCGATACTAGCCAGATATAAGACTCCTTCCTATCTGGGTCCGAATCCTCTTCCGCCCACTTTTTATAAAGTGCTAAGCGCTTTTCCCATATTGATTCAGACATATAATCTCCGGTTTGGTCTGTACAAAATAATAGAACCTACTTCTACATTACCTTTCCGATTTTCATTTTAAGGTACGGAAGTGATGGCTGTATCCAAAATATTTAAAATCTTTCTCATAAAGGCGTCGAACATTTTGTCGTGCCCAGCCATTAGTATAGTAGCTTTGCCACGGCTTATGTTCCGTTTTGTTTACTACTTCTAATATCTGATAATCCATTCCTGTTCTGGCGCAAACTATTTTCCAATTTGCGTCTAGCTCTTCAACTCGTCCAACAAAGTCCACCAGTATAAAGTCTCCATATCCTATAATGTATTTATACTGTGGTGCAATCATATGATGAGGGCAGGCGACCCCAGTATGGCAATCCCACTCATATGGCGATTTCAAACTTATAGCGTACGTTAAGAAGTCCATGTCTAAAAATTGTTCAATATGCTCAGGATTACATGGATTGATTTCGGCCTTTCCACTTCTCCATAAGTCTTGATAATAATGATACCAAGAAACAAGTCTGTCATATGGGTTTCTAACCATAGCAAATTTAAAATATTCATTAAAAGCTGCTGGCTCTAAATATGCCTGCACATTAAGTATGGACTCATGCTTTTCATACTCAAGAGAGTCTTCTCCCGTCCCTTTGTTTGTTGTCCATAATCTATTTGCTATACCGCTTCCTGCGGCTTTTGGTATATGGACAAAGATGGTTTTTAATCCTCTATAGGTAGGCATATCAAATAACTCTTTTTAAAACTGCTCTTCTTCTGTTGAATTCCCCATTGCAAGTGTAGACGATTTGTTATTAGATATAATGCTTTTAACTGTGTCAAAATAATAAGTTCCTACTTCTCGCTGATGCTTAGTGGCCGTATAACCTCTTGCTTCTGCTGCAAACTCACGCTCTTGAAGATCTACATATCCGGTCATAGCTTTTTCATTATAGTCAGATGCCAATTCAAACATTGAAAGGTTTAAAGAATGGAATCCGGCCAAAGTAACAAACTGAAACTTATAACCCATTGAGTTTAACTCTTGACGATACTTAGCAATAGTTTCATCATCGATATTCTTCTTCCAATTAAAAGATGGTGAGCAATTATATGCCAATATTTTTCCTGGAAATTTTTCATGTATTGCATTGGCAAATCGCCTTGCTTCTTCTAAATCTGGTGTAGATGTTTCACACCAGATTAAATCACAATATGGCGCATATGCTAAGCCTCTTGATATAGCCTGTTCAATTCCGCCAGAGATTCTATAGAACCCTTCTGGTGTTCTTTCTCCTGTCATATAAGGATGATCATAAGGATCTATATCTGTCGTAATTAACCGAGCACTGTCAGCATCTGTTCTGGCAATAAGAATAGTTGGTACATCCATAACATCTGCTGCCAATCTGGCGGCCTTTAATGTCATAATAAAATGAGAAGTTGGAATTAAGACCTTTCCACCTAGGTGGCCACACTTCTTTTCTGAAGATAACTGATCTTCAAAGTGGACACCAGAGGCTCCAGCCTCTATCATCCCTTTCATAAGCTCAAATGCATTTAACGGGCCTCCAAAGCCCGCTTCGGCGTCTGCTATAATTGGAACCATCCAGTCTCGACTAAAGTGTCCTTCTGCGCTCTCGATTTGATCAGCGCGTTGCAAAGCTCTATTTATTCGCTTTACCACATGTGGAACACTATCTGCTGGATACAAACTCTGATCGGGATACATATGACCAGATAAATTGGCGTCAGCAGCAACCTGCCATCCAGAAAGATATATAGCTGGTAAGCCGGCTCTAACTTGCTGCATGGCCTGATTACCTGTTAGTGCACCAAGCGCATATGTTGGCTCATCAGACTGTAAAAGTTTCCATAACTTTTCTGAGCCAGTCCTCGCTAACGAGTGTTCTATTTTAAAGTTACCTCTCAACCTGTCTACGTCTTCTATAGTCCAATCCCGTTGAACTCCGTCCCATCGATCCATTGCAAAATCTTCCTTATCGAACTCCTACCAGTATGTCATAAGCCGACGTGGTTAAAAATTCATCTGCGTCTGCCTGTAAACACAGCTCTTTAAATAGCTTTTTCGCATCATCATCTTCTGCAACAGATTCTAGAATACTTACTACAAGTTCTGGTGATACAGGCTCTCCAGTGTCTAGAATAGCATTATGTCGCAACCACTGCCATACTTGAATGCGTGATATTTCAGCAGTTGCAGCGTCTTCCATTAAATTATTAAGCGGAACACACCCAGAGCCTGAAAGCCAGGCTTTTATATATTTATAACCAATTTTAATATTCTTTTCAAGCATTCTTCTTGTACATACACCAACAGGAAACGTCATTAGATCCTGCTCGGAAATGACTCGATTCATATTTTTAGAAGTCGATATTTGATTCGGCTGAGGCATATGTTCATCAAAAATATTACGAGCAATCTTAACCAAACCAGGGTGAGCTACCCATGTTCCATCATGCCCATCTAATACTTCACGTTCTTTATCAATACGGACCTTAATCATTGCTGCTTTATTTGCAGACTTATTATCTTTGATTGGGATCTGCGCAGCCATTCCACCCATCGCATGAGCGCCCCTCTTATGACATGTCTGAATAAGAAGTCTGGCATATGAGCGCATAAAGTGATCACTCATTCCTATGTCGTCACGATCAGGAAATGGTTCATACGCTCCTAATCTGGTATTCTTTTCTACACTTTTAATTGTACTAAATATATAATCCCAGCGTCCACAGTTTAAACCAACAGAATGATTTCGCAAAGCGTAAAGAATTTCATGCATTTGGAATGCCGCTGGCAATGTTTCAATTAAAACCGTCGCCCTTATCGACCCATTTGGAATATTAAAGTAATTTTCTGATCTTGAAAAAATATCATTCCAAAGTTCCGCTTCTCTATAGTGCTCTAATTTTGGCAAATAGAAATAGGGCCTAGTTCCATTGCTTATAAGTTTACTAAAGTTGTTAGCAAAGTATACTCCAAAATCAAATAATGATGCCGGAACATAATCGGTAAGACCTGTGTCACTATTTGTGAATGTGACGTGCTTTTCTTTTAGATGTAATCCGCGAGGTCTTACAAAAAGCGTGGCGGTCTTTTTCTTTAACTTATAAGACCTGCCTTTTGCGTTTTTAAAAGATATCTTTTTATCTACGGCATCTTTCAAATTAACTTGACCATTAATACAATTGATCCATGTTGGAGCGTTTGAATCTTCAAAATCAGACATATAAACTTGTGCGCCTGAGTTTAGCGCATTAATAACCATCTTCCTAGAAGGAGGGCCGGTAATCTCTACGCGTCTATCAAGTATATCTTCTGGCACATCAGCTACGGTCCAATCAGATTCACGTATTGAAGCTGTCGAAGCGTCGAAACCACTTATAATAGAGTTTCGACGCTTCGCCATACATTGCTCAATTCTTTCGGTAAATATAATACACAGAAACTTAAGAAAGTCTGATACTTCGGGCGACAAAACTTTTGCCTGCTCATCTGTTATAACTTCACTAAATTTCAGCATAAATATCTACCTCTTACAAATTAAAGGTCATAATAATAATAGTTGTAATAAATCTTTTTTAAATTTACTTAGAACTCAAGTGACCCAGGAGACCGTGGATATGGAATTGTATCTCTAATGTTTGAGACACCAGTAACAAATTGTACTGCTCGTTCAAATCCAAGACCAAAGCCAGAGTGCGGAACAGAACCATATCGGCGTAAATCAAGATACCACCAATATTCTTTTGGGTCTAATCCAGCAGCTTCCATTCTTTCTACTAACACATTATAGCGATCTTCTCTTTGGCTTCCACCAACAAGTTCACCGACCTCAGGAATAAGAAGGTCCATCGCTGCAACGGTTTTTTGGTCGTCGTTCAGATACATATAAAAAGCTTTAATATCCCTTGGATAATCTCTGACCACAACCGGGCCACCAATTACCTTGGTCAAATGCTTTTCATGTTCTGATTGTAAATCAATTCCCCAAGAAACAGGAAACTGGAAGTCAACAGAAGCGCTCTTTAATATCTCAATAGCGTCGGTATAAGATATAATTGGAATATCCCCAAAAACAATCTTCCGAAGTCTTGAGGCTAATGGCTTGCCACTGACATCTGATAGGTACGCCAATTCGTCTTTGCACTCCTTAAGAGCTTTTGCAAAAATAAACTGGATATAATCAGACGCCAGATGAGCAATGTCATCTATCTCGGCGAAAGCTACCTCGGGCTCAATCATCCAGAATTCAGAAAGATGCCTTGAAGTGTTGCTCTTTTCCGCTCTAAAGGTAGGACCAAAGGTATAAACCTTAGACATAGACATTGCATATGGCTCAACACTAAGTTGACCAGATACAGTTAAGGCCGCCTCTTTGCCAAAGAACTCCTGTGCTCCTTGAATAGAAAACATTTCTCCTGCGCCTTCACAGTCACTATCTGTAATGATAGGTGTATGAATCCAAAAGAAGCCTCGCTCATGAAAAAATTCATGAGTTGCCATAGCTAAGACGTGCCTTACTCTCATAACAGAAGAAAACATCATGCTTCTAGGTCTTAGATGCGCGTGCTCTCTTAAGTATTCTGGTGAGTGATCCTTAGGCTGTATAGGATAGGTTAAAGGATCTTCAACCCAGCCAACAACCTTAACGGAACTGGCCTTAACTTCGTAATCCTGTCCTCTACCTTGGGACTCAATAAAAGTACCTATGACTTCAATTGAGCAGCCAGAAGTTAATTTAAGAACCCCTGACTCATAACCTTCAACAGATTTAGGGACTACTACTTGAAATGGCTTGAAACAGCTTCCGTCATAAACGTGAATAAATGACAGACCTGCTTTAGAATCGCGCTTTGTTTTGACCCAACCACGGACCATAACTTCGGTACCAAATGGCACCGGCGCTTCGTGTAATGCTTTCACGCCATAGTGGCGTGAATCTTTTAATGTGGACATTATGTCTCCAGAAATATATTCAACTCATGTAAGAGTTGCTCTTGTACAGTTTTTGGTGAATTATCAAATACGGTTTGAAACGGGACAATATCCCAAGGACGGGATGACCGACCCTTCGTATTTGAATTCATAACTGCTCTTCTGGTAATAAATATCGTCTCCTGCCTCAAAAGCAGGCGTGTAAATACCATACCTTGATATTTACTTAAAAATGTTATTTACATTTCTTCCCATAAATCAGCAGCTTCTAATGACTGCTGAAAACTTTCTACTAAGTTTATTGCTTCGTAAAGTTTATCTATTTGATCTTGGTCAGATAAAACCTCTTCCGGCCGCAACGTATCCGCCGTCAAATAATCCATACCAAAATCCATCGGAGCAGGAAAGAGGCTCCGCATCTTTTTCAAATTTCCAATCCATTATTTTCTCCAATGGTATAACCAAACAGATTCGAACTGTTAACTCCCGGCCTTCCACCCGACGTTTTACCAAGATAGATCATGAATCCCATAATCACCATCCTTAAACTACAGTTATAAAAATGAGCATTATACTTTGCAGTGTAGTATAATATACTTGCATGGTGGAGCCTATGAGAATCGAACTCATCTGATTTTCTCGGTGCAAGCGAGACGACCACCCCATGCAGTCCCAGGCCCCATATTTAGGAGTTTTAAATGTCAAAGTCAAGATCAATTAAAAAACCATGCTCAATATGTAATACCATATTCGATGCAGAAATTAAAGAAATTAACAGAGGAAATGCAAAATTTTGTGGAAGACGGTGCTTCCATGAATGGCGAAGATAAAATCCAAAAGCTAAAGAGCCTAATTGTAAATGTGCACAGTGTGGAAATAAACTATATAGAACTGCCTCCAAATTAAAAGCATCTAAAAGCGGCTTAGTATTTTGCAACAGGATATAGTAAAGAGCTTGCCCAAAGAATTGGCGGAATTAAATCAATTCAGCCTTCACATTATACAGACAGTAGAAAGAACTATCGTAAAACTGCTAAAATGCACCTGCCCCACAAATGCACCCATTGTGATTACACTAAGCATCCTGAAGTATTACAAGTACATCACATTGACCGTGATAGAAGTAATAACGATCTAACCAACCTTGTTATCTTGTGTCCAACCTGCCATGAGGTTGGTCACTTCTTAAATAACGATGGAAAGTGATCTTGGCCATTACCAATCACCAGCAATATAATGCGTAAACGACGCATACATTGTAACAGTACTCCCGCAATCATTGCAATGTTCGTATTTACAAGGATACGTCTTTCTTACTTCATCTGAAGACATTTTGCTTGCCTTTTCTTCATCAAATTTTGGAATTGGCACTTGGGGGTGCTGGCAGGAACCAGAATCTTTTCGATCTAATAATGCATCCAACTCATCAAATATGCCATCAAGCCAGGAGTCGTCCCAATCTGCTTCCATCACTACAGGTATATCTAATACAGATTTACCATTCATCAGTTTGTCCAACCCAATCTTTGAACTTTTCTTCTCCGCCACGAATCCCCCCAATCAGAATCTACCGTTAATTTGGAGCTTATTCCACCCCCGTGGATTAAAGGTCATAACAATTCTTAGTCTGTCTGGCTCATATACATTCATCATATCATCAAAGACAACATTAATTAAGCGCTCATAAGAAAGAACCTTATCTCTAAACTGATAAAAGTATTCTTTCATTGATTTCAACTCTATCACCTTGTCTTTTGGATAAATTGTAATATACATATTGGCAAAGTCTGGTTGACCTCTTACGCCAAGAAATGTTACTTCTGGATTCTTAATCTTAATCTCATAGCCCATAGAAGATGGGTTTCTTATTGCCTTAAGAATACCTGGGTCGCTCCACACTCTTTTCTTTTTTGCCGTCATCTGACCTCCGCTCTTCTTGATTATACAATCTTCTATAGCGAATAGTCAAAACATTTTTAATATGAGTTCTTACCTTCTCTGATACATCGATCTTATCAATGATATCCCAAAAATCATTCTTGGTCAATCCCATCACGTATCGGCGCGTTTTATTACTTTCCATCTTTTCCAATTCAACCATTAAATTGTTAAATCGGTTTATCAAACGCCCAGCTTTATTTGCTAAATACGGATCATTTATTTCATTTAGAATTCTAGCTAAATTAACTTCTGCTCTTGCATTACCAAAAGTATAGTCCTCAAGACTTACTCTGTCCTGATCTAGGCTTTCTAATTCTTGCAAGCAGTCCTCGCAGGAAATAGCCGATTCTATATCGGTCCATTTCCCACGAACATGAGTTGCTCCGCAGAGTATCCTCCCCTGTATTACATAATGCATTAAACCTTTCCTTAGAGCTTAATAGAGCATACAAACAATCGCCGCATAACTCGCAATCCTTATACTTCCATAAGTCTCTGGTTCTATAGACACAAGGACTGCCGCCTATATTAATCGAGCAAAACATGGGTATAGGGCTATCAGGATCTTCTGATATATATATATATATATATATATATGCCATATACCGTTATAGCCCTTTACCCATCCAAAGTTGAAAGACAACGCTTGCATGTTCCATCCGAAAGATCAGAGTATCTCCAGCACTTGTCACACTTCTCACCTTGATGCCTGCCTACCTTTACTGAGAACTCATGCGAAGCTCCGCCCCAAACATTGATACCCGAAACAATAAAAGCTTCTGTTAAATCTACATGCTTGGAATAAACAGCTTTTTCGATTTCGCAAGGAGGATCGTTAACCGGAAGGTATAGTGTTACATCCGCCTCTAGAGACTTATTAAGAACTCCATTAGCTCGTGCCTTTTCAACTTCTTTATTAACAACTTCTCTCATTTCAAAGATTGCATTCCACCTTGGCACAAGTGCCGCATCAAGGTGAGTATCTTCAGCCTCAGCCCATCCCGCCTGGAACACAGAGTCCCCAAGAAACATCGAACCAAACGTATCCATTTCTGCCCAAACTTCTTCAGATAGATACGAACATACTGGCGCGATCATTCTAACCATATCCTGTAGGTAATAACAAAATACAGTCTGGACAGATCTACGCGCTACACTATCTGATCTTTCGACATACAACCTGTCTTTTGTGATATCCAGATAGAAGGCAGATAGTTTTTGGCGAATAAAATCCATAAGATCACGGTATGCACCATAGAAGTCATATTCGTCATAAGCCTGGTTAAAGCGTACTTTCAACTCTTCCAACTCATGAAGCATATATCTATCAACTTCATGCATATCTTCTAATGCAACGGAATCTGTTTCGAAATTGAAATCGGATAAGTTACCAAGAAAGAACCTGAATGTATTACGAAGTCTTCTATAATTTTCATTAACCTGATTTAGAATTTCATCAGAGATTCTTACGTCAGTTTTGTAATCTACAGATACTGTCCATAATCTAAGTACGTCTTTATTGTACCTGCTAACAACATCGTCTGGAGAGACCACATTCCCAAGAGACTTACTCATCTTACGACCCTTACCATCAACAACAAATCCATGAGTTACAACGGCCTTGTATGGAAGCTCACTATCGCTTGCTACCGCAGTTAGTAAGGAGGTTTGGAACCAGCCACGATATTGATCGTGACCTTCTAGATATAAGTCTGCATTTGATTTGCCAACTGCTCGGTGTGATACACCAGAGTCGAACCAAACGTCCATGATATCCGTCTCTTTTTTGAGTGAATCTACAAGTGGGTTACCACGTAGATCATACTCTAAACCAAGGGATAATCTTTCTCCAAGTAATTCTCTTGGTGACCAAGTAAACCATACCTCTGTGCCATACTCTTCAAATACTTCGAGCAATCGCGCAAAGATTCTTTGATTATAAAGAGGCTGACCATCGTGATAAAAGACAGGGATTGGTACGCCCCAAGCTCTTTGTCGAGAGATACACCAGTCCGGTCTACCAAGAATCATCCCGATCATCTTATCTCTGCCATGGGGCGGATAAAATTCAACTTCTTTAAGCGAAGCCAATGCCATCACTTCTAAAGTATCTTCTACCTTAACAAACCACTGATTGGTAACTCGAAAAACGATTGGCTTCTTCGTTCTCCAATCATGTGGATATGAGTGAGTAAAGTCTTCTTCATAGAGGACCGCATTTAGAGACGCACGCACGCGCTTGTCTGCCTTCATATAGAAGTCGCCAGCATATACTCCGGCGAGATCATTATAGTGACCTCTTTCATCTAAGATGCAATCACTTCCTAATCCGTGTTCTTGTCCGATCCAATAGTCATCTTCACCGTGTCCGGGAGCGATATGAACCAATCCGGTCCCCATTGAGTCGGTAACATGATGCCCAACTACAACAGGACATAGTTCGTTAGAGAATGGATGATAGTATTCTAAGCCTTCAAAGTCAGTAAATGGCTTTGTACGATAAGAATCTATTTCAAGCTTATCTACAAACTCTGTATAAAGGGCCCTCGCCAATACGTAACTTCTTCCATCATCCAATGTAAGCAATACGTATGGAACGTCTTTGCCATAAGCAACCGCTCTATTGGCCGGAAGAGTCCATGGTGTTGTAGTCCAGATTACCAGCTTAACTCTTGCAGTAGTTTCCAACTCGACATAAACCGCCTTAGCGGTCACGTCCTTATATTCAAGCTCTGCTTCAGCTAATGCCGTTTCAGAAGATGGCGACCAATAAACAGGACGCTTACCTCTGTAAACATATCCGTTACGAAACATTTCATTAAAAACTCTAAGCTGCTCTCGCTTATATTCTTCATCTAATGTTTCGTATCTATGATCCCAATCAGCATGGATACCTAAGCTTTGAAACTGACGCTCTTGTTCGTCAACCCACTTACGAGCATACTTCCGGCAAGCAGCACGGACACTACTTCCGCTACTATCTGTGGCCTCTTCCGATGCCTTTAGTTCGATTGGAAGTCCGTGAGTATCCCACCCAGGAACAAACGGTGCATTATAACCCTGCATTCTCTTTCGCTTTAAGATTGCGTCCTTAAGAACCTTATTTAAAGCGTGGCCGATATGGATATTTCCATTGGCATATGGAGGGCCGTCATGTAGGATAAATGACTCCCCGTCTTTGTTTAATGAGAGATCATAAACTTCTTGTTCGCCCCATAACTCTTCGGTATCAGAAAAGCTCTGATCGCTTGGACGCATCCCAAAGTCTGTCTTAGGAAGATTTAGTTTGTGCTTCTTTGACATGCTTTCTCTCTTTTACTTTCTTTCGTTTTAATTTTCCGAGAGCCGATTTATTAGGAACAGATATCATCTGTTCTTCATCAATCTGGTCACCAAAAGAATAGTCTGCTGGTATAGCATTACACCAACTTACTTCTTTCTCGGCAATGCGATTCCATCTTTTGACCTTTATTAAGTCGCCATGTTCTGCACCACGTACTTGCTCTATGTTTTCGAAAAGTCTGGTAATTCTATCTGAATTTAATGCAAATATAGGATCATTCAAAATTACCACGGAGGCGTTTGTACCCTCTCTGACCATATGCTTTGAGCCGTACCACCCATTATATGTAACAGTGTGAACACAATGCGAATAGTTCGAGCCGGCACCCTTGGTGATAGAGGTGACAACGCCGACATACATATTTCGCTCGCCCTGCCCCGCCTTGCTATAGGCAATTACCTGTCCTCTGACAAGCTCATTCCCCATTATATCAAGTACAGGTTTCTCTGAGTTTACTAGTTCATATATTTCATCACTCATTTATATATTACCCTCAGCTTTTTCTTTTTATGTCAGGTTTATATTCTCAAATGGTAGGGGTTAGAAGACTCGAACTTCTTTGCGCCATAATAGTCCAACTCCAACTTCATGTTGCATATCGATCGCTTTGCAACTTCCATTCTTGCTGAAAACGAGCCGCCACATCACCCGTTCCTAGGTTGGGTATTGCGCACACTCTTATGGTTCGTTTTACACATATAAACTAAACCCCTCAATGGAGCGGATAACTGGATTCGAACCAGCGACATTTACGTTGGCAACGTAATGCTCTACCACTGAGCTATATCCGCAAATGGGCCAGTCCTCATTTCTTTTTAAGTCTGACTCACCGCCTTCTTAAAATACCAGATTAGCAGTATTCTAAGCAATTTGTTCTGGCCGCAACCCAGAACACCGCCTTTAGTAATAATTTGTCCACTCCTGATCAAATTGGTGGGACACCGCCTTTTAAATTACAATACATATGTGAGGAAGATGTATCATGCGATTGGTTCATCGACAACGCTTTTTTAGCTGGCCTTGAACACACCGTCTATAAAAATATTAGCTTATCACATGACACACCTTCCTGTTTTATTACTCTACAATACTGGTAACGTAACCGGCGCCGACAGTCTTGCCTCCCTCACGAATGGCAAAACGCATCTGCTCTTCCATACCAACAGGCTTCTGTAGACGGAAAGTAATATCCGCACGATCACCTGGGTTTACGATACCCACCTCTCCTACATCAATAGTACCAGTTACATCAGTAGTTCCGAAGAAAAACTGAGGACTGTAACCAGTTCCGAATGGACGGTGACGGCCGCCCTCGTCCTTAGTAAGAACAAGAACGTGAGCAGTTGCCTCAATGTGAGGAACAATAGCACCAGGAGCAGTAATTACCTGACCTCTCTGGACGCCATCACGCTTCACACCACGAAGTAATAGACCAACGTTCATACCAGCTACTGCTGCATCAACATCCTTGTGGAAAGCCTGAGTACCAGTTACCACAGTGTCTTCGCCTTCGCTGTCAAGACCAACGATCTCAACCTTATCACCAACCCGTAGGGTTCCTCTTTCTACCTTGCCAGTAACTACGGTTCCACGACCCTTGATGTTAAATACATCTTCAATAGGCATCATGAAAGGAGAGTCATAGTCACGAGTAGGCTCAGGAATAGCATCCAAAGCTGTTACCAACTCTGTAATACAATTCAAAGCCTCGGCCTCGGCGTCTCCGGCGAGTGCGGCATTAAGAGCTTGTAGAGCGCTACCAAAGATAAAGGCCACATTGGTGTAACCATTGGACTCCAGTTGCTCTTCCACTTCCATCTCAACTAACTCAAGTAACTCAGGATCAGCTACGTCACACTTGTTAACGAAAACAACCATGTGCTCAACGCCGACCTGACGAGCCAATAGAATGTGCTCAACGGTCTGCTTCTGTGGTCCTTGAGAACCATCGACAAGCAAGATTGCTCCATCCATCTGAGACGCGCCAGTAATCATGTTCTTGATATAGTCAGCGTGACCCGGACAGTCAATGTGTGCATAGTGACGAGTGTCACTCTCGTATTCTACGTGAGAGGTATTAATGGTAATACCACGCTCCCTCTCTTCTTTGGCATTGTCAATCTCATCAAAAGACTTAGCCTTGCTTCCCTGCAATACTGCCTGTACCTGAGTAATAGCAGCAGTTAGAGTAGTCTTACCATGATCAACGTGGCCGATGGTTCCTACATTTATATGGCACTTAGATTCTGTACTCATTTTATTTTCCCTCTTTCTATTGTTGTATATGAAATAATTTTTTTCATATGTTGAATCCACTCATCAAATGAATGAGAGCGCTTCATATAGTTGCAAGTTTTGCAACATATTTTAATATTGCTTAATACATACCCAACATCATTATTGGGTCTGTCAAGCCCTATTGTATCTATTTTTGAACCACAATATTCGCATGGTTTTTGCCACAAAGATTTAAACTCAATAAAAGATATACCAAATTTATATCCACGTCTTTCAGCTTCGTTTTTATAAATAGTGTATTTACTGACCGGCGAATATCTGTGCCTATCTTTGCACGGTTTACAGTTGGGGTGATACCCATCCTTTCTGCTTGCTAATTTGTGATATTCAGCAATCGGTTTTTTAACATTACAATGCCCACAAACTTTTTCTGTTATAGCGGGCTTTGCCTTTGTTTTCATTTCTGATTGAATTTTCTTTACGCAGTCCTTACATCTGGCCATCACACCCAATCGGCAAGTCTTGTTTTTATAAAACTCTGAAAGCTCTTTCACCTTACTACACTTAGTACATGTTTTCGTCATAATATATTCTCCTATAACGATTGTACCAAATAACTTTAGGAACTATTGATTAATTTTAATCCCAAAATCTTGATCATTCTCTGAGGCTTTTAAGATCTCTATGAATGCATCAATATCTTCTTTACTAGGTGTATAGTCATCGCTACCAATATTTACAACAGTCACAGAAGATAAGTCCATAAGTGCGGCTAGTAAAATTTTTTCTCTAAGTGGGACACCATTACCATCTGTGTACGGTGAAGCTCTAGACCAGATGCGATCACCTGTCGCATCAAGCCTTCTGCTGATTTCACATACATTCCGGTCTAACACGTCAGAATATATTAGATATAGAATTGTTAGTGACGACTATTCGTGCAGGCATATCATTGACCTGCCCTTCCCAGATAACTTTCGGATATTCGCTCATTATCTCTCCATATAAATAATCCTAACATAGCTTTTTAAGACTACATCAGGACATTGAATCAAGACCTCTCCATTACTAGATAGACAACGCTAACCAACTCAGCGCAAAAGAGTGTAAGTCTATAGTGGGTATTTCTACCGTCTTGAATGAAGTCACCAAAGGGACTCGAACCCTCGATCTCAAACGGGGGAGGTCCACCCATCGATCGCGCCCAACCAATAGCCCCTTCCTCTCAGGACTAAAGACACCTGCTGATGACATAAAAATAGGGTGCGTTTTGTTGTAACGGTGTCCTACCATTAGACGATCACCCCATAAGATGGTGGGGCGAGTGGGATTCGAACCACACATTACCGGCTTTTCATGCTTAACTTTGGATTGCTGTTTACACCCTTATGGCGGACTGTGGGGGTTACGATCCCCGTACTTCAGCGTGACAGGCCGATGTGTTACCAATTACACCACACAGTCCATATTATCTTGCGCCTATTAATTTTTCAATACAGGCTTCTAACTCTTCTTCTTTCATCTTTTTAATGCCATGTTGTGTTCCTTGGGAGTATCTCCCAAGCGACGATCCCATTTGCAATGAGCCATATCACAACCATGATAACAAAAGCTATCAGAGCATGGTCCCATCCACTTATCTCGTTCTTCTGAGACTATCTTATATTGTTCAGATGGGAACTTCATATGTTCTCCTTAATTTGAAATAATGCATTTATCCATTCCGGTGTAATACCCCTAGAGAATACTACCCATCCTATGACATTATCTTCATCAATTAAAGCTCTCGCTTCTTCCATTGATTTACCAGTTGTTAAAACATCATCAACTATTAAAAAAGGCAACTTTGAATTTTCAGGTATAACATGAGCCTTTGCTAATGGTGTACCACCAGTTGGTACCCCATATACGCCTCTAAAGTTTTGATACTCGGAAATCATATATGCCAAAGTTTTCCAATCTTCATCAGTTAGGGCATCACACTCTATCTTCCAGCCAGCTAAACGTCCGGCATATGTAGTAAACTTTTTTCTTTCAAAGAGCGGCATTTAGTCTTTCTCTCCAACCAACTACAAATTCTTCTCCGTATGTATCACGAATAATAAACTCCAATTTATTGATTGTTCGATCAAGCTTCCAATTATGCTTAGTAGCATTTTTCAGAAAATGAATCCAGTCTGGCATCATACCGTGTTCTTTTAGGGACCATACAATTGTTTCGAGATCAATCCCTTTCTCGCTTACAAATCTAAATGCGCCTCTTACAATCTTTATACCGTCGTCAGTTTCGCCCACAATTTCAAAATGAGGCTTTGTCTTTTTCTTTCTACCCATGACGACCCCCAAGGATCGTACTTTGGATAGAGGTTAGGCTGCTTCCCGCTGTGTCATAACTTCTCCCTATCTAAAATTTTAGTCGCCAAAAACTCCCGGGCTTCTGTCGTGGCGGTCGATGCTGGGTCTCTCACCCATCCAATTGAATCCCTTAATTTACCCCGGTAATGAGCACCTGCTTTCGCAGACTAAAATGGTAGCCGATGACGGATTCGAACCGCCGACCTTCGCTTTGTAAAAGCGACACTCTCCCGCTGAGTTAATCGGCCAGATACCATGATTTCTATTTCTACTAATAATACCAAAAGAAAGCAATTTTTAATTATCTATTTTTTCTTGGCCCCAATACCATGTGCTATGCGACTCTGCCTTGAACCGCTCTTTGCTTTTGCTATTTATATGATTAATTCTTTCGTTGTATAGATATTCTAAGTAACCCTTTGGATCTCTTCGACTATTATAACTTCTACCGGTAGTAGAAACTTTAGTAATGCCGCCTAGAACCATTGGCAAAACATTTTCTGGACAATTATTTATTGTATAGGTTATTACCTCTACGTTTTTTGATCTTGCAATAATATCCCATGCGCTGCCAGGAAGGTTGCCGGCTGCTAAGTTTCTATGAACCCAATCGCCATTACTTCCTGATGTAGCGTACGTCTTTATATAATATAGCTTACCCGAATCTGGTAGCAAATCTTTATCTAACGCCCTTATTGCAACACCCTTTCTAAACTCGGAAGAAAAGCCAAAGCCTCTCTTCTTTGCCGCAAGGAATAGCTTATCCAAATAAGCCCTACAAACATCGGGATGAGAATCTAGCATTCTTGAGAACATATCTAAGAATAGCCGCGAAGCACCATAGTGACCAGTGTCAGCTAGTAAGCCCTTGCGAATTAGAAAGTCTACACCAGGATCTTCTGGAACTTTCCAATCATGCTTTAAGCTAATTTCCTTAGGAAAAGAATCAGTTAGTATCTTTGCGTCTTTCATCTCTCTAATGCCGATCATTAAGACCGCATTTATATTATCTAACTGATCTTGCGTTAATTCAATAGATATTTTATCAGACATTCTTCCTCTTGTTATTCGGCTAATATGCCGAGCCTTACAATGCTTTGCATATGAATCCTGACGGCATCTTTTCGTTTTTTAATGCAAACTTTAAAATTGCAATTATAGAGGCACGGAAAGAAGCGTGAGAACCTTTTGGTATTTCATCTATTATATAGAGCTGTTGCTCCGATCGTTTTAAATTATGAGCCCTTCCGCTTTCAAAAATAAAGGTATTATTTATGTAATCGTATTTACCTGTTGCGGTGATGACTCTTAATGACTTTGCATTTATTTTGGTAATTATAGCTGGATGATATGAGCAATTAGTTCTGCCCATAGCACCTTCAAGGTATAAGACTATATCACCTACTTGGATTTCTCTTCCAGTTACATCAGTCATGCTACTTCCTATGGAGGCAGGCTGGGAGTCGAACCACGAGCAGCATAGGGTATGAACCTAGCCAGCCCAATCCCGAAGGATAACCGGGGCTATTAAGCTTTTCCTGCATGGAAGCGGGTGCCAGAATTGAACTGATTCACCCACTATAACTATTTAAAATTATACTTAGCCTTAATCTCCAAATCAAGAGACGGTATACGAATATGCTGAATCATTCCGTGACTCTTTGCTTCTTCAGGAGTCAGCCACCAATCTGCGTGACCGCGATTGTGAGTCTCGGTTAGAAAATGCTCTTCATCTTTGCCACAGTTTCTTGCCATTCTTCTGTATACAAGCTGGTTAAGTCTTTCGGTTTCTGCGGCACCAGCTTTTATTTCCTCAACCTTACCCCATTCCATACTTGAAACATCATGAATTAAGACAGTACTATTGGGTCCGGCAAAACGCATACCATCCTGCCCACAAGTCAAGAGGATAGCTCCACAACTCATAGCCTTACCTTCAACAATTGTTGCTACAGGCAAAGAGGCTGACTTAATACAATCCATCATAGCAAGCAAAGAATATACTTGGCCGCCATATGAGTCAATTACAATTGGGATAACAGGCTGCCCTGTGCCATGAGCCTCTTCCATACTTTCAGTAAATTTCTTAACCGCATCTTCATTAAATTTATTAACGCGGATAATTACCGGAGGTATAACCAAATCTTTTGGCTTACGTACAGTTAAAAGAGGGTCAATCTTGCAGGTCGCTCTCATCGCTTTCTCCCTTTGTATTTTCTGTCAAAGCTTGCTAATTTTTGCAAGTCAATATTGGCAGGAGAATTCCTCATCTTCCCGCCATCAATAAATAAGTCTAATGCCTGATCTCTAGTGATAATAGCCGTAGACTTATCATCTTTGCGCGGGCCCCATCCTAAGCGTAGAAGGAAGTTTAGCATAGCACCTGGATCGACTCCAGAGTCCATGTAACTAATCATAGATGCAGCACCGTCCCGTTTTACTTAACTTCTTCTTATCTTTAAACAGAAGGCCGGTATGGGCGTATTGCGGGACTTTAATTCCTGACATTGGAATAGTGCTCAAAAAATAATAAAGCACAATCTGCTTACCAGTATTCTTCTGGTGGTCAACACCGCGAATAACATAATTTACACCAATATCAAAGTCGATATCGTCACAGACATTGGCAAAGTTATATGTTGGCGATCCATTAGACTTAATTAAAACCATATTTGAAATATAATCAAAGTCTGATTGTCCAATCTTAATATCTCCAGCAATATTATCATGCCATGATTTGCAAGGAAAGTTGTCCCAATCCTGGAAATCTAAAACTACTGCTCCATCGTCTAATCGCTTTGCGAAACCGCCATCAATCAGACACTCTGCTACGTGCTGATAAAGATCGAATCGGTTACTCTGATAAACGAGCATATCATAGTCAAGACTGAGCCAGTCCATAACTTTTAAAATATCATCAACTTTGCTTTGATCATTTCTTGCAATATCTGTATCATCAATTCTTAAGATGAATTTTCCGTCTGTAGCCCGAGCTGCCAACCAATTAAAGTAAGCGGTACGAGCCGTCCCCATATGCATATCACCCGTGGGGCTCGGTGCTATTCTTGTATTAAACATGCCTACACTCATAATGAAAGTCATCCAAAGTCATAGCCTTATATTCTGTGAACTCCGAATCTTTATTTAATTTATGTGCAGCCAATACAGCGGTATCTTCTTTAAAGGAAGGACCAGCAGTAATGCTCCATAAACCAGGGTCATTACTATAAGGATTGCGAGACCAGCTTGCTACAACCCATAGATCGTAAACGCTTACGTCAGCTTCAGGTATTTCCATTACCGCCTCTCTATCTGAGTGTTATAGATCTGTTTTTATTTGAATTAATTCCCATCTAGAGGCTCACGTCCTCTTACTCTTGCCTCTCACTGTGATCAAACAGTCCCGGGTGCTTTACTTCTATTAGATACGTCAGTCGGCATCTAAAGACCTTAAGCCGCTGGTAGCACCGAGGTTCGGTAATCAAACATGAATAAATATATTACAAAAAAATGTTTAAATTGTCAAAACGATTTTGACGCATTATTAGAAATACTTTGTCCTACTTGCCATGACGAAGAACACTATCTGAAACAAGACGGCAGATTTAATAGATGATATGGTAGCTCTGGTGGGAGTCGAACCCACACTGTAGCGGTTTTAAGCCGCTTGTCTCTGCCGTTGGACTACAGAGCCATAACGTACTTCTTACGTTACGAATAGATAAAAATCAAATTTCTACTCTATTCATTACCTTCTTGTTTTTATTTTTAAGTTAAGGCGTAACTCATACTGAATTATACGGTAAGCCAAGGTTTTGCCGCCGAAGCGGCTGCGGAGAACCTAAAGGGTCTTTAGCAGGCTATCAGACTCAGTGGCTTCCGCCACATCATTATCATCAAGCCTTTCAAAATCCGCATCAGGTACTTCTACATATCCCTGACCGATCATGCTTCTAGAAACTAGATCAATCTCCATTTCTCCGCCGCACCATTCGCAAGCCCTCTCTCCCGAGACATAATGGCTGCCGGTACTTTTCTGGCAGACTTCACAGATGGTCGCATAAGCAAGAAGCTGATCATCACCGTTATTATCCATTGGCTCAGGATCAACTAAGGTAAGTTGTGAGCCACTGGACTTTGTAGTAGTAATTGAAGACTTAGACCACTTCTCTCTATTCTCCTTATTGATTTCTGTTTCAATCTGGCGAAGACTCTTTCCATCTCCATCCTTAATCAACCAGAAGTCTGGAGTACTAGAGCCAGGATATTCCCTATACTTAGGTAGCACTAACGGCTTATTGTAAGTAATAAGCTCTTGTCGATCCATCTTAATAGACATATGCCAGCCATCGGCACTCATCTTGGATCTTGGACCAAAGTAGTTTGAGCCGCCATTGTGACCAACTGAGGTCATACCAAACTGACGCATAGTAACGGCGCCCTTTAGAGGCTCATCAGCGCACTCAAATCTCCACATTGAAAACATTTTTTCACGCATTTCATCGCGCTTGCTTTCATCAGGAAACATCTTCTCCAGAGCTTCTTCGTTAGTAGTAGATCCGTCCACTAAGAAAAATGGGTTGCAGCCCAGAGAGGCAATAAACGGATGATAATCTTCAAAGCGCCTTGTGTTTCTTGGAACTAGAATCCTGCTAATTCCGAGTCCATAAGGTTCGATTAATTGATGTAATACAGTAAATGTATACTGCTGTTGCAATCCATCTTTGGTGCACATATCATTTAACTTATACCACTCTCGGTCGTCTCTGTCCAGCTTCATTCCAAGCCAATGCTGCATATAATCATTGGTTGCATTATACGCACAACAGGCAACAGTTCTGTTCTTAGTAATTCTATGTGGAATGTCATTAATATCCATAGCGATGGCAGGAATATACCCTTTTCCGTGAGCATATTTCCATACCTCATCCTTCGGAGATAACGTAACTTTCCAGTGGTCAAAATTACCACGTTCAAAAATCTCACCCATTTTATATTCGCTGAGAATCTTTATCTCTTCGAAATCGGGATCAGTTCTGTCCGTCATAACAATAGCGGCATATCCAGTCTTCTTTGGCGGGACATACTTCTTTGGCCTCGGTGTGTTACGAGAGGTGTTGCCATAATAGCCACCATACCCTCCATATCCTCCGCCTGAGCTACCTTGTGATCTACCGTTATTCATCTTCACTCCCTACATGAACAGGAAAGAAATCATCATGGAGGAACATATCATCCATTTGCAACTGGCAACCATTAATGTCTATATTCCAACATGTCATAGTTCCTTCGTCCTCTGCGCCTTCAAGAATATTCCAAGGATCAAGTCCGAAAAAGAATCCAGCAGCCTTTGCAATACCCTGGACCAGCATAACTCCCGCAGTACGGTACTTATACATTTCACACGGAGGCTCTTTAATATCCTGCTCCTTCAAGGTACGTCCACCAACAACATCCGGTCGGAATGGAAAGGTATCAAAGTTGGGAGAGGCCCAATTGATAATTCCCTGTCCTTGCCTTGAGATACCTGTATGCATACAAGGTCCAGAAACTCCAGCTAATGCGAAGCCCCAAAGTAACTGACGAGTAGGAATGTTATCTACACAGTCAATAATCAGATCAGCGTCACTAAGCAGTTGCTTTGCATTAAAGGCCGTTAGCTTTTCAGTAACTGCCTCAGAAGTAATGCCAGGGTATGAACTGGCATAACGGGCACAAGTCTCAGCCTTCATAATTCCATCTTCTGCTTCAACGCCATCTACGTTTTGATTGGCCGCGTTTCTTCCTTCCCAGGTATCAAAATCAACGAACCTAAAGTTAGCTGATACGTCCTGAGAATAAAGAAGCTTCGGAATTTCATCAGCAACATGACTTCCAATGAAGCCACAACCAATTACTACAATATTCATTTATTTGCCTTGGTTAAATGTTATCGGCCCTGCATGGCGCGCATCTTATTCAGAACTGCTGCCTTGCGGTCCTTCTTCTTTGACTTATTACCAAAGAATACAATTGGAGCTTCGGTGATCTGTAGATTGCATCGCTCTGCAAATGGTCCGGCAAGCCAATCCTCTAGTAACCAGTCGCCATTCTTCTGGTCGACTCTTCCTGTAGCCTTGGTCCACTTTGAAACTCTCTGACACCAAGCGGACTGCTGCATACGCATATTACCATCCTCATCTTCGAACACTACAACGTATCCTCGCTGAGAACCTCTTACTCCAACAATGTTAGAGCCGTGATATGAAATAGCAATATTGAAATGAGTCCCCATCTTTCCGACACCGTAGGAATTCTTGTCCTTAACCCAGTCATGAATCTGGGCAGAGTCCTTAAATCTAATTCCTACAGCCTCTGTGATCTTAAATCCAGGGAATCCTCGTGCAGCAAGATAGTCGTTAATCTTGCGCTTGAATACAGGACCAGCCTCTTTGGACAGAAGCTCTCTTGTGTGCGCATTATACGCCTTCTTGTTTTCTACAAGGCGTGCCTGCATTAGAGTGTGTGCTTCTTCGGCTAATTGATCAGAGCGTACAAAGGCCCCTGTCTCAATATCATAAGCGAGAATATGAAGAACGGCCTCGTAGGATCCAGTGTGATTATCTTTCATAAATGACGGCCTACCAACAGCAAACATCGAATGACTATGAGACTCCAAATGGATAAATAGATTTACAGCCAATTGGTCCGAACCCTTGATTGCAGGTAGCACAAACTTAGTTGCACTTACAAGCTTTCGGTTAGCACCAAGATAATAAATATAATTCTTCTGACTACCCCAATCGCCAGAAGTGACGCTGTACGCTTGAACGATAACTGGAATATATCGATTGTGCAAAACAGTATACTTAGCGTACTTATCATCTGCCTTCTCAGGTGCAGCCTCAAGAACTTTCCTGCCCTTCTTTACAGCCCTCTTTGGTAGCTCAATAAAGTCAAAGTTCTTAATTTCTTTCTGGATAGCCTTAAAGGCCGCAGACTTCTTGATTTCGGCTTCTGTCTCAACACCGTAAGGCATTACCTTCTTAAACTCAGACTGCATAATTGTAGCAAGTTCCGAATTATCAGTTGTCACATGAGCATTCTCTTGATCGATCTTAGGGCAGCTAAGAAGCTTGGGCAATCTGTCCATATAGATGCCTTTGCCGATAAACTTCTGACCGGTTCCTCGCATATACTTATAGATTCTTACCAAAGAGAACTTGCCAGCTTCAGGAAAGAATACGTATCTAAAGTTCTTTGCAGACTTCTTAATCATACTTGGAAGCTCATAAATACCGGGCTCATCAACTACGATACTCATACCCTCTCTAGAGGCGTCGCCAGGAAGACTTCCAAATGCCGCCGTGATTGGTGCGGGCATATAATAATAGCTATACCCACCTACATCAACATGCTGATAAGCATGAGCGTAGTGATTTGAATATCCATATCGATTCCTACGTCGACGAACCGAATTAATATCTTCAAGTGAGGTTTGTAAAGACGCAATTACTTCTACCGTGTGCATTATATACTCTCCTAAGTCTTAATTTAGTATCATGCAAACATGAAACAGCGCAGGCTAACTAAAGTCTGCGCTGTTTAAACAAAGTCCTGCTAAGTCGTTCTAAGGATCGGTTTATCGGCCCCAGGTACCCACGGCAGTAACGCGCCAGAAACGCTCGTCACCAACTTCCATAGGACCAGCGATGTTGATCGCATCCTGAGAGATAACGTAACCGTCACCCTGATCGGTGGTGTTGTAGACGTGACCCTTCGGGCGAGTATCTAGAACCCAACGAACAACAGACTCAGCTAGAGCTTCCGCAGGAGGAACCTGACCAGAGGCCAGATATTCAGCGGTAGCATCAGCGAAAGCACCCTGCATTCTTAGTGCAGCCTCCGGATCGCTTTCCAGCAACTTAGTAAAAGCAGCGGTATCAAACTCCGGTGCCGCAACCTTAACGCCACCTTTGACACCAAGATCCGCAACGGAAACCTGCTCATTAAGCTCCACGGTGGAGAGAGAATCCCTGCCGCGAAGTGTCAAACGAATAAGAACCTTATCGGTATCAAGTACATGTAATTCAGCCATTTATTCTATCTCCTGATTGTTAATTAGACCGCTTATCGGCCCTTGTTTCGTCTCATTCTACGAGACTCAAACTCTCTAAGTTTGCGCTCATATCGCGCCTCAAACATACTATTCCATGCCGCAGAAATCCTACTAAGAAATCCAACCGGCTCTGTCATATCAACGTCAAGATTTTCGGAACGTTCCATCCATCTATCAATTAATTTCTGGTCTGATGCCGACACCTCCTCTTCTACCGTATCAGGTAGACTTTCCGAAGCTGTCATCCATCTTTCAATATCTGCCATATCAGACTGAGAAAGACCGGCCATTGGGTCCGTCTTAAGTCCTTCGTAATAAGCAAGAGTGTGCTCAGAACCATCGCCTAAAGCATCAGCTCTACTATTCAGTTCCTCACTGTACGAACCACTTGAGTTGGTTACGAACCTGTCGTATCTACTATATACGCTGTCCATAAGCCCGCGAAAACTGCCGCGTCCTTCCTCTTTCATTATTACCTCGCTTTATAATCGGTCGGCCTTTTCAACCTATTACCTACCGATTTTTCTTTTTATGACAAGCAATACTCATGCTAATGAGTCTAGGCTATACTCTGTCGATGGTAACTGGTACATTACTTTTCTTGGCGATATTGATCGTCATATATGTTCCAGAGTACCTTGTCTTTCCGGTCCAAAAAGCGTGCATCTTATCTACTGATGAAACTATAAGTTCATTTCTAACCCTATAGTCATTCTTACCCTCAGAGCCTTTTGGGGCGTTTATTCTAACATCGCTGTTCTTGATTGATTCCCAATCAACAGCCTTCCTATTGTATGGTACAACTGCAATAACATACAGTCCGCTCTCTTTAGCTTTCTTGGCGACCAAAGCATCGGCGCCTTCACATGCTCCGTGATATACAATAGCGTTATCCGGCAGAGACCTAATCCATGCCGTAATGGCATCATCTAATAACGGTGTGACTGTTCTTGTTCCGGTCATACCAAACTTAGGCCGTATCATAATACATCCAAATGATACACAAGCTCTTCCTGTAGCTTTTTTGGAATATTCGCATGGAATATATCTTCTATCGGAATTTCTTCAAACCCAGGGGTTGACAGAGTATGTCCAGAAAATACAATTCCACTATTCTTCTTTTCTCTTAAGAGGTGTATTTTATCTGCTATATGATTATGGGCCAGCCACACTGACGTTCCTTTGATTTTGTATAAGCTTAACTTTAGAACCTGGTTTGGAAGTGCCCTATGTACTCTATGTATTTCCATAGGCTCACCCCAATTGGCATATCCGAAATCTTCTGAAACCTCATCAAACATATGTTTAATTATCTTTTGTTTTTCAAGGTTATTCAGAAGCTTCAATTTATATCTCCAGTGGCAACCGCCCAGGGAACCGAATCCCCGCAGCCCCAGGGTTTGGAATCCCAAGTGTGTCCCAAAGCACAGCGGCTATATGCTTTATACGAAGAGATCTAAATTAAACAGAAAAGTTTCTTTATCTTTTTCATCAATAATTTGCTCAAGAATATCCTGAGCATCTAATGATCCTTCCCTTAGCCCGCAGTCCTGCTCAACTATTACGTGATACCACCGAATTCGTCCACCTTCTCGAACCTCTATCCAAATAGAGGGATCGCTTTTAAGCTCAATAGAGAACTTTGTCAGATGCATATAGAACTCATATACAAGATCGTTTTCTGACATTAATTCATAATCAAGTTCTGTTTTCACTTTACTAGTGGAAACTCTGATACTTTTCGGATTGAATAAGCCGGTATCAAAATACCGGCTTATCTTTTTAATCTTGCCACAGGCACTATGAAACTTGGCGTCCCATAGCATCATCGAGGGACGAAAGTTAATGTCATAAAGCGTCCGCTCATTCTTGGCGGCTGGTCTACAACGGCAACGTCTTCCACTAACGCGATAAGATCATTGCATCTTTCACGTCCAATATCAATGTGACGCATATCCGCACCCTTAAACTTCATAGCAACCTTAACTTGGTTTCCTTTGCTAATGAAGTTCTTAATTTGGTTAGCTCGGACGTTTAAGTCTCCGTCAGCTATCCTCGGACTCATGCGAACTTCTTTCATCTTAACCCTTGTTGAAGATGCCTTTGTTGCCTTTTGCTTCTTCTTTCGGTCATAGACGTGCTTGCCCCAATCCATAAGCTTGCACACCGGGACTTGTGCATCTGATACTCTTACCAAATCTAAGCTTCTATCTGCTGCTAATTTAATAGCATCATCACGTAGAAACTCTCCCATCTTTTTTCCGTGCTCATCAATTACGAGCACCCTTCTTGCTTTAATGTTGTAATTGATTTGCTGAACATTTTTCTTGATCAAACTGGATTCTCCCTGAGAATTGTTGAAATTGTTATGGCATACTGAGTGCCATCTTTCATTGGATACATACAATACTTTGGGCCCATTGAATATCCATTTGTACACTGTTGAACAATGATATCTCCCGGCCTAATTTCTTCTACCGTCTCATCAAATTTATATTGACAAGATTCGAAGTTTCCCATAACTAATGTTACGGACTCTCCGACAGTATTTCTTGAATCAATATGTGGTATTACATAGTCTCCAACCTCAAGCTTCCTGATTGTTACAGTATTAAAATTCTGCTCTATTTCTAAGATATCAATTATAGCTGTGACAGCTTTGAAAACAAGTGGGTTAATATCTTCGTTGTCTTCATTATATCTAATAGCAGTATGTCTACCTTCCCAGCTTACACCAGTATATGTCAGGTCTTCTATTTTGGATATAACGTAATTTTGCTGTCTTGTGTTTAATTTGCTTCTTATAATTCTGTGCTTCATAAAATGTCCATTTGTATAATATTAGATGTTAATTTTGCAGACCGATACATCGTATCCACTATGAATATTATACGTTTTTGAGAACACTTTTCCAATCCCACAACAGGATATTACCTTCCCGATTTTCTTTCTTACTCGGCCTGCCATTCCCACTTGTAGCGGGTTTGATGGCTGCGGTAGTAACTGTATTCACCATAGTGATTATTGTTACCGCGAGCCACCAAGTCTTCAAACGCCTGCTTGTCATCACGGTGGTCTCTGTAAAGCTCCACGAACATCATAACCATATGACATAGATGATGTTGATTAGCAGGATTCGGCAACCAAGCCTGAGTGTACTGCCCACGATAGTTTTTGCTATAGTGTTTACCATCACCCCTTATACTTACGGGCCGCCCATGTCTGTAGAAATCTAAAAACTTTTCTACGTTATGCACGCCAAGCAAAAGCTCTAGCTCGCCAGTTTTATGATACGGTACATACTTCATAGCAGAAGTAGATTCGCCATATAGCTTATGGGTTACTACTTCTTCGTAGACATACCAAGTAACGTACTTCTTGTGACGCTTTAGCATATCGTTTAGTTTACGATGTGCCCAGGAGTCTTCAAGTATTTCCTGCATTACTTTGCGAATATCGGCGGCGGCAAAAACTTCTCTTGTATCTCTATGGCGGTAACTGTATCTCCAGCTATACGGGTTCTTATCGAAACCGTCTATCCACTCTAAATGAGAATAGGCGTGCTCAATAATTACGCCCTTACCTTTAATGACGCCTTTGATGTAGTCCATCTTTTCGCCATCGGGAATGTCTTTTGCCTTTACTTCTGCCCAATGACAGAAGTGATTGGTCTTATCAGCGCCACGTCTATCTGCAACGATCCAGCTTCTTTCGTGCTCGCCATCGTCCCAAAAATCAGTGTCGTCGTCCAACCAATCTTCTTCGCTTCTAATTTCACTCAATGCTTGACGTGCGTTTCTACGCAATCGTCTGTTTAATTTGGCCTTTCCTAAGCGGGCGGATCTGCGCCTACTGGAAGGTAAGATGCTTCTTACCATTTGACGTACTTTTTCGTCGCCGTACATACGATCCTCCAATCGTTCGTTCTCTTGGAGGAATTTCAGATATTATTTTATATCCAAGAGAACTTAATCATAATGCACACTAGTATTTAGTGTGTTAATCTTTGTCGTCTTAGATAGGTGTAAGCGCATCTTACTCTCCGTAAATTAGGATCTCATCGAAATCCTTATGAAACATTACGAGCCTGACTCCATCATACTTAATTACATAATGTACGCCAGATTCTTCATCTGGATCAGGATCGATAGAATGTATTGGTAATTTTTCTGGCATTATAGCCAATAGATTGGGTATCTTAGAAGCGGTAAACTCAAGCATACTTAGCCACACTTTTAATTTAGGGACTAAGTATCCTAAAACTACATCTTCTTTCATAGATTCCTCTGGTGGCTTTATAGCTGCAATTTTAAAAATGGTAGCTCCGGTGAGATTCGAACTCACGATACACAGGATATGAACCTGCTGCCTTAGACCTCTTGGCTACGGAGCTATATATATCCAATAGTACTAAGGATGCGAAAGGGAATCAACCCCAAGTTGCTGATACAAGATAATGTCCAGGTTCAAGGTGCCCCTTTTTAATCAAGGCCATTATCATCATATTTAAACTTACAGTTCCGTCAGAATAGTCCGTCATTTCGGTGACAGCTTCGTCTACCCACTTCTGACGTGATTTAATTATATCACTCGTACAATCGAACAGAGTTTCTCCGCCGCTATCGTGCCCAGCAATTTCATCTTCATATGGTTCACATGTGAATCCGAAATGCTCCTTGGCTAATGATAGAATATCTTCTATATCCGTCCAATATACTTCTAGTCTCTTTATCATTTGTTTAATTCCCCAAGCTGGCCTCTAGAGTAAGCTTTGTACGTAATAGTTTTATCATTGATGTGATCATAAACTTTGCCAGCTTGAACTCTAATGGTTCTAATCTTTTCTTCGCCTCTGCCTCCAGAACCAACTTGTTGCTTACGCTTACTTCTTCTGTTCAAATAAGCCTCTCTGTCAGCTATGGCTTGTAACTTTGCAGAAATAACGCTGAGTGCATTTTCTTTATTCTGCTTTTGACTACGTTCAGATTCGCATCGCACAATAATCCCTGTTGGCTTATGCTTAATCTGAACAGCAGAGTCAGTCACATTTCTATGTTGTCCGCCAGCACCAGAACCTCGGGCAGTCTTTATTTCAAGCTCATCCTTTCTAAAGGATAATTGTTCAGCCTTTTGAGATTCTGGCAGCACGGCGACAGTAATCGTAGAGGTGTGCACCCTTCCTTTACGTTCAGTAGGCGGGACCCTTTGCCACCTTATAATTCCCGATTCTTTCTGAAATAACTTACCGGCATTTTTTCCGATAACTTTAAATATAATAATTCCATCCCTACATGTAATCAAATCTATATCTAACTTATTTCTTTTTGCATACTTACAATAAATTTTGAATTGAATCTTCACTAGATCTTTTGAATCTGATCCGCCTTCGCCCGCTCTTATTTCTATAATTAATGTCATAATAATTCCTATGTAGTTGAAAATCTATTTTTATTTCTACAATATATAAAGGAGTTATTATGAAACTAACTGAACGCCAAACTAAAATTATCAATGGATTGATGCTTGGCGATGGAAATATCACTAAGCGTGGAAATGGGAATGGAAGACTTAGAATAAATCGTAGTTTCTCAACTTTATTTACTTATACTATATAGCTTCTTCTCAAGCAAGGCCAAAAGTTTCTTATTCTTTGTCCCAAGTAAGAAAGGTAATTTATCCAGCGGAGCCCTTTCTATCAACATTTTTTGAACAACTATAGCTCTTGACTTCCAAAATATCTCTAACTTATCCAATTCCTCATCTGCAATTAATGCCTCCATTACTTGGACCTTTTCTTTGCCAGAAAAATACCCTCTAAGAAACAGCTTAATTACATCTTCATCTTTGTGAAGATCGTTTTCTATGACCCAACCAATTAAGCCAAATCTACAATTGGTGTTGAGATTGCCTCTATTAGTTTTAAACTCCTTTGAAGTAACCAGGCCTAGTAAGTCTTTTATTGATTCGTGCTTTAAAGCAATATCGAATATTTCATCGAATACTTTTACTCTCTCTCCTTTTCCGTACCAGTCATATCTACCTTTTGCTTCCGTTCGATGCTTTCCCCATCCATAACCACCTTGATAATAATGTCGCTGGTTATCAATGTCAAGAGATAGAATAAGAAGTCTTTCGGTAGCTCTATCAATATTGAATACGCCATCAGGAGCTAGGAACTCCTCAAGGCCGTCCACTGTTGGTATGGAGTAGCAACGCAACAAATGACCCAAGTCTTCCGGAAGCCACCCTTGACCATGATTATAATTTATTCGTCGTGCTAACTGGATGATGTGCTCTTCTGATAGAGTAAATTCTGTCATACTATATAATGATCCGTTACAAAGTTCTCAAGACCTTGAGAGCCTGCGTGTCGCCCAACCTCTACTCCGTCCCTAAAGGCAATGATAGTTGGAATACTACGTATCCCTGCTTCTTTTGCAGTCTTTCTTGACACGCCAGTATCTGCCTTCAAGAAAGTTGCCTCTTCATATACTTCAGATAGCTCTTCATATTGTGGCGCTAATGCTTTGCACGGCCCACACCATTCGGCCCAAAAGTCTACAAATACTAGACCTTTTGATTTCGTTACTTTTACTTCAAAGGTTTTATCCGTTACTGCTTCTACTGACATTAATTTCCCTCTTATTGCTTGACGTTTTTATTTTGCCTGCAAAAAGTTGATGTTTGGCTATGGCAATTCGGACAAAGCAATCTTAAGTTACTTATTTCATTATTGTTTGGTATTCCATCTATATGGTCTAATTGCAATACTAATTTTTTATTCTGCCATTTGCTAATATTACACACTGAGCAGTTATATTTTAAAAGACCTGCCGTTAAAAGCCTTTTCTTCAAAGAGTCGCGACTTTTGTATGGGCTATCTTTGACCAAAATTTCACTTAAATTATACTTATATGTTATACGATTCTTTTGCCAACTACCAAAATGCGATATATCGATATTTAGCTCGCTAATATAGCGATCTATTGTTTGAAAATTTCCAGACGCATTAGGGCTTAGTCCCAATTTTTTAATTACATCAGTTTTAGTTACAGATGCTTTCACTGCTTCGATTAAGTCATCATCAGTCCATGTTCTTTGCGCCCCACGCTTATCTCCGCTCATTCCGTATTTTTTCAAATAAAATCTAACCGTAGAGTATCCCGCCCCCATTTTTTCGGCAATTTCTTTTATAGTCTTACATTCTTTCCTATATTTCATCAAAGCTTGCTTGTCCATATTAGCTCTCCCTATATTAGCTAATATATTAATAGACGGGATATATGGTGGACTGAGACGGAATCGAACCGCCGACGCGAGGATCTTCAATCCTCCGCTCTACCGACTGAGCTATCAATCCATACAAATTGTATTATTAACGGAGATTGATATGATTAGAGACTTTGAATTTATCGGCCTTGAGTTTGGCTGCGGAAATACTCCAGCTAAGCCAGAATATTACGGAGTTGATATCAGAGGCTTTGAAAGTGTTAAGTATGTATGTAACGCCTGGGATATAACAGACCACGTTGAGCCTGAATCAATAGACGATATATATAGCAAACATTTTCTCGAGCATCTAACTTTTTATGATGCTAACCGAACTCTCGAAAGTTGGTATAAGATTTTAAAAAAGAAAGGTACTCTTCATGTTATTGTTCCTGACTTAATATATCATATAAATCAATTTTTAGATCCAAATAGAACCAGACGAATGAAAGTCAAGAAAGGAATCTGGACCGTCGAAGATATGGCTGGATTTGGATTTTGGGGATTTCAAAGACAAGCTGAACTTGGAGAGACTTGGGATATACACAAGTCTGGTTATGACTTTGACCTTCTAAAAAGAAAGCTTATAGAGCATGGGTTTCATAAAGTCACGCGACTTGAAGCCGGAAGGGAACACCTCTCTGTTATCGCATATAAATAATGGTCCGAGCGGCAGGAGTTGAACCTGCAATAAGCCTGCTTCCAAAGCAGGTAACCGCGCCACATGGATCGCGCCCGGATATGGGTGCGAAGTCGTCCTATTTCACTTTTGTCTTAAGGCAGGGGAAAGTGTTCCTTTCCCGAGAGGGCGACTCCTCACCTAATAAATCGCTCGCTGCTCGGGAAAGGTGCAAACTTAGCACTATGCGCCACATACTCTGCCTCGTATTTGATTCCGTTATTTATGATGTAATGCAACATAGTTGTTCTCCATTGAGGCATAAGCCTGCTTTCACTTTCTATCTTACGCCCTCGAATTAAGAGGGTCAAGGGAAATTATGATAATTTTTTAATCAGTCTATCTACTAGGTCTTTCTGTCCCACAATTAATCTGAACTTAGCTACCTCTGCTGATACAAATTCACCACGATCAATTTCTGGCACTTGAATCATTGTACCAGAGCCACGCGGCCATTCTATTGTAGTTAAATTAGAAACGATGATTGGGTCATCTGGTGCTAAGTATCTAGCTCCCCACGCAAACACGTCTTTACGACTTTGTCTGGCTACACCAAGATTTATCAGATTGTCGTAATTTAAATCACTAATGCCCGTCTCTTCAAGAAGCTCTCTCTTGGCCGCCTCTAATTGATCCTCACCAGCCTCAATCTTTCCTTTCGGAATTGACCAGCGGTCTTTGTCGGGGCCTCTACCGTATGGTCCGCCAACATGACAGACTAAGAATTCTAAATTGTCATCCCTAAAACGATACAGAAGAATTCCGGCGCTTTTAGCTCTCATTGAATTTCTCCATATTGAATAAGATTGTATCTACTAAGGCAGAGTTCTTGGTATTATTTAGAACCTCATCTGGTTCTATTTCATAACATATATAATACAACTTATCAGAATGGAGAATAAAGTTAGGACTCTGAGCAAGAATACTGTCCAAAGCTTTAGAAACTTCTGCGGCTTTTTTCTCAGCCTTCTCTCTTCTTCCAATTGCCTTATGATGATTCTTCTTTTTTCTTTTACCATTTAGGTTGCGAACATTACGTAAAGCTTTCTCATGAGCTTTGCGTACTTCAGTTATTTTATGAGTATATCTATCTGCCCATTCACGATATGCTTCATGATTTCTGAAGATGCGCTTTTCAATTCTAACCCAATTAATCTCAAATAACTTATGCCAGTAATAAGATTTCGTGTTGGCGATAATTATTCCGTGTTCATTAAAAAACTCGCATCCCTGCACGAACGATGGCATCCATAAGCTAGTCTTACCCCCTTATGAGGCTCTCCAGGTAGCTTTAAATGCTTTTCATGCCAACCGTTGTCCTTAAGAAGCTGAGTGAATTCCTGAATTGATATCATTTTTAACTCGCGTTAGAACTTCACCAAGCCAATTCTTTCCCTGCCAGGTGCTACGGCTTTGTGCTCGCTTATCATCCTTAGCTAATCCAATTCCCCAAATTTTATCATAAGGGCTGGCTTCAACCAAAATTTTATCACCTGTTGCCAATAGAATCTCTTTAAGCTTTTCATCCTGTGTAAATTTCGCCATGCTAGCACGATAAACAATATCTTTAGCAGCGCTCTGCCACTTGCCCACATTAAAGTTTTTAACTTTGCGGCCAAGGGCCTTTTGTTCTCTTGGACTATTTGTCTTCATAATCTTACGAAGAGATTTAGCGTCCTTGAACATTCTGGCCTTCTCTGCCATCATATATTGTTCTGCGCAATTATACTTAACACCGTTAATTACAAAAGAAGATGGATGCCATTGACTAAACGGTCCGCTCCAAAAGAATTCAAATTCTTCCATTTTAAATCCCTATATAAATTTGTCAAGATTGTAAACTATTGATTCCCCAGCCCTCTTTGGTATTACCCCGAGAACATCTTCAATTGGAACCTCTACAATAAAGTCGTTGCCCTTATCGAAAGACATTTGGACAAAGACTCTTTTCTTTTCTTGTCTATTAGGATCTCTTTCTATTATATACAAAAAGTCTGTGCCACGTATATAATAAGCTTCTGTTCCGTTTAGAAATCCAATCAGTGGCATAAAACAATTAATATCTTCTGCTAATGGGTATTCTTTTTTAATTCGCTCTTTAACACGCGGATTGGCATAGGATAGGTAAAGATCATAATATGCCAGAGTTCTAATTAGAATGGTTATAAAACGTCTAATCGTTCGCTTTTGTAATTTATACATTAGCTCGTTTTTGTTCATTCTTTTAGTGGCCCTCTTATTGTGGGTTCTTATCACCTGAATCAGAATCCATAAGATATTATATACATTAACTTTCATACTATCTCATAGGAGCTTATGGATGGGGTATTAGGACTCGAACCTAAAGTAGCAGGTCCAGAGCCCACTGTGTTGCCAATTACACCATACCCCAATAGCATCTTTACTTATTACTGATTTGTTATAGTTTAAACAAACAGGTCAAAGTGAAAGATCACTTGTGATTTTATATTTGGTGGAAGCATTTCGAAGAATTGCTCAATAGGAATTTCTACCCTGTCGCTATAAGCTTGTCCAAAATAATATCTTACTAAAGGACTCCCATCAGAATTTATTCCGCATATTTCAATTAGTAAGTGTGTTCCATTGACTTTATAAAAGCCGCGATATATCTGAGAAAGAAAGGGCAAATGATGGGCTTCTTCGGCCCCATCAACTACGCCATATCTATTCGGTATATTCCTATAGCTCACCTTGCTATAAGCCTCTCTAAGTATTCCCACATTTCTGCGGGAGCATTAGTTGAGCCTTGCAGCTTTGCCTTAAAGGCAGACCATTCCTTACGATACATGCCAAGGAGATTCTTTTTCTTAGTATGACAATGCTCTATGTTGGCAATTCGATCTGCTAACTTTAGAATGATTGCATCTTTAATCTCTATAATCTTGCCATGACTTTTGGCATGACGCTCCCTACGGTTCTTACCAGGCTCATTAGAGACGGCATAAACAAGTAATGCCACGTCATCACCGAAGACTTCCGCAACCTCTTCTCTAGTCACATGAGTATCCTCAATAACATCATGAAGAATTGCGGCAAGAATCAGCCTTCTTGATCTGGCACGTTCATAGTCGTCTTCTAACCAGGGGCCAAATCCATAACGAACCAGCACTTGAGACACTTGTACAAGATGCATAACATAAGGCACATTGCCATACATTTGATCGCCATGAGCATCAACAGCAAACTCAATTGCTTTTTGGTATTCACTATCAAACTCTTTAATACCAAACAACATAATACACCTCGACTATATTCTATTACCTGTCAGCTTTTCTTTCTAAGTTAGCCGCTAGTTCTCATGGTTGGAAATAAGATTACATCCCGGATAGAGGTTCGATTTGTTAAAATCATAACCAGCCGGTCAATACCGATACCTTCGCCAGCCGTTGGTGGCATACCGAAAGTTAAAGCTCTAACGTAATCTTCATCAAAATACATTGCCTCATCATCGCCGGCATTCTTCCTCACTACCTGAGCAGCAAAGCGATCAGCTTGATCCATCGGATCATTAAGTTCGGAAAAGGCATTTGCAATTTCCATACCAGCAACAAATAACTCAAACCTATCGGTCACCCGTGGGTCGTCATCATTACGTCTAGCAAGCGGGCTGATCTCTGTTGGATAGTGAGTTACAAACGTTGGATTAATCAACTGATCTTCAATGTATGTATCAAAGATTAATGTAAACATTTCTCCAATAGAGTCTGGTAGCTCACTCTCATAAGCTGGATTAGCTGACTGCCAAAATTCGTGCAAGTTTTGAATCGAATAAGGATCGCCCTCAACACCAACCTTTGTTAGCAACTCATCAAACCTGGCTTCGCCCCATTGGCCGAAGTCAATTTCAGTATCACCATACGGTCTAACTAAATTACTATAGCCAAACAAATCTCCAACCAACTCAGTAATCATATTCTGAGTCATCTTCATTAGATCACGATAAGTAGAGTGAGCCGCATAGAATTCAACAGTAGTGAATTCAGGATTGTGCTTGGTGGAAATCCCCTCATTTCTGAAATTCTTTCCAATCTCATATACACGATCTAGCCCGCCAACAATTAATCTCTTAAGATAAAGCTCTGGAGCAATTCTCATAAAGAGATCCATATCTAAAGCATTATGGTGCGTTACGAATGGCTTAGCTGACGCTCCGCCAGGAATCGGCTGTAAGGTCGGGGTCTCTACCTCTAAAAAACCTCGATCTTCTAAGTGCCGACGTACTCCGCTAACAATCTTAGATCTTGTAATAAAGACTTGCCTACTGTCATCATTGACTGCCATGTCTAAGTAACGCATTCGAGAACGTGTCTCTTGGTTAGTTAGACCGACATGCCTATCTGGCATACCCGCAATATTCTTGGAATACAAATGAATCTCTGCTACATTTACAGTCAACTCACCCATGCGCGTGCGCATCATGGTTCCAGCGAACCAGACCCAATCACCAATATCCATCGCCTTCCATTCGGCAAACTGTTCTGCACCAACAGTCTTCTTTGATACCATAATCTGAATGGCAGCATCTTGACCATTTACGCGGCCAAACCCAAGCTTACCAAGCTCATTCTTAAATCGCAATCTTCCAGCGGATGATACGGTCATATCATTCATGGCCGCAATAGAGTGCTCACTATAAGCAGTAACAATGCTCTCAACGCTGGTGTCAAATGGTATATCATTCGGATATGGCTCGATTCCTTCTGCCCTGAGGCGTAGCGCCTTGTCTCTCATTTCTTCATTAAACTGAAACATCTGAGGCTCCGGCGTTTAAAATATCTTCTACTTCAACCATCATTCTGCCATAAGCATCATATGTGCCAGGCAACATCATCATGGTTTCGGCGGTAAAAAGATTATCTGCTGCACTTTCGTGAACACCGGACAGGTGATCCAAAGCTTCCTCTGTATCCATTCCGGTAATTGATTCAAGTAATTGTTCGTGAGCCTCTGCATATAAAGATCTGTATTCAGACGGATCTTCCGCAGAGTCATCAACAACCTTCTGTAATGTTTGTCTAAACCTATCAAGCTTTTCTTCCGCAGTATTTCCGCGAACACGCCCTGGTCTAAAAAATTCTAATGGGTTATCCTGCATTTGCTCTCTCCATAAGCCTTTTGCTAATCTTCTTCAACTTCTTATTAAAACGACTTCGTTTAAGACTGCTAGCGTGCTTAAGGAGAGTGATTCCATCTAAATGGTCAATCTCATGTTGGATAATAACTGCAACAAACCCTGTGAAAATTTCTTCTACAAAGTCGCCGGTCACTGTTTGATATCTGACAGATACTTCATCTGGCCTTGATACTTTGACGGCCATTGAGGGCAAGGATAAGCATCCTTCTTCTGACGTGATCTCTGTTTCTGATGCTTCAAGAATTACTGGATTGACGAGCTTTAATGCTCCTGAGGCATATCCTCCACCATAAGCTGATGCCGGAGAATAGTCTCCAACATGCCCTGTATCAATCACAATTAATCTGCGACTATCACCAACTTGTGGCGCAGCTAATCCCACACCATTGTTGCCGTACATAGTTATCAGCATTTCAGACATATATGCGTCCAGATCATCTCCGAACTCATCTTCGGTTACATCACGAGCAACCTGATTCAAAATTGTACTGCCTGGAAATCCAGGAATTAAAATTCTCATAATTACTTTCCTTTATCCAATTTCTTTTATGGCGGAGAGTACAGGATTCGAACCTGTGAGGCTGTTACGCCGACGAGTTAGCAACCCGTTCCCTTAAACCGCTCGGGCAACTCTCCATACTTTATTCTATATATTCAAATATGATATATTCACGAGACCATTCAGGAAAAGCTCTGCGTATCAGTTCTTTGACTTTAAATTCTTTATTAGATTGCTGCTTATAGCTTTTAAACTTCTTACGCAATTTAACAGGAATAGTTAATCGCAATTGCTGGCCGCCACCTTCTGGGCAGACATAATATTCTAATCTAATGCGTTGACCAAATCGACTATAGCCGTTCATTACTTCGTGAGCAATTGATTCAATACGAGGCAGATAGTCTAAAACAATGTCGTGCGCTTTACTAGCTGTCATCAGATACCTGCTTCTCAGCAATATCTTCCGGCATACTTTCAAGTCGCTTTAGCTCTAGCAGCCTATCATGCAGATACTTTAGTCCGGTAAGTCTCTCCATGTGAAGCAGGTAAGGCACATTTTGCGAGACAACTAGTTGCTCTAAATCGCCCAACACAAGTTCCGCTTTTTCAAATTCTGTTTCAGCACTCATAATATTCTCCAAATAGGTGCGGCAAAGATTAGGGATCCAAACCCCTTGAAAACAACCTAATCTTTGCCTACCTCTTTGAATAGTACCATGCAGAGTAACTTCGTTCAGAAAAATATTCTGTCTTTCTTACTCGTATGCATTCATGCTGCCACTTTCAATCTTGGCTGCTTCGACTTCCAACTTCTCTCGCATCAGTGGGCTTAGAATATCACACTTAGCAGGACGCTTTGCCCAATCAGCATTAAGACGCTCACGCATTTGATCGAAGTCTTCGAAGACATAATCAACAGGTCCACAGTCCCAGATGACCTCAAGCAAGTCTGTCTCCATACGATAATCTTCCCAGCTTGTTCCTGTTGCAGGATATACCTTCAACTCAGAACCAACGGAATTAACGATGGTAAGTCCGGGCAGGCTCATCTTGCTAAGGTCACGACTCGGCTTCTTCATAACATCACGAACCGTTCCGTCCGCATACTCGATACGACAAAGCTTGGTTGCACACTTTAGTGTGTCACGGTTCTGCTTCTGTAGCAAACCACCGCCCATACCAAAGGCGACATTCTGAGCACTATAACCAGCATTCAAAACGGCACGGAGAATAGCGGCAAGGATGCGAGCATCAATACCGTCTCCCTGGATTACAGCCGCTCCGTTAAGAACCTTGTAACCCTTGCTGTTAACTGTCACACCGAATGCTGCCTCGCAAGCTTCCAGTCCATCTAGAACACATCTAACAGGATCGCCAGAGTCAGGACGTACTACGAATAGAATTCCCTGCTTCTGCGCCAGTGGTGCAATCTGAGGAAGAATCGTCCAAAGGAACGATGCTCGATCAGGATTATTATAGTTATAAGAATCAGCAACACAGCTAAGGATTGCTCCCTCAGGAGTGATTCCAATAAGATGCTCAACTGCGGCCATTTCCTTAGGCCAAGCTGTCATCACACTGTGCTCAGATGCAAGTACCGATTCACCAACCGGACGACCTTCGTTCCACTTAGTTGCAAGCCAACCAGCAGTCATGGTATCAGTACCTTCAAAACTTAGAAGGTGACCGGCACCAGTAGTCATCGCAGTTTCTGCGCTCGATACTCCACGCGAACCAAAATCATGCAAACGGCTGGGAAGCAAGAAGTCAAGCTCTGCTTCAACAGACTCATCAAATGCGGCACGAATCAGACGCCAAACATGACGGCTCTTAGTAGCAGTAACGGACGGGCTCCACAGACGCATCAACGCAGTCTCAAGCCAAGTCACCAGATACACAAACTCATCGTCTGTTAGATTATCTGTGCTTGCCGTAATTGTAAAGCAAGGAACATTCGGATAAACCACTGTTCCATCACGTAGCGCCTTAATCTTGATGGGAATATATCCACCATTATCTACGACCTTCTGCCATAGATGCTTGGGCCAACTCATCGGAGTCTTTGCGACACCATGAGTCTTTAGATAGGTCTCTGCTTCATCTACTTCAAACTGCTCAATTCGATGAGAGATAACAGTTTCAAATAGGTAGCGCATACCAAAGAAAACGATTCGCTCGTCCTCTGCTGTGAGTGGGCCACGGAATGTAAAGTACGCAGTCATTGACTTTGCGTCAGGATACATCTGCCAGTGTCCAGTCTTATAAGTATCCGTGTCCAGTAGGAACGGGATACGTCGAGGGTCGCTTTTTAGAATGTCAATCTTAAGCTGTTCCATCAGATCCGCTAAGGCATCTGATCCTGCTGCGCCGTGTATCTGTAAGATATTACATTCTGCTTCTCTAATAATATCATTTATATTTCTCATGAGTCTATTCTCCTATTTGTTTTGCGGGATCTATTCCCTAATTATGATGATGGTTCTCTTTCCATCTTTAATGCCCCTTCCCTTAACAGGCTTGGCATTTGTTGGGTTATCATAGTAACCGCCTCTTCCATCGTCTATCCACTCGCCTCTATTACAGTTGCAAGTCAATACAGGTCCGTCTCCGCATCTACCATCATAGAGTGCTCCGGCACCACATACACTACACTTATAGTCTCTCATACTCCTTTTCCTTCGGGTCTATTCCTAGTATGCCATGCTTTCGATAATATCAAGGTGATCCTCAAACAAAAGGTGTGGCATATCATTAATGACTTCGCTTAGAGCGAACCATTGTACTCTGGTTACTTCCCTCTCAAATCCACGCTCGGGCTTAAGTTGGGGAATCTTAAACCATGAAGGAACATCCCATCGAAACGCATGTGTGAGCACACGCCCACGCTGGCTTCTCTTTGGGTGATCGAAACGGTCTTCCTTAGTCAACCATTCGTCACGTACCTTCATTCGTGTCTCTTCCTGTAGCTCGCGCTTTGCGCCAGCAACAGCCGTCTCATCCGCCTCAAGGAATCCTCCTGGCAGAGCCCACAGTCCCTTGCCGGGATGTGAGCGACGACGAACAAGTAGAATGTTACCCTGATGGATAACTACATTATCTGTCGTCATAAACTGTAGCTTATGACCAGCGGGGCTAATTTGCCTAATCCTTTCTCCGGACTCATCAATGATCCAGAGATACTGATCTTTTGGCAACCCTTCTAATGGGTCATACTTGCTTCGATACTTTAGAATATGCTTATGTCCAGCGGCCATGTTCTTGCCGTGCTCTGTGCCTATCCATTGGGACAGGAGCTCTGAAGTAGATGAGGCAACAAGGCTCATCCAGTCATTGGACTCGTTCATATAAAGTCCGTGCATAATTTCTGCATATCGGCTTTCAATATCTTCAATAACCTCTACCTCAGAATTCCATCGAGGGAAGCTATTTAAATAGTCAGTTTCTTCATGCCTTCTATCTACACCATACAAAGTGATATTGCAATCACTTAGTCGGTGATCTGGCCCATAGGCTGACTTAATTCCTTCTGAGACAGCCTCTTGAACCTTAGTAAGAAAACGTGTCTTATTATACCAGTAATCACGAGCCCTTCTGTATTCGACCTTGTGATAATCTAAACCGTAATCTGCAAGGGCCTCATCAATCATGTTTGATCGTTCTGCCGCTACAAAGGGGTCTCTGGAGTCACGGGCTGTATCAGATGAGCCAAGGATAACTACTACAATGTTATTATCACTAATGGCCGGGCTGAATAGCCGCTCAATTTGTTCTAGGGTCACAGGCTGAAATCGCCCAATGATTACGCCTACATTTGGATTCTGCATAAGAGTCTATCTCCTAATTATATTATTTACCACTTAACTACGACGTCGTCTCCCGAGTCGTTATCTCTCTGATCTGACTAAGTACTTCTGCTGACAGTAAAGCCGTTCTCTTCAAGGGCCGCTTTGATGCCCAAATAAACACGGCCTCTATAGCTGTAGTCTATTTTCATTAGCGACACGCTTACACTTGTTCTGCCGCTTGCGGCCGCCCGCCTAATCTTTTCGTAAATAGACTCGGGATCTAGCTGCTGTGTTGCCGCATATTTATCGTTTAATTCTTTTGCCTCACTGGCTTTCATTTTATTCTCTCTTCGGCGTCTGTCGCCTATTTTTATCTTACTTTTTTGCGGAAAGAATATCTAAATAAAATAATATCTCCAAGTCATCGTCGCCAAGACCTGACATGAATTCTTCCCCATCGATTGTAGTCGCACAGCCTGTGTGATTAATTTTAACAAAAGTGACTTTGCCGTGATCTGATACAAAACCAACCTTATCAGAATCCATAATAACAACATTCATACGCCTTGGCGACGTAACTCTAACTTTTCGACTATTGATTAACGAAATATAAACGAGCATGGCCCGGCTCTTTTTCTTAGCACAATATTCTATAAAAGAAAGCTTCCGCCCAATCTTTATCATAGCAAAGGAAGGTGGCCGGTAATCCTATCAACATCTTCAACAAAACCTGGGCCAATTGCAACGGCTGTCTTTGTCGGAACACCATCAAACTCAGTGAATCCAGCGTCGGTGATTAAAGAGCACGGAAGATTAGCGGCCTTAGCCGCCTCATATAACTCCACTAACTCTTCTTCACTATCAACACTAACACAGATCTTAGCAAACCTTCCGGCAATCCAAGCACAGACACCCTGTAGCTTTCTGATATAACTCTTAAGCCCCCTTGGACCGAAATGTAAATCTACTACCCCGTAAATCCCGCCTTCTTCCCAAAGACCTATATCACCACTACCCCAATCAATTAGATCTAATAGTACAGCGCAAGAAGCATGAGCGCCTTGCGACACCATCTTACCTTTCCTCATATTAAGATCTTTTCTTATTATGATTACCTGCTTTGCTTTATAATTTTTGGTCATATATTCCTCGGTGGCTTTACGGCCTCAACATTTAAACTAACCAAAGTTCCTTTGTGCCATATTTCATCTGGCAGCTCATTACCATCCTCATCATGCCTTGGAACATAATCCCTGCTCCAGTCTCTTACATTAGCATGTGAAGTTGTAAATGGATCATATCGTTTGATATTGACAAATCCCATTTCAGACAAATCTTTTTGAAGCTGGTTGAAATCCCATCCCCAACAGTGATAGTCGTAAGGATTTCTTTGGCCACCGAACATGGTGCCTCTTATCTCAGATAGATCACCAGTCTCATTGTAGTGACGAATCAGCCCTTCAAAATCAGGAACCGAAATCCTTAGCATTCCGCCCGGTGCTAACAAATCAAGTAAGGTTGATAGAACATCTTTGTACTCGTGTCGTGAGAAGTGTTCTAAAACATGGCAAGCATAGATGTAATCAACACTGTTCTTTTCAAACTTTGTATGCAAATCTTTTATATCACATATCAAATCAGTAGCGTCAGTTTCATAAATATCTATGTTTACAAAGCCTTCTATCTTTTTTGGTCCGCATCCTAAATGTAATTTCATTTTCCCTTCAATTTTATGGCACGCTGTAAGGGATTCGAACCCTTGACGCGGAGGTCTAGAATCTCCCGCTCTGACCGCTGAGCTAACAGCGCAAAATGAAATAGAAAGCTTAGGCCGAAGCCTTTGTGTCCTCTCTATTTCATTACCCTTTGAATTTTGTTTTTAGCTTGCTTACTGAAGGCTTGCCGCATACAGCGCTGTCTTGGCTGAGTAGTTGCTGTTTGAAAGTGCCCAACTTCTCATCCAATCCCAATCACCCATCACATAGGCAGAGAATTGAGTTTCAGAAAGGTCAATCTCTGTGTCTACAGACATTTCCTGCATTCGGATAATTCTATCGAAGGTTTTGACATGTGATTGCAGTTCTGCTAAGCTAAATTGCATATTAACTTTTTCGCCATTCTCTAGTTGGCGCAGCTTCTTCATTAAAATTCTCTTGGACTCTCGACGATAGCCCTCCATCACCTCTTCATACATTTCGATGTGCTCTTCTCGGTTAGTTCTTAGCGCCTCAAGAACATCTTTTCTTAATACTGTTACATTCATTTCGTCACGGCTTCCCCTTATATTTCCTCACTTTGCATATACCTCGTTCAGAGGCCAGAATCCATATCCTGTACGGATCCCTTTGATTAATCTTCTTAAGATTGCAGCTTCCTCATTAGAAACTACACGAGACCAAAAGTGTCTTAAGAAATCTTCTCTATCTTCATAGTCAAGATATTGGTTTGAACCAAATCCATAATGAAGTGGCTGATTAGATGGAATTTTGCTTTGTGCGTTATTCCACTCTTCTTCCTCCATTAATGCTACTCCGCCAAGATTAAACTCATCAGCCCAATTATCATTAAAGTAAATTAACAACAATTCAATCTCCTTTGTTATTCAAAAATGAAATGAACACTCCAGAACGTTCATCCCACCATGTAAATTCAACATAAATACTTGAAATAACATTTGCTGCACTACTTTTTTCAGTTACTCTCAGCCAAACTCCACCGGGCAAATTCATGGCTGATGTAACAATGTCACCACTACCATAGCCACCATAAGATTTATCTACTCTTAACCACTTGCCCATTATGGGGTCGCTCATAATTTAACCATTAAAAAGATGTTTACAAATAGCTCGACCTCTGCGATCGATCTGCTTCCACTTAATCTTAAAACTATCAGATTCTCTTCCGCCAAATATCTTGGCATTACTATGAACCTCAGATAAGCCTGCAAGTAACAAAGTAATTGCAACGATCTTATTTCTACAGAACTCTTCAGCTTCTGATGCTTTGATAGTATGAATCTCCATATCTCTCAGAATAAGCTCTCCAATAATTGGGTCGCCATTAATTTTATTCCAAGTCTGATATGATATCTTTGCGTGATCAGGAAAATGAACACGGCCTTCTTCATCCATTTCTTTACAGTAAGGCTTGCCACAATCATGCATGGTAGCGTACTGCTGAATGATATCCGATGATAACAAACTATTTTTGATATCCTCTCTGTACCCTTCAAACCAAGAAGGCAGTTTCCAGTCTAGTCGCAACTCTTGTCCGTCCAGATAATGAAGCAAATCTTCATAATGCTTCCAGACGGATAGTCCGTGCTCGTAAATTGTTTGCCCTTTGGTCTGCTCTATATGCTTCATATCTCGTACCACTTTTTGGTACGGCGTCTCTGGCTGACTAAATTCTTTTAGTGCCAGCGGAAGCGAGCCACAGAATCTTCGACCTTTATCTCCAGGCTCAATTGCAAGTGCAGTAATCTGATTGTTAATGTCGGGCTCTCGAAAAACAGAAAATCTAATCTTCTTCTTTTCGGCTCGTGCAATCAGCTTGATTAGCTCGTCTTCATCCTTCGCAGATAGAATTGCGATATGATTAGAAGACTGATACCATTCCGATTCGATCTCAGAATGCTCTGAAATGAATTCACGAAATGCGTGAAGTGCCTGTGCAATTTGTGTGCCAGGATCTAAATCCTTGCGAGTAATAATATATAGCTTGTCAGTTGGACAGAGGCCCTAAGTGTGTTCCATTTCCCTCTCCTATAAGGTCTGTTGTATGCTATCCATATCTTCTATCTCTATTTCATCAAAGCCAAAGTCGGCTTGAAATGTGCGGACGCTAGTGCTATCTGTTTCATCAGAATGAATTGAGTGCCAATACTGCCCATCATATTCTGCGTTATTTACAAGATGCACATGATGCACATGATAGACTCTTCCATTAATTTCTTTACTTAACCAAGTAGATAAAAGACGCTTATTCTTTCCCGATTCTCCAGCTTCGCCAGTAATATACCAGCCATGCCCAAATAATGAATCGGTGTTTCCAATGCCCCACTCATCAGAAGTTAAGTTATTATAAAGATGATTCATTCTATCTCTGTAGAAATCCCATTCTCCAATCCATAGAACATTATAACCAACATCTGAATAAGTATTCCTGCCCATCTTAATTCTCCCATGTGATATGCAGGCCGGTAGGCGGCAAAATCTTTATAGTCTATTCACTCTCGTCAGCTTTCTCTTTCACTAATTTAATATAAGCAGTATAAGCAACTTGACTATATGCCATGTTAATTGAGGCGGACATTACTACCAGTGATATACCAAAGATTGCTTCTTCATCTGTGCCATGCATCATATCATAAATGATATAAGCAAATTCCTCTGGTGTGTTTTGTTCAATTAATTTCTTACAAAACCGGGCTGGGTCGATTGACTCTAATAACATGGTTTCCTCGTAATTATGGAGGCGACGGCAGGATTCGAACCTGCGAATAGACGAGTTGCAGTCGCCTCCCTTAAGCCTCTTGGGTACGTCGCCATTATGGGGAGATTTCTCTCCCCAATTAGATCAGTTCAAAAGTTCCTTCACACGTTCCAACGTCCAGTCCTTCCTTTCGGAATAACCTACGTGAGACTTAATGATGCTCAAAACCTCTTCCGCGTCAGGCGCCTCCTTGCAACTTGCTTCAATCTTACGATAAGCCATACCCCTAATGAGGCCATTGGCTACGTTAAGACTGCGAGCATAAGATGCCCGGTCAACACGAAGTGATGCTGCCGCATACGTAGTGTTGCCCCAATGCTTAGTCTCCTGAGAGTCTATCATCTTCTGCGCTGTTTGAAATAAAGTTCTGGCTCTTGCCTTCACCATACGGCGATGGTAAGCGGTTGACTTAAGTTCTGCTCTAAGTAGTTCACGATACATATTCATTTTGTTTTATCCTTTTTTAGTTTTTTTGAATTGCTGCCATCACAGCCGACTTTGTGTGGCACGATTTAAACGCTGTTATATCAACTCCAAAACTAAAAGGTGGACCTCTTGCATAAGTCTAACAATATTCTCGCATAACTATCTCCATATTAACAATATACCGAAGTGTACATTGTCGTTCAAAAAAATTTAATTAGTTTCTTACAGAAACCTACTAACGTACTCTCTATCTTCTTTAAAGAGAGGAATCTCCCAGTCGATAGTCCATCTATTACGTTTGGCTATCACAGTTTCTTTAGCCCCATGCTTCATAAAAGTCACAGGTTCTTCAAAGCTTTTACGAGTTACAGTAAATCCTTTTTGAAAATGACTTGGGACGTCTTCCCACGGAGTACCATTATTTCTCAACATTTCTTTCATCTGCAAAACAGTTCTACCATTACATTCTTTATGAGAAAAATAATGCCTTGCATACATTGAAACAGAATTGCGCAAAGCGTCTTGCTGTCTCCATACAAAAGCATTAACAACTTCATGCTCAGGAAGATTCCAGAACCTAGAATCAAATTTTGGTCTAGAGTCTGCAAGGCTTGGATCGCTCATAACTAATGCTGCATAAAACTCAACTGCTACAGCAGAAGCAATAACGCTATTCATCTTTCTGGTTTTATAACCAAAATAAGGCTGAGTCTGCTCTGATTCAGTATCAGTTATTAGAAAGGATATTTCATCAGACTGGACGTAAGCCATCTTACAACCTTGGATTTCTTGGCACCCAACAATGGCACCTACAGCCATAGCCAAAACAAATTTTTCATTCCAAGGAGAATTAGCTTCTTTCTTTAGACTCTTAGTAAATTTACTAAAATTCTTTCCATCTACTCGGCCAATAACAGGAACGCCACTAACTAGCTTAAAGTTAGTTTGCTTCTCGTAACCCTTCATCCTATTTTCTAATGTATCAAACATCGGGAGCCTCTCCGCTCTTAGTTATCTGCTCAGCTGCCGCAATACCCGCCAGCTTATCAACCACTTCGTTATATTCATTTCCAGCATGACCCTTAACCCATTTAATATCAAGGTTTGGACAGTTTTCTAATTTTTCTCTTATTGTTTTAACACGCTCGGTATTCTTCCTAGCAATCCAGTTCTTAGTAAAAAGTCCCACACAGTAACTTGAGTCGGTATATATAACGGCCTCTTCCCAATTCCTGCCTTCTCTTATTAGATAATCTATGGCATACTCTATTCCGCTCATTTCAGCAACATTATTTGTCTCGACTCCAATGTGGCCGGCACAATAGTGTATTACCTTATCATCTTCTAAAACTATAACGCCATATCCTGCTGGACCTGGATTGGTTGGCTTGCATGAGCCATCCGTATATATTGAGATCATCTGTTATTAGACTCCTTAGGTTATGCTAGCTCCTCGTAAAGAGCCTCGTCATTTCTGCATCTTTTACGTAGTTCAGTATACCAAGCTTGATTCTTAACTTTGAACATTAAGACGCCAGGCTTCTTTGGATGCTTGGCTTTGCATACTACGCCTTCGAATGTCATCCCCGGTAACGTACCGTTTCTAACTTGCTCTAAGAACGTGGCATTCGGCTTACCTCTATAGAGCATAGGTGCTATATCTAAATGTCCAAACAGCTTTAAGAATTCTTTGGGCGGAACCATTCCGCTCTTAAATAGATTGGCATCAAACAAGACTATTTGATGCTCTTCGGTATTGTCGTGCCATCCAAAAGATGAACTCTCTCCAAAGAATTCAAAGAACAATACGACTTTATCGAGCCGTTGTTTTCTCATGATCTTGGAAACATCATCTTCGTACTTATTTCGGATAAGACCTATGGCTTCACCAAAGGTTTCGTCGTCTGCACCAAGCATTCTCTTGCGAGTGCCAAACTTATAGAAGCCACGCTTCTTTGACCATTCGGCTCTGATGTTGGAACCATCTAATTTGTCAAAGGCATAAACATCAAGATTAGATATCTCGCCTGTTATTGATGGATACTGTTTCATTTTATTTCCAGATGATTACCCTGTTCTCTCTTGAGTCTATAACATAAGAAAAATAAACCGCGCCCTCTTTGGCAGGGTCTATTTTTTCATATACTTCTATAGCCGGACCAGTACTGTAATCAATAAAGTTTACTCTTTTAAGGTTGACAATACCTGCCTCATAAAACATATCACTATAATCGTATGCCTCTACCGGAACCAGCAAGAAGCCGTTCATAATTGTTCCAGCAACCTCTTGGTAGGCGCGCTCCTCGTTATCTTCATCTACATATTTTCTTGTATTCATATGCAACCTCAGCTTATTTTATGGTAGCCCCATCAGGAGTCGAACCTGAAACCTTTCGCCTATCAAGCGACTGCTCTAGCCAATTGAGCTATGGAGCCACATTCATAATAAGTGGTCGTGTGGTTGCCCGCAGTCCCACACGACCTTACCCTAGGTCGTAACTTTACTTATTATGAAATGGTAGGGGTAGTTGGATTTGAACCAACGGCCTTTCGCTTATCAGGCGGCTGCTCCAACCAAACTGAGCTATACCCCTAAATACTTTATTGCTTCACGCAATCTATCAACATCATCTTCAAACATTCCAAGTCCAGTATTACAGTTGCTACAAAGCAGACCTCTTACTTTTCTAGTAGAATGGCAATGATCAACGTATGGTGTTCCTTTAAAAGTTACTTTACAAATCCCACAAGAATTATTCTGAGCAGCTCTCATATCTTTAAAGTCTTCTAATGTAATACCATATTTATACTTCAACTGATATGACTTCTCAGTTGAATATTTATTTTCCTTCTTACTTTTTTGACGAGAAAGATTATAACACTGTGTCGTACAATATTTAGCCTTCCCTCGTCTAACCTTAATAGCTAAAGCAATGAAGTCTTGATTGCAACCCTGGCAAACTCTCTTAACCTTTTTTCCCGCCTCTACCTTTCGTATTATCTATCATAGTATCCCCTCTATGTATATAGTAATAGATTTTGGACTAGTGCGACAAACCGTATTCGCCTACTCTCCAAATAGAAACCATGTAACCATTGTAATAAAAAATGCAGTGACTGGATCAATTCCCATACACATAAATAAAAAGAAAAAGAAGAAAAATGACACCTATACCTCACTTACAATATTCATTCCAAGAAAAGTCATGCCTAGTGCCAAGTCATCTAACATTGGCTGAAACAAAGCTTGTCCCTCTGGATTATTCTGAATTTTAACATCCATATAAAGTCCGTTAATTTTCTTTGCTAACTTAACCAGAGCCGTTAGTAAAGTCTTTGGATTAAGATCACTTTGTGATTTAATCAAAGCATAGATAAGCTCCGGAGACTTTAGCGCACCAGACTCTGGCTTTAGCCCGGCACTCTGTAAGCGTGCCAAAGTATAGCTCAAGTATAGGCCAGAAGATTGTTTCAGAGATTTAATCTGGTCCAAATCTAATTTCTTAGTACTCTTTGGTGAGCTATTCAAAATGAAGCCAACTAATACATTATACGCCAAATCAGGGTTTGGAAACTCGTCAATCAGTAGATCATAAACCTCTTGGGCCATGACGGTGTTGCCCTCCCTGCTTGACATCTTCTTCCCTTTAGCGATTACTAGTCCAAGCGGAACATGCGTAATTTCGCCCTCGGGAAATAGCTGTGCCAACTTCTTAAAGTGCGGGCCTTGCTCCGAACCCGTTAGATATAACTTACTCTCACCATTCCAGGCTTGAGCTAGAGCGACGTCTTGCCAAAAATAGCTAGTACTTCCATCGCTTTTAATTCCAACAACATACTCGTCGTCAGCTATAAAGCCTTTAGTACCTTCATACTTACCATTTCCGCTTACTAAAAGAGAATCGTCATTCAATATCATATCTGATGCAAAGAAGACTGCACCATTAATATAGTAGTCAGACCACTTAAGCCATTCTTCTAGTTTGCTTAGGGCGTCTTCTTTGGAAACATCACCATCTAATGTGTCCCCAAGGATGGCCACAAAGTCAAGGCCAATCCCCATGTTTTCAAATGCTTTGGCAATGACAAGGTTTGATAGGTGACCAATATGAAGGTGCTTATTTAGATTCGGACTAAACCCATCAACTATCGAATAAGCCTTAGGCTCTACAAACAGATCGTGTAGACTTATACTCTCTGGAATATTAATGTTAGTAAACCTTCCAGACTTAACCAAAGTTAAGCTATGATAGTCTGCCCACTTACTGATCTCTTCTGATGGTTTGCCAAATACACATAAAGCAAAGTCCATCATCGGCGGCGTTGTAGCTACCTTTCCAATATCGATTTTCATAACGACACCTTTGACATTTTAATGGAGGAGGATAGAGGAATCGAACCCCGTGGCTTTTATACACACCCCAAGGGTTCAAGCCTTGTTTATCTCCGAGTGAGGTATCCTCCGATTTTATCTTACCTGCGTCCGGGATCAAATCCTGGGACCAGCCTTAATGAGTTAGCAATCTCTGTTAGATTATCTGGATCAACTTCTATTCCGTAAAAGCCATAATGAGTACCAAACTTTCCAATAGCTAGCTTAACTCCCGCTTCCGTCTTTGTTCCCCACCATCCGTCAATATCTCCGACGGGGATTCCCATTCTATTGCAATGAGACTGGACAGCTCTAACTCTATCACGCCTCTTAAAGTTTACGTCAAGTAACTCAGGCATTTCACAGTGCGCCTTCATTTCAATATACTTTCTAATGTATTCCCAATTAAATGCAGGACCCGGATCAGACTTTCTGTGAGGTGTAACATGTTCGTGGCCAATTACATTCTCTGGAAGAATCTTATATTCCTTCATCCATTGCCATACCTGCCATGATACTGCTTCCATCTGAGGGTCCGGATATTTAGCCCAATACTTGTCATCCCAATTACCCCTATGATCGGTAAACTTTGCGCACTCTTGTCTGGTAGCAACTCTGACTTTGCGGCTCCTGTAAGATTCGTCTCGATACCATTCGTCTGGACCCTGAAATACTTCTGGATCAGACTTTGATCTGTTACGATAAACACCGTGCGGAGAGGGTCCGTCCATCTTTCCATCGGCCCAGCCAAAGTTTACAACTTCTATTCCGAAGCTATGATGGTTCATATTGGAGCGGCCACCCCATTGACCATAACCAGCGTGCCATCCTCTATCTCCATCCTTTAGATATCGATACAGTGTTCCGTCTCTTTCAATACAAAAGTGAACAGACAAGCCTCTCTTATTCAAAACCTTATAAGTCTGTTTGGCGGTAAAACCAGCAGTATAGTGCAGGACAATTACCCACGGTGTACGACTCCATCCTTTAGAATAGCCCTTTGTAAGTGGTTGCTCAATAATATTCATAAGACCCTCCGAATACATTATACTATTAGTATTCGGAACTATTAGTCTATATCATCCCAAGACTTACCTTTCTCAAAAAACCATTTTTGCCTTACTCTTATAAAATCAAACGGACGCTCTATCGTCACGCCCATATCAAGCAATCTAAGATCTGCTACAAACTGCGCAGCTTCTGGAGTATAATACTCAACCTCATCGGCAATCCACTTGAAATCTGAAAAATCATAGTAATTATATTTCCAAGTTTCTTTTATCAAATTGTCCGTTTCATAAACCTCAACTACAGTATGTGATCTAGGTATACCATTCAAAGTTGCCTTTCTTATGATAATGGGATAAGCATCAGCAAAGTCTTTATCTTTAATTTCCCATGCAGTTATCATTAGTTTCTTCTATTAAGAATCTTTTCGACTAACCGCCGAGTAAAATTGTGACCAGCAAAGTATCCAAGCTTGAGAGTCTGCTCACCAAAAACTACGCGCACAACAGTCTCGCCATCATGGACGCGACCATCAGTTACAACTCTTACAGGTCTATATTTGGTATCTTCCGCGCGAATGATGACTTCTGTGGTGCCCGGCAAAACAACAGATCTAAAGTTAGGGTGGTGTGCGTTGTTAGGCGTAACAACCATATTCTTATTCAGCGGGTGAATAACTGGACCTCCCGCAGAAAAATTATAACCTGTTGAACCAAGCGGTGTTGCTACAATAACTCCGTCAGCTACCATCTTTTGAACCAATGACGCACCATCAACTGCAACAGAAATTCTAGCAGTTTGTCCCGATGCTCTTTCGATATAAACGTCGTTAATTGCGAAGTCAGTCTTGCCGCTTCCAAATTGCGCTTCAAGTGTATGAAACCCTTGAACAGTCCATTCCTGATAACGAATCCCATCCTTAATATCTGTAGATTCATTCATAAGGAAGCCAAGATGGCCGCCGTTAATAGGTATATAGGTTTTATCAAGCCCATGCTTGCTTGCCGATCCCAAGAGATATCCGTCTCCTCCAACGACAACAATAATATCTTTGCTTTCGATCAATTCTTCATCAGCCCAATTAAATACAGCTTTTGCCATACTCTTTGCATTAGGACTTTTTCCAACTACAATCATCTTCTCTCCCGTCTCTCGGGTTGTATGGTCGTGTCGCAGAGGATTCGAACCTACATTGACCCGGCGATTAAACCCGGGAATGTCCAAGTGATAGAGGGCACGCAGAGAGACTTGCTAATCGCAGCAAGATCATTTACCATTTTCACTACACGTCACGATATATGGTAGGAAGTCTGAGATTCGAACTTCCAGTTTTCTATTACTATTCTACCTATAAATATAGGAGATCGTTATGAAAATTTTAAATTGTAATAAATGTAATAAAGAATTTGAAAGGCGCACAGGAGAATATAACCAAGCTATTAGGCGTGGTTATAGGCGTTTTTATTGCTCTAATGAATGTCGAAAGACTCACTGTAAAAAGATTACTAAGATAAATATATCTTGTACAAATTGTGATACTATATTCCAAAGGCGTCCGCGAGACATTGAAAAGTCTAACACAGGGCGCTTCTTTTGTTCACGAAGTTGCGCAGCTACTTACAATAACAAACTTAATCCAAAAAGAATAGCGCGACACAGAATTTGCCCAGAGTGTCTTAATAAATTTAAAGGGCAAAATAAATATTGTAGCGCCGAATGCATACCTAAAAAATCAAAAGAAGAATATAAAAGCGACCATAGAAATAATGTTTCTAACTTAAGAAAGAGAATGAAAGAAAAGGCTATATCTCTTATGGGCGGTGAGTGCCAGATTTGCAAATACAACAAGTGTTCTCGCGCCTTGCATTTTCACCATATAAATCCGGAAGAAAAAGACTTTAATATATCTCTTGCATCAAGCTGGGAAAAGGCGAAGTCTGAACTTGATAAGTGTGTTTTATTGTGCGCGAACTGTCATGCCGAAGTTCACGATGGACTTATTGATATATAATATAATGGTAGAGTACCTTGGATTCGAACCAAGAACGCCGACGTCACAGGACGGAATGATAACCAATTTCAACAATACTCCAAATTATTGTATAAATAAATCTAAATTAAATAATAGAAAATCTTTAGCACAATTATTTATAATATCTTCATCTAATAGCCTCTCTAGGTTCATTTTAGTAGTATGACCCGTTAAAGTAAAAATTTCTCCCGGGAATTGGCTATCTAATGTAAATGAAAACTTTGGCGATAGTTGGAAAATTACAACTAATATATGATCACGATCTTTAAAAATATAAATATTTTCATCTAGTGATGATATAATACACAAAAATTTTTCAAAAGTCATATTGTCTATACAAACAAATCCATGTTAAACATTATAAAGTCTTTGATAGACTCTGGACCAGAAATCATAATCTCTTCTGTGGTTAATATTTGTGAAGTATCAACTATAGATTTATTGACACCAACTAGATAGGGCCATTCATCTGAATCTTGCCTTGCTCTTTCTAGTTCACGAAGCTGCTGATATTCCGGTACGTTGCCAAGCCTGTCAAAATTATACTTAATCCAAATGGGATTATCCTCCTTAAAGTGTCCAACTAAAACAAGATTTGTATGATTTACACCAAGGTAAAAATTGTGCGGCAGATTATGTCTATGCTTTCCATAAATCTTTATCCAGTCGAGCCCACTTGAGTAAGTTCTTCTATGACTTATAGTCGATGGAATTAAGTTTGTAAACATACCGCTGTCTTTAGCAGTATGATACAACTCACTTATTCTATCTGGATTCATTTCTTCCTTGCAATCATTAGCCTTTCTAGACCTAAGGCCCATCCTGCGCCACCATCATAAGGGCCGCCCCCAAGGATCTGCTTCTTGGTTTTAACAGAAGAAATCTCAAAGGTCTTTCCTGAGTCATCATATAGATTCAAACCCCTCTTCGCTCCATCTTCTAGAGACCAAGCGTTAGAAGGCAGAACCTTTCTGAATAGCTTAATGGCATCACGCCTCGTATCTCTACGAGCGTCAAGCGCATTATCCATCAGAAGTTCTACTCCAATCTGTGTGAACTCTCTTAGTCGTTCTGCATCAGTAGTCGACTCATTTCTAAAGCATCGAGCAACATAGTAAACTTTGCTCGCTCCAAGCTTTTGAGCGCCCATTCCTCTGACATAGTTGGTGACCTCTGGAGTCAACACAACACCATTACCTAAGTCAAACATTCTGTTCTCAGTTCCCTCTGTACAGGAAGCGAAAACTTCTTCTTTGGCCAGGATTGGGATTTCAATATAACGGTAACCCCATGCTTCCAGCCAGGCTGAAATCTCAGCGATGAAGTAACCTCCGGTCAAGACTCTCATTAGCAGAGTAGGCCCTGACACCTTGCGGCGTAATTAACTTAGACATTTTTCTTTCCCTCTGTTGTTTTAGCCATTTTGGCCTCGACTATCATTTGAATTAATTCAATCTGACCTTTCAGAGCGTGCTTAATATTCTCATAAGCCAACTCTTGGTCTGGAAAACGATTCCTTGCCGCTTTAAGCATCGGCAAGATATGCTGCTTGCATTCTTCCATATAAGCCACCTGCTTCTCGCAAGAGAAGACTCCTGGCATCGTTTGGAAGTTGTGTACTCTGTCGCATCCCTTTACTATAGATGCAATTGGATTGGACGCCATATCTTTGTAATACTGTGTTTGATCCTTCTTGTCACCGCGATACTTCTTCGTCAAAAGCAAGACACCATCTGCAACTTGCTCACCAAACATAACACGAATAGTTTCAATTGGTACTTCATAGTCTTCAACTACATCATGCAAGAGGCAAACAATGAATGTCGCCTCTTCATCACGCAAACCAGTCAAGGTTCGTGCATAATGCGTAATTGATATCTGGTGATGAAACTCAGGAGTTACCTTATCTTTTCTCAGTCCGTTGTGATATTCCGATGCAAACTCAAGCGCCTCAACAGCCTTGAAGTATCCCTTTCCCAAAAGAAAGGCTCTAATTCGTTCGCGATGAATGATGAACTTAGAAACAGATGTCACGACGCCTCCGTTAGTTATTTTAAATATGGAGCGGGTGACGAGAATCGAACTCGCCATGTTTAAAACGCCTGCTTGGAAGGCAGGTTCCCCACCTTGGGGACTCACCCGCATATTATTCTTTATACTACTGACGCAGTATTTTAACTCATTTTTTATTTTCGCCTAATGCGTAGATTGCCTCCATCGCATCTTCGTCCTTGGTTGCCTCAAACAAATCTTCCATTGAAGAAAACTTGACACCATGAAGATAGTATTCCTGAGAATACCTATCTTCAACAGCAGGTCCATCAATTCTGTGAAGGCGGTCTTCTTCATCAAGATGAACAGCCACTCTCTGTCCATATTTTTCTTGGAAAGAAATCTTACTATCAGATTCCTCTGCAAAGTATAAGCCGTCAGTATTAATTGCGACCAACATACGATCTGAAAAGCAACGGACTAACGCCATTAGTCCGTCTGTAGTTTCTTGCAATAAAATAATTCTTCCGAAAGTAGGTTCTGACCGCGCAGCTATTCCGGGCTCCGCTCTCTTATTCTTATGGAACCAGACAGCTTTGTTCAGCAAATTTTCAACGCCATATATCATTTGACACCCAATTCGTAAATTGCATCCATTTCTTCGCCAGCTTCTTTTGCGGCATCAAACACAGCTTCTGCCGATCTGCATTGAACTCCTCGATAAAAATACTTATTTCCACCGTAATGCTTATGAGATATAAAGGCCGGCCCACCGAGTCTATGATAACGATCATTAGAATCTATATAAGCTTCAATCAACGGATTTTCACTATTCGTTAAGTGTCCATTATTTTCGCAACCTATATAAATTTTGCCTGCTATCGTATATGAATCAAGTTCACCATTGTCAAATGACTGAACAATAATATTGGCCGGTCCCGCTAAACTATTTACACTTAGAATTCTTCCATATTTTGGAACAGTTCTAGTCTTATCATTAGGATCTTTACCGTAGAAGAAAACGACTCTTCCTACTAAGACATTCATGCCGTTACCTGCAAGATATCAAGATAGAACAAAATACTTTCCTTGTCTTTATTACCAAAAGCGATATCAATCACATGGTATCGGTCTGTCAGTCGAATGGAGTATTGATCGCCCTTTAGAAATAACATTAGAGTTGCCAAATATTACTCGGCTGCCGTCTCTACTCGGTCTTAATATAACATTAGAAGTTCCAACCCAAAAATCAAGGGACTTTTGCAAATGATTGTCAAAGAGTCAATCTCTACAAGCCTCTCCGCAAATCTGATATAATCACCCGGGCTATAGCTATTTACTGAACCACTAATCACTTCGGCATGTGTTCCACCAATCTGTGGGTGAATCTTACACTTACCTCTACTGCACGGGTTCTTTGGCTTGCTATAGAAAAACTTTCGTAATATACTTCCTATAAGATCCATCGACCTTCCGTGCGGCTATATGTTAAATGGCTGGGGTAGTAGGGTTCGAACCTACAAACCTTCCGGTTCAAAGCCGGATGCTCCACCAGTTGAGCTATACCCCATTAAGTTAGAAGATCCATTTCATAAATTAAGAAGCTTCTAATAGAATCAGGAATTGTATCCCAGATATCTGCCGCCCGCCCCTGGCATATTAAGCGACCTGCCATATCTCTAATTCCCAATCTAATCTGACTTGTAGTTGCCAGTATACGAATATGATAGTTGTCAAATATAAACTCTGATCTATTCTCAGATTCATAATGCAATTCACAATGCTCTTCCAGTCGTACAGTTAATATTTCTTTCTTGACTTTGGACTCTACTGCTTCTGACCAAGTATCCATTATTAACTCGCAACATAAGAATGGTGAGGCTGGTGAGATTCGAACTCACACTGGATGGCTTCTAAGACCATTTTCTCTACCGTTGGAATACAGCCCCAAATGTTGAATAGATGTAGTTACCTATTCAAACATTACTACTGAACTTTTCTTTTTAACTCAAGTTTTAATTTAACTTACTGAGTTGCTAAGAAGGCTTCGCGTGCTCCGTGTCTTTCTCCTGTCTTTTCATCAACAGATATTTGGCGCCTTGCTTCAATGTATCTTTCACGCATTTCTTTAACTAGAGGGTTGTCGATTCCGTGCCTTTCATACAGATCTTTAAACATTTTTGCTAGCACTAAACTCTTTTGATGATAGAAGGTGTCTTTGTTTTCCATTTATCTTCCTCTCTTACGCTCATCTTATTTGCCACCCTACCACCCTTTTGTTGTTTAGCCTTTCCAACCTGGAGGTGCTTTTGACGCCACCTTGTTTCCAGGGAATGGATTAGGCTTATTGACAGGCTTAGAGATAACGCCCCACTTTACCAGTTTAGCTCGTGTTGCATATCTAAAGCTTGTCAAACGATTTGGCTCAGAAGATTCTCTGGTGAATGATACCGAAGTAACTTTCATTGAGGTTTCCTTGCCATAGCCTGTTCCTATGTTTGTTTCGGGAGTAGCTTCAGAAGAAACATGATTAACATTTACAGTGCCTTTAGTTATTCTTCGACTAGAACTTCTGGTCGTAGTAGATGAGCTAAAGGTTCCGCCCATTGACTGCGATCCTGATCCGTAAACTATGTTTCCGCCAAGATTGTCATAAAAATTGTCCATAGGCCAAGAAGCATCCTTCAGCCAGTACTTGTAATCCTGTTTCTCGTTAAAGACCGCTACTCCAATTACGCCAACATTATCGGTGCCCTTACCCATCTTTGCTGAGTAGGACTCACCAGTCTTTGTAAACTCAAATGAAGCAACATCATCACTTGTTCTGCGCCATCCCTTAATATCTATTATACCGTATCCGCCGAGAATATACCCGCGCTTTTCGAAGGAGGCTTCCTCTCCGTCCATCACCGAAAGCCCGTCAACCGAGACTACAATTTCTTTTCTTTGATAGTCATTATTACGAACTCGGATTATATACTCTCCACTCTCTGGTGCCTCAAAGTACACCATTCCATCATGTGCGTGCTTGGTCATATTGCTACCAGCACTGATAATTTCTACTTCAACCATTTTCTTCTCCGTATTGATCTCTGGCTTTATTTGGTAGCCTAAAGATATCATATGATTTTTGATAACGGTATCCATAACACGAGATGTTTTTTCTTCGGTATAATACTTTTTAAGGGCCTCTACTGCCTCCATCGCCGGTGGCGTTAATGTCACAGTTAGAAGTTTATTTTTTCTTTCACTTGCCACAGGCGCTCCCTCCATTGAGTATAACACAGTTATCTATATCAATGTTATACTCAAAAGTATAACCATGATCAAAACTAATCTGAAATTATTTTAAATCTATCACCATCGCTAGGGAGCATGGCCAAAGCGGAACCGTTATCCCACTTGACATAAACCTGCATACCCATATCAAAAGGCATCATTGCATGACCTGTAATTATTCCGGTATCACCTGGCTTTAAATTTGTATAAGGATCTTTAGTGTAAACCAACTTGATACGAGTACCTTCTTTATACATCAGCCTCTCCTGTTTGCTATAATATCTTCTGCAACGCTACGCGGAACCTCTGCGTAATGAGATAGCTCCATAGTATGAGTACCACGGCCGCTAGTCTTAGAACGAAGCTCTGTGGTGTAACTAAAGGTTTCTGCTAGCGGGACCATAGCTGTAATGATTGATGTTCCACCCTTATCCTCCATGCCCTGGATTTCTCCACGACGAGCATTAAGGGTTCCAATTACTGTACCAAGATAATCCTTTGGAACAATAACTTCAATCGCCATAATCGGCTCAAGAAGAACAGGCTTGGCGTTTCGCATGGCCTCCTTAAAAGCCATAGCTCCGGCTTGAGAATACGTTCGCTCATTAGCATCAACACTATGAGTTGAGCCATCAATTAGCCTGACCAAAACATCAACTACTGGATAATCAGCAAGGACTCCAGAAGTAAATGCCTCTTCGATTCCCCTAAAGACTGGCTGGATATATTCCTTGGGAATGGCACCACCAACAACTTTATTAATAAGCTCATGACCGCTACCTGCTTCACGAGGTTCAATCTCGATCACAGCATGACCATAAGAGCCCTTTCCACCGGTATGCCTCCAGAGCTTCTTATCAGCACTAGCAGCCGCACGAATAGTCTCTCGATAAGAAACCTGTGGGCGTCCAACACTAATCCCGACACCAAAATCGTCACGAAGTCGGGTAGTTAAAACTTCAAGGTGAAGCTCTCCCATGCCAGCCATAATAGTCTGTCCGGTCTCTCGATCAGTCCAAACTTTAAATGTTGGATCTTCATTGGTAAGCTTGGACAAAGCAAGTCCGAGCTTATCTTGATCAGAGTTCTTATTTGGTTCAACAGAAACTTGAATCACTGGCTCAGGAAAAGACATAGACTCAAGTAGAATTGGATTACCACGAAGAGATAAGGTGTCTCCTGTAGTAGCGTCCTTAAGACCTACAAGAGCGACAATATCTCCAGAACGCATTTCAGTTCTATCTGCTCGTTCCTTTGCGTGCATTTCAAGAATACGAGAGATTCGCACCTTGCGACCCTTGGTGGCATTATAAGCATTACTGCCGGATGCCATAACTCCAGAGTAAACTCTCGCATAAGCAAGGGAACCAAAGAACTTATCCGTTACAATCTTAAAGACAAGTGCACTAAATGCCTCATCATCATTCAGCTGCAAAACGATCTCTTCTTCTGAATCATCAATAGCTTTAATTTCGCCAATATCAGCAGGAGAAGGAAGGTATCGTACAATTGCATCAAGCAAAGGCTGAACGCCCTTATTCTTATATGCAGAGCCACATAGTACAAGTGTCGCTTCATTACTCAGAGTAATTTCACGAAGTCCTGCAACAAGATTCTCAACTGAAATACTATCTGTTTCTGACCACTCCTTAAAGTAATCATCATTAAGCATAGCAACCGCTTCAAGAATCTCACAGTGCATATCATATGCGTCATCGTACATATCAGAAGGAATATCCGAGTCGACCATTTCTAGCCCCATCTTGTCCTTCCAAGTAATTGCCTTCATTTCCACTAGATCAATTACTCCCTTGAAATCAGGGCCAGAACTAATCGGTAACTGTAGCGGTAAGACTGTAGCTCCAAGGCGTTCAATCATTGAGTCTACTGCACTTTGGAAGTCTGCACCAATCGCGTCCATCTTGTTGATGAAAGCAATTCGTGGAACGCCATAACGCTCTGCCTGACGCCATACGGTCTCTGACTGAGACTCGACACCACCCTTCGCACAAAAGACTGCCACAGAGCCATCTAGGACCCTTAGGGAGCGTTCTACTTCCACAGAGAAGTCAATGTGTCCCGGAGTATCAATGATGTTGATAGTGTGACTATCCCATTCGACAGTTGTAGCGGCAGAACTAATGGTAATGCCACGAGCCTGTTCCTGCTTTCCATCATCCATTGTAGTGTTACCATCATGGACCTCACCCATCATATGGTTCTTCCCGGTATAGAAAAGAATCCTTTCTGTGGTTGTAGTCTTGCCCGCATCAATGTGGGCCATGATCCCAATATTACGGGTGTGACTAATTCGTTCGGTACTCATGATTTATTCTCCGTAAACTTATCCATATTGTGGATAATTAAAATCTGCAAGCTCTTCGGCATTTCATCTAGACATTCTTCAATTTTTTTGCATGAAATATAGTTCTATTTGGAAAGTCTGCCTCATAGAGTGAAAATAAAAGACCTTTTGCCTTTCCTCTGAAGCGCAATAAATATAAGTTATCTATAGAGTGATCAAACCACCATCCTTCTTGATCAATAAATGGAAATCCATGTGTGTCAAAAAATACAGATATAAGTTTACTAGTTTCATGTGACTCATGTAGTAACTTCCATTTACTTATCATAAGAACCTCAAGCTATTTTGGACTGACCACTAATTAAAGTAATCAGCCCATACATATTACAATAAAACTACGAACCGCCTTCCAAAAAAGTATTTCTACTTATACGTCAGAGCATAAATGCTCTTTACAACTTCTTCAATCTTATCCATATCAGGTTCCTTTGGAACTACTGATTTTCCACTTCTCTCAATCTCATGAAGTTCATTCTTCTCGCGCTCGGCCCATTCAATTAACTTAGAATAAGACCAGTCGCCATTCCGAATTTCCTTCAACTCTTCTCTATCAGGTCTATAAACCTGAACCACGCCTTGGGTCAGAACCTCTTTCCCCATACGGAGCAATCGAACCAAGTGCATGGCATGTTTGCAATCATAACCATACCTTGCTTCAAGTTCTGCCCGAGCAGGGTTTCGATTCTTCTTCCAGGACTGAAACGACTTCCATCGCTTCTTAGCAGCATCATACTGCTTTTCCTTTCTAAGTTCTGTCATGAAGTCATCACTAAAACCTAACCTAGAACCCATTGTATAGATTGCGGTGTCTCTAACTTCTATCCACTCGTCGGCGTCGATATCGTAGATGATACTAGCATCTTCTGCTAGAAGCAAAAGCATGTTCGCTACGCCTTCCCAAAATGCCTCTTGATATTGATTGTCCGCATCTAATAGCCAGGGCGCAAGCTCCTGAATGTTTAGCTCAGCATAACGTAAAGCTGCGCCCATCTGATCGTGATGAATTCTCTTTGCAGGTGGCAGCCCAAAGTCTGCTCTGTCTGGTGGCGCTACCGGAGGGTTATCTAACCATCCCTTATGGGTTCGAATTCTTTTCAACTGAGACATGGCATAGCCACCGAACTTATATGCTGCACGACCAGATAGAAACAAGTCACGACTATCTCGCAATAGTCCGCCAGCTTCTGTCATGTGGACGATGTGACGCTCATCAACATACAGTCCTTCAATGATATTAGGGTTGCAAGACGATGCCAGATTTACAAACTTATTAAAGCCGTAGATAACGCCCTCTTCATCTGCCTCTGGTAGTCCTGCTACCTCACTAACTCTTCCGCTCTTCTCTTCGCTCTTCCACATTACTTGTTCGAATTTACGAAATGGAGATAGAATCTCAATCATAGGTGTAACTAAAACACCTTTAAAATCGGTATCAGAAGTAGGAGTATCAGTACCGTAAGACTTAGAACCAGCTAATGTCAACAAGATAGTTGCATCTCTGATATCAAATCTTTGATTCTGAAATTCTGGCCAATTAAAATCCATCTATAACTCGCGCCTCAAAAGTCGTAAAAACCGCGTACCCACGCGCGTCTATACAAATTAAAAATTGATACATTGGAAATCTTTTGGAATCCGGAAACCAGCTTTTAATTACCTTATAGATTCCAATATCTCTATTATCAGTAAGTTCAGTTGGCGTAATACACCCTATCTGAAAACCAAGGGTTTGTAGATCAACAATATCAGGAACCCCCTTCTCAGATGGCTCGCACAATACGGTCATTCCTGGCATATATTCGTTTGCCCACACCCATGTCATACTCTGTTGTATACGTATTCCCGGCCTAAACCTTGTCATTTCTTGTTAGGCCAACACTCAACACAGTGGCCGCCAAGATAAGTTATGGGCCACTTACTGCGATCCATTCCATCATTATGCATAGCACGCTCACCATATAGCCGATTACATTCGGCGCATACACCATGAGTACGCAATTTGATCTTTAGGCCGTCATCTTGAACATAGAATAGTTCATCACCAGAGATAGAACATACCTGGATTTCACCATCAGTGTCTCGTCGAGCATCCTTTAGCCCTTCGATATTCCATTCCTTAGATCCATGAAGCATGTGACGAATCTTTGCACGAGGCTCAGTAGATACAGTTTTGGTTGCAATCACTTCAGGCTCCACGGCTGTAATTTCTTCTGCTTCTTCATGCTTATTTTCAATTTCAGAACGAGCATCATCTAACTCGGTCCATTCGCCACTTGGCGTTCCCTTAATACCAATGAGATCATGCACCCACAGTTGGTCTGCATACTCTACCACATGATGCTCAGGAAGACTCGGCTCCAATGCTAAGATTTTAATCTTACCATTATCAAACCTAGTCATTACTTCATCATGCGGAAGAGTCCCCTTGTAAACAGCCTCAACAATAAGACGTTCCTTATTGTGAAGCTCTTGTAGCGGAGGAGTTAGGAAGAGAGTCATTAAAAACTCTTGACCAATATCATAATCAACCGTGGGCACACTACTCATTGGGAACTCCCTTGTCATCACCGTCAATATAATCAAAGGACTGAAGCCTTGCAGCCTCAATACCATTCACAGGAATCTTCAGCACTCGGGCTGCAATAAGATCCTTAATAGAATCTAAGCCACCATCGAGATACTTAAAGCCAACAGACATGAGCTTCCTGTTAGAGCCGGATAGCTCCTTCAACACACGAGCCTGACCCTTACGAGTCGGTAGCTCAGCGACCTGACGCTCTTCCATCTCTTCAAGAAACTTAGTTACTTCGCTAACTACATCCTGCTTATCTTCCAAGAACTGTGTCATGAAAGGTTCGGCAAAGCTTGCAGACTCCCAATCCAAACCTCTTGCAAAGAAGAAGTCTCGCAACTCTCCGACTGAATTCAAGTCAGCAAACCATGCGATCTTACGAACGCGGTCTTCCGATAGATGAAACTTTAGTCGATGAATACGCAGGTATTCGTCTGCCTTGATCTTAATTAGCATAGCACCGTTACCACACCATGCTACAATACCTTCACTACCAATCCACGGAGCAATCTCGGCACGAAGCGCATTGATATCCATAGGTAGATCGTGGAATTGAACAGGGCGAGTCCCCGTAGTTTCTGCGACCTTTTCAATCAGGTGAGCAAAGCCAAAGAACTTCGGCAAAGTCTCATCATGATAAAGGTTCATATAACCAAGGAAAGTTAGCGCAGGTTCCCTGTACTCAAGGACGATACGGTTGTTCGGAGAAGTATACTCAAAGAGCAGAGACTTGTCTCGGAACAAAGAAGCGTCTAGCAATGCCGGATACTTTTCGCGTACCAATTCCATGACCGGGAAGCCAAAGCCATCAGCCAAAACATGCGAACCACGGGTACGAAAGTTAACGTGACCATCAATAACAGAACGAATGATCAGAGAGCCGTCCATCTTTTCGGCAAAGCGTACTTCACCATTGTCAAGATAACCTTCAAACATCTTATCATGCTCTGGATTCTCGAAGAGATTGAAGAATTTTGGTAAAGATGCGCTTACGATATTTCCATTGGTATCAAGAAGTAAACTTCTTAAGTGTAACTCATCTAACGCCCACTTATGTTTAGATTTCTTCGGTACAATAAGAAAATAAACTTTTCCATTCCAACTTCTCTCTGAAATCTTAAAGTCTTTTCTATTAATTTCTTCAATATTAATGTGCATAGTAAATCCAGGAGGATTAAATGAGGAGAGACAACCGTAAATATACCGTAAATGATAATTTTCTTAAGGAGGTTGGCCCAGAGCAGGCTTATTTTATTGGCCTTATGGCCGCAGACGGCTCTATTGCCAAATCACCAAAGGCAAAGCAAAATAAATTTAGATATTTAAAATTGAGCCAGTCTGGTTATAATGGTTTAAAAACTATAAAGTATATAACTAATTTATTAGAGTCAGATTGCAAAATCTATTCTGATCCAAAAATTAGTTCACACTCATTTCAAATAACTTCAATCTCAATTGTATCTGAGTTAATTAAAATTGGTGTAACTCCAAATAAAACACTAACACTTGGTTGGCCAAAAATAAGTCCATTGCTTTCAAATCATTTTATGAGAGGGTATATAGATGGTGATGGTTCAGTTGGAATTTATAAACGCGGTGGTGGCACTTACCTTTCGCTTAGCTATGTTGGAACAGAAGAGTTTGTTAAATCCTCGATCCTATTTCTTCCTGTAAATAAGTATCACCTTAGAAAAGTTAAACGATGCAAAAATCTATATCAGATATATTTTAACGGACAAGCCGCAGAGATAATGTGCAAATGGCTATGGATTGATTCAAAATATAAAAGCTATAAGTATGATATATATAATAATTGGATGACCAATTATCATCCACCATATAGAAAATATACTAAGCTTAAACATCAAGCAAAAAAACTTTTTGATAGCGGTATGACACCTGTTAAAATTTCGAAAGAAATTAACATAGCTTTTCAAACTGTATATAAGTGGCGAAAAGAATGGATCTAGCCTTTATATATTAAAAGCCTTTTCGCAAACTACTTAAATCACTAAGAGTTGCTATCTTAATATTAGCAATTAAAACAGAATATGAATCTTGCATATTTTGCTCTCCCTCAATATAAATTATACAACGGTCTAAAGTTTGAGAGTGATATCCAAAGTCATAAATCGCATTTTTATAGACTACCTTCTGCCCACGCTTAAGTCGCATTATCTTGCTCCAATTTATCTTTTTTTTGTTTGGGCTTAGTCTCTTTCTCTGAGCTTACCCAAACCTTGTATCCAATTACAAATGTAGCTACTGAGATTATAACACAGTAAATGAGGGACATTTTCCCGACAAAGTAGGCTAAGGCAAAAATCCAAAATGGCATTACATATGGTGAGCTTATTAGCTTCATCAATTGAACGATGCCATAAGCGAATCGCTCTACTATAGGGTGCCGATACCATTCATCGTGAAAATTACTCATGCTGGTGTCTCCGCAGTACATGGTGTATCAGATGAATCATCCTTAGGGCTTTTATCATTTGATTCTTCTTCACCGTTCTTTGGTGATGTATATAGAATACTTTTGATTTCCTGCTCCCAATTACCAAATCCATGCACCACTAATCTTCTCGCAACCTCGCCAAGATATGCACCAGATAATTGATCTGTTAGTTTTATGATTTCATCCCAATGCGGTATGACTTCTTCAGTATTCTTACCTAGATAATATCTAAGAATCAAATTCCTTTCTTCTTCATTTGGAAGATGAAAGGTTAAAACCTCATCAACTCTTCCCGGTCTCATTCCGGGGAAGTGCCAGTCACCAATTTTGGGTTCTTTATCAGGATCATCAGCGGAGCTTGTCATTACTGTTGCAATAACCAAGCACTCCGGATCTCTTAGCGCTTCCAGTAAAGAAAGGAACCCTTCCGTCTTTTCTGTATTACTTAAAGACAGATCATCTAAAAGCAGCACTGTTGGTTTAAACAAATGAACCATAGCGATTAACTGTTCGAAGCTACAATTACCCAAAACAGAAGAGGCTATCTTTAATGTCTTTGCATTATGACCTGCACTATACGAGGCCACATGCTTTGCAAAGACACTCTTCCCAACTCCCGTTGGTCCTCTTAGCAGAACAGTCCTAGGCTCTCGTCCATAACGTGCAAGCCTCTTAGCAAAAGATTCTGGATTGTGAACCATTCCAAGAAACGGTCCCGGCTCTTGCCCTGGGTTAACACCAAACTTATTACTACCGCGATAAGAATAGTGATCATTCTCTTTTGCACTAAGCATTAAGCTTGAGTCTTTTTCCCAAACAATCTCTTGCAGGATTCCAACAATATCTTCAAACTTTCCGTTCTCTAAATATGGCCCACCAGAATATTTATCTCCAGAGAAAATAGCTCCAATGTTAATATTTCCGCTGGTAAATACGTAAGCCTGATCAGTTAGGCTAGCTGCGACTAGTTGCCTTTCCAGATTGCTGCTCATTAATAATTCGCATACAAAACCATCAATTGCTGTATCAATAGATTGGTAACCTCTGTTACCAAAATATGACCAAGGAGAATCTGACGGATAAAAGATATTAACTATTTCGCTTGTTGCTATTGCGCTGCCTAATAGTTTTGATATTGGTCCGCCTTCTCTAGTTGCATCGGACATCTCAACTACCTTTCCAGCAGCTTTAAACCACCTCTGCTTTCCTTTTATAAACCTGACTATTCGTGGCATCCTTTTACAGATCATGACCTGTTGTCCTGCCACCTGTTAATCATGCGCCTAATTGCTTCAACCGGAACACCATGAGTGTTGCGCTTAGCAGCAACCTGGGGCTTTGGGTGAGGAAGGGTAACATGAGCGACAATGTATCCCTGCTGCTCAGCCTCGCGAGCATACTTACCCCATTCCTTTCGCTGCGTATTGGTGTTGTCACAAATAACAATCGGGATCTCGTCCATCAAAGACTGACGAAATGCCTTGTAGTTTGCATTGTGAAAGATACCAAGCTGCTTAGGGTTAAACTTGTAAACTCCGTCCTTCATGAAGTATTCATCAGTAGAATGAATCGCGGCACAAATCTCTTGGACCTCTCCATCATATACATAGCCGAAGTACTGAACAGACTTTTCAGTCCAAAATACCCCATGATAACTCTGCATAGAGTTCTCTGACGCCATCCAGTTAGACTGAGCAATAGCACGCGCAGCACTGGACTTGCCAGAACCAGGGACTCCACCCATGATAAAACAAAGCTTCATAGCTTACCCTCCTTTCTTCCAATTCATTACCTGCACCATTTTCATTTTAAGCCAACGAAGACAAGGTTTTGCCGCCAAGGGCTTTGGCCCCTGGATCTATTCATTTATCCAATTGTGATCACCGCCGGGTTGACCGTGCCAGTCTCACTTTCAACTCCATACTTTTTGTTATGCCATTGACGCAAAGTATCGCCATGCTCCCAAACCTGAGATAGAGTGTGAACAGCCGCACCATACATGAAGCCGGTAATTCCCTCATTATCTGCCAAGCTAGAGGTCCTCTTTGCAGAACTTTCAATTGACTCTCCACGACTCAACGCTGATTCCATTAGTCTTGCCCAACGCTCTGCATATGTAACTACCGCTCCACCATAGGGATCGGTATTCTTATTCTTAAAGTCATCCCATGCATCAGAATCTTTTAGAGTCATATTGTCAGGAGCGGTAGCTAGAAGATCCTCAAGAGCGTTCTTTCGCTCGCTCTCCTTTCTTTCCGCTTCTTTCATCCTCTCTCGATATTCATCAGAAGCAAGATACTCTTCTCGACGTCTATCACTTTCTTCCCAATAAACCTTAGCCAACTCAGGTCCCGCCTTAGAACCGTCCGCAATCAGCTCAATACCATTAAAGGAAAGAGCCTGGGTCTCGCCTGTTTCTTTAGCATAAGCAACCAAGTCATCGGCCGCGCCAGAGATGGTCGAACCGGGAGTCGCCTCTAGCTCTCCATCATAAATCCAAAGATTATCTGAAATATTTTCGTAACTCATCTTTCACCTCTTAATGTAATTTTTATCAAAGAAGGAGCGCAGCTAATGTAACCCAAGTACCTGCTGAAGCAGCAAAGACCCACGTTGCCAAAAGGTTCCAGTCGTTCTTTAGTCCGACATATCCAATGCCAAGACCAACAGTGCTTGCAAGTAAAACATAAGGAATCATATGTCCGCTCCGTTGTTAATTAGCACTACCTTGAGTGCTTTGTTATAATCTTTGTAAGTTGAAGTGTCTGCACAGATTGAGTCGTAGTCAACCCATCTAACATATCCTTCGCCTTCTTTCTTTCCTTCCTTAACCCAATCGGCATTAATATTACCGTAGTAAAGATAGGTAGAACAGAGGTTGCCATCACAATCTCGCATCCTAAAGATTTCTTCAATAGGTCTTTTGCCTAAACGAAAGCCGGTCTCTTCAAAAGTTTCCCGAGTAATTGCCTCACGCGGAGTTTCACCAGGATCAATCTTGCCACCAGGAAGGTTTATATCATTGTCATCATGCTTACGAGCTACTGACAGGATCCTTCCGTCTTCTGAAAAGATTACGATTGTTACAGCAAAAAGATCATCTTCCATTTCAAGTCCCATGTTCTTCACAAAAATCATTTTGTTGCCTACCGTAATAATTTTTCAACATCATCAAACAAAAGGCTTCGCTCTCTATCTGTTAATGCTCTTAATTTTTCAGCAGGCTTTATCGGCATGTCTCTGCCCCAAGGCTTACCGGATACCATGATTGTGATACAGGTTTCAAGTGGCGCGACATAGTGCCATAAGTTTTTGTCCATCATTTCATAACAGCCTTCGTTCATAATTACTCTTGACATATTCTCTGGAGCGTCAATAGTTTCGCTATAACCGAATGCAGTTTGATACCCGCCGAATACCATAAAGGCAGCAGGCCAAGGGTGAGGATGAATCAATGCGTCACTTGGTTCGCATTTATGAAGTCTATGAATAGAAATTCTTACGTCTTCATAATCCATATAAAGTCTTTCAACTAATGGAGGATGATAATCTACATAAAGAGACTTCCAGTTTTCTCGGTCCGAAAGCAGAGCCGGAAGTTTTTCTTTTATATCTATTAGTTTCTTAATCATCTTGACTTTCCTTCTTTATATCTTTGTCTGCGAAGGAAGCGCCCATTACCTTTATTTTTAATTCCAAAAGTTGGCGTTTGGGCATGACAATTAGGACAGAGAAGTCTTACATTATTTAAACTACTATCTTCCGAGTTTCCATCTATATGATCTATTTGAATTGGAATAGGATTACCCATCCATTCTGATAAATCACATGATGAGCATACATGACCAATTGTTTTTAAAAGATATTTTTTTGCTGTATGTGCAGTAAACTTTCCAGACTTAATTTTCATATCAAATTGATAATCCATCTGGCACCTATTAGAGCAGTACTTTCCTCTTGCTATTTTAATATCACATTGTATACAAAAATAATCTTTTCCATGACGCCTATTTCCCCTGTTGTTAAATTTTGCAGAACAACTTTGAGAGCAAAACTTTTTTGTTCGTGGGCCACGCTCTTGTCCGCACTCTTTACAAGTATTCATTTCGAACTCCTTACTGCTTTATAATTTAAAAGTAATAGATAGTTCGAAATGTTATATGGTTACATCAGCTTATACTACAGTAGCATCTTCTGAGATTAACTTTCTATATTCAATAATCCATTCTTCAAGCTTATCAGCAAATTTGCCCATAGGCATATTCGGAAATCTTGGAGAGATCATCTGAGGTCCGGGAAATACTTTTTCACGAGATAGACGCGGAGCTTCCGGCATATCTAATCCAACGGCCTGAATTGTCATCGCTGTCCATATAATAGCAACTAGTTCACCATTATTTGTTGCGTACGCTTCTGGACACTTAATAACGCCGTCGAGAATCAGGTCTGCGATATCATCGTTCATATTACTCTCCATATTTAATGGGGCCCTGTATAATATTCGGACCTTTTTGTGTATAGCGCAGTATAATTAATGGAGCACCATAACGGAATCAAACCGTTATCCCCAGAGTACAAAACTGGAATAATAAATCATTATACTAATGGTGCAAATTGATTTAATTAATGCAAAGGAAAAATATGAAATATACTAACAAAAACTTTAAAGACTGGCTTACACAATTCGGCTCAAGAGAGGACGTATTATTAGAGTGTGATTATTGTGATAATACATTTACAAGAAATAAACATTCGATTATCCGATCCATTAACAAAGGTTATACGCACTCTTTTTGCTCCTCTCAGTGTAAAAGCCTATATAATGGTATTTCTATAAAGAAAAATTGTAAAACTTGTGATAAGGAATTTACCAGAAATACTAAATTAAATGGAACATTTTGCTCTCAAAGTTGCGCCGCCTCATTTAATAACCTTGGAACTTGTAAAAATCCAAACGGTATTGGCCTAGATAAAGCCAGGAAATCACGTATTAAAAACTTAAAAGGATCTATAGGTAACAAAAAATATAAGCCTAAAAGGCAGTATCGTCCTCGACTAAGAACGAATAAATGTATAAATTGTGAAAACTCTGCATCAAAGAATGCCAAATATTGCTCTACTAGATGCCAGATGGATTATCAATTAGAAGCCAGAATTGCCTCTGGAGAGTTTTCGGCTAGAACTGCAAAGCGATATCTTTTAAAACACAGCGGTCATATATGTTCTATGTGTGATTTATCTGAATGGAATAACCGGCCAATTCCTATAGAAATAGATCATATAAATGGAAACTCATCTGATAATTCTTTATCGAATTTAAGGCTTCTCTGCCCAAACTGTCACGCTCAAACAGTTACTTATAAATCAAGAAATAAGGGCAATGGCAGATATTACAGAAGGCAGAGATATAAAAATGGAAAATCTTATTAG